TAGATGAGCAAGTTCCTGCTCCAGAACCAGAACCAGAGCCTGAGCCGGAACCGGAACCTGAGCCCGAGCCTGAACCTGAGCCCGAGCACCTGAGCCCGAGCCTGAACCTGAGCCCGAGCCGGAACCTGAACCAGAAGTACCTGAAACGTTTGCAATAGAAGACTGGTCATTAGATATGACTGGTGAGAACATAGGTCTGGTAATTACTACGCTACCAGATAATGGTGGTGCAGCCATTACTCAAATCGATGTTGAACTAACTGACGATCTATCCGAAGTTACAGTTGAGAATATTGAAGCTTCTGCGCCTGGTACGTTTGAGCTACCTATACTCTCAGCTGACTACTATCTTGTGCGCATCCGGGCTGTAAACTCAGTCGGTGCCGGTGAGTGGTCGGATGTCAAGAGTGTGTTAGACTAATTTCTCGTCATTAGATAGACGTTAAAATCCTGCTAATAGATACTCAGTAGGGTAGATCCTACTGAGTATCTATTTATGTCCGATGTTATGAGTTTTGATAATGGAAAGATAAACAAATGGCTAACACAATTGATGAAGTTGTAATTAGAAAGATACTCAATAGATCCGATACAGCAGTAAATTGGACCAATGCTAATACTGTATTGGATTCTGGTGAGATTGGTATTGAATATCCTAGCAGGAAATTTAAAATAGGTGACGGAATTACTGCTTGGAATGATTTAACGTACTCTACTGGTGTAATCAGTGAAGACGTTAATAACATTTTGGTAATAGGTGCAGACGGATATCTATACGTAGCTAAACAAATAGATGATAACAATATCAGCGATAACACAACGTATTCATCTACTAAGATTGAAGAGATGGTTACTGATAAAGCGCAGATAGTAACCATCTCCAGTGCTAGCTCAACTTTGCTCAAAACACAAGCTGGTAAGAATAAATACAACAGATATACCTCAGGTAGTAATACAACCGTGACACTGTCTTCAGCTCAAAACTATGAAGAGGGTCAAGTATTTAATATAAAAGCAGTTAATGCGCCTATGACTTTAGCGACTTCAGGAGTTTCTTTAAATTTACCTACTGGTAAATTAGCTAAAGTTCCTAAAGGTGGTGTTGTTACTATTGTTGTAATTGGTATTGCGTTGGTTGATATTTACGGCACTTTAGAGAATGCTTAAGATATGTTATCAGGTGTAATAGCTTCAGCTGAAGATATTGATCTCAATGCTATTTTCAAAGTATCTGGTAGAGTTGGTTTTCATTATGGTAGATCAATAGATGAAATGCTGTATAAAAACCAAGCATCAGTAGAAAATAACACACCTCTAACAGCTGTTTCATTTATAGATTCTACAGGTACTATTCCTGCGATGAGTGAGGGCGATCCTGTTGGTTTATTTTTAGATCAAAGCAAAAGCCTACAAAGATTAACAGAGATGGTGGCTAGTACTAACTTATCTGGCTTTACTGTATTAGGTTCAGCCACTAAAACTACTACCAGCTTCACAACCGTATCTGCTGATACAGGCGTAGTTTATAGCGGACTCATAGTCGGTAAGTGGTATGAATTGGTATTAAACTATGACAACACTACGACAGATGAGCTAAGTATTAATAACTACGATACCAACACATTCGCTATAAAGCAATTAAGAATAGGTAGTGGTAAAACCATATTCAAGTCATTATACAACGGTATTTATCTAAAGCATTCGTCAGCTGGCACTACTACAGGTGTGAGTGTATCTATTAAAGAAATACCAGGTTTTCATCTGGTGCAAGAAGATCCTGATAAAAGAGCTACAATATCTTATCGTTATAACCTTATAGATTCTAGCGAAGACTTTACAGAAGGCTGGGTTAATACAGGTGTTATTATAGAGGATGACTATGAAGCTCCTGATGGATCTATGACTGCTTTCAAATTAAAGAATACTTTAAGTGAAGAAAGTAAAATAGAACAAGCTCTACCATTAGATTGTGTTAACGGACAATATGTTAGATCTATATATCTAAAAGCAGGATCCACCACATATCCAGCTATTGTTGTGTTCGAAGGTATTGGTGGTAGTTTAGGTAATGAGTATTTTACCTTTAATGTGAAGTCTAAGGTATTTGCGGCACAGACTAATTTGCTAGATGATTATGGATATACTGAGCTTAATAATGGTTGGGTATATCTTTGGTTTAAAATAACCAAGTCTGATGAAAAAATAATATCACCTAATATACATATTGGTTTTTATGGACCTACAGCTACTCAAAATGAAGTATTGGTATGGCATCCCGATATGAGATTAAATATCGATTATAATGATAACATACCAAAATACCAAGCTACCCATGAAGATGGTACTGTAGATAAAATAGGTTTTCCTGCTTACTTAAAGACAAATGGTAATAGTAGTTATCATACCGACATAACGCTAAGTAATGCTACTAAAGCCATGGTAGCTGCTGGTATGTACTCTATGGATGATAATAAATCTATATTTATAGAGTATGGTACAGATATTAGCAATGATGAAGGTGTATTTAATATAGAAGCTAGATCTATTATAGATGAGAGCTCTAGAGCTATTACGTTTAAATCAAAGGGTGATGAAATTAAATATATCACTCATTACTTCACTCATGATGCGCCTAATAAATCATCTTTTATAGCGTATACGGATTTAGTAGAACCAATATTGGAATTTACTATTGCAAAAATAGAAAAACCAGCATTACATTCCACACAAGGATCTGGTGTTTTTATGTCTAGACCTTTATATTTGTTTGGCAGAAGTGGTGAAACTCTTTTAGGCAATTATAGAATCTATACCATGCCTATGGTAATATTTATGCCTACAGCAGATAATGGATTAACCAGTTTTGAAAGATCTGTTATCTCTAGCGCTATTCATTCTGAGTTAAAATATTGACATACGCTCTAGGTAGTGATCACTACCTAGAGCAATGAGTGTGGATTCATTTACTTTATCTTATACATCAATATAGTCACCACTATCAGACAGGAGACACATGTGTCTCCTGTCTGATAGTGTATGGTCAATTTTATGTCATTATATACACATAAAAATATTTAATAAAGGGTAGCACCAATGAAATTGTTAGATATTAATATCAACACATTTCCAAACGCACATGGTGATAGTTTCCATAAAAGATTAAGAAAACAATTTCAAATTATCAATGATAATTTTGCAGAGCTCAGTGGAGGCGGTACCAACTCAATTGGTTTATGGACTGAAGATACACAGCCTGATGGATACTATTATCCATTATGGTACAAGCCTTCAACGGGTGAATTCTTTGTTTACTCTAATGGATCGTTCACGAAGCCTGTCGGTAATATTGGTGAGCCTGGACCACAAGGCACAAGTATTGTTTCTATTGAAAAGACGGGTACAGTTGGATTAGTTGATACCTACACTATAAGCTTATCAAATGGTTTAACTACTTTTTTTACTGTAAGAAATGGTTCAGCCGGCACTAATGGTGTAGGCATTACTAATATTGACAAACTCAGTGGAAATGGTAATCCTGGTACTACTGATACATATCGGATATATCTGAGCGATAGCTCTTCTTATGATTTCACAGTCTATAATGGTGCTAACGGCACCAATGGTACTGATGGTACTAATGGTACTGATGGTGCTGACGGTGCTGATGGTGTTAGTATTACTAGTATACAAAAAACAGCTGGCAATAGTGCTCCCGGTACTACTGATACATATACCATAACTTTGAGTAATGGTCAAACCAGCACCTTTACTGTATATAACGGTAAAGATGGTACTAATGCTTTAGATGATTTTCCACGCAACATAACTAATGCGCTTAACGGCGATATTCTCACATTCAATTCAGGGGCATGGATAAACCAGCCTCGTACTGTCATAACTGATGGAGGTAATTTCTAAATGTCTAATACAGTTCGCATTAAAAGACGTGCACCAGGCGGTGCATCAGGTGCACCATCGTCATTAGAAAATGCTGAATTAGCATTTAATGAACAGGATGATGTACTGTATTATGGTAAAGGCACTGGCGGTGCTGGCGGTACAGCTACTCAGATAATACCTATTGGTGGACCTGGCGCATTTGTTAATTTAACAGGTAATCAAACTGTTAATGGCACAAAAACCTTTACGAGCATCAAGGTACCTGCTCCTACGGCTGACACCGATCCAGCGACTAAAAAGTATGTTGATGATTCTGTTGGCTCAGTTAGTATTCCAGACGGTAACAAAGGCGATATTACTGTAGCCAGTTCTGGCATTAGTTGGACCATTAATAACGGTGCTGTCACTAATGCTAAGATGGCCAATATGCCCGCTAATACACTCAAGGGTAATAATACTGGTTCAGCAGCAGCACCTGTTGACTTAACCGCCTCTCAAGTTAAAAACATATTAGGTTATACCAAAACTGATATTGGTTTAGGTAATGTAGATAATACTTCAGATGCTAATAAGCCAATATCTACAGCTACTCAAACAGCGCTAAACCTTAAAGCCGACATCAATAATGCTGCTCTAACAGGCACGCCTACGGCGCCCACAGCACCACCCGGCACTAATACCACACAACTGGCTACTACCGCATTTACCATAGCAGAAATTGCATCTAGAATAGCTGCTGCTGATGCTATGATTTATAAGGGTGCTATTGATGCCAGTACTAATCCTAATTACCCAGCAGCCAACGCAGGCGATACTTATCGTATTAGTGTAGCAGGTAAGATAGGCGGGCCTTCAGGACCATCTGTTGAAGTTGGTGATATGGTGATTTGCCATACTGATGGTACGGCGGGTGGAAATCACGCTACTGTTGGTAATAAATGGGATATTATCCAAACCAATATTGATGGCGCTTTAACTGAATCTGATATTGGCACTACTGTGCAAGGCTTTGACCAAACTTTGGCTGGTATTGCTGCGACAGCACCAACAGCTAACCAAGGTTTTTATGCTACTGGAACAGACGTATTTGCTACGTATTCATTAACCGCTGGTGGTAGAGCACTAAGTGGTGTAGCTGGTACTGCTAATACCTTCCCGTATTTCAGCGCTGCTAACGTAGTGAGCTTAGCGCCTATTAGCGCTTTTGGTCGATCACTAATGAATAGTGCTAATGCCTCAGCCGTAAGAGATGACTTAGGTCTGGGTACTATGGCTATGCAAAATGCTAACGCTGTTAATATTACTGGTGGTACTATTGATAACATCGTAATCGATTGCGGTACTTTCTAACCATTAATTCATTATGTCATGGAAGCTAAGATTAAAGCGTGGAACACTAGCTGACGTAAGTACTGCTGCAGCAAATTCATCACTCGATCAGTGGTCGCCTATTATTATCAGTAATGAAAATAGGTTAGTTGTTGCTAAATCGCCTAGTGAATATTTTGATGTAGGTACTGTTAGATCAGTTGGTATTAGCGTGCCTCCTGGTTTTAGTGTTAATAACACACCTATTACGACTAGTGGTACTATTTCAATTAATTATTCTGCTGGATATCAAGGCTATACAACAGATGAGGCTTCTAAGTTAAGTACTATAGCACCATATGCTCAAGCTAACGTACCTACTAACTTAGCTGAAGGAACAAGAACGTCTACTAGTGTTTCTATTACTAGCTCTACTGGCAGTAGTGCTAGTTTGTCTGCAGCTACTACTAGCTTAGCTGGTGTGATGAGTGCTGCTGATAAGACTAAGTTAGATGGAATATCTGGTGGTGGGGGAATACCTGAAGGTGGTGATGAAGGTCAGCTATTGGTTAAGTCATCAGAAGACGATTACGACACTGAATGGAAGTCACCTAATCCAGTAGCTGTAAAGGTTTATAAAGCTGATAATAAAGCTTTGAATGTGGTAACCACAGAAGATGGTCATTATGTTAAAGTCACTAAAGCTGATGGCGTTACTGAGCTTACAGTTAGTGTTACAAATAACGGTGTTTCTCCACCAATAACTACACAAGGTCCTATTCCAAGATACCTAGCAGAAGATCCTTTACCGGTATCCAATATTGGTCCTATTTGGCATGATGGGTACGCGTCTATGATGACGTGGCGGACAATAGGCTCATATACTGGATACGCTTCATTAGAAGTAGGTAAAATAGCTCATTTTGATATTAGTTCAGTTCCTCCAGGATATGTAGCATCTAATGCTGATATATCTGGTAGCGCTTTTGAAGCATTAAGAGCAGCTATAGGTCAATCAACTACCAGAGATGCCAGAGGTGTCGTTATCAGAGGTTTAGATAATGGTAGGGGATTGGATCCTGGCCGAACACACGGTACTTACCAAGCTGACGGTATTAGAGAATCTAATCTATGGGTAAGAGCTCTAACCGGAAATAATTCCATTATTAATCCGGCCCCGGATGGAGAATTCACTCGTCAAACATATACTGGGACTACTTCACAGGGTTCAAGTCTAGTATCAAATACACCTCTACCCACTAAAGTGACGTTAGGATCTGCAACTGAGACTAGGATGAAAAACTTAGCGTTACTTAGTTTCTGGAAGTTTTAGAATTTACAAAATGCTATTAATGCGAATTACCTAGAGTCGCTTTCCGATATGAATAAATTATTTCCAATTATTGATGAAAATAATTACTATATAGGTACTGATATTGGTTACGACACTTCTATTCAACCAGGTGTTATATTAGCACCATTAGGTTCAATAGATGCTGAAATACCGGAAGTTCCTGAAGGCTATAAAGCTAAGTGGGTAGATAACGATTGGGTGTTTGAGCAAGTTCCTGCTCCACAACCAGAACCAGAACCTCCACTTAGTGATTTAAAAGACAATCTATGGAACTTAGTTAAAACCATTAGATCTCATTATGAATATGGTGGTGTATTAGTTTCTGAACACTGGTTTCATACTGACACCGAATCCAGAATAAAACACACCAATATGGATATGGACGCTAAAGCAGCTATTGGTTCTGGAGCACTACCAACAGATAACTTTAAGATAGCTGGATATGATATTCCATGGACTACTATGGCAAATACATCCGTTATCTTAACTAATGAGCTAGTAATGAGCGTAGCTACAGCTATTAAAATATTGGATTTACAAATATATCCACATTCGCAATCTCTTAGAACACAAATTAATAATGCTGAGTCTAAAGAGGATTTAGAGCAAATCAATATATGGACTGGATGGCCTAATACATTTAATCCTCCTGAGCAAATACCTTATTGGTAGTACTACAACGTCATAGCTCCTAGGTAGGATAATCCTACCTAGGAGCGTATGTTGTTATATTCCTCTGCTAGCACCATTAGTGATTCTTAATTTACCCATACGACCAATAAAATCGTAATTAGTATTTCTTTGTGTAATTTGTGCGCCAATACCAATTAGTAAAAAAAAAAAGTCATAAAATCTTAAATTTCTTTATTTGACTATCAGGGATTACTTCTGTTCTTAAACCAATGTACGCTATATCTCCAGTAAAGTATCGAATATTTGCCCATCTACCGAGATAGTTACCAGAATTACTTCCATAGATAGTTGTGTTCAAAGTAAAAGAAGTTTGACTTAATAAAGTATGTTCATCCTCACCTTGGGCTTGAACATATACTTTTTGCATAGGTGCAGTGCCGTCATGAGTTACTACGATGCTAAGCCATGAATTAATATACGATACAGGTATATTAATATCTGTTACGTTGCGACTATAATCTATGCGTAATCTAGGGTTTGTTGTGTTATTAGCAAAACCTAAACCAAAAGCATAATATGCGCCAGATGAGCCTGTGTCCCCTCCTCCCATATAACAAATAGTAGAGCTAGATACAAAAGAACTCTCAATAGGCCTTACAATAGCTATTAGTGTTCTACTGTTATTATTTAATACAATACCTGTTGACGGAACAGTTAGATTATTGCCAGTTCCTCTTCTTATGCTAAATCCACCTTGCTTATTAGGATCATTTTCAGAGAAATCATAACCGCTCCCACCACCAATCAGATGTCTATCTAAGCCAGATGAATCATTGTAATTTTGATCAAATTCATAAGAGAATACAGCAGCTCCAGTAGATATTTTTAGAAATTCTTCTGACCACTTCAATTGCTTTAGTTCACCGCCCCCGCCAGCTCTTCTTAATATTTTAGATAGTTGACTCATATGGAATACATCTATAGTAGATTACAATCATAAAATTCTATGTTTAAATACACTATATAAAAGGATGCAGAGTGGAAACAATCAATATAGGTACTGGACCTGATAGTGGTGATGGTGAAACTACCAGATCAGCTATGCAAAAGATCAATGCTAATTTTACAGAATTAGATGAAACAAAAGCTGATAAAGCTGAAACTATTTTTACTATTACAGGTACTGATCCTGAAATAGTTGCTGATAATGGTGATATTCAAATATGGGAATTAACTGCTAACCAGTCACCTACAATTAATCTAGGTAGCGGTAGATCTATTACGCTGCATGTTACAAAAGGAGCTTTTGTTATTACATGGCCTGAGATCGTTTGGGTAGGTGGTGAAGAGCCTGAGCTATCTGATGAAGACGTAAGTATCTTAACGTTATGGGAAGTCAACGGACACACCTTTGGCGTGATGGTGGGATCTGTTACTTTACCTACTCCATGAGTATAAATAATGGGGCATCTAGCCAAATTACTCAGACGAGGGGGGCTGGGAGAGGGTACTAGTCCTGGTGATCCATTTTATAATGACACTGTAATCATTTTAAATGCTAATGAAACAAATGGTGCTACTAGCTTTATAAATGAAGCACCGATCGTAATGGAACCTAGTATAAATAGAAATCTCTATGTTCAGAATAATCGCATCATACATTCAGTAGGTAATAATGGTAGATTATTATATAATAGCTCGCCCCATTTTGCTTTAAATCAAGATTTAACAATTGAGTGCTATATTACTTTTCAAAGTTCTTATAGTGGATTTCTTTTATCACATTCGGGAATACTATACTTTACTGTCTCTTCAATAAACATTGAGCAGTTTTATATAAGTAGTAATTACTGGAATATTTATTCCACGATCTTAAATGTTGGTACTAGATACCATTTAGCTATTGTTAGAACCATAATTGACAATAAAAATAGAATGTTTATAGATGGCGTTCAGGTGAGAGAAGGTACGTCTGTTTTAAATTATGTTAATATTCCATATGGAATATTTGGTGTAGGTGGTAGAGACGATTTAAATGCTCCATATATGCAAATAGAGGCATTTAGATATACTAAAGCAGCTAGATATATTGAAGACTTTACTCCTCCTACTTTACCTTTCCCAAATCACTCTTAATGACATAAATGCTCATATCGATCTGAAATCGATATGAGCATTTATTATGTCGCTATTAATTTCAGGATACAAACATTATGGCTTATTTTATCTCCACCCCTGGTGATGGTAGATACGGTATACTGAAAATACTCAACATCATAACAGAAAAACAATTTACGTTAGATGATGTTGAGTTTTCACTTCCACAAAGACATGACTCTGATGTAGAGTCTAGAAACACGCAAGTAGTTGTTCACTTTAAAGGTGAAAAAGGTTATTATGGTAATAAAACAGTTTATTACAACAGAACACACATTTCTGCATTACCGCCTTTAACGATTAACCGTAATGGTGCTACTACTTATTATGGTGTTATCAATACGCTTAATGAAGAGTATAATTTATTCTTAACTGAAAACGATATCATTGAAGGTCCTCTTCCAGATATCGTTAGTTCCGTTATTACAGTAACACTACCTATATCTGAGAATTCATACACTTATTATAGTGGCGATGAGATTGAGGTAGATCCTTTTATTCCAGAGTATTCTATCAGCAATGTAACTGATACCTTAATGACCTACGTATGTGTTGGTCATGATAAGTGGGCACAGTACTCGGATAATTCTGGTAGTACCTATCAAATTCTCGTAGAAACAAATAGTTACGATTGTGGTTATGATGATACCAATCCTAGAATAAAACTCACCAATCCTGCCTCTATGTCAACACTGGAGGAGGAAACGTCTGACCCATTTACAATTGAATACTTAAATCCAGATCAGCCTATTACTGTTACAGTATCTGGTCCAGGCTTAACAATCAGTCAAACCACGTTTGAGTTAGATACTGAAAATACAGAAGGTACTTTCACAGTATCGTCCAATCACCCTGGTATTTATACGATATCGATTACTAACGTAGGTGGAGCTATTAATCCTCCGTCTGTTAACTATACTTTTATTGATCGATACAATACAACCTATAGTGTCACTCCTCCTGATTTATCAAGATTGATCGAAGGTGAATTATCAGATGACTTTACAATCACTGGATATCAAATAGATCCAGATGAACCTGTTACAGTTACTATACATCCTTCTAGTGGCCTAGTATCAACAGTTAATACAGTTTTATTAACCAATACAAATCCAACAGGTATATTTAAGGTATCTGCTGTTAGTGCAGGCAGCTATACGTTAAGCTTTACTAATAATAGATTTCTAATCAATCCGCAACCTATCTCTGTTGATGTTCTGTATCCAGGTCATATTACCATCACACCACCAGCTGAGCCGGTAGTTGATGGTGTTGAATCTGGTTTGTTTACAGCGACACTAGTCAATGGTTTAGAATCAGTTACAGTTACACCTAGCTTTACAGGTAATGTAGTTGTATTTCCTGAAAGTTTTATTCTTTCACCACAAAACCCTACAGGTAATTTTAGAGTTACTTATACAGGTACTGGTGCAAATACATTATCTGTTACTAATGATGGTGTTGCTTATAATCCTGACGATTATAATTTTACAGTTATTACTAAACCTACTTTTAATATAACTGTACCTACTAGTGAGATTTTATCTGGTCAAACATCTGATCCGTTTACCATTACGTTAGTTAATGGATATAAGCCCGTAACTATTGGTATTACGACTGATTTTGACCACATCTCTACGAATTCAGTTATTTTAACACCAGGTAATCCTACAGCTACCTTTACTGTGTTGGCTAATGTAGGTGGTATATATCATCTGAATTTTACCAATAATGCTCAGCTAGATAATCCTAGTGAGATTACAATCAATGTTGATCAGGTTTATAACACAGAGTATTCTGTAACGCCTCCAGCTCAGCTAAATCTAACGATTGGACAGACCTCTGGTAATTTCACAGTAACTGCCACTCAAGTAGATCCGTCTTTACCTTTGACAGTAACAGCTAGTTCAGATGAGGACTTAGAGTTTTCCCAAGATACTTTTGTATTGACAGCAGGATCTCCTAGTGCAACTTTCACAGTCAGCTCTGATGTAGAAGATACCTACACAATCAATTTTGATAACGATTTAGGTTTGGATAATCCTAATGATATTAATGTCAATATCATTGATCCTGGATTTTTACACCTTACTCCACCTGAGTCTGATATATTTATCAATAACTATTCAGATCCATTTACTGTATCGTTAGAGGGTGGACACAACACAATCATTGTGTCTATGGCTTCAGCAGGAGCTACCTTTTCTCCATCTACATTAACTTTATCTCCAGATAATCCTACTGGAACTTTTAGAGTTAGATACACTACAGCTGGCAATAAAACCATTGTTGTTTCTAATAACGGTATTGCAGTTAATCCACCAAGCTATCCATTAACAGCATACGCTGTACCTACTATTACAGTTACAGCACCTGCTACACCAGTTTATGTAGATCAGCAATCAAGTAATTACACGATTACTTTAAATAATGGGTATAAACCTGTAACGGTTAATATAACTACTGGTATTGAAACGATTAGTGGCACCAGTTTTGAGCTAACACCGGCTGCACCTACCGCTACATTTACAGTACAAAGCTCTATAGAAGGGTCTTGGAGTCTTAACTTCACTAATACTGAAGGTTATACAATGACCAACAGTTTGAATGTGAATGTGACGGAATATGTTGGTCCTATATTGTTATTAACAAAACCATCTGGTGACTTTTATGTTAATGAAACCAGCGGTAACTTTACAATCACATTACTCAATCCTGAAGCTAACGTTACTGTTACTGTTGTTACAGATGCAGATACCGTTAGCAGTTATACGCACATTTTAGGAGTAGGTAATACAAGCAGAACTTTCACAGTTAAATACGATAATGTTGGATTTGGCACTGTTGGTATTACCAACAACATGGGTTATGCCAATCCACCTGCTCACAATATCGAAATCATTGAAAGAGAACCTGTTGTCTTTACACTCGTTAAAACAACACCAGATCCAGCTTTAAGAAATGTAGGACAAGTATTTACAATATCTGCTACCAATATTGGTAACACCATTAACGTAGTGGGTGTTGTTGATCCTACAGATGGTGTTAGTGTATCTCCAAGCAGTAGAAATTTAACACAAGGCTCTCCCAGCTCTACATTTACTGTAACAGCTAGTAATCCTGGCGATTATACATTTGGTATAACAAACAACCAAGACGCTACAAATCCTACACCAGTAGAGTATACAGTTATTAATGGTGAGATACTATTAAGAGTACCTACTACCAATATTGCTTCAGGTATTGAGACAGATTGGTTTGAAGTAGAGCTAACCAATTACAATACCAATACAGTTGTAGATATTGGTTTAACTGACTTTACAGATGGATCTGTTAGTATAGATCCAACCGATGTCTATCAAACCAGTAGGATTTTATTAACATCTAGTAATAGAATCGGTAGATTTAAATTAACAAAAGCATCTGCTGGTAACATTACTTTATCGATTACCAATAATCAAAGTCTGATTAATCCAGAATCTGTAGAATTGACTTTCTACGTAGGACCTGAATTAAGCGTCACTGCTCCTAGCGTAACAGAAGTCTTTGTTAATCAAATTGTGGGAAACTATGTGGTGACTCTATCTAATCCTGATAGTGAAGTCACATTTACATCCTACTACGATCCATTGGCTCAAGACACCAATAAAGCCAATGTTACGCTTTATATGGATTTCCAAGGTCAAGAAGAATCTACTGACTTTAAAGACTATAGTAATAAAAAATATACCATAAACAAAGTCTTTGCTGATCCTGATAATCCTGGAGTAGTTTTATCAGACACTGATCCTATCAATGGATATACCAGTGCTCAGTATTCAACTACAAATCACTATTTAACAGTTACTGAAACTACTAATGATTTTAGGTTTCCTGGTAACTTTACAATAGAAATTGATTTTAGAACTTCTTCAACTTCTAAAGTCTTATTAGATAAATATGCGTCTTCAGGTGCTAGTTGGTACTTGTGGATAAATGCTGACGGTTATTTACAGTGGTTTAGCAATGTTACTGGAGAGCTAGTTTCTCCAGACGCTGTCAATGACGATGAAGTAAAACAAGTAGCTATTACTAGAGTAGGTGCTACTTTGTATATGTTCATCAATGGTCAAATGACAGCATCTAAGGCTGTATCGACATCAGAGATTGCAGGTGCTGGTACTACATTAGGTATCGGGGCTAGACACACTAATAGAAATTCAGCTTATGATTTTGTAGGCTCAATTGGTAGACTCGTTATTACTAAAGGTGTAGGTAGATATAATGCTAATTATGCTGTACCTGAGCTTAAAATACTGAAGATAGAGCCTCAAGCTCTGGTATTAGATGCTGGTGAGCCTACTCAAGTATTTACTGCACAGTCTCCTAGTGCAGGACAATATTCGATTAAGTTCAGTAATGACAGAGGTATTGCAAATCCTACCGATCAATTATTGGCTTTCAGACCTATACCTACCATAGAGCTTATACCGGCTCCGTATGTAACGGTAGACGGCTACTATATCGATGAAGAAACTAAAGACTTTACAATCAATCTCTTAAATGCCTCTGAGATGGATATTGAAATCAGTATCGTCAAAGACAGTGCTTTAGAGTTATTAGAAACACCTTTTGGTTGGGATGGTACTAAAACCATCATGAACCAAGATAATGATAGCGTTAATTTTACAATAATTGCTAACGCATTAGGTAGTTATAGTTTACAGATACTTAATAACAAAGGTTTACCTAATCCTACTGTCTTTTATTTAAAAATTAATGAAAGAACAGAATTAGCTCTAGGTTTAGAAGCTCCTGATAACACAAATATAGAGGTCAATAAAAACAGTGATAATTTTACTGTTAGATTATTAGGTCCTCATATTCAAGACGTAACTGTCACTCCAGTGTCTGATCCTGCTGGTGTTGTATTTGAGCCTAGCTATTTTATTCTTAATCAAAGCAATAAAGTAGCTACATTTACAATCAGCTCAAATACGACTGGTGTATTTGATATCGGTATAGAAAACGATGCTGAGATCACAGATCCTGCTGCTGTAGAGTTTAGCTTCAGAGCAGCTTCACTATTACAGATTACTAGTGAACCTAGTGAATTACGTCAAAATGAGGAATCTGGGTTATTTGTATTAACACTGACCAATCCTTATCAACCTATTACAGTGCAGCTAGTTTCTCCAGACGCTGTCTTTAGTACAAATAACTTCATACTCTCCCCTGAATCCCCTACAGCCACCTTTACGGTAACCTATAGTGGATTTGGTTTAAGACAAATACAGTTTATAACAGATATTGAAGTTACAGATAACACAGGCCACCAAGTTACTGTATTACCAACCGATGCACCCGCTTATATCACTTTAGATATTCCTGAGGGAGATTTATTTGCTGGTGTTAATTCTGGTGATTTTATTTTAACGCTACATAATGGTCCGTGGCATTATGATGAAGATGATAACATCTTACAATATACAGTAGATACTGAATTGGTCACAACTGATTGGTCACTACCAGTCGATAGTTCTTTTGTACCAAAACAAGTAAACGTTGCAATTACTAGTGATACTGAAGTATTTAGTAAAACTGAGTTTGTATTAAATGCTGTCAATAACGTAGATACATTCAAATTAAACGGTGTTGAAGCAGGACATTTTACGATTGAAGTAAGTAACGATAGCGATATCACAAACCCAGCAACTACAAATATTGTTGTGGATGCGGAACTATTTATTGGATTAACAGCTCCTGATGAAACTGTGTATAAATCAAGGAGATCTCACCCATTTGTAGTAAGTGTACCTGATTTAGATAGAGAAGTTGTTATTACACCTATATCTAGTAGTGAGGACACGATATTCTATCCTGAATCTTTTACATTAACGCCCAGTAATCCTACTGGTGAATTTACAATAAAACACGCAACTGTAGAAACTATTTCTATTGGTTTAACTAACAACATCGGGTTGATTGATCCGATTGATGTTGACGTAGTGTTGGAAGATATGGATGAATGGGCTGAATATATTGAATATTTAGTAGCACCCACATCAACTACTATAGACAATAAAGCTTATAGCGGATTGACATTAAATCCAGTTGGCGCGACCAGCGCTGTTAAAACCAGTTATGCACCATTTCCTGAGACTGGAAATGAAGGTTATATTCTTAGTATACCTACAAACCAAGTCAATGTACTAAGACTACATAGTGATGACCTAAGTCCTCTTAGAATAAACTCTACAAAAGAGTTTACTTTAGAGTTTAATATAAACACCAAAGAAAATAACTCATCAAATATAGTTACTTTGGTTGATTTTGGTGGAGAATACTATAGTGATGCTAATTTAGGGTATGCTCCATGGATTTACATCGATAAATCTAACAACAGCATAGCTTTATATGACACTGTGCAAAAGACTGTAGTTTATTCTACACCAAGCAATAGCGTACCAGTATCACCATCAGACTATGAATTCCAATATATCGTTATTCAATATAAGAACGAGGTTATTAGTTTTTATGTGAATACTCAATTGGTTGGTACATTTAACTATTTAATGCCTGATATTAATCATGGAACTAGTGTAGCTAGTACGAAAGTAATTAGCTTATTATCAACAAATAGAATTACTAGCGATAGTTTCTGGCAGTATGCTGATGCTATTCGCTATACTGCCAAAGCCAGATATCAAGATTTGACACCACCGTTGCTATCTAGGTTATCTGCTACTAACATTACAGCTCTTAGACTGTATGAGCCAGCAGTGCCTTATATAGACAAAAATGAGATTAGTCATAATTTCACAGTGTCTCTAAGAGGAGAACTTGTTGGTGATGTGGTTATAACACCTAGAGCAAATGTGAGTGGTGTTCTATTTACACCACAGAGCTTGAGTTTAAATACTGCCAACAGAACAGCAGTATTTACAATGGTGTCAAACACGGTTGGTGAAGTTATAGTAACTATTGATGATTCCAGATATTTATATTGTCAAGATGGTATAAAAATTCAAGTATTAGATGTTGATCCATATTACGATAATACTTGTTTAAATTTCAGACCTAACACTCACGCTAATGAGGTAAGTAACTCTGCTTTTATAGATGTCAGTAATGTAGGACATACTTTAAATAATAGTTATAGTGGTGCAGAACGAGCTATTGTAGCTAAAGAATATTTAAGCATAGGTGGGCGAGCTGCTTATAAATCAGAAAATACCAATAGTTCAACTTCACTTACTTTTAATAGATTACAAGCTACATTTGCTGACTTAAGTAATGATTTTACTATTGAAGGCACTATAGCTATAAGTAAAGACGGCAATGAAACCGGTTATATTCTGAACTTATATCGTGGTATATCTGGTGATTATAGCGGTATTATAATACAATACGTTAGATCAATAAATAAATTACTAATAGTTGGTAATAATCAATACTTAATTCCTATTGAAGAAACACCAGCTACAATACCGCCCGCTAATACATTGTTTGATTTTGCGGTAGAATATATATCGGGTGTATTAACTATTTACATAGATGGCGATATTTATGCTTCTAAGTATGTAACCATCAATAATCCAGCTGTGGATACTACGGCTTTTATTATGGGTAGGTCAGGTAGCGGTACTTATGCTTTTAATGGATGGCTATCTAGATTAAGAGTAACAGGAGGTATGTATCGTTATGGCGCACCATATACTCCAACAGCTTTACCATTTAGTGGATCCAAAGCTAAGTTACTATCAATGACTTCACCTGAGTTAGAAATATACGATACACAACAAACAGATGTATTTACTATAACGGCTTCAGGATTAAATAGACAAGATTGTGTTATCAACCTTGATGTTGGTAATCCAGGTTTGGTATTTACACCATCTACTATTACGTTGACAAAAGCAACACCTAGCGCTACATTTAAAATATCTGGTGAGCCAGGTATTTACAACGTAGTCATTAATAATAATTTATTAATAGATGGTATTGATCCTTTTACATTGACAATTTACGATAGTAGTGAATCTATTATTTCTGTAGATGAACCTACTGATACTCAATACTTTACCAATGAAGAGTCTGATACTTATTCGCTAAGTGTTAGTAATCCAGTATTACCTATACAAACAGCGTTTGTTATAGATCCATTACACTTCGATCCTTATAAGGACGATGTGGTGGTTTACTTTGATTTTAATCTACCTAGTTATAAAGACATTAACAATATCGTAGAATGGACAGGTAATCCAAATTACACTATCATTCCTATCAATAACCCTACTATTGATAGAATTAATCCGATTGACGGCATTAGTGATGTTGTTTTTGATACTGATCAAGGTATATATTTAGTAGATAGTGCTGAAGAATCTGCCTTTAGCTTACCAGGTGATTTCACTATTGAGGTAGATTTCATAGCAACTAACGATAATCAGCAAAGAAATATCTTTAGAATAGGTTCTAGCTATAATTCAACAGATAGTTCTAGAATTCGTGCTTATTTTCAGCATACCAGCAACTCTATTAATATAGAAATATACAGTAACCTAGGCACTTATGTAACACATACGTACAGTGGTCCTGAGCTTGCCCTAAATGTCGTAACTAGATTAGCGATTGCTAGAAAATTAAATACAAACACTATTTATCTATTTATAAATGGTGTATTAGTATTTATGAATAATGCATCGCCACTCAATAGCACTATTATTAGTCCTAGTAATAAGGATATAATGATTGGCTCAGACATGAGTATTCCAGAGTATCCACAAAATAGTTTTAAAGGTAATATTAGTACTTTTAAGATTACTAAAGGTATTTGCAAATGGACTAGTAATTACGACATTAACGAATATCGTGATATTTATCCTATATTTACACCTAATAACATTTATTTAGATGATGAGGATAATGAGATTGAATTTACTATTGCTTCATCTTATCCTAAGCAATATAAAGTCATTGTTGATAACAATAAGAATTTAAATAAGCCTGAATTCTTAATAGGGTTTAATAAAATACCTGTTATTAATTTAATAAGACCAACAGTAACTACTATAGTTAAAGATGATTATTCTGAACAATATATTTTATCTTTAACAGATCCAGGATTAAAGCCTGTGTTTGTAACTATTGAGTTACCTACTAATTTAACAATTCATTCAGCCAGCCTGAGTCCTACGTCTGGCACTACTTTTGAATTAGATATCAATACGCCTACCCTTACGTTTACTCTAACCAGTACAATAATAGGCGATTATTCGTTTAACATTAGTAATACTGAAGGATTAAATAATCCAGCAATTACTAATCTAACTGTTAAAGTACCTGAAATTATAATTACTGGACCTAATACCAGTAATGAGGTATATGTAGGTGAAGACTCTAGCGACATCACAGTTGGTCTAGATATTGCTAATTCACCGATTGATTTAACAGTAACAATACCGACAGATGTGACTTTTACTGATTTAGATCCTGAGATTAAGTCTAGAATCTATACATTCAGTAAAGACATTTTAGAACATAAGTTCAAGATAAGAAGCTCTGTTGGTGACAGTACTCAGCAAATTACTGTCACCCATAGTGGTGATATCGACACACAAACCATCGATATCTATATTGTGGACAGACCACTCCTACCTAATAATATCAAGTCTACAGATTTTGATATGTATTTGGTACAAAGAGAATCTCAAGAAACTGATAACGACATTAATTTGTTACAAGGTTTCTTTGATTAATTAAGGTGTCATAGCTCCAGGTAGGCTTAACCTACCTGGAGCGTATGTCTTCAATTCTGTGACTATAGTTATTTCTTTATAAAAGGAACTCTAACGTGAGCTACGTACAAACAATCTATCAATCCCATCCTAAGAACCCTTTTGCTAACTTTAATGCTCAAAATGCTGCCGGTAGTTTAATTATTTTATTTGATCTACTGTTAGTTGACGGTGGTCCTACTATCAATATCGATACGATTACCAGAGATGGTGTTAATGCTGTCATAAAGACTACACTTAATCATGATTTTGTTGTAGGTGATAAGATATTAATTGCTGATACAGGTGAAGCTAATTTCAACGGTGTTAAACGAGTAGAGCAAGTATTGACTACTGATGAAGTTGTTGTATTTGTAGAAAATACTGGTAGCACGAGCGTTTCAGCTGGTACTGTAAAGTGGGCTAGTGCTGGTTGGACCAAGTACTACTCTGGTAGCTATGAAGCTATTTACCAAAGTGCTGACCTCTACGATGGTGCACCTTTTTATCTACAACTACTAGATGATAACACTGTAACTGCTAGGGTAAGAGTAGGTAGAAACGTAACAGCAATGAATGTAGGAGAACTACTCACTCCTGAGACATATATAAAAAAGGGCGAAACAAAGCTATCGTACTGTATTTTTGCCGATAATAAAACTATTCATGCGTCTTGGAACCAAACCATTTTGTGGTCTATTGGGTATGGTAAGAAAATAGATGAAGAGTTAGAGCTATTAATGCCTCCCAGTATTTATGCTCCTAGCGCTACAACTACTGCCCTTGCAAACAATAATAACCCATCTTCTGGGTTTGGCTATAAGTCAGATTTAAAGATTCAGATGACGCAAAACCAAAGCAGTTGTTGTATTTTAGCCAGTGATCCCATTATAGCATCAAACTCTATTGGTATAACATCTATTTTAGGTAGACCTATAGCAAATAGTACTGGTGGTGCGCTAGCAAGTGCTAGTAGTCCGTCTTTTTTAGATAATTCCCAAAATGGTCTTCGTGGTGTAAATACCTTAACCGGTAAAATGCAATTATGTTCTGTAGATATTTGGGAAAAGATTGGTGAAATAGGTGATTGCTTCCAACCTAATTGTAGAGTTAGAGGTTTTTATCAGGCGTACGCCAGATTGCCTTATGAATATATTTCAACCAGTCCTGATCTACATATGAAGATGAAAATCAAGATTGATAATGTTGATACTAACTTTATAGCTGTAAATTATTTTGTTAATACAACAAACAACTCTCAATTATTTATCAATGCAGATAGTTGGGAAGACTAATAAAGGAGTATCAAATGGCTGATCCTCTTTACGACAGAGTAATATTACAGCTAAGAGCTAAGTCTGGATTTACTGGCCTGATGAATCAGGCCAGAATGTTTGATGACGCTTTTGTAGTAGGTGAAGACAGAATAAGTGATGAGCATGGATTCTTAAATGATCATTCATTTAAGCTAGATAAGACAGCTAACTTATTTACTTCTTTTTCTACTTTCTTTTATAGGAACTTAGCAACTCAGATGAATATGACATTTGAGTGTAGAATTAGATTTAATACTTTAACTGAAAACGCTTTTATTTGTCAGTTAAACAGCAGTACTGCTTCGAATAGTAGGGTGTTTGGCGTATCATCAGCTGGTAAAATGGTGTATTATAGCAACACTAGTGCCAATGCTACACAAACAGGCTCAGCCGTAATAACAACAAACACAGATTATCATTTAGCATTTGTAAGAACGTACAACGGTACTACCATCGGTGGTAAATTGTTGATGTTTTTAGATGGTGTTAAAGTATTTGATGCATCAAATACCACATATACTAAAAAAACAGTTTCTGATACAACCAGTTACATTATACTGGGTGGATCTAGGTGGCAAGCTAATAATAGAGTAGACGGCTATATTGATGATGTCAGAATAACTCTTTACGATAGATATAGAGAAAATTTTACACCACCTACGAATGATGACTTTACAGAACCAGATACACCTAACTGGTATATAGAAAGACCTTCTAGAGAAGGTAAAACTAGGTTGCCAACTGATAATATCAATTGGCAGGCCGCGCCATCTAAATCTACTTACTTTATACCTACTTATACCAAGAAGTTAGATATATCAAACCCAACAATTGGTACAGATATTCAGCTGCCATCAACACAGATAATAGTATCTAGTCAAGAAAAGTATGAGTATAGAAATGTGTATGGGCAGCACAATATCGAAGCTACTGTTCTGATAGATAATGAACCTGTACCTAACACACATGTTCATCTCATGCTTAGATCTAATAAAAAAATTATTAGATCTACTATATCAGATGAATACGGTAATTATTCTTTTAAGAATGTTCCAGCCAATACCGATTTTGTTATTTATGCTGAAGACAGTATAGCAAAACCTACTAATTTAAGAAAGAACGCTTATGTTAGAGACTTTGTTAGATTAGCATCTAAACAGGTTTGTATTGTAGGTAATAGAAATATACAAAATATTGAAAAGTTTACTTTAAAAGCTTATGGTTTAACAGAACCTACTACTTTTACTTTTAAACCTACGGCAAATATTACATATTCTGTTGCTAGCATTACTTTAACGCCTGAGACTAATACCGAAGAGTTTTCTATAATGGCTAGTGAGCCTGGTGTTTATACCTTAGATGTTAATGAAACAAATGGTTTTGAAGTAGTGGCTAAAACTATTGTCAATCAAGGCAGTGGTGTAATTGATCCTGTTATGATAGGATATCCTCACATTGATGGTGGGATATATGTTGGCGATACATTAACAGTAACTCCGGCAGTACTATTCAGTATACCTACTGCTACAATGAGTTATCAGTGGTTAAGAGACGGACTACCAATTGCTGGTCAAACTAGTTTGACTTATACATTAACTCAGGACGATCCTAATCACCAGATATCTGTTGAGCAGACTGCCACAGTAAATGGAAATGATTATATTAGATCTAGCAATAAGGTTAATCCTTTTACTGATATAACGCAACATGTGAAGTCATTATATACTAAATACGGTGCGGTTGGCGGCATGTATGACATGCTGGATAAGTCTACGCTATATTCAGATAGTAATGGTTTAACACCCATTGCCGATGTTGGTAATGATCCCGTTCTATTTGTAATGGATATTTCTGGTAATAATCTTCACTTACACCAGAACAATATCAATAATGCTGTACTTAGTACGGAAGCTGGTTTAACAAATAACAGTAGTACTGATTTATTCTTAGAATTCAGTGATAAGATAATTCCAGTATCACAGCAAGATGTCGAAAGTACAACGTACGATGGTTTTACAATAGCGTATTCTGGAACAAACAACGGCGGGGCTTGGATGTTTTTATTTTTTTTATACCAAACTCAAAGCTTTGTTCCATACTTTGGTATTAGAGGTAGTGGTAGTGGAGGTTTTGAAACTAATTTTAAGTCTAGTTCGAAATCAGATGGCAACTCAACCATATTTGTCAACACTGGGTCTATTGATCCAGAGCTCGTTGGACAGAGAATAAGCTGTGTTGGTAAGCTTCGAAAAATAGGAGCTATTAGCATTGAAACAATTAATAAAGTAGCTACAAATCCTTTATATTCTAAATCGATTTATTTGCCGACGAATTTTGATAGTGCTAGATTATTTGAGGGTGGCTACAATATTACGTGTTCTAGATTAATGTTTATTAATTGCGAAATGTCTGATGAGGATAATAATTTAGTTAAACAATGGATTGATGGCAGTCCATAACTTATAACGCCATATATTCCAGGTAGAATTAATTCTACCTGGAATATATTTCCTAACTTGAAAAAGAGATATCTATGATTATTAATAATCTTTGTATTTGTAGGCATTCCACTACCCTCCCCTCCCCCCTTAACACCATAAGTTTTCTCTCAGCTATTCGAGGTATACTCAATGGCTGAGATTATACCGCTTAAATTAATTAATCTAGGCGATGGTAATGGTAAGGTGCAAGAATACCAGCCTGGTGATATAATTCATCCAGACCACTTACCACCTAAGTTTGAGTATGGGTGGTCACCTACCACATTTTATACTTCGTCAGGTTCGTCGTTTAATATTTCAATTCCGGCTGACGTAAATGAGATTTCATTAGCCATAATGTTAAATTTGTCCTCAGCCGGATCAATCTATTTTAGATTAGGTGATTTGGGTGGTATAAAAACATCAGGTTACGAATCAGTAGCGACCTCATGGACCGGCGGAACGCCTATCAATCTTAGTGATAGGTTTCAGTCTTGGGTTAATGCAGTAAGTCATAGAGGAGAGTTGAGATTAATTAGACATGTGTCTACAAATCAAAATTGGTTTATTAATGGTACTATATATGGGGTGAACGCTAATAATATATCTGTTCTTAGTGGTTTGTTATATCTTCCAAATATGTTGACCACCATTAATTTCTCTACACCTGGATCATTTGCTGCTGGGTTTGTCGGTTTACGTTATAGGTATTAACTACTTACTTCAAAAGGAAATTAGCATGTTAAGTATTACTACAGCATAATTTTCCCTTGTTTGTGGCAGATGTTATTTAACCAGCGATATTACTACTATTCGACTAATTGCAGAAAGTGTGAATTTTACTGCTGGTAGTTACGGTATTAGATGGCGATATTAAATTAACGTAATGAGTATAATGTGTAGTTTTTACTACACATTATACTCATATGCCGTAATATAAAGGATGAAATTAATGACAAAAGGAAAACTCATTGCTATTGAAGGTATTGATGGTGTAGGTAAAAACACTCAGGCCAAACTTTTACATCAACACATTGTTGAGACTAAAGGAGAGTGTGGATTCTTTAGTTTTCCTAGATACGATACCCCTACAGGTAAGATTATTGGCGAATATCTAAAGTCAGGTAGAGATGATTTAGATCTACGTGGTAGAGCAAAGCTCTATGCCGACGATCGTTTAGCTGCTAAAGATGAAATCAACTCCTATCTAGAGCGTGGAGTAGATGTCGTTTGTGATCGCTATATTACCAGCAACATTGTTTACTTTGAACAATTTGCTCGCATGGATCATCCTGAACTGGTAGATGTTATTGGTAAAGAAATTGAACACAATGAGTTTGTGATCAATGGAATTCCAAAGATTGATCAACTCATTACTTTGACAGCCAGTTTAGATCACTTTAATTCCATGATGGAATCTAAAACCGAGCGAGAATACACTGCTGATAAACTTGACAAACATGAAGCCAATTTTGAACTCATCAAAGGCTGTCATGAACTCTATGGTAAATATGGATTAGAAAAAGGTATTGTAGTTATTTGTGACAGTGATGGTCTGATGTTGAAAATTGAAACTATACATCAAGCCGTGAAATATATTTATCAATTATATATTTATCAATTGGATAAATATTTACTAAATAATCAAACGTTTATATTTAATCATGTTGATAAATATTGGATGACTTATAAACAATATATGCAATGAAATTTGTAACAAGTAGAGTACAAGATTGTGATTACCGAGCCGATCGAAAAACACCTCTCGGTAATCCATTCAAAATGTATTCGGAAGATCAAAGAGATTCAGTGTGTGATCAATATCAAAATATGTTTGATTACAAAATAGCTGACTTTGATCCTACTTACATATATTGGTTAAGAGACATTAAACAAAAGGCAATTGAATCTGGTAAACCTATTTTTAAAATAGGCTGTCACTGCGCACCCAGACGATGTCATGTGGATACAATAGTTAATTTTCTAAATAACCATATTAACAGTATTTAATTATGCGTCAAGACTTAATTGATTGGATTCAATCTACTAGTTTAAAAGAATCTATTGATTGGATCTATAATTCATTAATCTCTACTGGATATACGACTGAACAATTCGAAGATGAATTAATACACGTATATCAAAAGCAAGCTATTGATTATCTAGTCAATAAAGATAAAGATAAAAATACAACAACAGATGCCGTAATTGTAAAAGATACACCAATGGTTACTTCAGATAAATACGCCGACATACAAACTAAAGATACGAATAAACTCATATTAGATGGCAGAGTCTGTAATATTCTAGTAGATGTTAAACTACCTAGAGTAGTGGTATTGGATAATTTCCTATCTAATGCAGAGTGTGAAGAGATTATCAATATAGCCAAACCAGAGATTAAACGCTCTAAGGTAGTCAATAGAGAGGCTCCTGGCTCTAAAGTAGACGACGCTAGAACATCTTCAGGTATGTTTATATCTAAAGGTTTTAACGACTTAATTAGCGATATAGAAAACAGAGTATCTTTATTGACTAATTGGCCTGTATCTCACCAAGAGTCTACTCAAGTATTAAACTATCAGCCTGGTCAAGAATATAAACCCCATAACGACTACTTTAATCTTGAGTCTCCCAATACTCCATCTACATTAGCTAGAGGTGGACAAAGAATAGGTACGCTCGTTATGTACCTCAACGATTGCGGTGCTGGTGGTGGTACTATCTTTCCTGAATCAGGTATTGAAGTAAAACCTAAAAGAGGACTAGCAGTATTCTTTGGCTATCCTACTCATGATAAAGCTAGTAAGACACTCCATGGTGGAATGCCTGTAGTGTCTGGTGAAAAGTGGATAGCTGTTAAATGGTTAAGACAATCCAAATTTAGTTAGAAATATATTATTATAGTGGTCTAACTAAATTATTCTCCTAACATGGAACAGTCTAAATTTTTTGCATCTTCTCATCGGCCAAAAAATGAACCAGATGTTTTGAATAACACTCTTGTTGTTCAGACTTTTATCAGTAAAATAATTTCAGAACAATATAGTAGTTACTGTATCCTAGTAGATAGCTATAGCAAAGTTAAAGATCTTAATAAGTTATTTATTGAGCAATATGAGACTGTTCCTGATTGGTTAAAGCCAAAGATAAAAAAGAAGCTCATTACCAGAATTGAGTTTAGTAATTACAACAAAATGTATTTCATTCATAATCCTCGAATAGCTAAATGCTTAACTTTTAGCCAATGCATTTATTTAGGGGATATTGAAAATTATAATGCTGACTATATATTTTTAGTAAATCAAGCGTCGTTAAGAAATAATTAATTTATAAAAAGGAAATATTTAAGAATGCTAATGTCTGACAAGTGGATCAAAGAACAAGCCGAGAACAACGGGATGATCACACCCTATTTTGATCATTCCATAAAGACTTTCCCTGACGGTAGGAAAATTCCTTCATTCGGCCAATCAACAGCAGGCTATGATATCCGTCTAGGTAGAAACTTTACTTTCTTCAAAAATGATTTTGATATCCATAGTGCGATTGAATACGGTAGAGGAAACTCAACTTTATATCAAGATGTTCCTAGATACAATAAAGAATTTGTAGATATTCTTGACTTTGATAAAGAAGCTACTTTCGAAATCAATGATGTAGATTGGATTATTCTACCTCCTCACTCATTTACTCTAGCTCATGCTGAGGAACATCTGAATATTCCTAGAGATGTTTCTGTTGTTTGTATGAACAAGAGTACTTGGGCAAGAACAGGCGTGATGTTAAACGTAACTCCTGGGGAACCTCTTTGGAGTGGATATCTAACACTTGAGATTAGTAATACCACCAATCTACCTGTCAAGATCTGGACTGGTATTGGTGTGGTACAGCTTCAGTTCTTCAAGTTAGATCAAGAACCATCCGTCAGTTACGCTGATCGTAATGGTAAATATCAGAACCAACCTAAGACACCTGTTTTAGCAACAAATTAATTTAGTAACATATATGCTAGATAGGGTTAAACCCTATCTAGCATATATGTCGTCAAAATCTTAATCAAAATAATCTCAACCATATATTGTAAACACGAATAGGAAACAATAGTGTTTCTTAAATGGTTTCTTTAGGAGAATTGAAAAATGTATAAAATCGCATTCATCCCGGAGGACACCACAACACACCATCGAAGGAAAACTGTTATGACTGAAGAAGCTCTAGTAAAAATCCTCAAAATTCTTGCTCCTTTGAAAGTTGAGCAAGAAGAAGAGCGTCTGAAGCGTCTGGTAGATGCTAAGATCAATGTCGAAACCGCACTATTCGTGAATCGCAAGATTCACGAATACAACACACAGGGTGTGGTGGATTCTCTCCTCACACCTACTGTCAAGCTCAAGAACTACTATCAAAAGTTTGCTCACGAGCAAGACCCTAAATACGAAGCTAAGTGCTTCAAAATGATCGCTCGTATCGAGCGCTGGAAATAACACACTCCAAGGAGTCAACCATGCAAGGAGTCAATCATGAACAAAGCCTTTTACCAAGAACGCATTAAGAGCCTGCAGGCTCGGATGCAGTCCCTCATCCACTACCGGAACAAGTTCTTGGATCAATACAAGACCAAGAAAGCTCTGATCATCCAACGCGAGATTGACGCTACCAAACATCAGATCCAAAAGACCGTCACCAAAGCTGCTTTTGCAGTGGAGTAACAAAATGACCACCAACCTCCAAAGCGAATCCTTCTTGTTTGACAAGGAGGACGACTTGTCTGACATGTCTCAAGAAGAATTCGATCTTTGGGTGAAATCCCAAATCGATCAAATAAACGGCATGATCAGGCGCAAGCCTCAACCTGTCAGAAAAGAGGTCAAATCGACCAAAAAGTTTGATGGGTTCTTTTCATCTTTTCGTTTCATTTTCGCCTGAAAGGCAAACCATGTACAGCATCAAAAAGACCAAGGAAGGTTGGATTGTCTTGTCTCCCGAAGGCAAGCGAGCTCTCGTTCCTCAAGCTTCCAAGCAAGACGCTGCTGAAGTGGCGTCCTGGTTCAACTCGATAAAGAAAGAAAAGTGATGTTCGTCATCTCCGGTATTCTCATTCTCTTCGGCATGATCGTCGGTCTTCCCATCGATCCGACCGAGACCATGACCACCAGCGAAACCATTCGCTTCTTTGGTGGTTACACTATGTTCATCAGCGGTGCTGTTATCGCTGGTGTCGCTTCCGTAAAAGGATAAACAGTGGACTACAAAAACTGGGTTGAAATGTACCGACGACTCGTCGGACGTATCGAAAGAGACACCCACATGATGTCTCATTGGTACAAAAGTGGTGAGAAGATCGCCACCATGATGCCTAATGGTAAGATCGTCTTCTTCGGCGAATATGTCGGCTCTGACATGACGAAGGACGATCTGAATATCTATGCCAGCATCAAGGAAAAATCTTTCAACGAGAAGTCCTTCAACGAAGCCCAAGCTAAGGCAACTGAAGCTCGCAACAAGTTCTGGGACGAATTCAAGCGAGAACTGCTGGAATGGCACGGCATCCAAAACCATCCCAAGGCTGATAAATTCTGGGACATCTTGCGCAATAATAACGGTGATGATATTCAGGCCTTGATTGGTGATGCTGAAAAATGGGCTGAATCGCTCAAATCGATGAAAGTCTGACAGAATTTGCTTCACCGGCTTACGACTACGACGATGAATGAGTCGTCATAGTACTGCCTAGTACCCCTACAGGGTACTAGGCAGTACTATATATTTTTTTTTTATTTGGTAGGAAATGGTTTAAAATCAGGAATAAAGTCTTCTGTATATCTAATAGCTCTTGTTATTCTGATTTGATCTATGTGACCTTTATAAGAGCAGTTCCGATTCGATTGTCTGTTCATACCAATAATTAGGCTTTGTGCTGGATGATTGTCTATAGAGTTTGAATAAGTCGTACCTGCATTTGACTTACCATTGACAAACACCTTATAGTTAGTATTATCTCTCACAATAGCTAAATGCGACCATTGTCCTTCTGGTACTGTACTAGCGTTACTAGGGATACTAAGATAAATACCACTACTGGTTTGTGCCTGAATATAACCAGTTACAGCATGTACTCCATTTTGACTATTTTCTAATTCTAATTCAAATCTGTAGTTATTACTACCTCTAGTGCCGTAGAATAAAACTCCACAATTCGTAGTAGTATAAAAATTAGCTCTAGGTTTTACATAACATTCATACGTCCACTGCGTGTGTAAAGATAATCGAATTTGTGGATTATAGCTAGGATCAGACGATAAAAAAGAACCTTCATCTATTACTGGCTCATCACTGAAATAAATAGAACCTTTATTTGTTCCTATTAAAGATTGTTTTTTTTTTTGTATTGTAAATAGGATTTGTATATAAAGTAGGGGCTATGATTGTATTATAACTGCTTTTATCAATAAAGTTGGTAGAGCCTTCAGCCATACCCTCAGCTGTCAATAATAAAACCACGTCGCTCCAAAGAGGGTCTCTGCGATAGTCTAGTGTAGATGCTCTACGTAGTTTGGTAGCTAAGCTCATATTTTAGTACCATCCCCTTCCCCCAGCTGATCCTAATTTATAAGCTAGTTGCATAATACACCTGTAAAACGATAAGACAAATAAATATGAATACTAGAATAATAAACATATACTCATATTTATAAGGTTTGTTTCATGCCAAATCCAAACGATCCTATCGACATTACAAAGCCTGCCACTGAATTACTGATAGAGCAGTTTAATGTCTTAAATGATACCAATCTAAATCATAACGATTTTTTATTCTCACTGCCTGAGCCAGCATCAGTACCGTCTACAGATATCAATACAAAGGTCGTATTGACACCTAAAGTATCTAGCGGATACTATACAAATAGAGAATTTTACTATACCCGTATTGATGTTGCTCAATTATTCAATAATGACAAAGTAGAGATTACTTATACTGAAGATGATGAAAATCTCTCAGACATTATTGATCAGATCAATACAAAGTACGGTATTTACCTACAGGCATCAGACTATATTGATGTACCACTACCAGATTACGCTGAATTAGCTACCAATCCTAATCCCAGTATTGCCGTCGCTATTAATCCGGAATCTTACATTTATGTAGGTACGGGTAATTTGGTATTGGGCGAAAGAGTCAGACCTATTGATAACTACAACTATACCAGAAACATATTGGTAGTTACTGATAGTGAAGATAGTGGTATATTTGGCAATGATGTAGTCCTACTGGATACTGAATATAAAAAAGCCAGTTACTTTAAGGTATTTAGAAATACCACTCAAGTAGACTATTTTAGAGTAGATAAAGTCATTCCGCTATCTAATAGACGTTTCTATTTAGGTGGTCAATTTGAATTTGAAGCATCATTAGATGACGATCCTTTACAGGAATATGAATGCTCTGGCGTTATTATTGATACTTACGGTATGATCACCAAAGCCAGTGAAGAGCCATTATTTGGTCAAACTGCTAATAAGCATTATGGTAGGAATAAGAATATCGACAAGATTTATCTGGCAGATGTAGAAAATCTCATTACGCCAGCTGCCAGTATAAAGCTATACAAATACGATATTGATGGTGTGCTAGATGATATCTTTGACCCACAGCTAAGCTATAACCCTGTTATGGTCAGAGTCGATAGTGGTGGTAAAATCTATACAGTATCGCCTCAGTTTACTGGACCTTTACCAAACGATCCCTTAACGACTGGTAAACAGGTAAGAATTGATCGCCTCAATGATGATGGTAGTATTGATAATAGTTTCTCACCTGTCAATATTAGAGTTAACTCTGGCGCTGATGATGTAATGCCTTTGTTAGATCTCTTACCTATGGATGGGGGAGGCTTTTTTGCCTGCTTTAAACCTATCTATGGTACCAGCGTATTATCTAGTTATCCTATTGTTAATGACGTACCCTTTGTCAGTGGTAGCGATCCTGATGATTGTGCTTTTAATCCTGTTTTCAGAATAAACCAATCTGGTGGACTGGTAGGAGCATTTAAAACAGTATTACCTAACAATAAGCCAGAGACAGTCATGATAGACGATGTTGACTTGGTTGAGGATAAATTCTCACTAATGTATGCTGATAATAAGTTATCAGTATTAACTTATCGTAATAACCCTATTACTGGCTTTGCTCAGTTTGGTGTGATGAATATGAGCATTAGTGGTAATATTAACAATATTGCACCTGAGAGATATGTTAACGATATCAGGTGGGAAAATATTGTGGCTATGAATAAGTTTGATAATGGTCAATTTATTCTCTCTGGATTAGGTAGGATAAAGCTCCAGACAGGTGGATGGGGTAATGCCCAATATCTGATGGCTAGCTACAATCAATCTGCACAGCTCACTGGTATCGTTTATCAGCCTGTGGTGGTAGGTACACCAAATGCACAAATCTATGATGTTAATGTTGTTGAGTGGTTGGTAGAAGCATGAGTACTTTGAATCTGCCTTATGCTAAACCTTTTGTATTTAAAATGATCAATGCTGAGCTAGAAATAGCTGCTGATCCTGATAACTATACTTTAAGCGATCCTATTGTATCCTTAGGTTTTTTTAATACAGAGGTTATTATCAGACCTTTGATCGTATCCAAGATATATGGTCGGCACTCATTTAAATACAATAGAGTTAAGCTAGAGGATTTAAATTCTCCTATTGAGATAGTAGTAGAAAATGAAACTAGGTTAGTTGATTTAATTCCTAAGATCAATGCTCTAGAATTATTTGATACCAGTATTCCTAGTCCACTTGATTTTCTAGATGAATTAGGTGTGCCTTATATTGGCTCAACAGAGATACTAGATAAACCATTGCCACCATTTGGTAGTGCTAGTCAAACATTTACGACATTGGTAGCTAGGCAAAATTCCTATATACTCAGTGGTGTAGCAGAAATTAAACTCATTAAAGGATAATAATGCCTAATCCTGATTTAGACCCTAAAGTTAAACTCATTAGCGTATATAATGCCTATAGAGCAGCAAACAATAAAGATCCTTTAGAAGTAACTGATTATAACTTTGGTGTACCTGAAGAATATTCTGGTCCTAAGAGTACTAAGAATACAAAGATAATCTTAACTCCTACACCGACTTCACCTGCATATGGTACAATTATTTTGTACTATAATCGAATTGATTTGGCTAACCTAACAGGTTTTTCAGTAGAAAAAGGCTCTGCTACTACTGTGTTAGGTTTACTAGATAAGATCAATGAAGAGTTAGGTGTAGAGCTAACACCTATGGATGTGGAAGAAGCAGCCTTAGGTGCAGGTAGCTCTTTTACCCTAACTGTAACTGACCAATGTATGATCTTTTATGGATCTACGACTATTGGTTTAACTTAAACCATTATACACTCCAGAGTCCTACTATAGGACTCTGGAGCTATGTCGTCATTTTTTTATTAATCATTCAAATACTTTAGACGACTAAAAGAATATACCAATGGATTTTAAAGAAGAAACCACACATTTACATCATATAACCAGAAGCAGTAAAACCATATTGTTTTATAAAAAGCTCAATATCTTTAGCTTCCTATCAGCATATGTGTTTTACGAATGGTTTAAAAAGCACGGTATGTTAGAACAATTGGAATTGATACCTGTTGTTCATCCTAAAGATATTTATATCCATAGTTCAGTATTTAAAAATAATCACGTTATTTTTATTGATATCGACATCACTAAGAAAACAATCAAACACTTTATTGTTCACTCTAAGACAATGGAGTTCTTTGATAACAAAAGATCGACTGAAATTATCAAAGAATATTTAGTTAACTCTATCTTACCAAAAGAGTTATTAGCCAAAGCTAATTTTTATAATCATAGCAAAACCAGTGTTTTGTATGTAGTCTATAGGGCTATTACAAAAGATGATTACCCTAAAGTCTTTACAGATTTAGAGGAATTCTCTTACGATAAGTTTACCAATAAGGTAACAGATTACAATTTAAGACTACCAGCTATCATTGGTAATAATTTTGATATTGTTGATAACTTCGTAAGAAATGATGCTCATCTGGCTTATAAAGCAACACTCAATAGTCGAATTGTGGTAGGTTATCTAACAGATCAAGCATTAACGACTGTTTATAATAATTCATACGCTTGTGATTATAATAATTATAAAGCAGCTGTTATCAATAACACTATATCAAACTCGATGTTCATAATAGCGGTTATGCTATCTGTCGAACATATAGATTTTGCTATTTGCTACGAAAAGATAGGTAATATATTTAACTACAAGATCGTCACCAGAAATAAGAATATTGATTTAATTAAACTATTTAAAAAATATGAACCTATAGGTTATACAGATTGTGTTTGGTTCAGTACCAATAATCAGATTTTATCTAAATACAAAATATCAGTTTAATATGAGAAAAAGAAAGAAACAATTAATGAGACGAATTAGATTTCAATATCTAGAAGCTAAAGAATACGAACAACAAATGCTTCGAGCACTTGAACAAGGTTTTATTTCAGGAAGAGCTAAACAATGTCAGAATTAAGTGAAAAAGACGAAACGAATCTCGTCAAAGAAACTATTGATGAAGTTATTGATACTGTGTTGTCTCCTCAGATAGATATACCTCATTCACAGAACCAAAAGCAAAAAAATAAACAATACTACATTATTCCTGTACTGGTAGATGTTGTTCCTATCACTAGCGAAACTCATGATAAACTACCTCAGGTTTTTGTAAAGCCATATTCTCTTGTATTTAAATCCCTTATTCGTAACGGTAATGTTGATAGAGAGACTTTCTTTAAACACGCTAAGAAAGCTACTGTGATGGATATGGCTGAAGCAGCCATTAATGCTTCATACTACGAAATGATAAAAGCCAATGGCGTTACGCTTAATTGGGAAGAAGCCAATGCTGCTTTGCTTGTAGGTCAACATATTACCAGATGCTATTGGCAGCAAAACCATATTTCTATGACTGTATTTCAAAATGGTGATTTAGACCACCATGCTCCTTTGAGGATCTATTCAAACGGTAAAGCTTTTATTAACACTGGCTGGAATCCTACTGAGGATGACAAATCTGCAACAGACTGGATTATTGTATAATGACTATTGAAAATAAAGCAGCTAATATTGAAGTGGGTATTACAGATCACTATGACCCTGAAGTACAAGCTATGCTCATGGCTATGTATTCTAGATCGTATGGTCCTATTGCTAATCGTTTACCTAGCAACGAAGAATCTGTTCAAGAACATAAAGAAAAACTAGGACGATTCTATACCGGATACGGTCATCGCTCAATTGGCCAACTAGGCTCTACCGCTATTTGGTTAGAAGGCGTGTCTCAATTAGCAGCTAAAGCTATTGAATATCATCCTCTATTTAATGGTCAAGAATCATCTACTAGATACATTGATTATTCTAATCAACCTATGTATGTACCTAGTTTTGATTCAGGTAATGCTCAAGGTAAAGAATTGTCTCACCAAGTACAGCAATGGCAGGAAAAGTGGAGAGCTTTTTATGTCAAAGCTTTACCTTTGACTATTGAGATGATTAAAGAGCAGTTTCCTTATGATGTTCAGTATCCTGGTGATGCTACAGAAGAACAGCATAAGAAGCAAAGAACTACTTGGGAAAATACAATCAAAGCCAGAGCTTTTGATATTTGTGGTGGTTTCTTGCCAGCAGGCTCTACAACCAATGTAGGTTTCTTTGGTACCTTTGATACACTCAATGATCACTTTGGTGAAATGCTCCACCATCCCTGTGAAGAGATGAGAAATATTGCTGTGGAAGTTCTCACGAAGATGAAAGAAAAATATCCGTATGGTACTATGGATATTGAAAAGCTTAGAGAACAATACAGCTACGTTACACCATTTCACTTTTATCCCAATGGTTGGGACACTAAGAATGAACACGTACCACTAGAAGTAGAGGTAAGTAATCTAAAGAGTGTTCATGAAGGTTTTGAAGAGCTTGCAGCTAACCGTAAGAAAGGTCAGAAGTTCGATAGAGTAACATCTTCTAGATTTAATCTGATCTTCAAAGGCCATTTAGACTTTAGATCCTATCGTGATCTGCATCGCCATCGTAATGGCGTTATTGACATGTGGTGGCTAGCTCCTTATAAAGAAAACATCCATTCTTTTTATAGAGACAACATTCCTCAGAGTTTACTGCCTGAATTAGAAGCACTAGAAAAAGAATTCAGTGATTTCTTTGATGGTTTTATAGGAAGTGATGTTACTACTATCTCAGAACTACAATATGCTGTACCTATGGGTTATGAAATTCCTGTGACGTACAAATGTGATCTCAACCAAGCTATGTATATTCTGGAGCTGCGCTCTGGTAAGACAGTACATAATACACTAAGACATTTGATTCAATATTGGGCAGAGATCTTTAATAAGACGTTTAGCAACACTTTTAAGATCCATGTGGATTTTGATAAGGATAACTTCACTCTGCGCAGGGGTACACAAACCTTTAGTGAAGAAGCTATGAAAGAGCTGACAGACCAACCTGTTGGTGAAACTAAACCTACCAATATTGAACATGCTCCTACAGTAGAAAAGCTCCTGTATCAAACAGACTTTAATCAAAACACTATTCATTAATTATGGGAATCAATTCAGCTATTATTGCAGTAGATTTTGATGGTACTGTGGTCGATCACCGTTTTGAGAGTAAAACAGACTTAGTACCACATGCTCCTCACGCAGTAAGAACACTCAAAGACCTTACCAATAGTGGAGCTAGACTGATACTTTGGACTATGCGTTCTGGCTCTAAGCTAGATGAAGCAGTTCAGTGGTATGAGGACAACAATATCCCTTTATGGGGAGTCCAAAAGAACCCTGAACAAGAAACATGGTCACAATCTCCTAAAGCATATGCACAAATCTATATTGATGATGCTGCATTAGGAGCACCACTGATTAAACCTGAAGGCTTTGCCAGACCATGTATTGACTGGCTGGCTGTCAGGAAATACTTCCAAATGAAAGACTAAATAAACATAGATACAGGACTGGTTTCATTACCAGTCCTGTATTATGCAGTTATATATTTTTTTACTATGGTCTCCAATATTTTGAATTATTTATATTTTGTTTTGAATGACAGAAGAATTAATACCTAATCAGCTACAAGCTAATGTTCTCATTAATGATTTAAAGAATGTCGTAAAGACTCGCTTACTGGGTATTAATGAATGCATTAGACAACTTAGAAAGAATGAAAGAGCTATTACAGATTACAAAGATAAACTTAATCTGTATAAACTGGCTAGAGCTCAAACCAATACTGTTTTAAATAAGTTAGTTAATCTCCTGAATAAAGGAGAATTTACTCTAACAGAATTTAAACAATTAAAACAAGAATTTATAGAAATGACTATTCCAGATATAGAAAAACAAAGGACTGATGATGAGTTTGAGCACAGTTAAACGCAGAAGTGTATTTCTATCTATCTTTTTAGAATTGAAAAATGATGAAAGACTAGATAAAGATATCTATACTCATCTAGAGATTAATGATAATGGTAATCCTACCATTACAGTAGAAGATTCTAAAAATAAGAATACATGCTATATTCAGTATAGTCCTGGTACTGATAGCTTTAAAATAGAGCATTGGGCAGGACTGCCTAATACTGCCTTTAATTTAGGATTAGCTCCTGAACTAGTATTAACTACCTATATTCAAAATGAATCTGGGTATATCAACCGCATTAAATCCACTATTGTTAAAGCACTTGACTATGAATCAGCTTATAAGCAATGGATTTTAAATGGTAATAATCCTAAGATAGTGGCTAATACCTATAGTGTAGATGGTATTAAGGATTTACCTGAAAACCAAGTATTGGTCAAAGAAATACAACTAGAGCAATCAAAACCTGGCGTAAAGTCTTATACAGTCGTTAATAAACGCAACCAGACTTTTACATTTTCATATGCTGATTTCCACAGCAAGTTTCAACTCAATTTATCGCAATAAAGGAAAGACAATCATGGCAACCAAGAAATCTCCTACTAAAGCAGTAAAGACTACTGCTAAAAAACCTGCTACTAAAAAAACTACAGTTAAACCTGAAGTCAAAACTAAAGAACAAACCAAACCTGTTGCAAAGACAGCTGTAAAACCTGTAGCTAAAAAGACAGTTAAGCCAGCAGCTAAGAAAGATGTTGTAAAACCAACTGTTGTCAAAGAAGCCAAACCTGGCAAAGCTATGACTCCTGGTAATATAAAGGTAGCTGTTAAAAAGCCTGAGCCTAAAAAGGTAGAAGCAAAGCCTGTAATCGCCTCTACTCCTGCTGTCGTAGCTCAGCCTACCCAGACTATTGGTAAAGTATCTTTATCGTCTATAACCAAGTCTGTACCGGCTCCTACTCATGTAGCTAAGCCTGGTGCTGGTAAGATCTCTTTTGCTGATCTGATGTCTAAGATGACCAGCAATATGAGCTCAGCTGTTGTTAGTGGTCAAGCTAGATGAATAATAGTTTTAATGATTTAGATGATGGTTTTTATATAGTCAACGGTATATTCGATCAAATGTGCTTAGTTAAACTATATAGAAATCCAGACACAAATCAAAGAGGTATTGGATTTGGCATCTGGGATGGATCTGGATTTATACCTCTAACAGATCTATCGCCAGAGACCAAATTAGATAGAGTAGATATTTCTATTATGGGAACTTCAATATCGCACTCTGTTCTTTAACAGCATATACTCCAGGTAGGACTAACCTACCTGGAGCTATGTTGTCAAGATAATGGAAATGGTTTATTAGGCACAATAAAATTAGATATATATCTAGCTATTCCTCTGGTAATTCTAAATTGCTGCATATAGCCAGAATACGGATAATAATTACCGCTATCATACATAGTTCTACCTATCTGTAAGGGCATAGCGGGGTTTGCTGAATAGTTAGTTGGCATGCCAGCCACCATAACGCCGTTTACAAATAGCCTTAAATAATCATTATGATTAGTAGCAGCAATATGTTGCCATTGGTCTGCCACTATCACACTATCGCTATTTAAACCAGAAATGCCAATAAATGAAAAACCAATTCTACCGTTAAGGCCAGCATTTATTGCGAATAACCAACCATTAACTCCACCATTACGATTAGTAGCTATAGTCATTCTGTCTACTATATTGCTAGGTTTTATAAAACATTCTACTGTAAAGTCAGTATATGCTAATCCATAATCGCTTTCATAAACACTAACTAATGAGTTAGCGTAATGATTAAACAATATTGAATTAGAACCAAATTTAGGATCTACACTACTTGAAGTAGTATTATTGAAACTAAATATTTTACCTTTAGCGTCATTAAAATTATTATTTGTTGGAATAAAATCTGTTCCTGGAATTAAACAAATCACTTGATCCCAATAGGGATCATGATCAAGACTCAGTGCCTCCCTCCCTCGTCTCAATAATTTAGATATTCCCATATTGTTGTCCGTATAGTAAATAAAGCTATAGAATTTGATTAAGACATATTACCTAATAGACAGGGATTACACCTGTCTATTAGGTAAATGTCGTTATTGATCAGATACTACAGTATTTTCTTTATTAAACTCATTTAACATATCTACCATAGATGGGAAGTTAAACATAGCTTGACAATATTCCACTCCATTAACATGTCCAGCAGTAGCTAGGTTAATACCTTGCATACGTTGCGTATATTCGTCTACACCTTCTACTCTACCTACTTCTAGTATGGTAGTTTCTTTAGACATGTTCAGAGTTGCACCACCGTTGGGGTAACTTGCTGATACATCCAAATCACCAGTGTGGACATGGCAGTTACTACGAAGATTTGGAAATTCTTCAATACATTTAAGACCAGAATCTTGTATAAGGTGGGCAGGCAGTGTTATAATCCAACCCTTAAGATCTAAACTCACCTTTGAGGCATTAGCCTCAGTCATTTCAAGTTCTTCTTCATCCTCATCGTCCTCATCTCCATTATCTTGTACATCGTCACTGTCTTTACCATCCCCTTTAGGAGGGGTAACGCCAATGACTTTACCTTTTTCTAAACAGAAGTAATGTAACTTATCTACCAAACGTCTAGGCTGACTGTTAAAATGCTGGAAATCACTAAAGTCTGAGAACATAGGCATCGTCAATGCCATATCACCATTCTTTTCATCTAGCATTTCAACAGATATGCAGTCCCATACGTTATAGACCATATATTCAATCTTGAATCTAGACTGCATCAATTGATGCCATTTTAGACCTGTTAGATGATCGGCTTCTTTAAAATGTAATTTACCACCTAGATTATTTCTTTTTAAAATAGCGTCTAAGCTATAAGACTGCTCTTCTTGTTTACCTGTTCTTACTTGCTTATAGACACACATGGCGTCTACAAAGTAAAAACTACTGGTACTAAATACCGTATGCCATTGAGCTGCTGGCTTAATAGGTGTGATCTTACCTGAAGCCGTTACCTTTTGCTGAGCACCTTTTTTGTATCTGAAGTATCTATAGGACTTAGGCACTATAGGGTCAGAGAAGATGTCTTTAGGATGGATATTGTAATTATCTAGCGTCTTTAGGATTTTAGACATATCGAAGTCAATATTCCAAAATGCAAAGAAATCAGGCTTTAACTCATTAGCTTTAGCGGCTATGATTTTAACAATATCTAAAGGCGTATCTACTATTTTTAATTCATATTGAATATTTCTTTCTTTCAATATGTCTACATTAGTAGGAATTAACTCTTTTTTATTATCTGGATTAGGTCTGAGTAGCTCTGCATTAGAGAGATACTTTTTCATAGCTTTATCAAACTTTTCCTCTACCATTACCTCACCTTGAAGGTAGGATTTAAGGACAGCTATGGTCACTGATGATTTAAACGTAATGCTCATCATGATAATTTCTTCACTACCATTGATGACATCGGTTTCAATATCTCCTACAGCGACAGTATATTTGGTTTTTAGATTAGGGTGTCTATCTGAGAGAGTCTTTTTTAGTAAAGCTGTAGACAGTATCTCAGAGCCATAAATATACGGAGATTCATACAGTTGCTTTAATTGACCTCTAAATCCAGGATTACCAATTGCTCTAGCAATAGATCTGGATAGGTTAGATTGGGTAGTTTCATACTTGATGAGTTTATTGATATCTTCCCATTCTTTATGTTGCTTATATTGTCTAGCTCCTTTTTGAGCTATCCAAAAAGGTCTTTTGTAGTTATAGACTAATTTAACTTCTGGTGTAATTGTACCATCAGCATTATGGGTCTGTAATTTAACCAGATGCATATCAGGCTCATTATGCTCTGGTGGATCTACATGTACTGCAAACCTACACTCGAAACCTGTAGGCGGTTTGTTAGTTTCTTCACTCAAAGGTAGGATCTCCAATCATTTGAATCGAATACAGACATACCAATATGTCTGATTAATACTTTTTGCAATAAAGACCATGAATACAATGAAAAAAAGGTTAGGATTGGAAGCTATTGCCTTTCAGTCTAAGAATTTCGGTAAAGAACTAGAATTAAATATTGAAGTTTTAAGAGCACAAAACCTAACGATTGATCAAGCCAATAAATCTAAATATAGAAAGAATTTAGATGATACCATAAGGAAATATACCAATTTGAATATTTATATTTATTTTGTTCCTTATGACGAAAATACAATTAATGTAAATATTCTTAATATTAATTCTGGTATTAATGGCACTGGCGTTGATGTCACTGAAAAAGAATTGGCTAATTTTGGTGAATATGTAAAGAAGCGTGGAAAACAAGCGAAATTTTCAGCTAATTTAAAAACTGGTAAAGTAGATGGTTTCTATAGTCAAGTCCAGCAACCTATGGTGTTGGACTATAATGGGTTTGTTAACAATCCTAGATATACGCCAGCTGAAGTCGTATCTACTATTTTACACGAAGTAGGTCATGCGTTTACCCAGCTTGAATACAGCAATAGAATCGTATCCACAAACCAAGCATTAGCTGCAATATTCTATTCCATATCTAAAGATAATCCGCCTGATAAACATCTTGGCTATCTAAGGTCAGCTAGTACAGTTATGGGATTAAATCCATCAGCTTTGGACGATATCGTAGATGTAAAGAATAATACAATTATATCGTCCATTATTGTTGATAGAGGGATATTAAATATCAAAAGTGAGTTAGGTACTCATTTTTATGATTCTGTCAGTATTGAATATTTAGCTGATCAATATATGGCTAGGTATGGTTATAGTGCACATTTTGCTAGTCGCCTAAATAAACACTATCAAGGCAGTACCCATAAATCTGCTTTGACTAGAACAGTTGCAAGACTATTAGAACTCATTGGTGCTTTAATTGTTGGTTTTACTGCTTTAGGTATATTTACAATAAGTGCTATTGCGGCTTTTATCTACCTTGGTGCAGTTACAGCTATGCTAATAGCTGGTGAAGGTATTAGTATAAAACGAATGACATATGACAATATTATCGTTCGTTATAAAAGGCTCAATGAACAGGTTATTGAAAGACTAAAGAACAATAAACTAGCTAAAGAAGAAGTAAAACAACTAATAGCTGATTATAACAAAGTCAAAGAAATCATTGAAAAAACCAAAGACTTTAAACCAATCTATCAAAAAGTATTTGATTTCATGATTAAGACAAGGCGAGACGGTATAGCCGCTATGCAGCTACAAAGAGAATTAGAAGAATTAGCGTCTAGTGATTTATTTGTTAAATCCGCTCAACTAAAGGTATTAGCATCATGAGACATATTGCTAAATTCTCAGATAAAACCAAAGAGCAGTTAGCCAGCTTGCTATCTGTAGATCCAAAACTCATCCATATTGCTTTAGGTAAGTATTTGGCTGACACTATGGCAATGCCTACAGCTCCTATTGAAAATATAGCTGAGCTATATAAAGCATCGTTTCAAACAGCTAATTATGATACATTAGTTTATATAGCTGAAATATTACCTATTGATTTTAAAGCAGTAGATGAAAAAGCTGAAATCTTTTGGAAAGATAAATATCGAATGCTCTACGATATTTATTATAAAATACCTACTGCTCAAGATCATTATGGTTTATTCTTTGGTATTACCAATAAGAATATCTCTGTAGAGGAATTACAATTTATCAAAGAACATGCTTTAGATCTGTGTAGAATCTACAATAAGTTCTTTGATATTGTAACAGATATTAAAAACCGAATTATTGAGGCTAGAAAATAATGAACCTGAATGCAGATGCTGGTGAGAACATTACGTTTGATCATTTGTTTAATGAAAATCCAGATCAATTGGATCTGGTAGACAATACGGATCAAATCAATCCTAAGCAGCCTAATAAAGATACTTTAGTTATCGTTAATACAGATGGCCAGTCAGATCCTGCGAAACCTACAGCAACAGAGCTTTTTGGTAGTCCTTTAGTTAAAAACGAATTACCTAACTTTAATGCTGAATTTATTGATGTTACTAAAAACAACTACAATACAACAACGGATCTCATTGAAGTTTATAATGGCTTAATTCAAGCCAATGGAGTATCTAAAGAAGATATTTCATTAGTAGATTCTATCTCTCCTGGTTTTATCAATGATAAAAATCCTATTGGTTTTTATACAGAAGAAAGATCTAAAACTCAATATAAGAAAGCTTTAGAATCTTTAGATAAAGAAATAGATGCTAGGATTGGCATTATTGCTCAAGCATCTATTGATTATCTAGATAAAGCTCATGAAAAGTATTCAGCTTTAATTTCTTTATTGGAAAAAGACATTATTGATAAAGTTGTTTCTTTACAGCTAGAGGTACAAGCTTTATCTCTTAAAGTCAATAAAGAAGATAAACATATCAATGAAACATTAGAATCTACTGTAGGTAGATACGTTGATCAAGACTGTGATTATTATAAAAAGCTACCGTCCAACATTAATAAAGCGATGATGGAGCTATCTAACGTCTTTGGTCCAGGAGACTCTTTCCTATACAAACTATCAGCTTTGTATCGCTCTCAGCTAAATACTGATAGTGAGACTTGGTTTACAATAGGTGATAGTAGGGAATTAACTTCTGTCCATAAAGAGCGTCCTTATTTTGGTTTAGTACAAACCGATAAGACACATGGTTGTGAAGACGCTATTCATAGTCTACATATCCACACAACACTAGCTATTGGTGCTGATACATTAGATCAGATAAAGACGTTAACTGGTGCAGCTATTGGTGTCGTTACTGACTTTCCTACGTATAAGGAACAAATTAAACTCTTATCTAGCTCTGCTGATAAACCTAAAGATAAGATTTTAGAAGAACTCTATGGTCTTAGTTCAGCTAACTCTAAAGACGCTTTAGTTGTTCTAACTATTGTAAACTTCTTAGAAACCTTTATCTGCTATCTAGAGAAACTAAAAGCTGTTTACTCTGCTATTTCTGATCGTAAAAGTATTTCGACAGAAAGTAGAAAAGAAAAATATAAAGTATCTAAAGAAGGTTTCTTTGATCTCTTCAAGAAAAAGAAGAAAGAAGAACCTAAAGATAAGTCTTTAAAAGAAATTATAAAAGATAATATTAAACAAGTAGAAGATAACACTGAGGATCAAATAAAAGTAACTTATAATAAGTTAAATGATTCTTTCAAACTTGATCAATTAGAAAAAGAATTACTCTTATTGAAGAAATGTAGAGATATTAATTTAAAATATTTAAACGAATATCCGAAATGGTTAAATTCGTATTATAAAGTGTTATCTAAAATACCACGTAATAGAGATGAGATTTTAAAGATATATGCAAAATGTCGTTTTGAAGCAGATTCTTTAATTTCTAAAGAATATAAAACACTGCCAAATCTGAAAAAAGAAGTTACTAATAATGAAAAAATAGTTACTTCTAAGAATAATGTCTTTAAGATAATTTTGTCTGCGTCAGCTCTTGAGACAGCCAGAGAAGCAATGAGCTTTGATGAATATGATTTTGTTAGTATTCCTTATGTTCAAATAAAGATCTTATCTGAAGACAAACCTGAAGAAACAAGCATTCAAATAAATAAGAAGAACCTTTTAGATATATTAAACACATTACATGAACTATGTGACGTTGAGCAGGAATTTAATGAAACTCCTCTTAAAAATAATATAAGTGATGTCGCTTTTGATCTACAGGAGTTATCTGAAGATTCGCGAGACGATGAAGAATATGTGACTATGGGACATGGGGCTGGTGAAGATTACTATCAAGGCTTTCCTACTAATATCTTATTTGAAATTGAACGCACAATAGAAACTTTGTTTAAGAAAATAAACATCAAATTCTAATTACGTTACTGATTCAACTGAAAATATATATAGATTTATACAAGAATATAACATAAGACAGTTTTCTGCTGTTTTAGACTTTGTTAAAGCATCTATGCGACAACATTAAATAAATACATCATACACTCTAGATAGGGTTAAACCCTATCTAGAGTGTATGATGTATTTATTTAAGCACCTACAAATTGATCACCCAAATTGTGTTCAATGAAATTGATGTTGATATCCTCAACTACAATTCTATCACCGTTAGGTAGAGCAGTTAGCTTCTTACCAATAGAGAGTCTATCACCCTCATTAAGAATCGTGATAGTATTGATGTTAGCAGATCCACCTAATCCAGTAATAGCTACACTAATTACATCTTCACCATAAATGGATCTTAGGTGTGTAATAATAGCGCTATTGCTAACAACGTTATTGACTAAGAGATTATCTATTTCTCTGATAGTAGAATCATTCAAGTATTTTCTGAGTTCAGCATTTTCATATACTGACTTTTTGACATACAGATGAACATTAAAGACTTGATTGGCTTGAATGTTCATCACTTGTGATTGATCAGCTAAAACCTTAATCGTGCCTAGATTGGTCTTAGGATACAAATAGATTCTGGTCTGATCTAATGATCTTTGATTAAAATCACCTAGTTCATTAACTACCCAGTTGACAATAGCGTCCGTCATTTGTTTTCTATAAGTAGCAGCAGAGCTATCGTTAGCTAACAAATAAACACCGTCAATAAAGAATAGTTCCATTTGCCTTAGGATACTGGATCCACCCAAAGGTACAGGTTTACCATTTTCATCTAAAACAACATCACCAGCTTTATGTTTGTATTCTATTAAACCATCTTGACCAATAACAGGCTCACCCTTGTGGTACAAGATATTGTAAGTGATTTGACCTAATTCATTAATTTTAAAAATAGAACCAGTCTCAGGATCTGTTTCATAGATATCGTTTTCATATACCTTAGGCTCATCCATGGTATAAGTCTGGTATTGAGCAGATTGTAATACAGATCTAGATCTTTTCCACAGATAATCTAAACTGGTACCAAACTTAGTCAATAGAGTCTCATGGTTTAACCCTACTGCTGTACTGGGAGCTGTTACTCTATTGATCACATCATCAATAGCTGTCGTAGACCAATTAGGATCTAAGGATTCATCTAGATAATAAACAATATCAAACCTTTGATTCAAAAGAGCGTATACGCTTCTGTCATCAGTATCGAAATAGTTAAAATTTAGAAACTGTAAATTATGATCAGCGTCAATATCAAAATTTGATTGTAAATCAAATTCAAAGATAATCTCATTATCAGCAGCAGCAATAGCGGTGCCATTAATAGAGCATCTAACACCATTTTCAGGTATAAAAGATATCTGTGCGCCTACTTTACTCATAGGTAAAGCTTTCAGAGCATCATTGCTCTTTATCTTTGTTCTGATCTTAAAACCAGTATCAACTCTGATAATGTCAAAAGCTGACGTATTGATCTCTAAACCCGTACTGTCATTTTGATCCACGAAAGTCAAAGACTCAATCTTAGGATCATCTAAATGATAAGCTCTTAATTCAAATTCATTACTGCTAGAGTCTAGTACGTAATAAAATGGATTATAAAGATACTTAACACCACTAACAGCTTTGACAAAAGCTTCATTGGATAAAACCATCAAAGATGATTTATCCTGAAGAGACAGTAAATTAATAATACCGTTTTCATTAACGAATAGAGTATTAGACGGAATAGTCAGTCTATTGCCGTTATTTCTAATGAAAGGATAATTCGTTAATGCATCCATAGATGAGATAAAGGTTTCAATACTAGAGTTACCAGCAGTAATGAGCTTTTCATCAAATGGGTCAGGCATTTGCCTGGTAGCTAAATAGATACGGTTAGTCACCACATCTACATTCTTAACAATAGAGTAGTTATTATTGCTTAAAAATGACTCTAGCTGTACATTGGTAATAGGTAGCTGTTGTGGACCAATGCTATTTTTAATGACTCTATCTCTGAGCTCATCAAATGTTAAAGCATTTCTGCCACCATCAATCATTTCAGCAGAATAAGCAAATATCGTACGAATAGCTGACAGTGGTGCAGTAAATGCATTCATCTCAGATCTATCAATAGCGTACCATTCAGTGACAAAACTCTCTGGTGTATAAGTCGCTAAAGATATAACCAATCTACCTTTGGTATCGTAAATATCTGTTCTGATAGAACCGGTGATTTGATTGGTGGTAAAATAAACCTGAGGAATATAGACATTCAAAGTCTTTTCAGAGCTATTGACCTTCAGTACTGCTGTAGGTGTTTTGTTGTCATAAACCTGATCAGTGTGAGTCGTCTTTATTTCTTTCCACTTATTAGCAGTAGAGTTAGACTTATTCCATACTCTGGCATAATAAAATTCGTCTGTATAACTGTACGTTCTATTAAACCCACGAGTTACAGTAGTTTCTTCTGTGAAGGTTTCAATCTTGAATTGTTCAGCATGTACTTCAAGATATAACCATTCATCATATCCAGCAGGATACAGATCAGATGCTATTTTTCTAACATCCCACTTGATAATGTTAGTCGTTAGTTCTTTTAAGGGATTGGTTTGGTCTGTATTGTAAACGATTTGTAGACCACCGTGCTTTAGCTCTCGTATCTCTACAGGGTAGAGCATTGAAAAAACAATATCGTTAACTGTAAAGAAAGTATTTCTAGGAATAACCAGTTTTCTGATACCTGTAGAAATATCAGTTACCATATTCTCTAGTATTTCTGCTTTTCTAGCTACAATGGTAAACTTAGTACTAGCAGGTACTGCAAACCTATCGATAAAGTCTTCATCACTCATGTGAATATAGATATCGTCTTCAGTTTGAGCTACAGCAGGATATTGTCTTCTGGTATTGACTTCATTTTGTACCATAAATGCTGCTGTATGGACAGCAGCATTTTCTAAACTGAATACAAAAGGATTGGTAGCATCAACGAGTTCTACTTCACCATTTAATATAGCGCCCAAGTGTTCAGTAACAACTTGCTGAATGGCACTAGGGTTATATCTAAATCTTAATATATTGTCTTTTAAACTATTGACAGTACTCACGATATTTATCCAAACATTATTTAAGCAAATGTATCATCGATGATTGATGTACCTAAGGCTGCCATAGCTTGATCGAATTGAGCTTTCTTTGTGTTATAATGATCAATTTCAATCCACCACTGTAATTCATAGCTCTCAGGATTTATTCTAGGATAACCTCTGTTATTAAAGAGTTTCAAATATTCATACGGAATAGCTATCATCAAGGAGTCTCTGCGATCATCCCGCATAGCTGTGTTAAAGGTAGATACCAGTTTGTTAAATGCCCAAACTAAAATATCGTCATTATAAATAGCACCATAGCACTTAAATGGTATAGCTATTTGTGCATTTACATCATTATAAGGTTTTTCAGAATTGAAGTCAAACTTACCAGCTATTGGATCCGCTATTGGAAAAGCAGCACCAGTAGCCGCAATGCTCTGAACATATCTTTTTGATGAATCTAATACCAGTCTATAAATACGGGTATTATAGTCAATAACATTACCAACAATATAATCAGGATAGGGTAGCAGTGTTCCTTCAAAGACCGCAGCCATATAGTGAGCCCAATAAAAGAACATAGAAGTAATGGGATCACCTCTTAAATTCCTGAAAGTCGCAGTGATATCGTATGATGTGTAATTTTTGACCACACCATCTACCATACCCCATTCTTCTTTATACATACCAGCTTCTGATCCTGAAGTAGGTACAGTAATATCTGGCCAACCACTCATGCTAATTAAGTTATTAGTGAGTAATGGTAAAAATGGGTTTTTCATGTCTGTAAAAGGACATGCTTCTGGACCTAATCTTCTTGTCTCAGGATTTTTAGTACTGTACCCATCCATGATCCTAGGATCTAATTGGGTGCGTATATATCTTTGGTATGACTTGGTATCTGCCGCTAATAACGGAATCATGATCCGCTCATTTCTAAGATTGGCAGTCGTCAGGTTAAGCTGTGGTCTGGTAAAGAATGTTAACCCGTATTGATCTTTATTAATTGGCACAGCAGATGCAATCTGCCTGTGATTTATGCCGTATAAATTGTCTATAATAGCACGAGACATGGTGCTACCCAAATTCATTTGGGTAATGTCATCAATGCTAAATGGAACTAACGGCTGACCGTCTTCGACACTCATTTTGAATAAAACCTTTTTTTTTCTGCTACAGGAATAACTATGGATCCCATTGCTACGTCACAGACCGCTGGTGCTGTACTCAATACAATTAAAGACGTTGTCAAATATGCAGTTAAGGCATCAGGCAATGTAGCATACACCGATGTGTCTAAATCTCTAAGAGTTGAGCCTATCGTTATCATCTCTCAGGATTTAACCAATACTGAATTCATGCCTGATGTGATGCAGTCAGTGCAAAATCTATTTGTAGGTTATTATCTACAGGCTATTTCTTTGATTGGTAATATCAATACTGTTAAAGCTATTAAAGTATTAGATAAACTCAATCCTAATTCAAGTGTAGTTAATAGATCTTGGATGTATGGTTTTGAAAACTATAAGTTTAAACTGCCTAGTGTTAAAGTTCCTCAAGTAACTCTAGAGTCTTTTGGTAATGAAAATTATACCGCTAAAGTATTTGAGAAAGATATCAATACTCGTATCAATGAAAATGCTTCGTTGTCTGTAGGTAAGATCTTTAACGTTAGTTTAAAAGTACCTATTAATGCCGATAAGGTAGAAGATGTAACTGTACCTGTGAGTGTTAGACTCATGGTAAATCAAGTCAGTGAAAAAGCTATTGTTTCTATGCTGACGATGATGAGTCGTGATACGACTTTCAAAGAAAGATGGCATGCTTACCGAGCCGGTAAGATTTCTTTCATCAAAGATTTGGTGTTGTGCAATGATCTGATTAAAGACGCTAAGCGAGTCATGCAAAATGATAAGGACGGCGTTATTACTCAGATCTTCCAAAGATCTACCAACAGTAAGCTCAACTCTTTATTTGGCTCTAGCGGTCTTAATCTGGCCAGTGCTACAAACATATATGTCATTAGTAAAGAAGTGGCAGACGCTATTGAAGCTAAACTCACTAGCAAGTTGTCTAATTTTAAAACAAGAGAAGAACTGCTCAAGAGTGGTTATTGCATGATTTTGGCTGTGGTAGATAAAACGTGGGAGCGTGTTACTTTCTATCATAGAGGCATTGCTGCTAGCTCTAGTGTTGGTATCAAAGATATCAAAGCCAGCAACAAAGGCAATGGTCCCGATGTTACTGAGATCATGAAAGCTATTTTGATCGGTAATCAACCTCCTATTTGATCATCAACATACTCCGAGTATAGATAGCTCAACAGCTATCTATACTCGGATGATATCGCTATTTTTTCTTTTGTTTTATTGTTCATTATAATCATGGCTACATTATTCGATTATCTCAAGTCACTGCTGCCTAAGTTTGGTAAGGACAAAGTAGCAGAATTAGCTCGTCAAACACAAAACGAGTTAACCAGCTTTGTTATCCCTAGCTATATTGAAGCTGAAAAGGGTTTAGGCGCTAGAGCTTTTAAAGCTCCTAAGATTCTAGAGCTGACCAATATCCTTAAGCGTAATGTTAAGGTAGATAAGCCTAACGATAATATTATCAGCATTATTCGAAAGAAGCTAGAGCAGATCTCTAAGAATAACCAAATCATAGAAAGTCATATTGTTGAGTCTTTAGAAGATGATGTGGTTATTGCTGGTGTTACTATTCTTAAAGTAAACCTACTGCGTTTGATTGAAACCACTAACTTCGTTGCTCGTTATTCCAGTAAGCTGCTAAACTATATCTATATTTTAGAAACTGCTGCTGTGGGTGGCGATATGCGCTATATCCAAGACTCTTTATCTAAGGGTGAGATTATTTGGCTAGAGGAAAGATTTCTAGATTATGCTGTAGCTTTAGGGATTTTGTCTCGTACTGATAGAGAAATATCATCTATACTGAATTCTTTACCTGAAGCTGTTGTAGAAGGCTCTAGCTCTAATGCTGCATTAGCTACCATGGGTGAGACTAAGTTTGATCCCTTTGGCTTTAGACGTTTGAGTGGATTTACTTATAATCCTATTTTTCATCTTCGTTTAATAGCAGCTAATTATCAAGCCAATAAGTACAAAGAGCAAAAAGAGCTCAAAACTATTTTGCAGCTGCGTCTTTTAAATCTGAAGAATTCACAAACAGGTACTCCTAATCCTAAATTAGAGAGAGAAATAGAATATGTTCAACGCCGTATTGATCGCATAAGTGACGATATTCGTCGTGCTGAGCAAGAGTAATCTTGAGAAAATCAATATCAGCAGTGAAAGGCGCATAATGAACATTCAAAAACAAGTTGTTATCTATCCTCAAGGCTTTGCAGGTTTCGATATAGGGTTACCTATTCGAGTCATCAAACCGTCTCCTTCTGAAGTATTTAACTCTTTACTATACAAAACAGATATAGCCAAAACATCTAAAGCAGTAGTATCTAACTTAGCTATTGAGAAGATGTGGAAAGAGTTAATTGGTGCTAATCGATTTACCTCTAGTTTTAACTTTAGAGAAGAGATACTGGTGGCAGCGCTGAACGCCTTTGGTACTGATAACTTTTTAGCTTGGTTTCAATTGCAGGCTAAGAATCCGTATTTAGGTCCTAACCATATTCGATTTATCAATGATACACTTAACTTTATCAGTGGTAAAAAGAGAGCTTTGAATATTCAGTATTGGTTAGCATTACTCTCAGAGCAAGGTAGCTCCAGCAGTGAATCTGTTAATATTCAAGCTGAAGAATTCTTTAGTACCAACAAGCCTTTACATATGAGACAACCTGTAGATCTTAAACACAATTTGATCAAATGGGTTAGTCAGCCTGGTGGATATGAGGATCTGCTAGGTACTTTACATGTGTTCTTTGGTGATTCTGACGCTACTTAAGGAGAGCATTGATGTTAAGCGTTAATAGGAAACTTAAAAGAGCGTTTGAAGATCTCAATATTGAAGTTGCTGTAGATAAGTTCAATAACAAACCACCTGAGGGTAGTTTAGATGCTATCATTGAAGATGTTGAGCAAAACGTGGAAGTCGCTAAAGCCAACGAAGAAAATGCTAGTCAAGACACTGACAAAAGCTTGCCAGATCTTGGTGACGATAATAGTAGCGACGATAATGTTGATTCTCCTGCTGATAGCGGCGATAGCGTAAGTGACAGTGATGAGCAATCAGCTGAAACTACCACCGAAACAACTGAAAAATCACAAGAGACTAAAGAAGATAAGCAAGAATCTGATAAAGATTCTGACGATGATTTAGATTCTCCTAAAGGTGATAATGCTAGCGATCAAGCTCAGACAGCTGGTGACAAAGCTGATGAAGCTGAATCTACTGCTGCTGCATTAGAAGAAATTGCTGAGATACTAGAGCAATCAGCTGAGATAGGTGGACTAGATCCACAATCAGCTGATATTGTTAGTGTGTCAGTTAATGCGGTCACCAATCCTTTAGGAGTAGCTGTTGAGAGTATTGATCCTCAATTATTCAATAGTTACTCTAAACGATATAAGTATACATTAGAAGCTATTGATGATATTAAGCAAAAAGCCAAAGATATTGGTATTAAGATTATTGAATTCATCAAAAAGATGATGCGTTTGATAAAAGAAGCTTATCGTTTTTATAAGTCAGAGCTCTTTGCTGAAAAAGCAAAGTATGATGCTATTAAGAATGTATACTCTAGTGGCGGATTAAAAGTTGAGGCTTACAACGATAAACTTCAAGGTGTATTGTCTAATATTTTACTTACTGGTAAAGACAATAGCTCTGACGCTGTTATTACAGCCGTTGAAGGCACGCACCATGTTTTGCTTAACTATATTAATGCTTATCGTAAGGATTTAACAACTGCTGTAGCTGCATTTGATGATCTCAAAGAAAAAGTATTTAATATAGATTTAGCTGACGAGAGTAATGAGCTGCAAAGATTCAAAAGAGAAGATCTGGCACAATTTGGTCAATTCTTTGGTATTCATTTGACAGGTCAATTCAATCAAGTCAAATCTGTTAAAGAGATTCAAAAACCCTCAGACACGATTGCTGTATTTGAATCTCCTATTCTATCTGGTCAATACAGATACGTGGTATTTACAGCCAATAAAGCCAATATTAATACTGACGATATCCTAAAATCACAAGTTAAGTTGATGGCTGTAGGAGAGCCAGTTGAAGTACCTGATGAAATAGCTGTATGTGAATATACTGACTTTAGACAACTGTTCCAAGTTATTGATCAAATGTTTATTCTCAACAGAAGAATTGGTGAGTCTGTAGATTATGCTGAAAAAGAATTGGCTAAACTACTAGATTATGCTGAGGCTTTTAATGGTAGAATTAACAAAATGATCTCTAATAAACTAGAGAAAATGGGTTCAGAAACCAATCAACTCCATGGTCAACAGCTATTTAATAGTCTAGTAAATACTGTCAGAAGATTCTATATTGAACCTATTGAGCAGACTCTGAGGTACTCTAATCGCTTTACAAAAGCTATGATTTCTTACGCTGGTCAATCTATAAAGCAATATCAATAATCTTAAATATTTTGAGGGTAACAATATAGCCTTCAAAAAAGTACTTTTTTAAATGTTATTTAACTCAAGGATAATAAAATGAGTTTTGCTAAACGATTTGGTATTGTAGCTGCCATGGAAGAGCTGCAAGAACAAGAAGCTGCTGCTGGTGCTGCAGCGCCTGAAGCTACTGGTGACGATACTCCTAGTGAAGAAGTCGATATTCCTGTTGCTGAGGACACTGTTGAAACGGCTGCTGCTGAAGTTGATATGGCTGAAAGCGATGTTGATGCAGCTGATGAAACCATTGCTGATGCTGAAAGTGATCTAAGTACCCTTGATGGTATTGCTGATAAGCTAGAAGCTACTGAAGAAAACGGCGGTATCGACGCAGGCTCTGCTGCTATTGTTGAAGTGGCTGTTGAGCATCTGTATCAAAAGCTGGGTGTTATTCGCGCTAAGGCTATGCCTGCATTAGAATCTTTTGGTGCCGATAGCTCACGCCTGAAGGCTACCCGCATTGCTGTCGAAGACATTCGTGAAAATGCCAAGAAGATTTGGGACGCTATTTTGCGTATGGTGGAAAAGGCTAAAGAATTTATCACCAAGTTCTTTAAAGCTATCTTCACTGCCACTGGTCGTATTAAGGAACGTGCTCTAAAGCTCAAGGAAGCTGCTAGTAAAATTCAAGGCGAAGCTTCTAGCCAAACCATTGAAAACGCTGGTTTTGCTCCTGCTCTAGCGGTTGGCAGCTCTGTTGATTATAGTAAAGTAAATGCGTTCTTCTCGCACGGTGGTTTTTACAAAGCTGAACTAGATAAGTATGCTGATTTAGTTAACAACACTGAAAAGCTAGGTAAGGTTGCTGATGACTTTAAGAATGCTGTAGATTATTCTTTTGATCCTGCTTTGATCACCAGTATTGGTTTCAAGCCCAGCACTGAGTTTGGTGAAGCCGCCGAAGGCTTTACTTACTACAGTCTGTCTGACCTACCTGCTGTTGGCGGTAAGACGATTGCTGCATATGCTGTTAGTAAGGCTGTATCTGGTCAAGAAGCTCTAAAAGCTGTTTCACAATTCAAGGTAGAAGTCAAGGAAGTTGCAGATACATCAGAAGTTAACTCAGCTCCTACGCTGAAGATTTCTGAAGCACAAGCTTTGCTTGATTACATCATCAAAATCTGTGACACCACAGCTGAACTCAACGATGTTGTTAAGCAAATTGATTCAACTTCAGACCTTATTATTCGTAGCGTTAAGAGCGCGCGTAATAAGGATATGATTGAGACTCTTAAGGCTGCTGATCGGGATGGTGCCAAAAGCGCTAGTGAAGATGTAGTTACTAAGTATGATGTTGCTAAAGATTTGATTAAAGCTTTACGCGCACAAAATGCTTTTATGACTAAACTCATTTCAGCTCCTGTGCGTCTGAATTTCAGCGCTGCTAGAGCAGCTACTGAATACGTAGGTCAATCACTGAAACTCTATAGTGCTAAAGCTGAATAAAAAGCTCCTGAGGCAGCTGCTGCTTAAACTTTAAAACCTTAGATGAGGAGGAGGTAATGCCTCCTCCTCATCTATTTATGTTATTGATTTGATTGTTGGATTTATAAAAATGGCTAAGAAATTAATAATTGATCTAGAGAGTTTAAATGAAGATCCTAAGAAGGTCTTCGAAGATTCCGTGCATGAAGATCTCGCTGCCTTAATTGGTGAAGACGAATACGATGACATGGAAGTAAAGGGCATGGAAATTGTCCTAGAGCAAATTGCTGAGGAGATTTCCACTGAACTGGCTGAAAATGATCGCGTAGCAGATATCGCTGAAAACCTAAGCGATGTAGCTGATGTATTAGAGAATTCTGGTAATGACCAGATTACTCCTACTGAAGCACAACTAATTGCTACCAGTGCCAATATGGCTGTAGCTGGCACCGATGGTGATGCCGCTGATATCGCACCTGCTCTAGAAGCCTTTAAAGATAAATCGTTAGCTATTGAACAACTTCGTATGAAGCAACAAGTAGCTATCGAGGGCATTATGGATAGCGTCAAGAATGTAGCGCAAAAGATAGGTTCTTATATTAAGGGTCTATTTAGTTTTGCTTATAAGATGGAAAACCGTATTAAAGATTTAAAATCTAAAGTAGCAGAACTGGATTCTAAACCCAATAAAGAGATTACAACGAAACTAAACAAGTTTTATGCTCTTAAGAAAAATGAAAGTGAGTTCGTTGGTTCTGCTGAAGAATATAAATCGCTATTGACAAAAACTGTAACATTCTTTGATAGCTTTTCTACCTTAGTCATAAAGAGCGTAACTAACTTTACTAATAGTTATAAAAACTATTATAAAACGTTACCTGGTACTGACGCTACTTTTAAAGAAGCTTCTCGTCTTTATACTCTATATATGGATACCAGTAAAGAAATTGTAAATCTTCCTGGTATTAAAGAAATTCCTACCCGTGACTCCAAGGTTAAGAAGTATCGTTCTGAATACCTGCTTGGCGGTGCTGCTGTAGATGCTCAGATTTATAAGGATGTTCCGGTTAGTGAAGAAAACATTCCTGAAATGAAGAACGCTGTAGATAATACCGGTGTTATGTTTAAGAAGTGGGATGCCAAAGATATCAGTAAGTCAAAAGATAAAACTATTGATTTCAAAGTCAATAAGAATTATCTAATCGACATTATTGCTCAAGCTGAAAAAGCTTTAGGAATCTTTAAAAGATTCTTAGATGGTGCTTACAAGTGGAATTCTGTTTTGTCAATTATGGATGACGATAAAATAGATTTTGCTACTAAATTTCTTAGTTTACATACTCAAATTGTAAACAAAGGAACTAATCACACGAATACCTACATTCGTTACGCCAGAGAGTATGCTAAAGTTTTGACTGATTATCCCTTGGATGTAGTTCAGAAACTAGTTAACGCAAAAGAGTGGGATAAAGCTGCGGCTGAATAAGTGAACATAGTGCTAGATAGAGACCGTGTGGTCTCTATCTAGCATGTATGTTGTTAATTTAATTAGTTATCTTATTAGGGATTAAAGTGAGTTTCTCCAAAAGATTTAAATTAGATTTTGGTTTATAGGGAAGAATAAAGTCAAACAATCGTCTTGTTAAGAACAACATTTTTGCCAATGTAAATACAAGCGATATAGACAAAGAAGTAATAGAATACAGAACAATTATAAATTCTAACTTAGAACAGTTAGCAAAATACTACATTGAGACTAAATAGTCTCAATGTAGTATTTTTGACGCTATAAATACAGAATCTAAAATTATGTGTTATCGGATCACTCTATAAAGGCAAGAGCATGCCAAACATAAGCATAATGACGCCTGAGCTTAATAACGCAGTTATTAGGCCAGCTGTTAAAGATGTTATCGACCAACTAATAGAGATTACCAATATACCAAAAGATACCAGAGTCCTCTATATTGACTATATCCAAGCAGGATATCAAAGAGGCTCTACCATGGCTCAACAAGCTGATAATGAGCATGATAGAACTGCTTTCCAATATGGTAATCAAATGGCTATTGATGTCGATATCAATTACGATGAAGGCAATATCTCATCGACAGCCATTAGACAAGCTGAACAAATACCTATTTTCAATGATGATAAACTAGGTGTTATCATCAAACCTATTTATAGTAAAACCAATATCGCTATCAATGTCAGATATCGTTCATCTTCTCCTACTGAAGGTAAGAAATGGAGAGACGGTATTAGAATGAATATCTCTAACATGAGAGATATTAATCTGCACGATATTACTTACCACTTTGCTGTACCTGCTCAGTTTATCAATATACTAAAAGAAATACATAGACTAAGAGAAGCTACAGATCCTTATAATCAAGATTTACAAACCTATCTAGCAGCTCACGCTACTACCAGGTTTACCAATCTTTCTAATCAATCAGGTTCTCAACAATTACTAGCTATTGCTGAAAAGCAAATGAGAGTACAGGGTTTGTATGACTTTGAGATAGCTCCTGAAAAAGGAGAGCCTGATGATACCAATTCAGCTTGGATTACGACATTTACTTATAATGTTAGTTTTGATGTACCAATAGCAGTTAATATGCGCTATCCTATTATGGTGCATAATCAATTGCTAGATGAACCTTTCATTACGTATGAAAATGAATCTTACGATATTGATAAAGTCAATAAAGCTTACAGCATGTCTTTAGGAGCATTTGCTCATTTTGATGTCACTAGACCAATTCAGCAATATAACGAACCTACCAAAATCATTAATGTGCCTGAATTTGATGACTTTCATTACACAGGTGTATTAAAAGGTACAATTCCATTGATGTCAGTATTGTGTTCTATTGAAGAGTCTGATAAGAAACAGTTGCTTAATTTAAAAGACTTAGGTGAATATGGTATTGACTCTGATGTGATGGAGTTTTTAAAGGATGAATACTTTTATCTGACTAAGCCTTATAAATCAGTATTCTTTGTTTCTTTGTATAAGTTCTCTGGACAAGTACCTGATAAAGAAATACTGGTCGATTCTGATTTGAATGTCAGATCAAGATTCTCTGATCTATCTTTTAGAATTAATCACAGAGTAGTCTTTTCTATTCTTAAAGATCTAACATTCTTAGATAGAGAAGCTTTAATAAGACTGAAGAAACACAAAGCTGCGGCTATTAAAGTATTTAAAGCTTTACAAGTCAATAGAGGTATTCTTAACCAAATAGCTCATCATGTTAACTTTAATTCATTTATGCCTGATTTAGCTGATACTGGTATGAGCTTACAGAGATTGCAAATGCAGTACTATCAAACAAATACAGTTAATACCAGCTACGTTATCTCTTATAATTCTGTTAATAAAGAAGAGTTAACCAGCTACAAATTAAGGAAACCATTATAATGGCTATCGTTACCAAGAAACCTACTGCATCTACTAGTTTACCTCCAAATCCTCCTAGGATACATTCTCAAAATGTAAAAGTAAACGTAGTAGATACCAAATACAATCCTGTATCGTCTTTAATCACCAGCATTGAAGGCAGTAAATGGATAGTCGATTATTACTCTCAGGTCATTGACAGAGATAACGCACTGTATGGTCAAGACATTGGTCAATCAGGCGTATATCAGCAATACAAGCTTATCAAAGGCTTAGAGTTTAAAGTAGCTAACGAATTATCGACTTCTCAAGAAGATGAATCTAAAGCCATGATCGTACAGGGCTCAGCTCACGTACACTCCATGATTATTGCTAATCATGGAGATGTATTCATTGCTGATGTCGGGGATGGTCGAGCTGGTGTCTTTCAGATTACAATGTCTGAAAAGAAATCGATGTATACTCAAGCGGTTTATTATGTTGAATATACATTACTGTATTTCGTAGATGCAGAAAAGACCAAGAAGAAAGACTTAGACGATAAAGTAGTAGAGACTTACTACTATCTAAAGGACTTCGTCAATTATGGACAAAATCCATTAGTTATTACGTCTGAGTATGAAGCTTTCTTAAAACTCCATGACCTACAAGAAGATCTAATAGATGCTTATTTTAAATGGTTTTTCTCTGTAGAGAAAAAGACACTATTGGTACCAGGACAAACTCATTTGGTTTATGATCACTTTATGACCAAGTTTGTACTGAGTTTAATAGACTCTATGGAACATAATAAGATACGTTATACCAGAATATATAACGTAGATGGCGATGCTTATTTAGAAGAACCTACGATCTTAGACGCTATCATTAAGCGTGATAAGTATATGGTACCTATGCTCAATAGGAAAATGGGATTAGCCAGTAAGCTGGAGTTTAATAATGATCCCATGATGGAAGGCTTTAGGTTTGCTAATATTCCTTTGATTGTCTATCCTAAAATAGAGCAACCCATATTTGAATCTGTTACACCTATTAGAGCTAAAACTATTACAGAGATAGCCTTACAAGATGTATCGACCAGAATAGGTGATTTAAATAGTATTTTACCTATTAACATAGCAGATACTTTAGATGCTCAATTACCAGATCTGCCTAATATTGTTCCTGTATTGCAAGACGATTGTTATATCTTTACCAATACCTTTTATGAGGGTCAAATGGTAAGCTCTCAATTAGAGTGGATTGTCCATAAATTTCTAAATGAAAAAATAGTCAATGCATCTGAAGTATTTGAAGTATCTAAGAACTTTATCAATTGGGGTGGTTTAGAGAGATTTTATTATATTCCTGTTATTATCGCTATGATAAAATACATATTCAGGAGTTAATAAATGACGTTATCTAAGCCAGTAGGTTCTAGTGTTGATATGTCAGTACCTAGCCATGAATATATCTTCAAACGTATGTTCATGTGTGTTGTCTCTCAAATGGATATCACCAGTAAAGAATACCTAAAGAAATTTGGTATGCCTACTACTGGTGATCCCAATATTGACAGAGAGATGGCAAATCAACTCATTACAACATACAAAACCATAGCTGATATGGTGGATCTATTCAGACAAGGCGTTACAGTCAGAGTGCCAAAACAACAAGACTGTAAAACTATATATGAGTACGTAGACTACCACATTCAGTCTTGGGCTCAAGCTATTCAAAATGGATTAAATCTAGGTAATGCTCCGTTAGAAGACTTAATAGAGATGGATAAGTTTGCTACCAAACTGTATCCGTATGCTCTAGATAATAAGCTCATTATGGAAAACTCTTCTGTATTTGTTCAGCAATTAGGTAACAATTTCATTACCCACGATAATGTATTGGGTTCTATGAAGTCACCTACACGCATATTAGAAGAATCTGGTCTAGATGAAAATGGACAATTGCCTCAAAGAGAGTCTTATGCTGATATCTTTATCAAAAGAGGTAAAGGATGGAAATAGAATCTACTGCCTTATTTCAAGAGATAAAAGCTATTATCGATGATGGGCCTAAACCTGTTAACTATTACTATAAATGCTATTTTCTTATTGATGATAAGAAATATGAGCCTTTAAAGATTATTGATGTATTTCATAAACGGAACTATGTTGAAGCTAGAGGTGATGAGAGATTCATCACCCTAGCTATTCCTATGGGTTTATGGTCTAAGATTATTTATCCAAAGCTCAATATTTTGGATATTACTTTGGTTAAAATACCTATTTATGAAATTGATGATAAAGAAAATCAAGAAGAAGAAATAGAAGAGATCAGATACACAGCTATTCCTGTACCAGATTCAATACCTAATTTAACAGGTGATAATCTACAGAGATTCAGCATTGCTGCTTTGGATACCATGGACTTCTTTGAAGTTACATTTCAATTGGTAGATAAAGGCTTAGAAGCATTAAAGATGGTCACAGTAGGTTCTGTTTTTAGACGTTGTAAAACAGAGGATGTTGTCAAAGGTATTTTAGCTAAAGAAAGATCTAAAGCCAAAACCATTACAGGAAAAGCTGTTGAAACGATTGATATGGTAGATGGCGATAATGATGATGAAATAGAGCATGTATTGATTCCTCAAGGCTTACCCTATCTAGACGTACCTTTTTATGTGCAACAGCAATGTAATGGTGTTTATAATGCTGGAATGAATATCTATTATCAAAATAAAGGATTATTTGTTTATCCCCCATTTGATACAACCAGATATGATTCTGCTGATTTAAAAGCTACTATATTGAAAGTGCCTAAATACTCCTATTCGTATTTAGAAAGAACATACAGACAAGAAGGCGATATTGTTTATATCATAGGCACCAGTGATTCTAGTTTCGAAGATAAGTCATTTATCAATTCTAGAAATAGAGGTGACGGTATTCGCTTTGGCGATGCTCGCTTTATCATGCGAGATGAATTGCTAGAGACCAAGGACAATAAAACCAAAATCGTTAGAAAAGACGTTAACCAAGAGTTTGTATCCAAAGATAAAAGTGATCAACCTGATTACCGTCAACAACTTTATGTTCCTTTATCTAAAGAACATATGAATGCCAATCCGTTTGTACAAAGATCCAGACTAGCACATATTAACGGTGCTATGTATCAAATTGATTGGCAAAACTCAAACCCTGATGTACTCATACCTGGAATGATGGTAAAGATCATTTATATGAGTAAACATGAATTTAGAGAACTGTATGGTGTATTAACACATGTAGTTACAAACACTCAGTTGTCTGGACAGGGTTTAAATTATACTAGACACATCACTAACTCATCTTTATTCATATTCAGCACTATGCTCACTGAGCAAGAGCAAGAATTTGATGAGATAGACGAAAGTGTTATAACTGCTTGGGAAAATTATGAAATGGGCTAGCAATATCATCCATCGATTTATCAAATGGCTTATTTCTTTATTCTTTAAACGAAATCATAAGTACGGTGTTAGTTTTGATGTTGATATCAATTTAAGTAACCTAATGTCACCATTACCAAATGTAAATACATTTTACGATTTGGCTAGAGATGTTGGTATCTTTGAAGTGGTTGATGTTGATGCTAAAGAATCTATTGTAGTTATTAGAGAAGTAGGTACTGATACAGAATATAAAATAGATTCTGAGTTATTTATTATTCTGTTTGTTTCTAAGAGTGATGCCAGCTCTAATTTTGATTTATTAAAATATAAATAGCACATACTCCCAGTAGGTATTAACCTACTGGGAGCTATGCCGTTAAAAAGTAGATTCAAAAATATTTCAGTCACATATTGTAAACGTGAATAGGAATACATATCTTCCGAAATCAACTCTTTAACCTGGAGAAAACAAATGCAAGCCATCAAGAATTGGGGCAACAAGTTTGCCAAGCTGCCCATCGACAAACAAGTCATTCTGGTTTGCGGCATCGCTTGTGCTGCTGGCTATCTCATCAATTCCATCAAGCGCTAATCTAGCGCTCGACTCAAAAAGGAAAAAAACCATGAACTACGAAAACATGACCGACGAAGAAATCGCTGCGGACACTGCTGCGAAGCTGGAGTACTGCGATCCCAAAAAGAACAAGAACTGGAACCGTGCTCTGTTCTGTGTTCGTATGCTCGCTGACGCTAACATCTACCTGGCTTGCGTCAGCTTGGGCATCACGCTGCACAAGGTCATCAAAGGCTAAGTCTACCCACATCAATCAAACCTCTGAAAGAAACTACCATGACCCGTGAACAACTCATTAACGTAAACAAGATCGCCACCAATCAAGCTAAGAACCTCAAGACCAAGAAGAAAATCATCGTCCTCTATGGCGCGGTGGCTTTGGCCACCACCAGCGTGCTGACTTTCTTGATCTACAAGGATTTGAAGAGCTGAATCTCTCACCGTGAGCAAGACCAAGTCTCACGGTGATTGGAATACCAATCCAACCATCGTGGGATTTACTTCCCAAAACAATTCTAGGAGAACTACCATGTTTGAACAACGTCCCTTTGAGATCCTCTTGACCTACTTGGCCGCCATGGCCATCGGCTCCATCGCTACCGTGGGTTTCCGCTCTTACGTGGACTGGAAAATAAAGCAAGCCAAAAAGGATTGCAATGAGCAAAAAGTCTAACACAACCAATGCTCGTAAGTTCTATCGTCGTCGCCAAATTTTGAAAGAGGAGCTCGAAATGGCAAAGAAAAACTGCAAGAAGCAAGCGATCAAAGGGTTTTCGCAACTGGAGAGCATGAATTTGCAGTCCATGCTTGCTGAAAAGCAGATCGCTGAAAACGGAGCTGACAACTTCGAATTCATTGCTGAGTGCGATGGAGTGCGTGCGAGCTTTTCGATCAATATTCCGATCGACAAAAATAAGCCCTTTCCAGAGGATCTTCTTCGGGAAGTGGTAACCTATGGTGTTTGCTGCAAAGACAGCGAATTCCATCTGATGGAAACGATGCTCAAGAGCATCGACCACAGTGGTGTGCAAACCATGGTTCAGAATTTCGTGATGTATGCCAACGACATGCGTAAGGAGTTCGAGAGTATGGAATGCTCGAAATCCCAAACGATCGAGTCCTTGGATCAATTGAACGAAAAGCTGAAGGATCTCGCACCCAACTCCATCTACATCGCCCAGCGCAATAAGCGCCAAAACCAAACTCAACCCAACCAGGAGCTCAACATGGAAAACCAAACCCAACAACCCCAAGTCGAAGAAATCCAAGCCACCGCAGCCGAGGCTGGTGAGCCGGTCACCCAAACCGTGAGCACCGAAGAAGCTGCAACCACCAATCCCCAACCCGAAACCACCATCATCAAGGAAGAAACCATGACCGACAACGTCAACCAGACCATCAACGAAGCTGCCGCTGCTGCTTACAATGCTGCCAAGGCTGCTGCTGACGCCGCCAGCTCCGCTGCCGATACGACCAAGGAAACCACCAACAAGACCAAAGCCGTTACCACAAAGGCTGCCAAAGAAACCAAGGGCTTCTTCGCTCGCCACCAAAAGAAGCTCTACATCGGTCTGGGTCTGATCGGTCTGGGCGGCGCTGCCTACTTCGGCTGGAAGAAGTTCGGCAGCTTGATCGATGCGGGTGAAACCGCTGTCGAAGTGGTGGTCGATACCGCTGGTGCTGGCAGCTAACCAACCCCAATTTATCTAGCTAACAACTCTAGATAGATTAACATATATACAGCAGGAGTTCCTTTGAACTCCTGCTGTGTTATATGAATTATCTTTTTTTTTTGTTTATTTTCACTTACACACTATGCGATTATCTGATGTCTTAATATTCAAAAAGTGTGTCACTTCTTTGTGAGAGATGGTAAAATCGAATACTGTAGTGATAGTATTCATGATCTAAAAGGTAAAACTGTAGATATGGTACAAAAGTATAAATATTATAGTTTAGGACAGGGTGGGCTCCCCTGTCTTCTATTATCATAATGGGTGTGGAAACAAGGTAACCAAAATGAGTTTTGCTAAACGATTTAATCTAGCTGCCGCTTTAGAACAAGTTACAGCTGAGTGTGATCCTGCTGAAGTCTTTGAAGATAACATTGATGCAGGTCTGGATGATCTAGAAGAACTACAAGAAAGCGTTGAGTTTTCTGTAGATGAAATAGGTAAAGGTCTAGAAGGTATTGCTGACCTAATTGGTCTATCCAATAAGCTCCAAAACAAAGAAGGTTGTGGTGTTGCTATTGAGAGCTATAGTGATATGGCCAATATTGCTTATGCTTCTATTCTAAAGCGTATTGGTTTAGAAGACGGTGAAATCTTTGACAAAGATGATCCTACTGGTAAAGATGCTAAAGATATTACTCCTAAGCCTAGTGGTAAGATCAAGCAAATGGTAGAAAAGATCATTGAGATCGTTAAGCGTATTTGGGAAAAAGCTAAAGAATATTTTAAGAAAGCTTTTGACTATGTCAGCAATAGAATCAATAAAACGATTAAGTATTTAGAAGATCTTAATGATTCTGCAAAGATTGCTGTTTTAAAAGCTGCTAGTATTCCCAATATTGAGATTGAGAATCCTGCTTTCTTTACTGATAAGAAATTAATTACAGTCGGTGATGTATTTGAATCGACATACCTAAGTGATTATGGTAAGAATTCAGATAAAATTGGTAAACATTTTGAAGCTTATGCATTTGCCAAATCTGTGTACACCCCTGATCAAGCTCAAAATCTCTTAAATAGGCTAAGTGGTAAAAGAGAAAAAGACGGACTTTATGTTACTCCGGAAGGTTATATTCATATTGAAGAACCATCCGGAGACGATGGTGTAACTAAAATTAGTTTCTCAAAAAACAAAGAAGAGCAGCCAGTAGCTAAACAAACTCTTGGAATGATTGCTAAATTTCCAGCATCTATTGATATTACATTAGATATCTTTAACTCGATTCGTAAACGTTATAATGATTTTTATAAAGAAGCTGAGAGAAAAATAAATGAAGAAATTCCTGACTATTTAGCTCTTCTTCAAAGCAATATTAAGAATTCTAAAAATGAAGAGGATGCACAAAGATCTATAGACGTAGCTAGACGTATTAAACAAAACTTAACTTATCTAACGTCTATCAGAAATATGCATAACTCTTATACAGGTGATTTGGTATTCATGATTAACTACTATGTTAGTTTTATTAAAAAAGCTGCGGATGTTAATCAAGCCAAAAAAGCCACAGCTTAATTAACACGACATACACTCCAGGCAGATTAAACCTGCCTGGAGTGTATGTTGCTTAATTTTTATCTAACATCTTTATCAGAACATTAAAATTTCTTTCTTCATATTTAACAGTATGATGATCTTCTACCCAAGAGCCTATATTGAAAAAGAAATCATCTATTCCATAAAGATGTTCTGGAACACCTTCACTAAACTGAAAAATTACATCATCAATGTCGTCTATGAGATTATCATAGATGTCTGTAGACTTTTTCATGATTGCAGAACCACGTCTTGGATCTACAGTATCGATCATATCCTTAATACTAATAAGGACATTGACTATATCGATATTTACCTCAATGTGTTTAATTAGGTTTTGTTTAGAAACAGTTAAATCTTTAGTATTTAATGGACTCTCTACATCAAACCACACCTCTAAGATGGGTGAACAATTGAAATCTAAATATTGAGTTAAATTCTTAGTTAGTTTACCATAATCTGTTTCACCCACTAGTGATGAATCAAAAGTAGTAATACTAAATACTTTATTTCTATCTACTAGTTTGTACGATTCAATAGAGTTATTGTTGTTTTTTTCTTTAGTTTTAGTTAGATTTGGTTGTGATAATAAATTTTCTTTAATTCTAAAAAAACTTAGAATAAGATCTGCTGTTTGTTTATGTAATTTTTTATCAGCTTCTTTTTCTTCAACAAAATCAGTATTAATTATCTTCTGACCTAATTTATGAACAGAATCTAAAAATTTAGGAACTTTCTTGTAATATTGTTCTATTGATTTTAAAGAATTAAGTAAGATATTCAAACTATAGGTATAATCTTTAATATCAGTCAAATGATCAGGTATTGTTAATTTTAATTCTAAATCATTTTCTTTAATTTGTTTGACTTGTTGTAGAGTCTCAGAGAATTCCTTACTAAGACTTTTTAAAGTATCGTATTGATTTTCATGCTCTTTAATTTGTTTGATTTGTTCTAGAGTCTCAGAGAATTCCTTACTATGATTATTTGTTTTTGTAGGAACAGACTCAACATGTTCTTTACTTGTATTCTTTGACTTAAACATATCAAAGAAACCTTCTTTGGATATTCCGTGCTTTATTTTACGCTTTATTTTATTTATTCGCTTCTGATCAATGCGAATATCTGCAGCTTCGTTATTTATTTCTTCTAACGCTTGCGCTAGCGTGATTCTGGTACGAGTATTCATTATTATCTCAAAAAAAAAATATTACTCTATCGTTTTTCGTTAGTGAAAAGTTAGATCATAGTATTCAATGATCTCTATACTTCTCTACCATATCCACAGTCTTACCCTTGGTGGAAATACATCAAATACACCGTCTTATAATAATAGAGTCTGTATTGGTGGTCCTAATGCTGCTGTGCAATCTTATATCCCTGCCTCATTAGCTACTTTAATGATAGGTACCAACAAGGTATCTACAGAAAACGAAATAAATAAACTATTTGGTTATTATGCTCATTATTATGCTTTAACTGATCTATTACCTAGCTATCATCCTTATAAAACTACTTCACCATAACACCATATATTCCTAGGTGGATTAATCCACCTAGGAATATATGGCATCAGTTATTTAAGTACCTTCAAATTCCCAAAAAGGTGTTTCCTCTCCAGAGCCTACTGGTCCACCACCTACTTTCTTACAATGTGTAGGAGGACCGTCTAAATCATCATGAATAGCACCTACATCGTGAAATGGATATACCAAGTATTTATCCTCATCTTCAATTAAAGTAGGAATACGATGTTTACCACGTTGAATAGTTAAATAACTCTTTCTATTTTTCTTTTCAATATGAATATAGAGTTCTCCATCGACTTCTTGGTCAATGGTCTTACATTTGTCGTAATAGCCTTTGTTAGCAATTTCTTTAACAAAATCACCTCTACCATCACGGATGAGTTGTTTAGCTTCTGTACTCAACTGATGAGGACTGATAAATAAGATTGAGCGAACACTCATAAAGTTACGAATTCTTCTCCACATGTCTCTAACATCAGATCCCATAGGACCAATACTACAGCCAGTTGTTGGTAGCATAGCTAGATAATCTACCATACATAAGTGAACTTCATATCCTTGAGATTCTAGCTCAGTAATATAGTTACAGATATGCATGTATGTCCATTGAGTTGGATCTACACGCATCATCTTAATATGGTAACCGTTTACCTCTAGCTTTTCTCTAACGTATTTAGCCATAGTAGCGATATCGCTACTACCTGTAATACATTTTTCTTTTGTTTCGTTTTCATATAAAGACTGATATAACCATTGTAGGTTTTTATCTAGATCGTCTTCAAATGAAATTCTAAGTAAAAGAGGCTTCTTACTAGGGTCTTTCATAATTGGTTTATTATACATCGCTATTTGCTTAAATAGCGTCATACTAAAACCAGTTTTAAAGTTATGCTGTAAAGCACCAATAACCCAAGACTCTCCTCGCCTAAAACCACCTTGTAATAATTTATTTAGTCCTTGTAAGCCACTCTTTAGTACTGTTTTACCAGAACTATTTTCATTAACTACTTTAAATACTTCCTGAGTAGAATTCTCATCACCAATATCAATTGATGCTACAACGCCTGGATCTTTTGATACAGCAGATACTTGGAATGGTTCTAGGTTAGCAATTAATTCTGATAGCCAAGACTGAACGTTCTTGATTTTATCTCTTTGGTGTCTGAAAGCATAAGCTGCTTTAGATAAAAATTCATCAACCTTCTGTTCTCGAAAATGGTTGTGAATAGATTTTTGAATATTGACAACAGTTCTTTTTATACTGGCTTCATTCATCTCAGGCTCAATAGCTGAGACAAAAGCTTCATTTAACTTATCATCATCGACGACATTGAGCTTTAATCTATTTAATAGCTCAGTCTTTTCATATTCATGATCAGGAGGATTCTCACACATCTCTAAAGCTGTTTGCTTTAGAGCGTAAAGAATATCTCTTTCTCTATTAAGAGATAAATTGAGTTCTGGTAGTCTGATATTTTCTAATACCGTGCGCACTAAGTCAGCACTATTAGAGTTTTTATTAGGAAGTAAACTCTCTCTATATAGGAGAGTAATTGACTTTACTAGAAGAAGTTTGTTATCCATTAGCTTAAATCTAATCGTTTTTAATTTGTTTAACTACCTATGAGGTGCAAAGGATTATTGTAGATATTAAAAAATTATTATTCAATAGTATGATAAAATTTTACAATTAGTATGATAACTAATATCTCACAGAGGTGTGTGTGAACAACAACATTATTTTCGTTCCATATTGGATTGAGAAAGCTCTTAGCAGGAATCAACATACCCTAAGAGATATCATTGATTATTCTGTTTTGAGAAGGTATATTTCTCAAAACGACTTATCTGGATTACTTGGTTTTCAACAAGTACCAGAAATCAGCAAGTTAACTAGTGGCAATTCCTATAACAAAAAGGATGCTGCCATTAGTGAAGCTGTTGGTTCACATTCTCTGCTTAGCAGATGGGAAGAAAGCGCAGGACAGCGCTATAAGGAAGAACTGGATTCAACCGTTGTCCCAATGTCATATAGCTTAGAGAAAGAAACGCTGGAGAGATTAAAATCTAATCTTGATAGCGCCGATATCACGGGACCTACTTTTAAGGTTATTGATATTGATAAGAATAGCATGGTGGTTGTTTTATATGAGGGTTTTCTTGAGGAAATTAAAAAGCCTGAAGTAAAATACTCTTTGGTAAAGCAGCTTTTGGTGTTATCTTATGTATACTGCAAAGTCGAACAAGTCGCTAAGACACCTTTATTTAGCACTTATGTCGATTTACTCCAGCTATCTACGGCAGGAGCTAGTGCAGTTGCGACAGTAGAATAAAAACTCTCAGCTGAGTATTTTTTAAAAACTATCTTTCTTCTTATTCTCCTTAAGGAAAATATAAAATGCTATTTAACAAAAAGATTAAGGCCGGTGGTCGTCGCTTTGGCCTAGAGGGCATCGTTACCCAACTGCGTGAACAGCTGGCTGGTCGTGCTCCTGACCGCAAGCTCACCAAGATTGCTCTGGCTACCGAATCCGTTAGCGAGTCAGACGTTAACATGCTCAATACTGCTGTGGAAGACCTCAAGGTTATTCTGCAAGGTATTGCCAAGGAAAACGTGGAAGAGTTCGGCGCTACTGAAACCGGTGAAGCTGACGTTTCTGATGCACAGCTCGAAGCTGCTCAAGCTGCTGCTGTGATGGCTGAGGATCCTGAAGCTGTGATGGCTCAGCAATCTGTGGCTGTTCCTGCTAGCAACGAGTACAACGAAGTCGTGGCTGTTGAGTCTATCGTTTCTGACGGCTTTAGCAAGCGTGCTTTCGCTAAGGAAGCTTATGACGAATCCGCTAACCGCAACGCTGCTAGCTACTCGGTTGTTTACAACCTGAAGGCTGCTCGTCAAGATGAATTTGGTGAGGCTCTGTTCCCCACCGTGACCGTAACACCCGACAACGTCGGTTTTGCTGTCTCTATTCGTCTGGTTCAAGTGTATGATGACTTCAAACGTTCCATCACTGGCAACATCGACAAGTACAACATGGTTAACATCGTGCGTGGTTTCGCCGATCCTACCGTGCTGAAAAACGAACTGACCCGTGCTGTGCCTGTGTATCGCACTGAGTCCGCTCAACACTTCTACAGTGAAGTGCCTGCCGCTGCTGTGGTGGTTGAAGACGGTGGTGAGAGTGTAAATACTGCTCCTCTAAAGTTTAACAACAACTTCTCGCTGATTGCTCTGTCGCAAACTGACGCTCTGCTGGCTAACGGTACGATGGATCCTTCTGACTCTATCGATCCGGGTGGTCTGCGTCTGCGTAACGTGTACGCCAAGATTGGTGATAACGTACTTAAGTTCGTCACTAAGGATCTGCCCCTGGCAGTATTCCATGCGGCTCCTCAAGGCGTCCATCGCTTGATGAACCTGAACTTCACCACCGATACCATCATGATCAACAAGGACACCACCCGTTACAACGGTGCTGCTCTGGATGGTGCGCTGGCTGGTGTGGTCTCTGGTGATTATATCGTACGCGTAGCTATCAGCGTGACTGGTAACATTGATGTCCAAAAGGGTGATACTCATCTGATGGCTAGCGGCATCCGTGTGGTTCAAGTGCAAGACGAAGACGGTGTGGTTGTTGACCATACTGTTGCTGGTGCTGCTAAGACCCTGGCTGACGCTATCGAAGGTGGTACTCTGGGTGGTTTTGACCTGATTGCATATCGCGCTAACGCTAACCGTCGTCAGCGTGGTCAGCTGCTGGACATCCAGTACTTCAACCAACTGTACACCGTGCCTTTCCGTTCACCCATTACTGCTCTGAAGCCTGTCAACTCTGACTCTTCTAGCGAAGCTGGTGATCTGGCTGGTCTGATCAGTGCTACCCAAATCCGTACCTCTAACGCTGCTGTGACCCAGCTGCTCGATACTGCGGATACCCTCAAGCGCTTTGTTGATAGTCGTGAAACCACCCGTGGTCCTGCTATCCTGGGCGTGGCTCGTTACCTGGTCAAGGCTGCTTACCTGGAAGACACGGTGGACGCTGTGGCTGATCTGGACTCTCTGACCGCTACCCAACGCGCTCAAGACTTGCAAGCTCTGCTGGTCAACAAAGTGCGTGACATGGCTTTCAGCCTGTGGCGTGATTCCGAGTACCAAGCTATGGCTACTGTGATGAAGGGTGGCGCTGCTGATACGCCTACCGTAATTATCGCTACCGATCCTGTACTGGCTCGCTACCTGCAAATCGATGGTGATCTGCGCACTGCTGGTGCTAAGTTTGAAGTTCGTCTGGTGTCCACTCTGGACAACCGTATGAAGGGCAAGATCGCCGTTACCTTCGGTGACTTTACCAACACCAACGAACCCAATCCTCTGCACTTCGGTAACATGGCGTGGAAGCCTGAGCTGACCCTGAATCTGCCTATCTCTCGTGGTGGTCAGATCTCCAAGGAACTGACTGTTCAGCCTGCGTTCCTGCACATCACCAACCTGCCTATCCTGGGTATGATTGAGGTGAGCAACGTGAGCGAAGTCATTGCTTCTAAGGTCGACGTTAACGTTGGTTAATTGAGCCTTAACAAAGCTTAATGTAAATTAAGTCATACTGCCAGGAGCTTATAGCTCCTGGCAGTTATGTCGCTGTACTGGTTTTCATGAGTTGTCCTAAATTATCTTGGTTATATATTATTCTACTGGAGTCAATCAGAAATGATTGACAAAACAATAAATAATCTCATCTCTTGGAAGGAACTTCATTAATGAATTCTGGAGAAGAAGATGGTTTAGACAGTATTTAATAACAATGATTGTCAAAACCATTTATACAGCATCAGTAATTAAGCCAGCTTCTGGCCACCAACTAAATAAAGCTACAGCAATCGCTACTCGCGGTCCTGCTAGCGAAAGAATTACGTACCATAACTTCATGTCACGTCCTATTACGGTTGTGAGTAGAAATGGTTTCAGACAATCTATACCTCCTACAACACCTCCTGACTTTAGTCAAAACGATTTTGTCATTAGGTATGAGGTAGATATTGATTACGCTATAACGGATGAGTTTCTTCAGTATTTAATCAATGCTGATCGTGGAAACAATGATGAGATCTCTATGGCTAGACAAGACTATTATAAGTCAGTGTCTCGCAGTATAGATGGTCGGACACTGGTTTTTGAGACTCGATATACTCTTGAGGACTTTACAAAGATAAATACATGTCTTTATTGTTCTAAAAGAGATAAAGTTATATCAACTAAAAACATTTATGAAGCCAGTCCTCACCCCTTTGATCCAAACAATGTGGATGAGGTTACGGTTAGCTTTATTGATGATAAAATACAATACGATAGCGAAATTGATTATCTAACAATTATTGATAACGATAACACTATTGGTGATAAATGGGAAGTTGTTCGTGGAAAGATACGCAAGATAAAAGCGCATACTAACTATGAAAAGACTTCAGGTATATATCATCACCATGTCGTTAAAGATCTTGTTCGTAGTGAAAAAGGCTTTAGAGTACAAATAGATCACTATACGTTAGATAAAGCTGTTGAGCTATTTCAGTTGCACAACTCATACGAAGCTGCTCAATTGGTTAACGATAAACATACTCATGAGTCTGATTTAAAGCTCAAGAATATGGAAATCGAGAAAATGAAAGCTGAGTATCAATCTAAAGATCTTATTCATAAAAGCATTGTGGATAGGATGGAATTAGAAAATAAGTTAATTCAAGACGAGTTGGATAAACGTAAAGCGGCTCGTGATGAAGAACTTGAAAACATCAAGCATGAAAATATGAAACTCAAAGATCGTCTAGATCGAGATAAGGCTGTTCGTTCAGACGAAGCTGATGTTAGGAAGATATTCCGAGACGATCAAGCTCAAGAAAGAAAACACGCTCGTGATGAAGAAACTCATAGATCTAAAACGAAATCAGATTTCTGGATGAAAAAATTACCAGATTCATTAATGGATATATGTGGAGCTATTAGTGCTATTGCTCTAATTATTGGCTACATATATAAAGCAAAGAACACTTAACTTTAGGAAACAAAGTGGATATAGCCTTATCTGAGTTAATTAAAGCTGATACACCTCAAATTAATCCCCACATAGCCAATGGACTGGCCACAGTTCATATGGACTATGTAGAGGAATATATTGATACTGTATTTAAAGCTGTATCTAAAGATTTCCCTCCAGAGCTAAAATATGTTGGTTGTAAGAGAGCGACTCCTTTAGAAGAGTACGCTTTTATTACCAGCAAAAAGAATAACCGCAGAACATTTGATATTGCCAGAAGTGATGTTTATCTGATGAATTATCAGTTTACATTCAATGGACAACCTCTACCATCGAGACCTCTTTTCTTGCCATTCGTTAATGACGCAGGATTTATTAATCTTGGTGGATCTAGGTTTGCTATATCGCCTGTTCTTAGCGATAAAGTCATCTCACTAGGCACAAATAATATCTTTATTCGCTTGCTTAGGGATAAGCTCACTTTCGAGCGAGTACCGCATAACGTAGTGATTGATGGCAAAAGAGAATTGGTCTCTGTTGTTTGGTCTTTGATTTATCACAAACCTAACAACGCAGACAAAGCTAAACCTATTGTAAAAGCAAACTGTGCATTGATGCACTATCTCTTTTGCAAATATGGATTTACACATACCTTTAATCATTACGGTAATTGTCATCCTGTTGTAGGCACTGACGATATTACTGTGGAGAACTATCCTCAAAAGGATTGGGTAATTGTGCAATCGAGCACAATTAAGCCTAAAGGAAACCAAGATCTACCTTACCAGCCTACAGATATAAAGCTAGCTATCAGGAAAAATGAATTCACGAGTTTGGTCAAGCATATGTGTGCAGGCTTTTACTACGTGTTAGACCATTTCCCACAGCGCTTTATTCCCAGTTATCTAGACAACACCAATCTATGGAAAGTCTTAATGGGTTATATTGTCTTTGCTGGCAATATTGGTGAGGGTAAACTACTACAAGACATCAGTGAGCACTTTGACAGTCTTGACGAATATATTGATGCTATCATGGTCAATAAACTAAAAGAGATTGGTTATCCTTGTTCAAATATTTACGATTTGTTCAATGTGGTTATCACTAACTTTTCTGATTGGTTATTGAAAGCAAAAGACAATATCAACAGCATGTATGACAAAGAGCTCAGTATTTTGTACTATGTCTTGATGCCTATTACCTCCGCTATTGTTAAGCTACACTTCAAACTCAAGAAAGCTGCTAGTAAAAAGACTTTGAAAGAATCTGATATTCTTTCAAATATGGCAGCTATTTTGACACCAGGTCTAATATTCCAGATCACCAGACAACACAATGGTGTTAGCACTGTGAGCTATTCAGGGGACAATAAGTTCTTTGAAATCACTTCTATGCTAGTGCCGCAAAAGACCAGTGGGAAATCAGGCGCTCAAAACGACAGAGCTGCCATTAATGATCCTGCCAGGCGTTTGCATATCAGTGTGGCTGAGGTAGGTGCTTATCTAGCATTTACTAAGAGCGATCCGTCTGGCAGGAGCCAGATCAATCCTCATATACGACTGGACGCCTCTGGCGGTATTCTAAGAGATCCTGAAAAAGCAGCTTTGCTTGATGAAGTTCAATCTATGATCAAGCGAGACTAACAACAATTACTGAAAAAGGATTTGATTGGATATGTTCCAAAACCAGAACTTAATGATGGGTGGTACACAAATGATGCAGCAGCCCCTGCAACAAGTGTATAATGATTGGCCTACAAACCAATTGATCATCCATCCTCAAAACTTTAGCTTTAATGCTCAGAACATACCTGTGCCTAACTTTCCGGTATGGATGCCTGAGGTACAGAACGCTATTCCCACAATTGCAGCAGCAGTAGCTAATGAAATCTGTAGGACAGCTACTCAAAACACCATTAGAGTTTATACCTACAACCAGCTATCGGCTAACAACTTCAACAATCCAGACTTTGCACAAACAGTTCAGTTGGCTGTAGACTTGGTCAGTTTAGCTACCAAAAAACGTGGTGGGTTTGCAGCATTTAACAAAGATGCTGCAGATTGCGTCAAAGACGCTATTGTGATTAAAGGAAGCATGAACGTTGCCAATAGTCAAGCGCTAGCAAGTACAGTGCCTCCACCCACAATGCGTGATGTCAATAACACATTGCTAATGTTTAAAAATGACGCTGCTCAAATCGAACAGCTCAGAAACGCAGCAATGAATCAACCACAAGCGCAGGTCAGAGGAAACTTTAACAATCCTTTGGGTAATCCTACTATGATGCAAAACCAAAATAACGGTTTTGTACCACAGCAGTTTAACCAGCCTGTACAGCAACAACAGCCTCAATATTGGCAACCACAACAAAACCAATTCCAACCCACTCAGTTTGGAAATCAAACACAAAACAATAACCCATCAGGCTATAGACCAGTTTCACCTGTTAGTCCTAACAGCATGAATGTGGTTGCTAGAGACTTTTTCTACCAAGAATTTGTTCCTATTCAACCTGCAAATCAGTTTGCAGCACCTAGCAATCAAAATCAAAACGCCTATACACCTGTTACCAACTTTGAGCCAGTACCAGAACCTGTAGCTGCTGTGCCAGCTCCACAACCTGTTCAAGTAACCCGAACAATTCCTCCTGCTCCGCCTCCCATGAATTGGAAAGCAGGAATTATTGAATCGTTGGATAGCACTCCTGAGCCAGGTAAGGCTCAACACCAAGCATTTAAAATGCCTGAGATTCATCAACCGACTCAACAGTCTAATGATGAATTGAGTGCTGCGCTTGAGCAAGCTACAGCCGAGCTGCAAAGCCCTGTATTGGATTTTGCTCAACCAGGCATTCCAGTCAAAGTCATTGAAACCAATGAAGAGCTGCAATGGTGGCCATCAGAGCTTCAGCCATTTCCTATCTATTGGGAAAGTCTGAAAGAGAAAATCATTTTGAAGAAAGTATCCTACAAAGGAAAAATCTTTGTTGTTCAACAAAAGACTAACTTAACAGAGGAAGAAATGGACGAAATGAGGCATGCGATTGGTCCGAAGACCATTATGGACAAGGCAGTACTGGATCAACAGCGTGAACGTCTAATCGAAGTAGTGGGTCTGGAAGAAGGCCGTACTGCTCGAACTGGTCCTAAGGTAGAAATGATTGATGGTGCAACTACTATTACACACTCAGCCAATCCTACTACCCAAGATGAATTAGAAGGCTTTATGGAATCTAAAGGGCAAGTAATGCCTAAAGATCCAACAATGTCTGCTTTCCCATCAGTATTGAAACTAGCTGGTTTGGATAAAGATCCTACCCAGTCACTGGATGCTGATGGAGATCCTGCTTGGTTTGATGCAGGATTTTTGGCTGATTCCATTTACAGCACCAAAGTGCGACACCTGACCATGGCCAACAGCCATAAACGCATTCGCAGGGAATACCATATTGTTCCCAAGGTGTTTGTCTCCAGAAAACCTCTGGTTGATATCTACAGTGAATGGACTGAAAAGAAAGAATTCTCTTTCCTGGCAGATAAACTGCGTAAAACCGTCACTGGCGATAAGCTCGCTACCACAGATTTTGTGGAGTTTGCTGCTGAATTCGATAGGTACCTGACCAGTATCATCAATGAATTCATGTCATCCACACTGCATGTAGCGACAACGATCGACAGCTTCTGTGAAGATATCGATACTCTGATGAATGGTTACCTCAGGGAAAAGTACGGACCCTTCATCCACGATGCTTTGGTTGGATACCAGCAAGAGTTTTATGATCGATACCTCACCAGGATCGAAGATGAGGAGATGCTCAAAACCATTACGGAAATGCATGTAAAAGTCGATGATGTTGAAATGAATATCGACACCAGAGACACTCATGTGTTGGTTCTGGAAAACAATTACACCATTAGCTCTGTGCGCGTTCATTCTAGCGAACTAAAACTCGTAGATACCAAAAGCGGTGATACGACACCTACTCCAATTGGTGATGATCGTCCTGAGCTCAAAGCTTTTTGTGAAAAACTCTTTGAGAGCAAGATCATTGGTGAATTTAGCTGGACCAAACATTTGTTGATCACCAGCGATGGCCAGGTCTATTCTGTGGAAAAGCCTTCGGTTGGGTACATCAAGTACATGATCCGAAAGCTCAACCCTATGTGGCTCATGCCGTAATATAGCAACATAGCTCCTAGTGACCTCATCAGGTCACTAGGAGTACTATGTCTTTTTTTTTTTTGTTTTAACTAGCTTTTAACTAGTTCCCTCAGGTTCTAACTTCTTAGCTTCTTCTTGTTCTTCAGGCTCTACTTCTTCTTTTTCTACTTCTTCAGCATCAAGCTCTGTAGCTTCTACAACAGCAGGTGTTAAAGTGCATTCAGCTGTGATCAAAGCTTCTACATCCATATCGCCCTTGAATTTAAACTTGACTTCTGGTGGAGGTTCCTCTTTACCTTGCATTTCACCAGTATTGTCCGCTACCCATTCAGCAGCAATCTTAAACTTAATCTTGTCAACTTTGTATTCAAACTTAGGTGTTTGAAAGTAAACCTTGGCTTCTTCTTCTGTACCTGTACCCATACGGAATTCTTTATCCGTATAGATAGTCCAGTTATCATTCTTGGTTTCTTGCTCTTTGGTTTCTGTATTGATAGACTCTTTAGCTTCTAAAGTGTATTTATCACACTTTTCATTATAGCGCTCAGTTTTGACATCAATAGAAGTCTTTGCATTCAGACAATATTTATCGGTAGTCATATTGATTTCATCATGAGAGAATATATTAATAACTCTCTTGTTCATCTCAATATAAGTATCGTCTTTATTGTGTAGCTTAATGAATCTCTCAGCTGAATCTAAAAAGATATAGTTGTGGTCATCGTCTTGAATAACGATTCTACCGTCTTTGGTATTGATTTGAATATCGTAGACAAAAGGCTCTTCATCTGATTTAGAAGTGTGTAGATGGACTACCTTTTTATGAGTAGATACTTCAAACCAGTAAGTAGATTCAGGAGTATCTTCTACGTTTTCTTCTCTGTTATCAGAAAAAGACCAAATAGCGGTTTCTAATCGACGGATATGTTTATACTGCATCATATCGCACCACCAATACTCATCTACATCACCAAACTTGTAAATGAGTACTTGCTCACCACGCCTGACATCAGGTGGTGTAATACGATTGGTTTGAGTTAAAGGCAGCCACTTGGCTCTAATAGTGGCAGTAGTATCTATCTTAACTTCAAATTGATTTCCCATAATACCTTTACCAGAAGCTTTATATTCTTCTGTGTGGTCTAGGATTTCACCATCAATGAAGTTAAAGTATTCAATAGGTAAGATCTCTACGAAGTGTTCTGAGAGTTCTTTATTGGTAGCAACAACACCAATTGAGAAGAACCTCAGTTGTGATACAGTATTGAAAGCGTCAAATAGTTTTTCCACAGTCTTTAGCTTTGTAAAAAAGATTAATCTAGTATATTGTACTGATACAGATAATTTAATAACAGTATAAATTAATATTTACAATGAGATTAATATCTATTGAACTTATCGGCTACGAGAGAATATCTCTTAGCGCAAACTATATTAAGATAACACCTACTGCTGATTTACAACTGATACTAGGCACTAATGGTAGCGGCAAAAGCAGCTTATTGGACGAAATAACGCCACTGCCTTCTGATAGTAAAAACTATACCAAAGGCGGTAGCAGTATTAAAATATGGCAGCATAAAGGTAGCACCTATATTCTTAAAAGTGTCTTTGATAAGAAACAAGAACATTATTTTGAAAAAGACGGTATTGAATTAAATCCTGGTAGAACTGTTACTGTTCAAAGAGAATTGGTTAAACAAGAATTTTGTATCACACCTGAAATACATGAGCTTATTATGGGTAGAGATAAGTTTACCCAAATGGCTCCTAGCAGGCGTAGGTATTGGTTTACTCAATTGTCTTCTGTCAGTTATGAATACGCTATTGAAGTTTACAATAGAGTCAGAGAAAAATTAAGAGATACCTCTGGTGCTCTTAAGATCATGAAAAATAGATTAGTCGCTGAAAGCTCTAAATCTATTTTGCCTGAGCAAGTACAGCAATTAAAAAATGAAGTCAGTGAATTACATGACTTTTTATCTCATATTGCTGAATATAGAAAACCTATTGAAAAACCAATTGAATTAGCTAATAGTGAGATTATTGAATTAAATAATAGAACTATTTATATTAGCAATCAATTAATCTCTCGTATTAATAAAGTTAAACAATATAATGAATTTGGTCAATTAGGTAACGTAGATGCGTTAATTAATCATTTAAATAGTGAATTAACTGTTAATAAGTTATTGATTGAAAAACTCCATGAGAGAATTAAGAAGGTATCTGATAATATTGATATCTTGGTTAAAACAGGAAATCAAGGTATTGAAGACTTAGAAAATAAAGTATCTAGTCTAAAGAAAGACCAGGTATCTCTATTAATGAGTAAGAAGATACTAGAGGATACCCACAGGAGTCCCTTAGAGGCCATTAGAGCCATTGAAATTGTGAAGCCTACGCTAGATAGTATCTTTGCTGAAATCCCCTCTAATGGCGATTTAAGGTATTCTAATAACAATAGAAATATTCTTATTGATAAGATAGGTAAAGCTAAAGATAAAGCTGATAGACTAAGAGCCGATATATCTAAATACAATCAAAGAAAAGAACATCTTGAGGAACACAGAGATAAATCCAATATGGTTTGTCCTCATTGCTCCAAGAATATCAATTTTGTCTTTTCTATTGCTGAATATGAAACTGTTAATAATCTAATTATTAAATATTCAGATGAATTAAGTAATCTAATTAAACATATTGAACAATTAGAAATTCAATTAAAAGAAATTAATGATTATATTGAAATCTATAATAGGTATCGCACTATTAAGAATTCATATCCTGTATTAAATCTATTATGGGAATTAATTGATAATAAAATTATTGATAATCCCATTAAATGTATTCAGTTGATGAATTTGTTTCATGGTGATTTATTAGCTGATAATAGATATATTGAGATAGATAGCGAAATCAACGATATCAATAAGTTAATCTCAGCTAAGAGACTAATTGGTGATCAAGATGCTAATAAACTCAAAGATGAAAGAGATCAAATAGAGCACGAAATCTTTGATAAACAAATATTGATAGAGAAAACTAAGTCAGAGCTAAATAAGCTTACTGAGTACAAGAAAGACTTAGAAACTATAGACAAGTTAGAAAAAGAACTCGGTGAGCTATCTAAGGATCTACAAGTAACTGTAGATGACAAGGTAGAGACCATGAGAAGACAAGTCGTGATTGAAGGTATTCGTTATGTTCAATCTATATTGTCTAGAAAAGAAAGTATTTTGATTGATCTTAATAATCAAGAGAATATTATCAGAGACTTACAAAACTCTATTAAAGCTTTAGAAGAAGACGAATATTGTCTAAAGACTGTTGTGGGTGAATTATCTCCTACAGATGGTTTAATAGCTGAGGGATTGTTTGGGTTTATTAAACTCTTTGTATCTCAAATGAATTCTTTTATTTCTAAGGTATGGACCTATGAAATGAAGATATTAAGCTGTGAATTAGCTGAGGATTCTAAAGTAGAACTAGATTATAAATTCCCTATTCGTATTGAAGGAAAAGAAAAACCTGTTGCCGATATTGGTTTAGGCAGTACTTCAATGATAGAGATTATTGATTTGGCTTTTAAGATAGTAGCTATTAAGCATTTAGGTCTAAACGACATTCCTTTATTCTTAGACGAATTTGGTGTAGGATTTGATAAAACACATAGAACAGCTGTGTATGGTGTCTTTGATTACTTGATGAATCAGATTCAGTTTAATCAAGTCTTTATTGTTAATCATTATAGTGATTTATATGGATCATTTAAAAACGCTGAGATATGCGTATTACATGACGCTAACGTAGAAATACCTAAAGGTAGCGTTTATAACAAGCATGTGGTGATACAGTGACATAGGTCTAGATGCTAGGGAACTCCCTAGCATCTAGACTGTATGTCGTTTATATATTATTAATATTCAGGTTCTGGTAGCTCAACCGGAAGCATGCATGAGAAATCGTCATCCTTCCACAACACCCTTCTTACCTTTGTAATAGAATCAAATTCTGCTACTGTTACAGATTTTGTTCCAAAGTATCTAGTAAAGATTTCTTTATCTCTTTGGTTTTCTTGTGCTTTAAATACATCTAGATTAGCTTTTACGTCACTGTAGAGTATTTCTAAATCTACATTTTCGTATTGTCTAGAGATTTCAGTAGCATTAATTGAATTAATATATTCTTGGAAAGTTTCACCATTTGATTTAGTGAGCTGAGAATCATCTTTCCATACATCGATAAGAAACACAAACGGATCTGTGGTAGTAGTATCTTTTTCAAAGAAATAAACCGTAGTTAAATGATCTTCTTGCTGAGCTTCAAAATACGGTACGATATCACATATTCCTGATGTGTTGTTTCTACGCAGCGTAATGCTACCAGAAGCCACACCGTCAATAAATACAGGTACTGATTTTTCAGTATATGTAATATTTGGATTCTTATATATAGGATAATCTATATCACTGTAGAATTCACCAGTATTAATTGGTTCATATCCACGAAAATACATACGAATATTGTCGGAATTAGGTAGACTATTTATGTTAAAAGTGAATGGTAGCTCAATGGCATATTTGCCTATGCGCTCAACTTCACTGGCAGACACTATTGTTCCTGAAGGAATATTTATCTCAAAGTTTGGTATAACAAAATATTCCTCATAATCACCAATATACCCCTCAGCTGTAATAGTGTAACTTCCATCTATACGAAAGCTACCGTCCTCAACATAGTCATCAACATAGTCATCACCTATTAAATTCTCAATCAATATTTTACCTGAAATATTACCAGATTCATCAGCTATATGGTTATCAAACTTAGCATTAATTGACACATAAGTATTATCGCCGTATGGGCTACTTTGTCCTTCTTCTGTTGTTAGATAGAACTTATAATTTTCATCAGTAGGATCTACCTTCCTATCATCGTATTCAGTTATTTGTAAAACAACTGCTGCATTAGCATCGTAATAATCGTACCCTGTTGCGTCTTCATGAGGTATTTGAGTAAATATAGTTTGCCTGCCAGAAACGTTAGTCTTACCTCTTATAAATTTAGTTGTTCTACCAGGAACTACTAATACTGCTAAATATTCAGTATATGGTTTGGTATTAATACGGAAATAAACAGCGTCTCCAGGATAAACGGATTCGCCTTTATCTAAAGACACCCATGCCCAATCCTGATATCTTTCGACTTCACATTCAATATCAATTATTTTTAAACCAGGTCCGCTGCTATATAGTGCGCAATCGGTATTTGGTGCTATTTCTTGCTTGAATTGACCGGTTCCATCTTCATAACCGTAAGTACCTACCATTGAGTAGGTATTAAAGTTTGGATCTATAGCTGTAAAGCTACCTTCCCAATCACCGTACTCATCCCAATAGTTGGGATCGTATTGAGTATTAGCAAACTGAGATACCTTAACCATTACTGGTAAAGGAGGTGGAGGTTCTGGTTCTGGTTCTGGCTCTGGTTCGGGCTCCGGTATGTCAGGACATGGGCACGGTGGAGGCAAGCACTTGTCTTCAGATTGAGCAGTGTAGATAATTTGTACATGGTCTCTGTCGTCATTACGCGGATCTTCAGCGGCTGCTCCTTCACCAACCATATAGGTTTTAAAGAAGAGCATTAAACCATCCATCGTTAAATATTTCCTACAGGACTGTAGTGCGAGAATTTCCTCTCTACTTACTACAGGTAAGTTTTCCATCTTATCTAACCCCACTTGAGTCTTATCGGTATTGTGAGGATTATCAACATTTATTAAGTGCTCACCAATCTTGGCGGATAACTCTTCCAGATCTTCTTCTTTAATAATCTTATTCCACTGAAAATCATGCTCAGGATTTCCATTAGGATGATAAGCAAATAAAATCCTCTTACCAAATCTTTCTGAGAATAAAAACAAACCACCTCGATCGGTATTGTTATTATTGATCCTCAAAACCGTATATTCATCATAAATAGTAGATTCAGGCGGATATACTCTACCGTCATAAGCAATATTTTCTTCAGTATATTGCTCTTTAGATTTTAGAATAAAAATAGATCCATTAACGGTATTTAGTAGATCTGATAATCCTGGATTGATAGCTATGCCTCTGTTTCTACCAATATTGGTAGTACTCAACAATACAAATCGATCGTAGATGACTTGCTTAAAAGTATTTAGAGTATTTAAAGCCATATATTTGTTGGCTTCAAAATCAGTAATTCTGGTAGCACTCTCAGCAGCTGATCGAGCTTCTGTATTGTTAGCTAATGTAAGGTTTTGTACATTACTTAAACCAATAAACGCTTTATTGATATCAGCTTTGAAATTACCAAAAGCTTCCTCAATATAAACATCTAAAGCTAATCTGGTTTGAACTTCAATACTGTCTAAAGTATTATTCAAAGACATCCTTACTCTATCGTAGTAAGGAGAGTCACTCCAGATAATAGTATTTCTTACTTTCTCGATATTATAGCAAAGATGATGAAAATCAAACGTATCTACTTTTTGGGTATCAATAGATTCGGTTTCATCTTTAACCATATCGTTATACCAAGAATATGATGGATCATCATCCTTTAAGGTATTGAGATAATGCTGTAATTCCGTGCTGGTAATTTCATAAGCACCACCTACACATTGGTAAGTAATACTTAGATTTTGATGAATAATAGAATTATGGATTAAAATGATGCCACAAACTTTCTTACCAGAAGCACTAGACAAGGTAGGTAAAGGTTGCAGTAATTTGTAATCAATCAGATGTCTTAAGACATACCCAGTATCCGTATGGGTAATAACCAAAGAATCTACATAAAAAGCACCATGCTTTAATGCTAGAGCTCTGTTTCTTTGACGAACCAGGCTATGCGCCTCGTCCACCACCAGATTGTCTGGATTTTCTCCAGTTAAATCTAATTGGTATTGATTTGGGTTGTTATCGGCCATTGGAAATAAGTCCTAATTATTTATTTCACTCATTTAATTTGAAGCAACATACACTCCAGGTAGGGATTACCCTACCTGGAGCTATGCTGTGTTTTTATTTATGAAACCCCACCACCAGCTTGTTCAAAAGTCCAGATTTGTCTTCTTACCTTTGTAATAGAAGCAAACTGTGTGGAAGATACTTCTAATGTTCCATGTGCTGTATTTAGAACACCGTGTTGTCTATGTTGTTTCCAAATATAAAGAAAGAAACCATTATCTACACCAGGGAATATATCCTCACCTGTCAACACCTTGTTTAGCACATCTGTTGAAGTCATTGCGTTTACACTACTTATAGTAACACCGAGGTTTTTTGCAAAAGCTAGTATAGAATAAACACTAGGTGTATCATCTATAAGGGTTATGTAATCTGAGTTATTATCTTCAGCAAAATAAACATAACTCGAATGAACGGCATTATCTTCACTGATATCGGGTCTAGTAATATCAGTTATTGATAGTCTTTTCTTAGTAGTGTTGTATACTAGCTTCACATTACCTATTGTAATACCATTACCGTCAGTCAAAGGCACTGTCTTTGATTGATAAATATCGCTATCAAAAGAGAACCTAAATTTATTACTATAGCCTCTACTTAGTAAGTCGTCGTGTGTGTAACCCTCACCAGTTTCAGAAAGAGTAACAGTAAGTTCGTAATCCACTTCGATACTATAGCCTACAGCTGACTTAGGAATAGCTAAATCGATCCATTCTAATGTTTGGGCATACGAGTAATTATAATAAAACTCAATAAGACCTGAACTAACAGATTCAATATCGATACCGTCGCTATGAGCTACTATGTTACTAGGATTTATAATTAACTCATTGGAGTCATCAGCGTTTAACACACTGTAATCTAGGTTTAAACTATGATATACATCATTTCCTAAATTATAGAGATGAAGTCTTACTCTTATACTGTCTCCGTAATCACTGTGATTAAACGGACTTACAATATCGTTTATTACAAAAGGAATAATAGTTCTTCCCGTAGAAGCATGATCATATTCTAACCAATCTATATTAAAAATATAGTTATCGTCGGGACCACCACCACCATAATAACCTTCAATAAATAGTTCATCATTAATAATGGTGTATCTATCATAATCACAAGTATTTTCTACAAAGTTATAATTTTGTTCATCGTCGGCAAGGAGCTGTGGATTATGTCCAATATAGAGTTTGAAGTTATTTGCAAACTCATAATCGTCATAATAAGACGTAAAAGGAATTCTATTACCACCAGTATGTGTTCTAATAAAACCGTCACCAATAACGTTCTTGACTCTTAATTGATAAGTGTTGGAAGAGCTATCAGTTCTGTCTATTGGCCAAAATGCAAAACCTTGAATAGGAGGCGATACTTCTTCACCAATATAACTACCGTAATGAAAATTGGTATTTGAATGTAGGTCAACGTTTTCAAAACCACAGTGTGATGACCAATAAGTAATGTCGGCTTCTACCGTATGATCTTCTTCACCTTCATATCCGTATCCGCCTATAAGTTTGATATTTTCATTAGAAGGATTGGATGAATTGTCCAAAGGTGAACACCATTGCGTCTTTTTAACCATTGGTGTTACTTGAACAGGAGGTGGTGGTTCCGGCTCAGGACTAGGCGCTGGTGGCGGAGGTTCAGGAGTATCGCAGCAAGGCGGACACTCTTCTAGTACACCTGTACCACACTTATAAATATCTAGTTGCTCTATCGGATTAATTTCGCCGCTACGATCTTCATCATCGCCTTCATTCTTACCAATAAAGAAAGTCTTTACAAATAACAAGAATAAGTCAAAAGTAATATACTTTCTAGCATTGTCTAAACAGAGTATTTCTTGTACACTGATAATAGGTAGATTCTCTACCAACCCTAATCCTATTTGACTCTTTGTAGTATCATGACCATTATCAACATCATTAATGTGAGTTAATAGTCTATTTTCTATATCCTCAAACTGAGGATACATAGCTATTCTTAAATGTGTAAAATGTACTTCAGGCTCACCTGAGCTGTGTTTTACAATGTAGAACTTTTTACCAGTTCTTTCAATTAAGAAATAAATACCGCCTCTATTGTTTTTATTACCACTGATTTTGGTAATCACAAATTGTTCAGAACTACCTGCATCTGTTGGATAAATACTTAAATTAATACCAGCAGAGCCATTTGATGCTTGAGCTTTAGATACCAATGTTCTAATAGCGCCTGTTCTTAAATTAAGAATAGAATCAGCATCAGGAGATACGTTGGTTGTATTGGTCAAACCAATATGGGTAGTCTCTGAAAGTATAAAAGTATTGTACAGTACATTCTTAAATGCAATTAATGAATTCAGTGCAATATATTTAGCTACTGGAAAGTTTTTGGTAATAGAATCAGATCTAGCGATAATTCTACCGTCTTCTTCAGTAGCTATTCCATAATTGCTTAAATTATCTAATCCAAAGAAAGCTGTATTGATTTGTCTTTTGAACGCTATCAATTGTGGACCAAAAAAAGCGTCCATCTTATATTTATTCTTTTGATTGATTTCATCAATAATTGAATTAATATAAAGAATTAAGTTTTTATAGGCTGGTAAGTCTGTATATGAAATAGCGTTTTGTATTTTATCTAACTTATGACAGATCTCCTCAAACCCACTAGGTGTACCAATGGGGTGAAAGTGAGGAGTGGGAAACCATTCTTTAGGTTTCCCATCTATCTCATACCAGCTAAAATCTAATCCATCGTCAGGTATCTTATCTAGTAGATCAAATAATGTTTGAGCAGTTTGCTCCCACTCACCACCTACACATTGATAAGACACCTGGATGTTTTTACTGACTTGACGGTTGATAACCAATAAAGCACCAAACACATCTTTACCAGTTCTTAAAGACATGATTTGATTGAGCTCAATAGGAACATAATCTATTCCTCTGACCAATATTCTCAAATCAGCCATATCGACCATAACTACGTTGTCAGCATAAAAAGGACCAGCCTTTGTAACAACTGCTCTATTTCTTCTATCACTGAGTACGTGTTTTTCATCACCTACAAAGTTATCAGGATTAGACCCTGTAAGATCTAATCCATATCTGAATAATGGTTGCATAGATTAAACCTTATTTTGCGGATACTGAACCAACATTGCTGCGGCATTCTCGATGTTGAATAATTATTGTATTTGATGTTGTTCCACCACCAGTAACAGAACCTTGCCAATTACCGATTGGTAAACCTGCTGTCTGGAATCCTCCAAGACCAAAAGACATACACTCACCACTAGGATCACCAGCAATAACAGAACCGGACCCATTGCCGTTTCCACCAATACCAATAGTTGTTTTGCTTTTGAGTACTTTATGAGAACCATTTAGATACTTATAACTAAACTCTACTTCAAAATTACCTGGAGCAGCACCACTGACGTTAATAGTAATAATAGACGGCGTTCCAGGGTAAACTACTGATTTACTGGCCGATATACTAATAGTAGGGTGATACACCGGTGGAGGTGGAGGCGGAGGAGGCGGAGGTGGTGGTTCAGGAGATGGAGGAGGTGGAGGAGGCGGAGGTGGAGGAGGCGGAGGAGGCGGAGGTGGAGGAGGCGGAGGCGGAGGTGGAGGAATAGATGCCTCCTCAGGTTTATACACCACCGTATTATGTATCGATGTTTTATTACCTTTGAAGGTAAATATCGATTGAATAACACCTTCTTGTACACCTACTGCTAAATTACCCATAAAAGAACCGTACGCATCTAGCGTGTATTGTCTTGTTACAGGCGTATTAGCTCCTAGTTGTGTCCTCATTGTAAATGTAGATCTAGGCTCACCATTATTGACTGCCCAACCTACATTAGCTCCAATAGGGAAATTCCCATCCAAACCCGATACCGTCGGAGAATAAACAACTTCTGTTGACTTACCTGCTGGTGAATACACCACAACAGCATTGTCAATAATAAACTTATTCCTACTCTCAGGTGTTGTAGGAGAATCTGGTCCATTTTGCAAGAAATGTACTCTAGCAAAATAAAGCAATGTATCAAAAGTAATATAACTTCTGACACTCATAGGACCATCTAGTTCAGCTTGAGTAACGACAGGTAAATTTTCTACCTTATCTAACCCAACTTGACTTTTAATCAACTCGTGAGGATTACCTCTGTCGTTAATATGGGCTTGTAGCGTAGCTGATATTTGAGCTATCTTGGTGTTGGTTGTAAACTTCTTCCAGATTAAATCAATACCTGCTATCTCTTCAGTTAAAGTACCCCAATAGGTATCTAGTGTATTTTGATCAATTAAGAAAACATCACTGTCGTTGCTATCAATACTGTTAGATAGCTTCATCACCACAGTTTCATTACTGAAAGAAAATCCATCAGGATAATAATTATTGCTAAAAACAGTTTCTGTATCAACAGCTTGGTTTCTGCTGATAGTATTGTATCTAGATAAATTACCTGATCTCAGTATTTCACGATCACTAGGTATACCGTATTTACCTACAGCTAAATCAATACCTGTTAAATCTCGTCTAATGAGATTTTGATAAATAGCTTTCTTAAATCCAATCAGAGTTTCAATAAGAATATATTTATTCTCTACAGTCTGATTGGCTGTAAAAGATGGAGAGCCTAATTCTAAACCTTCTTTTTCTAAAGCATATTTTAGGTTAGCTATTTTATCTAAACCAATATATTCTTTTGTAAATATAGATTTAAAATCTTCTAATTTATCAGGCATGTTAGCATCTAAGTATGCTTCCATGTCTATTTGTATTTGAATTAAAGAAGTATCAATAAAAGCTAGTAGTTCTCTAAACGTTGTATAAGAGCCTACTCGAATAGCATTTTCAACTCTATTTAATCCAGATACAATATATTCTAATCCATAGATTTCATCTGCATCATGCAAATGATGAGCAACAGGAGAAAACTCTTTGGGTTTATCCCTGATCTCATCCCAAGGCACAGGTGTAAAAGGTGGTACTTTATCAATATAAGCTTCAATCAAATTGCTGGAGCTATATGTATCAGATCCACCTAATACTTGATAAGTTAAAGAGATAGGTAGTTTATCTAAATTTGTAATAAGAATAATAGCTGTACAAATTTCTTTACCTACCATCAAAGAAGCTTCTTGATTAAATTCAATTGGAATATAATCAACATTTCTCTCTAAGATATCGCCGTCAACATTCTTTACGATAAGAGATTCTGTAAAAAAGTTTTTAAATTCAGGTATAACAATGCCAGTAGATAAGTCGACATTGTCGTGAATTTCATCTTCAATTAAATTATCTGGATCAACACCAGTTCTATCTAATTGAAATTTTTGAACAATGGTAGCCACAATAAAAACCTCGCTTCATAAGGCGAATTTGTCAAACAAGACTCATGATATTTGTCGAGCAACATAGCTCCAGGTAGGGTAATCCCTACCTGGAGCGTATGACTTTAAGTAATGAAATTAAACAATTTCTTTAGTCTATTTCATATCTGACAATAATGACGCCTGAGCCACCAGAACCACCAGTGCCCCAGTTATCATCGGTGGAGCCTGCAGCTCCACCACCGCCACCAGTATTAGGCGTACCAGCAGTACCATTAAAGGCTCCACCAGCACCACCGCCACCAGCACCACCGGCTCCACGGGTAGATCCAGCAATACCAGAACCACCGCCGCCACCAGCGTATCTGACTTCAGTGCCAGTAATTGAACTTATTCTACCAATACCACCATTGCCGGCAGTACCGTTAGTTGATCCATCTAGTAGAGATTGACCACCGGCTCCACCGGCTCCACCTCCACCGCCACCAGAGCTGGCCATACCAGGGTTACTACCACCAGCATTACCTTGTCTGCTAACGCCTGATCCTCCTGGAGCAACAGATTGTGCGCCCTGATCGCTGCGCTGTCCACCAGCGCCACCACCAGATCCGCCGTTACCACCTGCCCCACCATTGTAATCTCCACCTCGACCACCACCATAAGCGACGATATCGAAGATAGAACTGTTACCACCGTTAGAAGAAGCTCTAGTGCCTTGAACACTACCAAGTCCACCATTGCCTACAGTAGCAGGATAGGCTGTAGCTGTTGGTCTGAACTGACCTTCGAGCATACCACCAGCACCACCGCCACCTCCACGGCCTCCGCCACCACCACCACCTGCAATAATCAGGTAGTCGATCATTTGATCAGATGAGCCAGCGTTTGTAACCGTAAAGTTATCACTAACGTTGAAAGTATGTACTTTATATTTCTTACCGCCTACGGTAATAGTAGTTTCACTACCACCAGCAGCTTGAATTCTTGTAGAGGATGTTACTTGGGTATAGATCTTGTAGCGAATGATAACAATACCAGATCCACCAGCACCTGCAACAGTACCAGATCCACCAGTAGCACCACCGCCACCACCAGTATTGGGTGTACCTGGTGATCCAGAAATGCCAGATTCAGAGCCGCCATTACCGCCGCCACCTAAACCACCAGCACCACCAGATCCACCAGCGGCTCCTGCACCACCACCACCGCCAGCATAGTAAATACTATCACCAGTAATGGCTGAGATGATACCAACACCGCCTGCCCCACCTTCTCTAGAGTCGCCCGGAACATTACCACCAGGACCACCCATACCACCGCCACCAGCTGAAGCTGTGCGTCCAGTAGAGCTAGCTCCTCTATTACCACCTCTTTGTCCATCAGTGCCTGGACCACCAGACCTGGCAGGTACGTTTGTTGTAGGCTTCGGATAAATACCGCCTGCACCACCACCGCATCCACCAGCTGCACCATCAGATAAGACAGCGCCTCCAGCGCCACCACCATAAGCTATATCAGAGATATTAGAAATTTGAGAATTACCACCGGATTGTCCAGGCGCACCGCCTGATCCAACAGTAACTGCATAAGTACCTTGTGTAACGGTTGCAGAACCTACTTTAGCGCCTCCAGCGCCTCCGCCGCCACCTGTACCAGTAGCGCCGCCGCCACCACCTGCTACAACCAAGTATTCAATTTGATCTCTAGAGCAGCTTTTGGTAACTGTAAATGATCCAGAAGCTCTGAAAATATGTACGCGGTACTTTTGACCACTTATTGTAATTTCTTTGGTTTCACCACCTGTGGCTTCAATACAAGTTTGGTCAGTAGATTCTTCTACGCAATTGCGATAGCGTACAATGACAATACCTGAACCACCTTTAGCGCCAGGTCTTTCACCACCGTTACCACCACCACCGCCAGAACCTGTATTGACTTTGCCTTCAGTAGGATAAGCGCCTTTATAGTTAGCACCATTGCCACCTACGCCAGAGCCACCAATACCTACGTTACCCGCAGGAGTAGCTACACCACCATAATTGGTATTGGTTGAAGATGCATTACAGCCCGCACCACCACCACCAGCACCATAATAGGCATTAGAGCCAGAGATATCAGATAGTTTACCGGCACCACCGTTACCGCCATGAATAGGTGCGGGTTGTCCGTTGCGTTGAGCGTCTTGGCCAGGGCCTCCAGCGCCACCACCGCCACCGCCTCCTCCGGTAACATACTTACTAGGAATAGCGACGTCTCCGCCTTTATTGCCTAAACCACTGGAGCTAACAGCGCCTGTTCTGGTTTGATTATGTCCAGGCTGGCCTGCACCACCACCAGAGCCGCCAGGCATGGCAGGAATATAGTTACCATTATAAGCACCACCTCGTCCACCACCTTGAGCAGTAATATTCATAAATGAAGAATTACCACCATTACCAGGATGAACACCGCCGGCACCTACGACTACAGAGTATGATTGAGCAGATACAGTAGCTGTACCAATAATAACGTCACCACCTCCGCCGCCGCCGTTAGCGCCAGCACCGGTGCCTTGTGAGTTAGAACCTGGACAAGTGCCGCCAGGACCACCACCTGCTACAATTAGATAATCTATTACACCGCCTAGCGTACCTACATCAGTCACAGTAAATGTACCTGAGTCTCGGAACGTATGGATCTTATAGCAGTTAATAGTCGTAATCGTACCGCCTGTTGCTGAAATGGGTTTATTGCCTACTGGAGGTGTATAACCACATGTCGGTGAATTGGCTGTAATAATACGCTCATAATTACCACCAACACCATCAGCATAAATACCATAAAGGTCATAACCCTTACAATATCTAGACAGCTCAGTATCTCTAGGTGGATAAGTAATAGCTGCAATAAATCTGAACTCTCTAACATCAGACCATTCAGACAGCGTATCATCAGATCTTACCCAACGGCAGCGAACATAATAGTAAGTATTATTGATGAAGACATCAGGATCGTTGACCTTCCATTGCGTTAAAGTAAAGCCGGAGCCTTTACCTGCTGCTGTACTATCAACAATTGATCCACTCTCAAATAGATCATCTGTAGCTACTTCCCAAATAGTATCTGAGTGTGTAACGCTAGAACTTACGCTAGGTTCAGCATAAACCAATACAATGGAAGCACCTGTAGGACAATCATAAACAACATTGGTTGAAAAACTAGTGTTTAGAACAACACTATCTGTTCTAACTTGTGGAGATGTTTGGTTATCAGGAGAGCCAGGATAAACCAAAGTATTGCCCAGTATCGTAATAGATGCTGATGCACCTGCTGCCGTTGTGCCTGTATTTGGTGTAAACTCAGACACTACACGAATAGTAACAGTTTCACCACCTAAAACATACTTGTATTCAAATAGTCTATAGTTAGCATTAGAGCTAGCTGGTACAATAGACAATTCGTAGCTGCCAGCAATAGCTGCTGTAGGTACTGTGGTAACAGCATTGGCTATTGATAAAGATTGTCCTGTTACATTAGAATCTAACCCAACAACAGAACCATCAGTATCTTCAATGAGTGCTGTTGTTCCAGTGGATGGGTTAGTAATCTTAGAGCTATAGTAGCGCTTAATTGCCCAGGTACCGCCAGCTGTATAGTCTTGATAAATAATCTCTAACTCAGTGCCGAAAGGACTATTGTAGCTAACCTCTGTCGTCTCAGTAGGAATAATAGCAATGTCATTCGATTGCAAATTAGGCTGAGATTGAGTAGTAGAACCTGCATAGGTGCGAGTTGCGCCATTGATAGTAACTGTAACAGCATCACCAGGAATAATGTCAGTACCAGGTAATCTATTAAATTCTACTTCCAATATAGCGGTTAGTGAGGTAGAGTCTGCAAAAATTGCTGTAAAGCTACCATTATAAACTAGTCTAGAACCAGAAAAATTAACATCATCTAAGTTCAGTGTAACAGGTACAGGATCTGCTGTATAGTTAATCCCATTGGTATAGTTCTTTCTAACTACCAGTTCTGTCGTAACAGTAGGTTGCTGTCCATTCATCTGGAAACTACTGTCAAAAGAACTTACGATAGAAAATGACCAACTAGGTTGACCAGGAGCAGGGTTAGGACTAGGTACGTTATTGAGTGTACCTAGACCATCAGGTCGGTAAATACCTGCTGAATTAGATTGTGTACCAGCAGCACCTCGTCCACGTATGGACATAATGGAGCCACCGGCAGGAATAATAAAGTTACCTACGCCAGAACCTGACACATTTTCTGTTACAGTAGTGTAAGGTGGCACAGAACTACCACCAATAGCACCACGACCTGTTACTCTAACACTATTAACGCCTTGCGGAATAGTGTGCGTGCCAGCACCCGTTAGACTAATGGTTCTGGTAATGGTACCAGGATCATCGTCAAAGAAAGTATTACAAGTGAAAAATTGTGTAGGAGTATAATCCCCACCTTCACCAGGTATTAGGATATTAGGCTTGATTGTATTGTTATCAATAGGCTCAGTATCTATACCACCGTACAGACGCATAAATAGCAAGAACAAGTCAAAGGTTAAGATCTTATTGACAGGATCTTTATTAACGACTTCTTCTAATGATACATAGTTTAGATTTAACTCTAAACTATCGATATATGCATGTAAGCCAACAGGCGTAACATACAACTCAGGATTGGTACCCGCTATCGTCTCAGCAATCGTAGCAGGTGGATAGTTCATCACCTTGCTCAAACCCACATGACTTTTATTGGTTTTATGTGGATTATTAAAATCACTGATGTGAGCTAATAGATCAGCATTGCTATCTCTATTTAAAATAGCGTCTTCGATACCTTCTAGTGCTTCTACTACCTCTGACATACCTACTAGATCGTCTAGTTGCCAGGCATGTTCAGCAGGAGGAAAGTGAGCAGGAGCACCACTGACTTGTTCCCAGGTAGTCGTCCTAGGGTTGTAAATCAAGTCAATGAGTATTTGTGTTAAGGTATCTTGATCTAAAGTCCATTCACCACCTACGGTTTGGTACTTTAATCTAACATCACCTGTTAAGCCTATGTTATTAAAACAAATAGCACCATAAACAGGTAAAGCTGTTTGCCGAGATGCACCAACGAACTGAAAGCCGCAATAGTAATCAATATTCTCATCCATAGTAAGCCATGGAGACTCACTATTTTGACGATATTGAACAACCAGTGAACCAGCGTAAAATGGTGCAAAGTCGGGAATTACAGCGTAATAATCTCGAAAGTTAACTGAAGAAAGAGTTTGAATCTCATCTTCAATTAAGTTAGATAACAACTGACCCGTCGTATCTAACGGATAAGTATTCGGTGCCGGTACTGGCATGCGTTAACTCCTTCAAACTAAATCAGTATGAGTCATGAGTTCATGATAATAGTAAAAATATTGGATGCACTAGCATTTCAATAATTCTTAATTTGCTGGCTATAATATTTGAAATGGTGGCTTAGCGTGTTCATATTAAATTTGCAAAAGGATAAATATCGTGTATACGGTCGTTAAGTCTTACGGTATTGCCAAAGGAGCTAATCAGCGCTGGCAAGAGCTCAATTTAGGCGCTATGCCAGTTAATGAAATATTTCAGCTCTATAGAAAAGTATATTTAGAATTAACAGCAGCTTTTTTAGAAGAAAATATCTATGTAGATCTGGAAGTGTTCAGACTATTATATATAAACTTTGAAGGAACTCTCTCAGATTTACTGGATGAAAATGGTAATGAAACCATACCTACTATTGATGAGATCCCTAACCTAGAAGTTAAAAGAGCATATTTTGCTGACGCTATATATAGTGGTTATGAAGTTGAATTATCTAACCAATCTCCTGTCGGTGAGAAATCAGTCATAGATCTTAAAATCAGTAGATCTAGAACCGATATGACAGAAGTCTATGAACACTGCTTATTTACTGTCAATGGTTTTTTCCATATGAGTGATAGAGATAATGAATTTGTCTATATCAACCATGGTGGTAACACCATGCTCAAAAGCAGAGATAACCATTTGGGTATTTGGTCTTGGCTCAATGTCGGTAAAATTAATCAAGTAAAGATTACTGACGATATGCTATTTAAGCAAAATGATGAGTCTAGCTTTAGCGATAGAGTTTATATAAAGATAAATCAAGATACTGAAAACAAAACAGTATTATTATTTGCTGGTGGTTATTTAGTTAGACCTGAGCCAGAGATATTCTTTCCAGTAGGCAACGATACCTGGTGTATCAATATGGGTAGATTGCCTTTATTGCGCAGGTATTTTGAATCTAGACAATATATAGACTATAGCTTTTTAGAATTAGACAGCTCTACTGTCAATGATAGTCTAATTAGTTTAAATCAATTTTACAGTGATGAAAAACTAAGAAAATACTTAACCCTACCTCAATCGTTTATTGCTATCATTGATCAACCTGATGTTTATTTTGAAGAACACTTTGTTAGATCTTCTCCTGCACCCGGTATGCTGGTGTCTTACTATGAACCTATATTTCCTATCTTTGTAGGTGCAGGTCGATCTCCCAGTTATTGGAAAAGACATGAAAATGGTCAATGGTCTATTACAGTAGCAGATTCATTCAGACAAAATAGAATGTTTGAAACTGCTCAAATAGGCACTATTGATTACGCTAATGATTCCAATCAAACCATTCGTCCAGCATTTTTAAGTAAAGCTTATCTATTAGAAGCTGGTATTGATTTTGAATTAGAAGAGCCACAAACTCCTTAACGGCATACACTCCAGAGTCCTACTATAGGACTCTGGAGCTATGTCGCTATTGTTTTAGCTACGGTTTTTGGTTATGAATACCTCTTCATACAAACGATCAACAATTTGTTTTTGCTCATCAGTAATGCTGGTACTGATGATCACATCTACCGGCTTAAAGGGTAGATCCATCATTTTCACATTTAGATTAAATTCTCCTAAATCAGGTTTCTTGATTTTAAGTGCTTCAAGAATTGGATTGACTTCCAAATCAATCTTTACGTAAAGATTATAGGTATCGTCTGGATTAAAGAACACATCTACTTCATAAAAGGTATCTTGTACTTCAATATCTTCTACACCAGCAGATGTTTTAATTTGTACTGATGTGACAGGAAACTTAAATCTGTCTTTAATCATACCGTTATTAGCGATTTGACTAAAGTTAATAAAAGTCATTTCATCGATAGCGTTGGTTTGTTCAACGGATCCATCAATACCTGCATTCTTTGATTTCTTTTTGAAAGTCATTGAGTAAGTAGGCTCTAGTCCATCTTTGACAGTCTTGCGTACTCTGACTTTACCTTTTTGTGTTTTGATTTCCCATTGATCGTGATGCTCTTTAGCGCTAGCTAGTTTTAAACCATCAGGGTTTGTCATCTTAGCATAGAAAACAATTTCGTCTTCTCGATGCGCTTGTTTTTCATCAGCAGACACTGCATTTTGCTGATGCTTAGCAATATCTTCTTTGGTAGTCGCTGTAGGATTGGGTGTGTCGCTGGTTTGACTAGCAGCTTCACTGACTTGATCAGCATTTGAAGCATCTTGATCTTCTTGCTCCATAGCTGCTTTTAGTAATCTTTTTTTGAAACTCATTATATCCTCAATACGGTGATGATGGTGTATCCGTGAAAATTATTCGTAATACTTCTTGTAGAGTATTCATGATACCTGTTAAAGCACCATTTTCATCTAAGACACCTTTTTGTAAGCTCATATAAGTAAAGATGCCTATAATCAATACGATAATACCAACAAGCACTATAGTTCCATAAAACTTTAGCTTGAATTGAAGATTATCTCTATTGACTTGGTGTCTTTCCTTATAACTGACTGGTCCTAAACTATCTAAGTTATATAGCTCAGGATCATTTTTTATAGTCATCATCATACCGAGTAGAACTCTAGCCTTATCTTCCTCACTTAAAGCTAGAAACCCTTTATAATAAATTTCTTTATTATCAATCAGTAAAGGCGAGTGTTCAGTAATATTGAATTCTCTTTTGTCAATACCTGGATCTAGTTGGGTACTGTCTCCAAATTCAAGATTAGACTCTTGTTCATCTTTTCCTAAATGAGAACCTATCTGAGATTTCGACTTATCTGAATCACCTGTTAAGCTATCATTGCTCATTTAACTCACGAATAGCGTTTTCCCTGTATTGCTTTAGAAACAATTCTTTTTGTTTAGCATTCCAAGTACGAGCGCCATCAATAGTGTTATTGCACACAGTCACAGTCTGGATCAAACCTTCGGTGTATTCAATCAACATCTTTTCTTTATCCGTAGCACTGGCTGCTTTATATTTAGCTTGCTCAGGAGGAACAGGTTGTAAGCAATTGGGTAGCAAGTGATCAGGAATCACTGCCAACATTGTTCTGGTACGGTATTCAATTTTAGGCTCTTGCACAGTAGGATTGCTAACACAACCTACCATGAATACAGAAAAAGCAATAGTCAGTGGTGCAAAAATACGCTTCATAATTCACCTATTATAATTAAATTGGGTTATTGTTTCTTTAAGATTTCACTACAAGTGTCAATAGATTCTTGCCTTGGTCTATTTGAGCTACAGTATGATTTCCAAATAGAATTTATCCTAAGCTCTGATAAAGCTTCAGGAATTTGTTCTGCTGCAATATTTTTTACTTCAGTAACAGTTTTGGTAGGAGAGCCTTTAGGAGCAGGTTTGGTTACTTTAACTGTTTTAGTCTCTTTAATGATCTCTTCTTGTTTTTTTCTATCTTCTTTGATATCTGTTAAAGTGGTTTTAGACTCTTCTTGAACCTTATTGACTTCACCAGTAACTTCGTTGCTGATTTCTTCCGAAGCTTTAAGTAGCTTTATTTCATTTTCTAAACGCTCTTTCTCACCTTCTAGGTTTTGAATCTTAACATCTTGATCATTGATTTGTTTTTTCTGATCTTCAACAGTTTGTACCAGCTCAGTATAAGACTTATAAGCATCTACAGCCTTAGAGCCTAACCATACAGCACCAAGAGCCAATAGACCAATAACAATCCATTTAACGTAAGACATCCATCCTTTTGCTATAGAGCTAAAAGATAAAGCCAATAATTGCGATATTGACATAATTTACTTCCTAATTACTTTTTAACATTAGGTTTAGGTTCTTCTAATTCAATCTTAGGTTCAGACTGAATAACGAATGTGCAATAAGACTCAACAGAATTTACTCTACGGTAGAGCTGATTTAAAGAACCTATAACCAAAAACTGACCAACAACAGAAAACAAAATTAAAGCAATTAATCCATTGACTTTCCAACGAAAGTGTTTCAAATGTATACTTTCCTCAGTGTGATTTTCCAACATAGTTACTTTTCCTTATTTCACTGATTAGAATTATCTTTTAAGTATTTGATCTGACAATACCCTACAGCTAATGCGTCTATAGAGTGCTCGTCTAAATCTTTTAACTCAATATCCCCATTATAAGCTAAATCTGTTAGTTTCAATACAGATTCTTTCATTTTGTCTTTATCAGCATTACCAGCAGCGTGTACGCTGTTTTTAATACTACTAGGATCTATCATGAATAAAGGCTGCCAGACGCTGTATTCTATTACAGCGTCTTTTATCATTGATAAAACTTCAACCAAAGGTTGAAACGCTCCTGGTCTTCTGGGATTAAAAAATGGAGACTCACAAGCTATTACGCTTGGTTGTATTTTATTGAAATATTCTAATAAACATTCTCTAAGTTTATATATTCGAGCAGTTCTATAAGAATGTATTTGTGCTAGCCAAGATCTTTCATTGACCATTTTACTGGCAATAATAGTAAAAGCTCTGGACTCTAGTATCTTAAATGTATCAAACTCTACTTTGTAAAGAGACACACCCAGTTTATCTGATCCAGGATCTATCCCTATTAAAGTAAAATAGTTTTCATTGGTTTGCATAAATAATAGACTCTATAGCCTATTGATAGGCTATAGAGTCTAGATGATTAAGGATTATGACAGATACAGGGGCTCAGTAGCACCCACGTCAAAGTTAGAATTAATACCACCATTGGTAAAGCGGATAGCGTGGAAAGTACTGATATGGGTACACACTTGAGCACCAATGATTTCAGTATAGTTAAATGATGCGCCTAAATAATCAGTTGCACCAATGACTTTATCAACACCAGCTACTAAACCTAGCTCTGAAATAATAGCGTAATCTTCACTACCGTAGATAATGTTAGCAGCATTTTTAATTTCATCCATATCAAATTGATCTAGAATAAAACTAATAGGAGCGCTAGCTAATACAAAATCACCCGTGGTAGGAACAACTTCACCAATTACAGTATCAGGAGGAGTAGGTGTGAGGTTACCTGCATTAGGAATAAAAGGATTCGTAGTTTCTACGTTGTTCTCAATATTCTTCAAAAGCATCTGTGCCTGAACACCAGTCATATCCATACGACGAGCATAATAAGCAACATACTCATCGTTATCGATAGTGATGTTTTTCCTAAGACCATAACTGGCTCTGGTAGTCGCATCAATGTCGTTAGCTACAGGACGCAAAATGAACGGCAAGTGTGAGTATAAAGCAGCATCCGTAGGAGAATGTTGTAAAGGCTTAGGGACAGGCAATGAATTGTTGCCTGAGACTTCCATCATGTGTCCACCATTACCAATGACAACATAACGCATCTTTTGCTCATCATTGACATTGAGTTCGTATGATGGAGCAATATTAAATTTCTCATTAAGAGTTGTATATTCTTCTAGCTCATTGGGCACCCCAAGCAATTGAGATGTTTGAATTTTAGCACCGTATACAGTACGGACAATAAGTTCCACGATAAAAACTCCAGTTTATACTTCAAATAGATTTTTACTATAAGTATTTTTTTATATAGTAATTAAGAATTAATCAACTCAAATAATTAAGACCAGATGATTTGCTGACCATTATAGGAGTAACCAACGATCTTGTATTCAGCTTCACCTTCAGAATTTACTAAGCTAAAACCATTAAACAAAGATCCTGGTAAATAAGGATGATGGTGAGGAGTTCTGCTTATCACATCTTTGACAAAGTTTAAAGAAGCCTTATCATGGACATACTCCATATCTGTTAGACTAATTTCTTCATTGTCATAAATAAAAGCATTAATAGATACTTCATCTTTGGTATAAATAAAAGCATCTAAAGATACACCAAACTGCAAATTAGTATCCATGTAGGTAGTACTAGCTGTAACTTTATTGGCAAAATACTTAAAAGCATTAGCTGGAGCTGTTCCAGCAAATAGCTTGAACAAGTTACCATCAGAGTCACCAGCAAAGTAATTGTAAGCATTGAGTACATTCTCACCTAAGTTAGGCAGCATTGCTTCTAATTGACCAGTAAGCAAAGTCCTAATTCTGGCATAGGTTTGATTAGGAATGAACTTATAGATAAATGAGTCTGTCTTTGGTTTATTAATAATAAACGTTTTAAAGCCAGGTAAATAGTTTTTCATCAAAAGCAGATTCAAATCAATCTTGCCTTCTGATGGATCTGGCACAAACAGATTTTGCCAGACATCTTTGATAGACCACTTCTCTTGTTCTGTTAAATCGTTAAACGACTCATATTGAGGAAAAGCTAAGATATTCGTACTTTCATCAGGATTGACAAAAGTTTGATTAACCATTATTGTACCTAATCTGATAATATAGTTCTTTATGGTCTCTACTTTACCAGGCCTGACTTTAACTGGAATATCTATTTCTTGATCTGCTGTTACAGATACATCTGTTTTAGGATCAATACCAATAGGCATTACGGGCACAATAATGTCTTCATTTTCCTGACTGACAACATTGGTAACGTAAGTATTGATAATCTCAGCTTCGTGATGAGCTATTTGTTTTGTTTTTAAATCATCTACACGAATAGCTGGCCAGCCTATCTTTCTGATAGTCCTAGAATTAATCTCTGTCAGTATTTGAATAGAATAGCTAGATAACTGCGTTAAAATAGCAGTCATAGCTTTTTGTAATTCAGACAGTTGTGTTTTGGTATAAAAGTCTCCACCTGTAGCATTCTTAAATATTTCTAGGTGCAAAGCTTCATACATGGCAGTATCGTAATTTGTCATTACGATACCCTTAGCAGCTAACCATTGATCGTAAGAGTTATAATAAACACCTTCACGATCATTAATAATTTCTAGCGTATCTATTTCTTTGGTTTCATACAGGTTATCTACAATAGCCTGCATTTGACCACGCTTACCGTGGTTTTGCTCATTGGCTAAATAGATAGTCTGCGCTTTATGAGCAAAGTAAACATCTTTGACCAAATCACCAAAAGCTTCTACAGAGATATCTGGCAGCTGAGCTACCTTTGTGTCTATAAGCAATTGGATAAGATCATCTGGTACAGTCTCGTTATTAACCAATTGTCTTAGATCGTCAACAGTTTGAGTTTCTATTCTGGTGGATCTAAATACACGCAATTTAGGTATTTTATCTAAATTAATACCCATTGACTTACAGTAGCAATAAAACCAAAACACATAGCTATCAAAAGCATTTAGTGATCTGTCTACGGAAGTAACAGGATCTTTAAAACTAATAACAGCAGTGTATAGATTCTCAGAGGAGTTCCTTAACCAATGTCCTAATTTGATTTCGGTTAGGGTATAAGTCTCACTGTCACTATAGTCAACAATAGAAGATTCTAGATCTTTGGTTAAAACTACGCTAGATAAAGAGTTTTTAAACTTCTTATCTATTTGAGTTTGCGTATCAGCTATATATTCAGGATTACCTACTGTTAATAGTTTTTCTTTATTAAGTAGCTCATCCAGATTGATTGTAGGTCTTGCTTTGGTTGTTTGAGAAAATACATCAGTAATACTTCTTCTTCTAAAAGAAGTATTAGAATAATAAGTAGATTCTAAATATGAGGTATCGTGCCTCATGGTGTATTCAGAAATTGGAATATTGCGCTCTGTCAATAAGCGATCAATTAGCCAATTAAGAATCTTATTCTTACCAGCATTTCTTTCAATAAAGCAAATGTTTCTATACAGGAACAATCTTTGCTTTAGATTAAGGTGATCTAGATATTGGTCTAGATAACCATGAGATGCTAAGTATTGCCTAACATGAAAACTGTGAGCTTCTCTTGTTTTACAGGCTTGTAATCTTAAATTCAGAATAAGAGGTATTAAGTGGAGATACATAATACCTAGATTAGCAGCAGCGTAAAGATCGTGAGCTTCATTGAACTGCTTATTATCCCATCTGAATTTATAGTTCTTAATCCAGTGCTCAATATTGAAAATGAGGTTTTCTTCATTTTCTTCTACTAAATATTCAGGATAAGCTAATACTGTACCATCTTCTGAATCAATCGCTTTATTAATATCCGCAGGATGCAAACAACCTATAATGAATTGTTGCATATCGGGATAATTGGTAATTAACTCACGGTAATAGCGAGAGTTATACTTATAAGCATCTAGTGTTGCTGGGTGATTTATCAATGTCTGTCTATCAAATGTAATTTTCGATAGATCGTCCAATGATGTGATTTCTATAATAGGATCTGTAGGATGATACTGACCAGAAATATTAAGGTAATATTTCCATGTCGTTTTATCAAATGGGTCTGGCTCAGTACCATACAGCTCAGTGATTCTATTATTAATAACATCCGCTGAGCGTTCAGATTTTATTACGATTGTGCTAGCAAGCTCTATTACACTATCAATATATAGTTTGTAGTAATTTTGACTCACAATCTTCTACTCCAAAAGGTTTTCTCATATGACTTTAAAGAATGTTATTTCAGCTGTCAACTCTAAAAAAGCAATACCGCATGTGGATTTAGTTGGTGACAGACCTGAGATTCCTGCCGCTATCAGTAAACTGATACTAGATCCAGATAAGTCAGCCAGTTACGATAACAAAGGCAATAGAACAATATCAACAACAACTTCTACTGACTTTGTAGGTATTAGTAACGATATTGCTAATAGAGCCAGAGATGCTGAAACTATTGTTGAGCTCTTTCCTGACATGGAATTGAGTGCTCAGATACTTATTTCGTCTATCCTATCTCCTAAGGATATGATGAATACTGAGCTTAATTTTATTTTGCAACCAGGATTAAAGGTATCAGAAATCTCAGCTCCTTTGATTGCCGAGCTAAAAGAATATTGTACCAAGGACTATAAAATTGAGCCTTTACTGCCAACAATACTCCGACGTATACTCTTTGAGTCAGGCTCTTACCCTGTGGCTGTAATACCTGAATCCAGTATTGATACAATTATCAATGGTCCTGCTGTGGCTAAAGAAAGTATTATGACCACACTTTCTAGCTACTCTGATCTAAATACTAAAACATTTAAACCTATTGGTATCTTAGGTCCTAGTGTTAAACAAGATACTGCATCACCGTCTTTGAAAGCTTCTTTAGAATCATTGGATGGTAACGGTTATCATGATTTGAATAGAACAGATAATACGATTGTCGGATTAGAAGTATTTGGTAATTTAATACCTAATGCTAAAAACAACACAGTTGTAACAGATAACTATAACTTACTCAAGTTACCGTTTGTTTTTGAGAAGCTAAAAGAAAAGACAATTAAGAATATAGTCTGTAAAGCTGCTGGTAAAGTTGTTGCTAATGAGAACTTTACCAAACTCACGGATTCTAGTTTAACTAATTTAATTTATAAGAATCCCAATAGAAACTCTACAAATATCATTAAAATCAAAACCAGTAATGAAACCAGTAGAGAAAATATTGGTGAGCCTTTGGTCATGCATTTACCTAGTGAAGCAGTTATCCCTGTATTCACACCAGGTAATGAAGAGCAACACGTAGGATATTTTGTTCTTTTAGATATGGAAGGCAATCCTGTTAGTAAAACTAACATGGAAGGCGGTTATAATGATTTACAAAAGCGATTAAATTCTCAATCTACCAACATGAGCTCTGGTCTACTACAAAAAGCCAATATGCTCTTTGGTGATGATTGTAAGTCTATTACACTGCAACAAGCTTCTCAAATCTATGCTGATATTATTGAAGCTGATCTGTTAGCTAGGTTAAGAAATGGTATCTATGGTAAAAATCTCTCATTGGCTAAAAATCAAGAGATTTATAGACTCATGATGGCCAGAGCATTAAAGTCTCAATTTACTCAATTACTTTTTGTACCTATTGAGTTAATGACCTATTATGCCTATAAGTTTGACAATCGCGGTATTGGTAAGAGCCTAAATGATGATTTGAGAATCTTAAACAGCATCCGTGCAATGGCTTTGTTTACCAAATTAGCTGCTCAACTAAAAAATGCTATTGGTAGAACAGAAGTACAGCTAGAGTTAGATCCTAACGATCCTAGTCCTCAAACTACCATTGAAAAAGCTATTCACGAAATCACTCGTACCAGACAGCAAAACCTACCATTGGGCATTACTAGTCCCAGTGATTTAGCTGACTGGGTGCAAAAAGCCAATATGCAGTTTTCATTTTCTAACCATCCAGGTTTGCCAGAAATGAAAATCAACTTCAATGAAGTCAATACCAACTACGTAGAACCTAGTACTGACTTAGAAGATGATTTGAGAAAACGTGCTATTATGGCTGTAGGCTTAAATCCTGAAACTGTTGATAATGGTTTTTCAGCTGAATTTGCTACTACTATTGTAGAAAACAATATTCTGCTGAGTAAACGTGTATTACAAATTCAAGAAAAGTTCTTACCTTTGGTAACAGATAACATAAGAAAAGTTATCTCTAATGATGGTAGAGCTATTTATAAGCTTAAAGAAATTGTTTACAATAACTTTGACAAAGTCAAAGCTAACTTAAACGATGTTGAAGTAACAGACGAGAATAAAGACGTTATTGTTGATTTGTTGGTTCAAGAATTCTTATCTAACTTTGAAGCAACGCTGCCTAAACCTAACAATATTACACTAGAAAACCAAATGACAGCGTACGATGTTTACGCTGACGCTATTGATAAAGTGCTGGATAACTTTATCAGCACTAACGTAATGCCCAGTACTTTGGTTGGTGAAGAGCTTAATCAAAAGGTAGAAGAAATTAAAACTGTTGTTAAACACGCATATCTGCGTAGATTCATGATTGACAACAATATCTTACCAGAACTCTTTGAGATGATGACTTACGATGATAAGGGTCTTCCTCTATTTGATCTGGAAGATGTACAAAAGAACCATATTAACGATATGGCTAAAGCTATTATTAAACTATTTGATGCAGCCAAACCTATTGCAGAGGCTGCTACTAAAGATCTACAAAACACAGGTGTTTCTGAAGTAGATAGTACTACATCCACAGAAACCTCCAGTAATTCATCAACAAATGATGAAGATAAATCAGGTGGAGATAGTGATTTAGGTGGAGACGACTTTAATCTACCAGACTTTTAAGCAGCATAGTAGCTACAGGGGTAATCCCCTGTAGCTACCTATGTCGTCTTACGTATTTTGGGCTAAGTTCTTTTGAACAATGAAATCTTCTAGAGCTCTTATCTTTAGTCTAGCTGAAGCTAACTCGTCTTTTAGCTGAGCCAGTTGCATATAAGTTGTATTTTCTATTTCTATCTTACCTTGTCTCATTGCTTTAATAGCTTCATGATCAGCTGTTTTTACCATAGCAGACTTTGATAGAGACACTACTCTAATATCAGGTCTAATACCTAAATTAGAGTAAATAACGTCAGATAGAATTTCATTAAGAATAGATAAATCAAACGATTCTTCTATAGGACCCATATCTATAGCATAAGCCATACGTCTGTAGGGTACACCACCACTATCAGGATAAGCATCTAATTGAGATGACGGAACATAAAGCCAATCAGCTTTTTCGCTATAGAGCCCTACAATAGAGATATCGTTTTTCTTATCTTCTTCTAAAGTAACTGAAGTCAATCCATAAGGCGTATAGTAAGTAGCCAATACGTCTACGCCAGAGCCAATGAGCTCAGATATCTTTCTTATGGATTTACATTGGTAAATAGCTTGTGTATTTACCATCGTTGATATTGGGGTTTTAAATTTATAAACCCCAATAGCATTTAATGCTGGTAAAAATTCACTCATATTCAAACATCATTAGACTTTGCATAGATTAAGAATTGAATACCGTCATGATTTCTAGTAATCCAGGTTTTGTTGTACCTGGTAATACGCCTGGTGTGGGTAGGTAGCTCTGCATATTGCTCTTCATTTTCAGCAATAATAATCATTTCTTCTAACACAATAGCAAACGCTTGTGTTTTCTTAGACATTCTAGAAAAGTCTTGACTAGAAGTACCTACGTTAATCAAATCTGGATATACATCTGTTAGTGCATACAAATCGTTGATATTATCTTGACCTGATAGACTGTGAATAGTCAAAGATCTATATGGCACAGTAAGACATTGCAGATAGTTTTCAACATGCTCAGAATCGATATCGTTATAGAAATCAACCATTTTATTGAGCATTTGCCTAACATTAGAGATAGGTGAATAAATACCTGCTTGTGTCGTTCTATCAGGAATAGCTTGCTCTAGCCAAGATGGAATCAGAGTAAACTCTGTGGTCATAAATAGAGCAGGTAAGGTTTGACGCCATTCTTCTAAAGAAACAACACCTACTTGAGCTAATTGAGCAATAATGTTTTCTTTGATGATATCAGGATTATCACCAGCTGCGCCATAAACAATAGCGTACCAAGTTACACTAAAAGTCCTATTAGGCTGAAGCAAATTAATAAGCGTATAAGTCTGTGCTCTTAAGATAGTTTCAGGATATCCATCTTTTAACTGAGCAATCAGCTCCATTGTCTTGACATGAGTTCTATCGTCTAATGCAGCTTGCGTGACAGAAGGCTCTCTCATCAAATCCATTAAATCATCAACAGGATTGAGAATAGCTATTTCATAATCGTCATACTGGCGCTTAAACGCTTGATCAGAAAACCATATCTTGATTCTATTGTCGCCACCAGATAAAACCGAATTATTCCAAGATATCCATTCAGGCATACTAAGGGTAGCTGTGCTAACCATAGGACCTGTTTCCATATCAAATATCAGATTAGGAAATTGATTAAATAGATCATTAGCAATATCTTGGGTTGTTACGTTCTGTCCCATTTGACGAGAATACGTAACAGCTCTGTGTGCTACTTGCAGCACATGCTCACTATATGAAGGAACAACTGCAATTTGTTGATTGTTATTTTGTCTGCTGGTAAAACTGATAAAACTAATACCAGGAGCATAATCTCCCATATAGTACCCTTTCTCCTTAGAGAAAGTAGCACAGTATGTTGAGAGTTCTCCAATCATGGAAGTAACGCCAACCACATTATTGATTTGATCGTCAATTTTAATAAAACCACTGAGTTTATACATATTTTAGCCTTGATATGCTGCTAATCATTTACGATCAATTAGATGAGATCATAAATAATCAAAATGAATTATGCCCTTCGGATCGATAATGTCTATTATTTCGTTCTTGAAGGAATTGGTATTTGGTAAGAAAAGATACACCAATGATACTATTCCTAATAAGATAAGAAAAACGATTGTATTTGCTATTATTGTTATATCTCTTACAGTCAATTATTTTACAGTACCTAAACTATTTACTATCACTAACGCTTATGTTAGGATAAAAGAAGTTAACAAGATACTAGAGCAAAGACTGCAAGAATCAGAAAAATGTGAACATACACTAGAATCTGTTAAAAGGTGGTTAACCGTTTGTGAAGCTAGAAATCCATAGGGGAAAAATATAAACTAACACAATTATTTGTCTAAAGATAATATAAATTTCCTCTATGAGCGCTCAAAATACTGAAGAATCTACATACGATAACGCGTCAGATCGCGTTGACGGAATGGTCATTTATACCGATGGTGGCTCTAGACCCAATGGTAAATACATGGGTTGGGGTATTCATGGTTATTCTTATAAAGACGTAATACCTAAAAAAGGTACAGGCAATCCTACTCATTACCCTAGTAGTTGTGGTTATTTACCCAAATCAGATAAAAAAGAAGGTTCTAGCAAAACAGAAGTCACACCTATCAATTATTTTGATGGGTATGGCTGTACGCTAGAATATGGCACAAATAACCTAGCTGAGATACTGGCTGCTAAACTAGCTACTGAAAAAGCTATAGATATCAATCCTAAAAAACTATTGATCAGATCTGATTCTGAATATGTCATTAAAGGATCTACAGACTTTAGTTACCATTGGGTAAAGAACAATTGGAAAAAGCCTGATGGCTCACCAGTGCCTAATGCACCTTATTGGAAAAAGCTACTAGCTAACTATGATGTCCTCAGAAATAATGGATGCGATATTAAGATAGAGTGGGTTAAAGGTCACTCTGATTTCTTAGGCAATCAAATTGCTGATAGATTAGCCACTGTTGGTGTGATGGGTTCTACCAACTTAGATAGCAAAGAACAAGTTGATATTTCTCCAGCTGAAGGCTATTGGAAGAACACTGTTAATAAGCATCCTTTCTTTTGCTTTAAGACATGTTACTTTACGACTTTATCCAAAGGTCAAAATAAAGGTGAATACTTTATTGGTGAGCAAGATAAAGACGTTGAATTTATTGGTAAAAGAAAATCGGATGGATCTTACGCAGTCTTTTATCTGAAAGAGCCTGAGCCTATTGTTGATTTGGTTAGAAAGTATCAGACTGAATTAACAGGGGATTTTGATAATATTTGTCTATTAAGACTAAACTATCTATTTACACACCACGTCTATACTTTCATTGAAAAGTATGGTAAAAATGCTATCGTTAAGAAATTTAACGATAAGATAGATTTGTGGACTACTGACAAAGAGCCTTTAACCAAAGAGTTAGTTCCTCCACGTATTGCTCAGAGATCTATTGATGCTCTGAGCAATATCAAAGATATCTTACTAAAATATAAAGCTGGAACATTAGAGGTAGGTAAATACAACATTGTTAATCTTAACCATATCTTTTACGAAACGAAAGAAACTGTTAAGAAAAAAGAAACAATAACGACTACTCATCTAAAATCTAGTATTGGTTCTGGATTTAATAGCTTTAATGTAGATATCGATATTGGTGGTAAGTTTTATAAGGTAATTCTCAGCTTAGGTATTGATTTGCCTAATAGAAATACTTTAAAAGCTTTAGAAGACAATAGTATCAAAATCAATTTAATATGGTGGTATGATTCAGATAAAGTCATTCGATACGCTACCATTATTGAATACAAAGAAGATTACGGTATTTGGGCAGGTTACTACTCCAATATGGTCTTTTTAGATTAAAATCCAAATGGTATAGATTTTACAATCTTGTTACATAGCTAGTAACCTTTTGTAAAGATCTTACTGTTTTTATTTCTTACTAACACTTACTGTTAATGAAAAAAGACTACTTCAAAATGGAAGGAGCCTTATCATGAACACCGAACATCCATCAAAACAGCGCAAACCTAAGATGGTAGGTAAATTGCTCACTAAGGTACTATTTAAGCTACCTAATAGAACAAAGCGTTTGATATTTGTAAGTTCATTTTTAGCTCATATCCAAAATTGTAACTCAACAGACAAAGCAATTATCTCTAAACTAAACACATTACTGCATCTGAGCAGTGATGATAAAGCACTCGTGTGGCCTATGCAGCTACATGAAAAGATTTGGGGTGATATTAAAATAGAGAAGATTTTACATGATAAAGGTATCGAAATATCTGATATCGACAAAATAGCTCATGTACAATTCATGTCTCGTAAAGTACGCCTGTTAAGCGAAGATATCGTTAAAGCCATGCCTGAATGGCTAAAATACGATAGCAATACTCGCATGAGAGGGGATATAATGAAACTATTCAATAATCTTGGAGATATCCTGCAACCTACCGCAGCCTAATTCTTATCGTAAACAACAGCGACATAGCTCCAGTACTGGCTAGCCAGTACTGGAGTGTATGCTGCTAATTACTTTTTAGCTTTAACTTCTTCTAGCTTTGCTTTGATAGCTTCAAGACCAGTGTTGAGTTTACTTGAGAATTTCTTAAGATCTTCACCTAAGTTCTCTAGTGTAGGATAATGCTTAGAGTCTTTGTTGATAGAGTGTTTCTTACAAATAGCTTCTACACCAATCTTTACGAAGTCAGCATAGGCTTCTTGAGCCAACTTTGCGTCATGAGCTTTTTCTACAGCCGCTTGCAAAGCTTCAAGAGCAGCAATAGATTCTAGACCTGAAGAGATCTCTTGTTCGTAAAATTGCTTCTCAGCATCACCTTCGTCTTGATTGTCAACAATTACGCCAGCACCTACTACATCAACACTACCAGTTTCTTGTTCAACATCACCAACAATTTTAGAATCGATAATGGTGTCGGTAGCAGGAGCTGTCTCATCAACAACGGTTGTACTAGTCTCTACAGGTGCTTCGCTAGTAGCGACGGTAGACTCTTCGTTAGGTTTTACTTCTTCTTCGATTTGCTCTAAAGAAGCTTGGATATTAAAACGTTTAGCGAAACTCATTTCAGTAGATCCTCTGTAATAGTGTCCTCCATGTTGGGGACAATGTTGAAAATTGTAATTAGTTTAAAGTAAACAATTGCAATTGCCTCAGCGCACTTAGCTACCGCATAGGAGCCTTCTGAAAGTGATTTTAAGGCTTCAGGAGAAAGACTTTGAATTCTATCGCCTTCAATTTGTTTGATGACAGAATCCAATAGTTCAGAGATTTGCTCAATCTCAGTTTTGATTTTCTTAATATCTAAAGTCTTAAAACTAGGATTAAGTCTTTGATACTCAGTAAATACTTTTTTAACTTCTTGAGGGTTTTCAAAAACACTCTCAAATGGTTGATAAGCTATGTGAGAGCCAGAGTCAAACAATTGAGCAATATCGCTGACTAGCTTTTGTGTATCATTAGTCGTTTTATTTGCTACTTTTGTCATATCCAGTAAAGATTTCTTTGCATCTTTATTGGTAACAAAGTTCGCCAAATACTTTTTATATTCTTGAATATAAGGCAGTAATTGAGAATTAATGACAGTCAAAGATGTGTCTACTACACCAAATGTTTTTAAGAGATTTCCTCTATAACCTTCTGGCGTATTTAGTCTTACAGACTTGAGTTTTTCATAATCTGTTTTAGAAACTATGTCTAGTATAATATATTGAGATTTCGTAAATTCTTTCTTTTTGACAGTTTTACTAAAATCTACTGCACTAATTAAAGAATTAAAACTCTTTACAATAGAGGGAAAGTATTGTTTTGCCAGTTGAGTAGCATTAGCAATAAAGCTAGCTTCTAGAGCAATAGCTTCCATTGCAGTGCTATAACTCACCATTGCTGGCTCAGGTTGCATGGTCAGTTTACGCATTATATCGCCTTAATAGAATTCTGTGAAGATAATTAAAATCACTTCTATACCATTTAATTGGATTTTTTACTGGCTAAGTTAATTGATTGTAACATATTCTAACCAAACCCAATTCTTATTATGGATCTGAGACCTAAATTTAACACAACACCACCTGTTAAAGTGATGTTTAATATTGGTGCTTGCATGGATATTCCTACGGGTGAATATTTAACAGGTAAATATGGAGAGAGTATTTTAAATGGTGGATTAGGTTTTGTTACAGGTATGGTAGGTACTGGTAACAACTTTAAATCCACCATCAGTCACTATATGGTTTTATCTGCCATGAGTAAGATTTGGTGGTCAGTTAAATCTGCTCTATCTACTTATGATACTGAAATTAATATCCATGAATCTCGTCTTAAATATTTCGTTAATCAGTTTCCTGAATTCGAAGGAATGGATCTGATTGACAACAGCTATTGGATTATTACTGACAGATCTAAGTACTATGCCAATGAGTGGTATGAGATCTATAAGGAGCACTTGAAAGACAAAGTCAAGAATGCTGACAAGTATTCGGTTGTCACACCTTTCTTAGATAGAGACAAAAACAATCTTAAGATCATTGCGCCTACTTTTACAGAAGTCGATAGTTTCTCCAGATTTGAAACTGAAGATGTAGGTAAGCTCCAAGATGATAACGAGTTAGGTGAGTCTGGTGGTAATACTATCCACATGCGACAAGGTCTAGCTAAAAAGCGTTTCTTGATGGAAGCACCTACTTTGACAGCCAGCTCTTACAACTACCTGATATTAACAGCTCATGTAGGTAAAGAAATTCAGATGGCCACTGGTCCTATGGCTCCGCCTCCTACCAAGAAATTGCATTATCTCAAGAATGGTGATAAGCTCAAAGGTGTCACGGACGATTTCTTTTTCTTAACACATAACTGCTGGCAGGCTGTTAAGACCGAGATCTTGATGAATCAAAACACCAAAGCACCTGAGTATCCTAAAGATGCAAACGATGATTTGGCAGGTGATACCGATTTGAATGCTGTGACTCTTAGACAGCTCAGGAGCAAGTCAGGTCCGTCAGGCTATCAGATTGAAGTTATTGTGTCTCAGAGAGACGGCGTACTACCTTCTATGACTGAGTTTCACAATATCAAAAACTCTGGTAGATTTGGTATTTCTGGTACATTACAACACTACAGTCTAGATCTATATCCTGATAAGAAAGTACAAAGAACAACCGTACGATCTGTCATTGATAGTGATCCTAAATTTCGCAGAGCTTTGAATATTACCTCAGAACTGCTTCAGATCTATAACTTCTACAATCATTACGAGGAAGGCTTTGTTTGCTCTCCTAAGGTATTGTACGACGATCTGAAAGAAAAAGGTTATGATTGGGATATTCTACTACAAACTCGTTCGTATTGGACGATTAATAATGATAAGCATCCTGTACCGTTTCTCTCTACTATGGACTTGCTAAATATGCGAGCAGGTACCTATCATCCCTATTGGTTAGATTCTGATAAGAAAACTATTAAGAAACCCAAATGAATAACGAACCTCAACCCCAAATAGCAGAGCCTGTACCTGTTACTTACGATATTTGTTTAATTGAGCATGTCTCTAATAAACTAAGATCTGTAGGTCTGATTCAACAATGTAATGAAGCTTTCTTAGCTCATCCATTAATTGCTGATTCTATTGGTAAAGATCCTTTTACACAAAGAAATAATCTTAATATTTACTTTCTATACCAGCTAGCTAGTTATGGCTCAGAGAGTATGGAAGCTAGATACTGCTTAATCAATGATGGGAAAGTCAGAGAATGGGCAAGACTATTCGACACTCAGGTCCTACCATTTCTGATCAGCAAGAATTTACCAAAAGTTATTCACTGAGTAGAATCATTGTTTTAAAGTCTTTCTTGGAGATACATATAGGCACTATAGAGTATCTCCAATTAAGAAACCATATTAACGATTTGTCAGATGAACCTACTGTTTTTATTGTTAAAGATAAAGACAAAAAATCACTAAATACTGCAAAAACAATTAGCTCTAGAGTAGACGTATTGAGTTTAGATGAAATAAAACAATTGAACAAACACAGCACTACAGTTTTGTTTGTAACCGGTAAATATACTCCTAAGGTACAGAAAATAATTGAAATCATCTGTAACAGAGTATTGTCTAAATCAATATTGGTAGTGTAATTATGGCAAATCGTAAAGCTGCTCAGGCATTTATTCTAGAGTATATTGAAAAATTAATGCCTAATAGCCAAAATACAAAGATCTATTCTGATATGTTCAGTAAAATGACTGATTCAGAATTTGATGCTTTCATGATGAAATTAAAGGAAGGTAAATCTAACTTAGCTATTATTGCTCCTAACTTTGGTAAACAAAAACTAAAGGTAGAGAGAAATTTACAAATAGCTAAAGAGTTAGGTCATAACTTCTTCCAAAGAATCTGGATTGATGGTAAAGGTGAAAGACCCAAATACCTCACACCTATTCCTTATATGGTAGTGGACCTTCCTTTGAGAAGACAAGCTCAGCTGCTTATTAAAAAGATTTCTATTCCTGAAGACAATAAAACTATTGATGGTTTGACTGGTCAACCCACTGGTAGTTCTAAGGGATCAAAGATCTCTTATCCCGAAATTCAAGTATTAGCTGCTATGGGTCTAGACGACAGCTTGCTAGAGCTGTTAAAGTTCAGAGGTGGTGATACCAAAGGCTTTATCGCAATGAATAAGATGATCAGTTTGCGAGGTGGTGTGAGTTTAAGAGCTATTGAAAGATTTGCTGGTGGAGTCGAGTCTACCAAGACACTAAAAGCATTTCTGACATCCATGCATCTATCTAATACGCTATAAGCAATGAATGAGCAGATAAAAGGAATTTATATTGATTTAGACTCTATCTACGATACGCGACTTGGTTGTATTGCTGAGGTAGATCCTGAGTTGGTAAAGCTTGCTTTAGATCAAGGATATCTAGATAGAAGAGCTGATAACTTTTCTTTTCTAAAGAATGAGACTTTTAAAGAGCTTTATAATAGTCGAAATATTGATACATTAAGAGTATCTCCTTACACACAAATCTTTGACATACTTAATGCAGCTTGCAATAAGATGCTAAAGAATGCTATAGACTCTCCTGATCTTACAGGCGTAAAGCTCTACATCAATATTCATCCTTATAAATTATCGGATGAAGAAGCTAGTGATTTACTGGACTTGGTGGTGACCAGAACAAACAAACTAGTTCAGGTACAAATTGTTGATTATTCTCAAGAAGAGCTGACATTCAGTCTTTGTAGAAAGTACTTTGATATTTTATTCATGTATGACTACAATAGCTTCTTAGAATATAACGTAGTTAAGAATGAGCACAAAAAAAGCACTCTTTACGATAGAATGTTAATTGCTCCTGAGATTTACTATAGGGAATTTTCTAAAACAGAGCTAGACGCTATGTATAGAAAAAATCCACTGATTAGTGGAAAGTCTATAGCTGACATTATGAAAATGACTGCATCTCCTGTAGTCATTTTAGAATTAATTGAAGCTAAACATTTCTCTGTAGACACTGAGCTTTATAAAAACGACTTTTATAAATCAGCTGAAAATCCTTCTGAGCAAACAGAATCTGACGTAAATGAGGCATAGCTGCCTAGCCAGCTCAATGCTGGCTAGGCAGTATGACGCATTAGTCTTGCGTTGGTTTTGTAAAATGTTGTTTAGCAAAATCTTCGTAGGTAGTTGTAGAAGTACCTTGTATTAATTCGTCAGGACTAACGGATGGCAGCTCAAAGCCATTAGGTATCTCAGGAATAGCTACATCATCACTAGGCGCATGCTGAACTTCAGAAACCTTTAGCGATTTAAGTAAGTGCGCTACTACACCGGCAGCACCAGCAATATTAGAATTGGCTTTCTCATCGGCCTTAATTCTCTTATTAGTTAAAGCTGCTCTGTCCATATCAGAGAGCACACCAGCTAATGTGGATATTTCCTTAATATCTTTAGGGACTTCCCCTCTTTCCATCATTGAGCTAACAATCTTCTTTCTAATACCGTGGGTATAGGATAAGATTTGGTCTTCGTTGATGGGCTCATTGTTTTGGACTTCTTGTTCCATAGCAAAAAAACCTTCAGATGTTAAATTTATTTTTATTGTTCATCACATGTAGTGATGCAAAAATAATAGATCATATATCATACTAATAGATAGGAAATATGTTTGATTCTATTAGAAAACTATTAGAGGATATAAAGAAAAGACTATCTGTCTGGCTAATGAATCATTTTGTCTTCAAAGATAGTGATCCTTTAGTTAGGCAAGGTAGAACCTATATCCAGATGATTGATATGTTAGATTTATCTAAAATCAACATTGGATTAAATTCCACTAATGAAAATATATATTCACCTAACGGTAATATCAAAACTGATGTAGAGGACTTAGCAAAGTTTATTAGTCAGATCAAGAACTTTAAAAATCAGAATTTAACATCTGCTTTTTTAGCTACTAATTCAGAGAATTTTAATATATCGAACTATTATACTACTGAAGAAAAGAAACTGATAGACATTGTTGTCTATACCAAAAAACTCACGCAATATGCGTTAGAGTTAATCAAAATATACGAGGAGCTGTTATCGAGTAAAGATAGTGCTGACGTTTATAAATTACATATCGTTAAAAAAGTTATTAACGAGTTACTACCATTACTAAGAGGATTATCCTCTATGAAATAAATAAAATATGTCTGTCAAAGCCAAACGCAGAGCTAAGGCTCACGAGATACGCGGAACAAATGCTAGAGCTGTGCTCTCTAAACTGTTTCGCCGAATGTTGGTGTATGTAGCAGGTACCGTAAATATCACAGAAGACAATATAGATAAAATCCCAATTGAGACTGCTACGTTCTTGGATCAAATGGTATCCAGTGGACGCTATGAGCAGCTCATGGTTAACTTTGTAAAAGATCCTAGAAACTGTATTCCTGACAGTAAGAAACTACAATCCAGCGCTAGAGGTAACTTACAAAAAGAGTTACTTAACTCTGGTATGAGCTGGAAAGTCTTTATCAAAGGAATGAGGTTTTTAGGTTTGGTTGGAATAGATATTCAAATCACAGCACATCACGCTAATGGTAAGAAGTCTATCCATAAGGAACATGTCAACTTAGGAAAACATATTGTACCTACAGGTATAATTACAACACCTACTAATGAGTTAGGCGGTCGCTTTCCTACTCCTCAACCTAGAATTGCTCCTTCGGATGAATTGAATAAAGATGTCAGCAGAGCCTGGGATATCAGTAACAGAAATAATAAAGATATTTAACCACTCTTTGGATAACGAGTTAAAAGTTCGTTATATCAATGAGCAGGACATTAAGCAAGAGATAGCTTTGCAGATTATAAAGCTATCTAAGATTTTGAGGCTATCAACTCTATTTACGAGAAATGGCTTAGAGTATATCACGGATTTCTTAGAAAAAGATCCGAAGTTCTTTAACTTCATCATTGATCTTACTGACGTATTTACCTTTAGGATTTGCGACATTAAGGATTTTGATGTAGAAAATAAATTGATAAAAGCTATCGCTGTATCAGCTTCATACAAATCTGATAAAAGCGATTTTGTGCTTTTTGGTGATAAATATAACAACAACTTTTCATCTGTTCCTGATATTGTAGATGTGATTAAACACAATAGGTGGCTTATTTCTATCGCAATGATCAGATTCTTAGATGACCCTGAATCTATTGAGAAGAAATAATTATTCTCAATTTTCTTTTCTACTCTCAAGCCGTAAATATACTCAAGAGTTAAGACAATGTCAAAGTACAATAGCGATAAAAATTCTGGTAAGAAGCATCAAAACCGTGAGCAAGGCCAAGGCTATTTTCAACAGCGTCGCCCCTTTAATCCTGCTTTCTCCGATAAGCTAAAAGGATTTAAGCCTAACAATCACGTCAACTCGCTACCACGTCTGACAGACTATGATGGAGATGGGATTGATCACATCAATATCTATCATCGTCCTGAGACACCCCTAGGAAGGATTTTATCTCCCTTTAACGAATCTCTTCCTTTCATTGATCGGTTCTTCGGTAAGTTTAAGTCTCGCCAAGGTCTGTATAACTATCTGCTCTCAGCCAATGGTGATGAAGCATTTAGGACCATGAACGCGAACTATATGCGTATTTACGCTGCTGAGCGTGCAAATATGCGTCCTTACTATCCTAACCTGAAATACTTCATGGCTACTTCCCTGTGGAAGCAGATCAAGAATCAGGAGGAAATTCTAGAGCTGATCAAAGACAACCAATTACCTTTTGATGCTTACTATACTCACAATTACGTCGAAGATGGCAAAGTCTCTAAGATTAAGGCTCGACCAAATAGTGTAGGTGTTTGGCTAGTATCTATTGTCAATGTGATCTCGGATGCTGTTAAGAAAGGTGTTGAGCCTAACTTTGATAGATTCATTGATCGCGCTGAAGAGCTTAAGAAACTAGAAGACAAGATTGTCTCTGACTATGTAGCGCCTGCTGAGCCTGAGCAAAAACAAGCACCGAAGGCTAAAAAGCAAAAGTTCAAGAAGGATAAGACAGTGCAAGAGCTGAAAGTTGACGACAAAGTCGCTGAAGCAATCATCAATGTTACGGACGCTAATGCGCTAACTAATACTGAAGGCTTGGTATCTGGCGTAACGAGTCCTGAAGAAGTAGCTCAGATTGCTAATGAAGCTATTACGGAAACCATTGTTGAGGATACGCTTAATGCTGTTAATGCTGTAGCACAAACTGACTCTACTGTGGCTGTCGATGAATCTTCTGATAACACTCAAGCTGTTCAAGAACAAGCTGGAACTGAGGCAACTCAAGCTCCAACTGAACAAAAACCTGATGCTGTTATCGTTGAAGATATTAACAAATCGGTGTTTTTGCCGAATGTATAATATCCAAAGTGTCTAATTAAGTGACTCTTTAATCATACTAGGATACTGGGGGTCATCCCCCAGTATCCTAGCTATGTCCATATTTTTTTTTTTGTTTAAGGAAAAGCAATGAGTGGAAAGCTTATTGAAACTACTTTCCAAACAGGACCAGACGATGATCTAGCTGCTGTTGATGTATATGAAGGCGGCGGTGGTGTAGAAAACACCTATGACGATAAGCGAGCTCAAGCTATTGACAATATGGATATTGTTGGTGCTAGTGGCTCTAACAGTACCCAAGAAAGCTTTGCACCAGCTGGTGAAACTGGTTTTGACAATAGTGCTTTTGCTTCTCCTGAAGCTTTTGCTCGTATGGCAGGGGATACCAGTGCGTTAGTAGGTTATTTAAATAATCTATCTAATGCAGCTAAAGCATTATTTAATTTACGCCCTAGCCAATCTAGCGTTAGTGTTGGCTCTAATTCAGTAAAGCCTGTTGCTAATATAAAAGATATAAAAGCTGTTGTTAATATTATTAATAACTTATCCAGTAATAATTTTGATAATAAAGTAATTGATAAAGGCGCTAGCCAACAACTTATTACTAGTGCAGCAGTAACGGCTAGTAATAATGGTATTCATGGTGCTTATCAAGCACTGGTTAAGAATCCTAATTTAGACAGAACAGTATTAACAGATAGTGCTATTGATGCTATTGAGCAAACTGTTGCTGTTGGTAATTTAGGGATAGCTTTGGATGTTAGTCAGACAGAATTAATGGCTACCGTCATAGAAAAATCTCCTGCTATTATACAAGCTATTTTATCAACACCTACTTTAGTTGATATCAGTGAAAAAGATTCTGGTAAAGTATTTGGTACATTTTTAGACTCTTTTAATGCAGCTAATCCTAATTGGAATAAAACAACCATCAATAATAATGAAATTACTGATTTAAAAGAATACAGTCTATCTAGGACAATGAGAGATTTGCTGTACAGTCAAGTCCTGAGTTTGCCCTTAACAGTTTATAAAGGAACCGATAGAACGCCTAACTCATCTATTGATTATGAATTAGATGATTTAACAAACGTTGATATTGTTCAAGCTATATATGGTAGTGATGTTTCTATAGAAACCATTAGTGAAATGAGTGCGCTGTGGAATAGTCCTGAGCATCAAAATAATATCAATAATCACAAATCCAGTAGCGATATGTATATTGGGTCTTTATTTAATAAACTAAGTGTGCAAGAAAGTATTGATAAACATTTTAGTTATATCAATGCCAAAACAAATTCGTTGGTATATAGAGCATAGAGTCATAGCTCCAGGTAGGACTAGTCCTACCTGGAGCGTATGCTGTTAATAAATAGGAATATCTCCAAACAAACCTGATCTTAGGTTTGTAGTACCATCTCTTTGAGCACCTTTAAATAAAATATCTAGGATACCAACTTGGTCTCTGATAAACTGAGCTACTCTGGCTTTAGAAAGCATTTGTTCCATTTGACGAGTCTTTTGAGCCGAACGTAATCTAAACTTGGCTGATGTATACATTTGGTCATATAGACCAACAGAGCCTAAAATATTGATATAGTCTTGATAAATACTTTCATCATCAAATAAGTCTGTTGGTACAATAGCGCTTCCAATAGCTTCTAAGAAAGTCTTATTAGCAATAGGCATAGCCATAATAGGAGACAGATCAGCTACTGAGAAAGTAACATCTATTCTCATAGCATCGCCATGCTTATTAAAGCCTAAATTAGAAGTACCTCTATCAATAGATAAAGAATCTATAATGCCTAAACGAGTTTGCTGCCTACCTCTATCGTAAAGCTGTACAATAAAAGGTGATGTATAAGACTGCTTACCCGTCATCATGGGTAAAGCTCCCGCCAACAACATACACAGCGGAATATAAATATTGGTCATTTGGGAAATAGGATTCCCATACGGACTCATCAAGTTGATCGTATAATTGGCTTTAGGTAAATTAGCAATAGAATTTTCCCAGTTCTTAGGAATAATCGTAAAAGCTTTACCAGCCAAAGCCATTAGACCACCAATATTTAAACTATCTAAAGCTCCTTCAACCATACCTTTGACGGCTCCAATTGTGCCTTGGAGCATGTCACCAACAACATTACCACCAATCATATTACCGCCAGCTGTAGCAAATGATAGTGCTTTATTGGATGCTACAGTACTGTTAAACTTATTAGCGAGATCATTATCTACAGTGTTGTTGGTAAATGATTCTTGTACTGGACCTGTAGAGTTTACTCTGAATGTAGCAAACGCTGCACCATCGTCGTACTCACTGGCTAAATAATCGCCCCAACCACTAGGCTCTGGTGCTTTAGTGCCGTCAGGATTTACTTTTAAACTTCTTTCGAAATCAACAGATTTTTCTTTATCAGTCCAATTATTGGTAGGAGCAGTTAGCCACTTATTTAAAAGATTAGCTAACGTTCCTCTATCACCAGGATTGGTATTGGCTTTATCTAAACTGAATTTAGCTACAAAACCACTGACACTCTGAGTTCCATCACTGATAGTTCCATCAGTAGATGCATCAAACTCTTCGTTGAGTCTTTTGTCTAAAGCATTTTTCATTCTCTGGCCGCGACCAGATAGTGAGACTACATCAATACCGCCAGTATCAGAAAATATAGTCGGCATCATGAGAGCCATATCGTCCATAGCAGCTTGATCTATCTTATAGTTATTTCCCATGAATTGCGAGCTACTGCTTTCTAATTCATCAGGAAACAAACCACGCCTAATAGCTATTTGGTTAACCATATTGTTAACAGCTAACCAATATGTTGGCATTGTTGGTTTAAAATAATAAAAGCTACTGGTAGGCTTATTAAAAGCAAAACGTAAAGCATTACCAACAAGACTACCTAATACCAAAGGCCATGTAACCAGATAGGTTACCATACCTAATAGGCTACCTAAAGATCTAAAAAAACCTTGATCTAACCTACCTGTTCTCGCCATCGTTGCAGCACGATTGTCAAAGAACCCCGTAAAGAAAGTCAACATAGAGTTAAACTGTGGTACACCAAAACGCATATGGATAACCTGAGCAGTATCGTCTAATGCTTCGCTATAATAGTGTCCCATACCCGTTTGGTGGCTATTAGCAGATACACTTAAATCTGTTCTTTGTGCTAGAAACCCTTTAACAGGAAAATCAGCATATTTTGTAAACTGTGGTCTAGGATTAATCACATAGTGTCCACCAGCGCTGGAGTCTTGAAACTTAAAATGTGCTGATGTAAAAGTTCTATTAATCTTTTCTTCTTCTGTTACAGCTCCAGATAAAATCATAAAGGATTGTTTAATCCAATTCGAATCTCTTTCTTTATCTAAGGCTTCAGCTTCAAACTGTCTTTTATTGCTGATGAGTTTTTGTGCTTTTAATTCTGGAGACTCTTCAGTAGCATGCATGTATGATGTAGTCATACGGCTCCTTATTTCAGTTGTCCGTGATAGTAGCAGACTATAGTGGTTTAACCACTATAGTCTGCCTATGCTGTTTATTTATGAAACTGCAACAGGTGCTGTAGGCATTCGAGCAGTAGGTCTGCTCGGTGCTCTAGAGTTCTTAGCAGTATTGAGTGTTTCAGGCTCTGGCTTCTTTGTCGTCTCAGGCTGTGGTGCTTTATTGACTAAATTAACGATATTGGTTTTAATATCCTTAAGTGTCGTTAAAGTCTCAGTCTGTACGTTCAAGGAAGACTTTAGAGTCTCATGCATAGATGACACAGAATTATTGAGCTGTGTACTAATTGCTATTTGAGAATCTATTTGTGGTCTACTAGACCTATTGATAGTTTCTCTATTTCTTTTCATAATAGATGCAAATTCATCTGCATCAGGTTTTAAATCGCCTGGTCTATAAGTAGGATTAACAGCTGTTCCAGGTGTTGGTTTGGTCTTTTCTACAGAGCTAGCATAACCAGGTCCAACATTTGCAGCTTTAGAATCCGTATATGTTTTAACAGCTTCTCTAGCAGAAGTCGCTGTCTGTACTGTTTTTGGTTTTTCAATAGCTGTAGCTACAGTATCGGCAGGAGTGTTGTTAGCTGCTTCATAATGAGAGTTAAATCTACCCTTTTGATACTCTACGAAATTAACTGGTGTCATACCAGGCTTCATTCCGTTAAGCTGCATAGCTCTTAGAGTAGCGGGAGATGCTTCACCAGTTTTAACAGCTTTGATAAAGCCTGGACCGATATTGTGCATCATATATAAGTTTTCACCTGATACTTCCAAACCACTCTTAGTTAGCATATCAGCATTTTTCTTAGCCAATAATGCAGTCGCTAGGGTATTGATCCTTTTATCATACCTAGGATCTTCTGATGTTCTAAAACGTTTACCTATCTTGGTCATTCCTATTTCTTGACCTTCGGGTGTTTTAGCTAAAGCATCCCAAGTACCTTGTGTAAACTGTCCTACACCAATAGCGCCAGTAGGTGACATTTGGTTATCCCAACCAGCTTCCATCTTAACGAAGCCTCTGAGGACTTTTTCATCCATACCGTACTTTTGAGCAGCTTCAGTAATATATCCATCAATATCTTCACCAAATCCTTGGAAAGATCCTTTTGATTTAAACCTATTGCCAGACTGGATACTGGCAGGTTTTGGCTGAGTAACTTGTGGTTTAGGTGTTTGTGCTCTATCCCATTTACCAGTAGTTTCAGCACTAGAATCTGTTGCAACAGGCGGTGTAGGTTGATTGGCTTGTTGGTTAGCTACTTGTTGTTTGTTAGCTTGACTGGTAGGTTTACCATTATTTTTAGCTTGAACAACAGCGTCTTCAACAGCTTGCTCAGCTGTTGTTTTGGTAGCTATTTTATCTTCAGGTAGTTTGCTGTCTTTTGCTTTAGATTCTAAGAAAGTAATATTGTCATTAACAATCGTAGAATTCATACCTATCGTGTAACCAGTCCAAGGACTTTGGTTAACCACCCAAACACCCATGGTAGTACTGATAGCTTTAGCAATATCTAGCTTTTGCTGATTAGATAGTCTTGTTTCATCTATAGATGCTTTACCAGCACCTATTGATTGTCTGACCAAACCAACATAGTTTAAGTATACAGGCAAGAATCTTTGTTGGAACCAAATACTCCAGTTAGAAGCATTAGGAGAGTTTAAGTCAGTAATACCAAACTCAGATCCTATTAAACTTAATACTTTACCAGCATCGGCATTAAAATAAGCTTTATTCTCAGAATCAAAAGTAATATCACCAAGTAAGTCTTTTTCTAGCTTTCTTAGTGTATTAACTTTAGATCTTTCCATTTCTGTTAGACCATATGTTTTAAATCTAACAGCTTCTAAAGCAGTTACTGTAGGTTTAAATATATTAAGTACGTAATTACTAGCTGATTTAATAATCTGTCCGTGTAATGCAGCAAACGGAGTAATTAGTCCTAACGCAAATCTACCTGGAGCTGTCAACACATTTAGTGTCTTTTTAAGTTTATCAGCAAACCAACCTATTTGTTTAGGTTGTTCTACAGGCGTTATTGATTTAGCTTTATCTTCATTAGATACTGCTCCAGCTATAGCGCTAGCTGTGCCTGCTGTAACAGCACCTTCTGTTACTATTTTTTCAGCATATTTCTTAGCAGGATCTTTAGATTCCTTTTCAGCTTGTTCTTTGGCTTCTTTCAAAGCCAGATCTCCATAGTAGTCTACTAGCTTATGATCGGCTCGTAATTGAGTTTTCTTAAAAGGTGAGACCAAACTAGAATAATTGACTTTAGCTTCTTTAGCTAAACCAATATAAGTTTCTTTGTCCTTACCATCGAGTTTATCAACATCACTTAATGGTACCTTTGCATTAATTTTATTCAATGCAGTCAAATGAGCAGAATATACAGGCTTGAACCTATTGGAGAACCAATAAGACCATTCTTCTATTTTCTTAACATTATCTCGCTTGGTATCTTCTGGATTGATGTCAAATATCTTAAGTAGTTTAGTGACCAATACATCATCAATATCAAAAGTAACTTGATCTTCTGATGTTTTGGTATATTTAAGCATTTGGTTTTCTAGCTCAACAATCTTAGGTACTTCTTCAGCTTCATCGATAGAAAGACCGTATTGAGCCATTCTCATCTTGACCAGATTAGAATATTCTTTCTTAGTAAAGTACTTATAAGCTTTATAAGCACCATAGCCGGCTAGACCTACACCTATGGCAGTTAACGTAACGGGTGATGTCAGGACAGCTCCTATACCGCCTAATATAGCAGGTACCGCTGCTCCTAGGGTGGACATTGCTCCACCCATCATCGGTAGAGCTTTAGCCAATCCCCACATACCTGCTTTACCTAAAGCGCCAATACCTTTTAGACCAAGTCCAGCAGTTTTACCTAAGACAGTGCCAGCAGTACGTAATACGCCTTTTTTACCAACTGATCTAACCAGGTTTTTTAGTTTACCTAATTTGCCTTTTGGTTTCCTGCGTCTTCTTTTTTTACTAGGCTCTCCAGTAGTAACATCGATATCGACACCATCCCCGTCTTCGTCTTCATCGTCGTCACCAAAGCCTAATAAACCCATAATACTGTCTTTAGCACCTTTTACTTTACCTAGTAGTCTATCAATAGCGTTTTGTCTACCAGGTTTTACAGTCGTATTTACTCTTTCTTTCTTTTTAGACTCACTGTCTTCATCCTTAGACGAAAATTGATCTTGCCAACTACCGTCTCTATCACCATCACCATCTCTATCTGAGAAATGAGATTTATCAACAGGTAGTCGCTCGTCTAGTATATTTCTTATTTGCTCTAGAACTTCAATAGACTTCTTACCGCCAGTACCACCATTTAAAGCATCTAAGACACCTTGGAAGAAATTACCAGCCTGATTAAGGCCTCCAGCCATAGCGTCAGTAACAAACTTACCTGCTTTTAAAATAGATCTACCTACCCATTTTACAGCACCTACACCAAAACCAAATAGTTTCATCATAGGTGTTTTAATAGGTTTTCCATCTACATCTACTAAGCCTTGCTTTAATTGATCTAGAGTCAATACATATTGCTTAGGATTCTTAGCATCCATTATTGGACCATCTATTTCAGACGGTTTAAATATTGGTTTGCCTGTTCTCTCAGAGATATATCCGCCTGTTCGCATGATAGATGCTAAGAGAATAGGTTTATCATCTCCCTTGAGGTAGATATCGATAGGTTGGTCTAATAGATCAAGAGCTTTTTTCCTGACCCAATTAACTGCTTTGAATGCTCCAGTCCAACCAGCTATTGTTGCATTATAGGTAAGCTTACTATAATCAAGTACTTTACCACCTAACCATTTGGTTAGTTTAATAAATGAACCTGATCTAGAATCTTTGGTATAAGCATTAGGCATTTCATCTAAAGACAAAATAACTTCACCAGATTCATCTACTATATCGCCTTGGAGTTTTTCTAAATCTCCAAATCTATAAATAGGTTTTTTAGTAACAGAATCAAAATACCTACCAGCTCTTAGAGCTGCTGCTTTAAGGCGAGGTTTATTTTCACCTTCTATGTAGATATCTTTAATGAGTACTTTATTGGCTGCCCAGTTTAAAGCTTTACCAGCTGTCTTAAATGAAAATCCAGCTGATTTCAAAGACAACTTAGTACCCATCTTAGCAGACCGCAGAGCAGCTTTATTCACAGGCTTTATAAACTTATTCCAAGCAAAACTACCTAGTTTACCAAAAGAGCCTTTTAAGTTATTAAAGAAAGTATCTTTAACAAATCCTTGACTTTCTGGATCAAAACCTCCAGGCATTCCAGTATTAGGATCTTTGATAAATAGTGCTGGTAGCTTTTCTATTAGATAGTTTTCTATTCTCTCTAGAATCGTATTGGTATTTTGGACTTCTTCTTTAACACCAGTATCTACAAGAGTTTTATCTAAAGCTGTTAAAGTTTCAACATTTTGCCTGACAAAACCAGTAAACTCTTTTTGGTTTTCTTTATGTAGCTCTAAAAAGTCTTTTAGAGAATTAGAGTTATCTGATAGAGTATTTGTAATTCTCTCTACGATTTCTTCTATTCTAGAATCAACAGGCACTGAAGCTGTTTGTGTAGGTATAATACTAGCTGGTTTGTCAAAGCTTTGGTTTATAGTGTCTTTAGTAGACTGAGGTTTCCTATCACCAATAAAACCACCAGCTGTATAACTTCTTAAGACATTATCAATATTGACAGCTGTACCTTCTTCATTGAGCAAACCTAGGTTTCTAAGTTCATCATAATAACCAGCATTAACCAGTTTTTGTATTTCACTGGCGGGATTATATAAAGATCTACCAATTCTAGAAGTAGATTCATTTAACTTATTTCTTTTTTCTTTGTAATTATCTTTATCGTTCAAGTCACCAAAGTATTGTCTAAATACACTTAGAACTTGTTTGATTTGATCATCATCCAAAGCCGCTCTATCAAAGAAAGATTTAGATGTGAGTCTTTCAGGAGATAGTCTTCTTTTATTGTACTTATCTCTGGTCATGATATCCATGACAGCGTTCTTTTGCTCTTCCGAGAGCTTGCCTTCAGGATCTATTGTTCTAAAGATATCTTGCTTATTGTCTTCATGAGACTTAATAGATCCTTGAGGAATGAGTTTATCTATCAAAGATCTTCTCATACCTTCAGCTGACTTGAATTTATTATTATAAGGATCATAGCTGGTAAGACCAATAGATTCGTCACCCGTTCTAAGTACTTGAATCTCTCTTAAGATTCTAGATAGATAACCAGGAATAATTTCATTGATAGACTTGCTATTTCTATTATTCCAAAAAGTTGGTTGTAATCCATTTTCTAAAGCATCCGCTTGAATAGACGCATCGGCTCTTTGGTTACCTATGATATCTTTTCCGATATTTTTAAGACCAGCTTTGAGCCAGTTGTCTTCATAATCGTATTTATTAACATATTCAGTTGCCATCTCAGGCAAATTACTTAATACATACTTAGCTTCTTCAGAAATCTTTCTAACTTTAGGTGATTTTTCTAATTGTTTTCTTATTTTACCACCGAGTTTTCTGCCACCATATTGGATAGCTTCTTCTGTACCCATGGTGGCTAAGATTTCTCTCCAGCCAGGACCGCCTTCCATATCTCCAGCTGAGCTACCCATTTCTGCACCCATAGCGGCAGCTGATGTAGCTTCTTTGAAGATATCGGTATATTCTCTTATTTTAACGCCTAGGTTTTTAAAAGCTTTATTTAAAAAAGAATGCGTAGTACCAAACAAAGACTCCATAGCCTTTGTTTTGATCATATCCTTAAATCTTTCTGAATCCTTTATTTTAACGTATTCAGGTAAAGCTGTGTTCTTTGTTATCTTTTGGAAGTAAGTATCTGATAGAGCTGAGAGTTTCTTATTTTCTTCTAATAGATCTAATTGAGCAAAATAAGAGCGATACTGTAATTCTAAAGATTTCTTTTGATAAGCTTGCGTTATCTTTTCTTGATAACTCACTAAACTATTGATACCTATCTTAATATCGTTAAATAAAGACTTATTGTCTTTATGTCTAACAATTTCAATAGATTCCTTAATAGCGTCTTTAGCATCTTGCTCTTTTTTCTGTTCTTCTTGATTTTGAGCTAAGCTAGAGAAAACATCACCTACTTCAATAGCGATGTTTCTATTTCTAGTGGTTTCTTTGTCTTCTTGACTAAAACCTTTGAATTTATAACCTTCAGCCCATTCCTTGATAGATTTAAGGACATCTTTTGATCTCTTAAACTTCTGAGGAATGATATTATCGGTAGTTTTTGCTATCTGAGCAATACTTGGTTTTATTTCCTGAACGGCTTTATTGTATAGCTGGCTGGTGTTATTTCCAACGACATTATACAGATCTTCTGCCTCTGCATAGACAGGCGGCATAGATTCTCTGATCAATCTTCTGATCAGACTAGTATTTCTAAAAGAAGAGCTTACACCTTCTTTAATACCTGATAGGATTTGTTGCTCTGGCGTTCTATCTTTATTAGCATCACCAAAATCAAAATCAAAATCCGGCAAGTCTAATTCATTGTCCAGATCTATTTTGTCTGAACCAATTTTTTGCTTGGCCATACTTAGATATACTTACGTTATAAAAATTAATAAACTTCACACAATTTCAGCTGATCCATTGGAACCACTATGAGTGATTTCGCAGTTCCCTTTAATATTTATCTACTAAACCTCACTCCTGATAAGTTAGCAGGTATGATACCTGTGACTTCTTTGGATATATTTGAGGGTATGTCCAGGAATTTACATAATGACGGTCTTTTCTCTATACCTATCTTTGGTAGAATCGGCTCTCCAGCTCGCACAAGCCGATATAGCTACATCGATATCAAGGTACCAATATTTCACCCAACAATATATCGATCTTTGCTACAACTCAAGAGTCTTTATGGAGAAATCTTACAAGGCAAATCTTACGCTATTTGGAATGATGAAGTAAAAGACTTTGTTAAATCATCTCAGTTAGATGGTGAAACAGGGTTTGAGTTCTTTGTTACGCATTGGAAAGATATCGTCTTTGAGTCTAGACCGAGTGACTTAAGAGCTAAAAATATTGAGCTAATCGATAAGTACAAAGACATTGCTTTAATGGATAAAGTTATCGTAATGCCTGCTGGCTATAGAGATATTGAGATTGAAGACGATAGAATTACCGTAAATGAAATCAACGATCTCTATAAAAAGCTCTTAAGAGTATCCAATACCATCTTACCTATTACAGTAAAAGACGATATTGAAATGCTCAATGGTGCTAGATACAGTATGCAAAATACATTCAATCAAATCTACGATATGATTGAGTCTATGATCAAAGGTAAGAAAAAGCTCATGATGGGTAAATGGGCTAGCCGTAAAATCTTTAACGGCACCAGAAACGTGATTACGTCTTCTGATATTCGCTCAGATGAATTAAATGCTCCCAATAACGTAGGTTTTAACGACACTATTTGTGGTCTATACCAATACATTAAAGCAACCCTGCCTTTAGCTATTGCTAAACTACGTACTGGTTTTCTAAGCAATGTCTTTGTATCTGCACAGTCACCTGCTTACTTAACAGATAAAAAGACACTCAAGAAAGTAGAAGTTAAAATAGATAACGATGTCTTTGACAGATGGATGAGTGATGAAGGACTAGAAAAAGTCATTAGTCTATTTTCAGAAGAATCTATCAGACACGACTATTTAGAAGTCAATGATCACTATATTGGCTTAGTATATAAAGGACCTGGTGTCTTTAAATTCTTCCAAGATATAGATGAGTTACCTGAAGAATATAGTAAGGACGATGTTTATCCGATTACTTTCACGGAACTCATTTACGGCTCTGTATACCATGACGCTCATTTATACCCAGCTCTAGTGACACGGTATCCTGTCACTGGGTTTGGTAGTATCTATGTCTCTAATATCTATCTAAAGCCTACTCTTAAGGTAGAGAAAAGAGCTCCCTTAGGAGATGATTGGCAAATAGATCCCTATAAACCTATTGCTTATAACTTTCCTACTAAATCTGATTTCGTAAATGCGATGTCTCCTAGTCCGAGTAAATTACAAAATCTCGGAGCTGATAATCGAATGGTATTTTCTTAATTTATTCATAGAACACTATGTTTAAAAGGTATGTTTACGTAAACATATTTGAAACTGTAGTGGGTTTCAAGAAAATCCAATCGTTTTGTCCTACCTTACAGTAATGTAAGGATAGAATCTCCTTTAATTGCTAGAAAGCCCTTAGAGCTTAACTACCACTGCGAGCAGTAATGCAAAGCGACAGCTCTACCTAATTGGTAAAGCCATGGTTTGAAAAGTGTTAAGATTGGGTAACCAGCAGCGAAGCTACCCTAATAGGTAGAACGTTCAACGATCAACCCTTTAGCAAGGTGTACACTCAAGTGAGTGGAAATGGGGAGCTACCTGTTATGCAGGTAGAAGATATGATCTACTCTATATGGAAACATATAGCAGGCTATTGTGCCGGACTAAGATTAACGACCTTAGTTGAATACATAGGTTTGATGGAGATACTTGTTCACTAAATATTCTCTATTCTGATGAAAGTATAAGTGAGACTAGAAAATACATGCAATCTGCTAAGTATTACGTAGGCTCTAATGGTAAGATTAACTTTAGCGCTGAGACTGATACTACTAAATTCGTTTTACACAATCTAACATCGGATGTTTAATATGGCAGCTCCTGCTATACCCTTTGAGAGTTACTATAGAAAAAACGGCCTAAGATCTCCTCAGTATCTGATGGCTCCTAGGATGCCTAGTATTGAAAGCTTCTTTTTCCCTAAAGACTCTATTCACCATTATGTTGTTTATGATGGTGTGTCTAAGCATCCTGCTAGTGATGAGTACTTTTACAGAGATATTCAAAAGAAGATCTTTGTACAACATATTCCTGATATCAAAGATAATAAAGGCTCTCCTAGAAAATTAGCTATTCCTGTGATGCCTATGATTAGGGAATTTCACATCAGGAATAAAAGGTTTAGATTACTAGAAAAGCTCTCTAGTGTCAAGGATGAAAATACTTTAGTTACAATTAACTATGGTTTTGCTCCTGTAGGATACAAATACGTAAAGTCTTTTTATGCTAACTACTACAAGTGGTGGAATATTGAAAAGACACTTTGGAGTACTTTAGATAGCATTACCAAAGAAAGTAATCGACAAAACTTTATCTTTACCAACTTACCTAAGACTTTACCTAGTGTATCTCGTCTTAATATGTTTTCTGATACTTTTAATCAGGAGATGGTAAAGCGGTTTAATACACCCGAATCTCTATTTCTATTAGAGATGTGGAAGTGGCTATCTGCTGAGAATAGAGGTAATTCTATCATTGGCAACATGGGTCATAACCAATTAAAGAAAATTAATATTGTCATACAAGAATCTGGACGATATATATTGGTTAATCTAGGTGAGTTAAATAGCTGGAGAGCAGAAACTACTGATGTACCAGAGCAAAAGATACGGATTGACTCTAGTGCTTTACAAAAGCGATTCCTAAGAATGTTGATGACATTAATGGAAAACCGCACTGTAGTAGACGCTCAATTGGTAGATGATGAAGTAGATGGTAATATTCCAGATACACCTATCGATAGCGATCCAGACCTGAGTGATCTAGATAGTCTAGAAAAAGATACTACCACTCCCACATCTGCACCATATGTAGATACAGATGCAGATATGGTAGCTGGTAAAGGCGATTTTATCAATCTGGATGAGAAAGACAGTGAAGTTAAAGAATTAACCAAAGCTGAGAAAATCAATGAATTAATTGATAATCTGGATAATGACCTACAGGCATTAGAGATTATTGAAAATGAAAAAGACAATATTCTACTGGATGAGGAAATAGAAGATAAGAAGATTTCTAAAGAAATCTCTATCAGTCATTCAGATAAAGCTATTGAATTTGATTTCTTTAATAAAGAACTCAATCCTGAAGACAGAATTGTTAATCTCTGTAATGAATTAGCTGACGATGGGTTAATGACAGCTAGTGAATATAGGCGTTTAACCAATAATGCTGATAATTATAAACGCTTGCCTAGTCCGTACGATAGTGGAAAATCATTAGCTGAATTTGGTGAAATTAAACCAGAAGAGATAGCTATTACTGAATCTGCTAAAACAGTAGACAGGAACACCATTATTGATAAGACCATGTTATCATCTAGTCTATTAGACTTTGATGAAAGATACATTAAAAATATCTTACCTAAAGATATTGTCAATATGGTAACAGCTGCCCAAAATGCTGGATTCATTATATCTAAATACGAAGTAGAGCCTATTGAAGATATTCTAGGTAAATACGAATCTCACACTGTTCGCATTGCTCCTATTCAAGGTCAACCTAGTACTCTACGATTTAAGATACCTAAGGTTGAGGAAGACGGTGTTTATGTTAGCTCAGGTATCCGCTATAGGCTTCGTAAACAGCGGTTTGACCTTCCTATTCGTAAGATATCTCCAGATCGTGTTGCTCTATCGTCCTACTATGGTAAAACTCTAGTTACTCGCAGCGATAAGAAAGTTAATGATTACGGAGCATGGCTATCTAAAAACATAATTGCCAAAGCTATTGATAATACTGATCCTAATGTGATCAACTTATCTGCTGGTGATGTATTTGTTAACGATGTAAACTTACCTAGAAGTTATACAGCTATTTCAATGGCTATTAGAGGATTTACCTCTAATGGATTTAACTTTAACTTTGATTATAATAATAGAGTTGAGTTCTTTGGTCAGGAAAACATTGACAAGTATGAAAAAAATGGCTATACATTAGTAGCAGATAATGCTACTAATGAGTTTTTGGTCATTGATCAAAATAATGTTCTATATAAAGTAGCTAACGATACTTTAGATCCAGTAGGTTCTATTGAATCCTTTATTGGTTTAGATATTGCTAATGCTCCTGTAGACTTTGCTCAAATTAAAGTATTTGGCAAAAATATACCTCTGGTATTAATATTGGGCTATATGTACGGATTAGAAAATCTAATCAATGTACTAAAAGCCGATGTCCGTAGAGTCTCTAGTGGTCAAAGACAGAATCTGCAAGAACACGAATACGCTATTGCTTTCAGTGATGAAACTCTGATCTTTAGCAAAGATGACGAATTAGCTGCTATGATATTCTCTGGTTTTAGAGAATATGCTAAACATATCAGAAATTATTCTGTTTATACTTTCGATAAACCTAACGTTTATTTGAATGTATTAGAATCTAATGGAATTGGTATTAGGTACTTAAGAGAAGTAGATTTAATGGACAAAATGTTCGTTGATCCTATTACTAAAGAAATTTTAGTAGAGATGAAAGAACCTACTACTTTCAGAGGCTTGATTGTCAGAGCTGCCCAGCTGCTACTCAAAGACGCTCATCCGGATGCTTTAGATATGCAGTTCATGCGTATTAAGGGCTATGAGAGATTTGCTGGTGCTATATATGCTGAGTTAGTTAATTCCGTTAGAGAACATAACTCTAAAGCTGGTAAAGCTAATCAACAGATTGAATTACATCCTTATGCTGTTTGGAAGAGGATTACGGCAGATCCTAGTATTAACTTAGTATCTGATATCAATCCGATTGAAAACTTAAAACAACAAGAAGCAGTTACTTATTCTGGTACAGGCGGTAGAGTATCTCGCTCGATGACAAAATCTTCTAGAGCTTATCACCCTAACGATATGGGTGTAATCTCTGAAGCTACTGTTGATAGTTCCGACGTAGCTATTAATACCTATACTTCTGCTGATCCTCAATTCGTATCACTACGAGGTAGGGCTAAGAAATATAACTTTGATGAACAAAATCCTACTGCTGTACTAAGCACTAGCGCTTTAACTGCTGTAGGTAGTGATAGTGACGACCCCAAGCGCGTATTGACTTGCGCATTCTTCTCTAATTGCTGGAAACCCCTAAAACTAGTTAAACTACTGCGAGCAGTAATGCAAAGCGAATGTTTAAAAATTAACTAGATGTTACAATGGGCAATCAGCAGCTAAGCTGGCTGTTTAACAGGCAGAAAGTTCAACGACTAGTCGAAAGACGTACATTCAATCGAATGGAAATGGGAAGACTACTTATTTAAGTAGAAGATATAGTCTGGCCTATATGGAAACATATAGCTGCGCGTAATGGCGCGAAACTACGCAATTGTATTAAGTTAAGACATTTAATACATTAGATAACGTAGTTTGAACACTCGCAAAATTTTATTAATATTCAGAATACTCATTCGACTGCTTGTAGTGGATATATGCAAGCTCCTGTGCGTACTGGATATGAATCAGTCTTGGGTCAAAGAACTTCTGATCTATTTTGTTATTCTGCTAGACAGAAAGGCAAAGTTATATCTAAGAAAGATAATAGTATTCTAATCGAATACGAAGACGGCACTCAAAAAGGAATACAGTTAGGTAGACGCTTTGGCGCAGCAGCTGGTCTAACTATTGCTCACAATGTTGTTAGCGATATGAAAGTAGGTCAAGAATTCAATCGTGGCGATATCATTGCTTATAACGACGGATTCTTTGAAAAGGATATACTCAATCCTGATAATGTTATTTTAAAAAATGCTGTTCTAGCTAAAACCGTTTTATGGGAGTCTACTCAGACTCATGAGGACGCTAGCAGTATTTCTAGGAAACTAGCTGATAAGCTTAGTACTAAAATTACTAAGGTCAAACAAGTTGTTATTAGCTTTGAACAAGAAGTTAAAGATATCTTAAAGCCTGGTAGTGACGTAGAGCATCAAACAATTCTATGTACAATTGAAGATCCCTTGACTTCAGGTGCTGGACTATTTGATGAAAGTACTTTATCTACATTAAAAATGTTTAGCAATCAAACACCTCAAGCTAAAACAAAAGGTGTGTTAGAGAAGATTGAAGTTTTCTATAATGGCGAAAAAGAAGACATGAGTGACAGCTTAAGAGCATTGGCTGACGCTGGTGATAGAGCTTTGGCTAGTCAATTCAGGTCTTTGGGTAAGCGCCCAATGACAGGTCAGGTAGATGAGGGTTACCGTATTGACGGAGATCCTTTACAGTTAGATCACTTAGTTATTAAGTTTTATCTAACGACTGATGTGTCAGCAGGTGTTGGTGATCGACTTGGTCCTATTTGTTAGTAATAGCAAAATAGATTTCTCCTTAATTGCTGGGAACTCCTACTTCAGTAGGACAATCAGCAGCCGAACTATCTACTTATAGATAGAGGGTTCAACGACTATCCCCTAACCAGGGAGTACACTCAAGTGAGTGGAAACAGGAGACTGCCTGTATAACAGGCAGAAGATATAGTCTGCTCTGTATAGTAATATACAGCAGTACCTTATGGTACGGATAAGGATTAACGACCCTTATTGAACACACAGGAAAGGCGTTTTCGCTAATCAAATGAAGACCGTATTCTCTGAAGTTATGGATTACGAGATGAGAACAGAGTCTGGTGAAGAGATCGATGCTGTTTTCGGACAGAAGTCTATTGATGATCGTATTGTGTTGTCTGCCTTAACAATTGGTACAACAAATACACTGCTTGATGTGATTGCTAAAAAAGCAGTCAAGATTTACGAAAGCTAAATATGAACGATAACCGTAAAATAACAGAAGCGTCTGTTTGCACCTTAGGGAATGCAGCAGATGTGGTTGCTAGAGTGATTCTTAATATTGCTGGTAATGATATTTCTACTAAACTCAGTGGAACTAACATGACCATGAATTCTGTTAAGGAGCTGGCTTTGGCTAGATTTAATCTTAACCTGAGTAAGAAAGCGTAAAAATGATTGATAAAAGCTCTTTTGAAAAAGCACTAGGTGTAGCTAACATCTTTGCAGCTAAGGGCTTGGCAATCGTGCCAGAGGAGGGAACTCCTCTGGCTCAACTGGTTGGTACTACCAATCTGGTTGGTCAATTGCCAACATATAGCTCTGAAACAGAATTTGTAGCTGAGGACAGCATTATTCTGTCTATGGTATCTGAGAACGAAACCCATGATGCTTTGTATGACGATTACGTCAATGCTCTATCAACTGGTTTATCGTTTCAAATCAATAATGCTAGGAATATTATCAATCCTATCATCAACGAAGCTGTTGAAGCTATCAAAAAGTATGTCGCTGAAAACAATACTAGCGCTTATTCTTTTGAATTGATTCAAAAAGATATTCCTACTCCTTTACAAAACGACAGCTTTGTACAAGAAGTCACTAAAAATGATGGTGGCAGTTTTGTACAGCCTCGTGGTCGTATTACTATTCGTGATGTAAGCGATATTGCAGGTATTACTGAAAAGCTAGTGACTGGCTCTGAAATCTTTGACAGCTCTGTCAAGGAGTGGATCGATAATAAGGGTGAAGCCTTTATTGTAGATCTATGGAAAAAGACATTTGCTTCCGTACATGAAGGTCCGTATCAAACTCTACCTGAGTTAATGGATATCTTTAAGGGTCCTGATGCTTTAGATAACGCTTTGTTTGTTTATCTAGTATCTAGAAAACTCATGGATGATGCTCCTGAATACGCTAACATGTCGTTAGCTAATTGGAGAGAGACTGTTAGAGATTATATCAATAACAGTGCTAAAACCATTACGCGTGAGATTTCCATGGGTCAAACCATGACCAGTAATAAGACTTTAGTGACTAGAGTTGATTTCAATAACAAAGTTGTTATTGTAAACGGTCCTGTGTATCGGGATTATATTGCTACTGGTGGTAAGAACGAAATCATCTTTGGCGCTATTGTAAGTGATGAAGTTCCTTATAGCTTAGGTGTTATTCTGGCTAATCCTGAAAAGTATCAAAAGGCTTGGGATAGCTACGCCAGCATCAATAAAGCGTCTCTGAGAGCTAAAGCTTTTGCTAGCTTTAAAGAAGCTTGTGAATTTGTACTGGTAGGACAACTCAATTCTCTGGCTGAATTTGAACAAGAAAAATTCAACGAAAACTCTGCCTTTAGAGACACTATTGTCGCTAGCTATAAAAACCTGATCAAACACCTGTATATTGAAGATATGAACAATATCTACCATACAGTGATGAAATTGGTTTGTAACGGTAGATTTCCTTATACAGACGCGTATCGTTTCTTAGACGCTATGAACGATATTGCTAAGGATAATCCTGAGCTAGATCCTAGAGAAGCCGCTACTGTAGCGACTATTGAATATATTAGCGATCACATGGCTGATCAAATGAAGCTGGTATGAATATAAAATCTCTTGTTAGGGATAGTGCTAAAGTATTTGCTGCCTTGCAAGAAATGAATGATGGTAAAGTAGTAGCGAAGCAGGATTGTAAGATTTATATTCCTGCTCGCTTTACTGAAAGAGGCTTAGCAGAACTAGGAGCTACAGATACTTACATCGTAGGTATCTGTAGCATCGTAGTCGATAGCTTTTATGCCGTCATGAATGTTTGTGCTATGGTACGTATTGAGCCAGACGATATCAATCGTATCAAAATACAAGGTGACGAATACATTGAGTTTACTTTCTCTAAAGGCTCAACGATTATAACGACTTTAGATCTGGTTAAGAATGACCAATTGGTTTATCGTATTTACGATGAAATCATATCTAAGGGTAGAGTGCCTTGGTACATGAGTTACAATGACTTAGGTCATATCTTTGATACAGCCAAACATCACGCTGGTGCTAATATTGGTGAAAACCCTGAAGTCACTAAACTGATTGTTTCTATGATTGCTAGAGATAGAAACGATAAATCTAAATATTATCGCACAGTAGCTCAAGAGCCTGATGTATTAAAGAAATATCCTCCTACCTTTATTGCTTTGAAGTCTGTGATTTATGCTGCTACCAACACTTTGAATAAGTTAGCTGGCAGTTACTTCTCTACAGGCGTAGTATCTGCATTAGTAGAGCCAACTACTCGCAGTGAGCGAATTGACACCATATTGAGAAGGTGATAAAATGTTATGAATAAATTCAATAACAAAGGCTAAGTGTCATGAATGTTAAATTTGCTTGTACGCAATTAGCATCCAGTGGTAAGAAAGGTATTTTAGTACCGGATGAAAACGGTTATTACACAATGCCTGTTGGAGGCTTAAATGTCTTCAATAGTGCAGGTATGTATTATACTGCTGTCGGTGCTAAAGAGTTATTTGAAGGATCTAGCCAACTTATGCGTCGTGTTAAGCGCGGTGCATTAAGAGGTGAAGTAGGTCATCCTCAAAAACAACCTCGCCAATCGGATGATGATTATTTAATGAGAATTCTAACCATTGACGAAAAGAATGTGTGTGCGCACTTTTCTGAATTGTGGTTAGACTTTGATAACTATAAAGATATCGATGGTAAACCCATGATTGCCATTATGGGTAAAGTTGCTCCCAGTGGTCCCTTTGGTGCAATGCTAAAGGCTTCTTTTGATAATCCCAAAGAAAACGTTTGTTTCTCTATCCGTAGTTTAACGGAAGATGTGTATAAGCGTGGTATTTGGGAGAGGACTTTAAGAAACGTAGTCACGTTCGACTATGTTAATGAGCCTGGTATTCATATTGCTGAAAAATATAAATCCACAGCCCTAGAAGGTTTTGGTGTGGAAACTCTGGTAGAAAAACCCATTACCAGAAACCAGCTAAAAAGAGCTATCACATCAGGTAGTGCTTCAACAGCTGCTTTGGAGAGTATTTCGCTTACCCCTGCGGAACTCTTCAGATCCTTAGGATGGTCGCTAGAAAGCGATACTCCTTTCTCCTCAAAATGGTGACATATTGGCTATAGGGTTCACAAGACCCTATAGCTTTTATGTTGATTTGATTTCAAATTAATATAAACTCATATTACAATACTGGAATGTAATTACAATATTCGTGTAAAAATTACTTTACCTAACCATTATTGTGTAATATTCATTTTCTTTAAAGGACATTTTAAATTCATGGAATCCGTTTCCCTTAACGGCAAAGTTTACGGTCTAGACAAAGTTCTGGCTCTGGTTTCTCAATCTGCCAAAACGAATTATAATAAAGAACAGATTGCTGAACTCAAGTCACTTGATACAGCTGTAATCAGTGACAAAACCAAACATCTAATCATTACGCCATTTGAAGGCGTAAATGTCGTCCTAGTCAAACCTAGCAATTACGAAGAACAAATTGCTAAGGATAATGTGTCTGTTGCGTTTTACAGTAAGTTTCTGATAAAGAAACTCAATACTGAAAACGTGATTATCGATACAGCTCCTATTGACAATCGTCCTCGATACGATAATCGAGATCGTTATGATCGCAATGATCGTCCTCGTACATATGAGCGCAGAGATGGTTATAGATCTGATAATCGAAATGACACTAGGAATGACTCTAGGAGCTTTGATAGGAATCCTCGTCCTGCCATGAATCGCAGCTACGACAGCAGAGCGCCACAAAGCTCTGCTCCTAACAATGGATTCAATAACAGCTCAAGACCACCACAAAGACCAAGACTATTTGATACTCCTCGCCCGAGTGTCAACCGAGAATCTCGTCAGCAATGACTAGATAAAGACTACATACCTTAGTTCGCTATAGAGTCCTAGGGTGTGTAGTTTACTAACCAGGTAGAGATACCTATTTCAATTGAAACAAGGAAAGTTATATAATGAGCAAGATCAAAGACGAAGTTAGCAGCCTGGCAGAAAAGCTCGGTAAGTCCTTTACCATTGACAAGAGCTCTGGCAAAGCAGAAGTCTCTGGTGATCCCTTCAAGGAGAACATGCCTGAAGGTATTACAGAAGAGCAAATCAAGTCGGTTGACGATTATCGCTATACTTTCATTGCAGCTACTGGCAAAGCTGTTGGTGAAGCTGCGGTGGCAGCAATGGCTAGCAATAAAAAGCTAGAAGCTGTTGAAGCTGCCTTCGGTATTGGCAACAAAGCAGAAGTCACTCACGAAGTACTTCGCACAAAGACGGTATTTAACCCGTCTACCAAAGAAGAAACCACTAAGTATGGTGCTATGACCACCAAGGTCAAGACCGTACTGGACAATCAAAAGACGGGCCAAATTGGTGCTGTTCGTGCATCAATTGGTGAGCTGGCTGTCTCCAAGCTGGCTAAGTAAGTCTTAAAGCCACATAGGCTACAGTCATGATACCATTACGGTATCATGACTGCTATGCTGGTAAAACAAATCATTTGAGAGCATAGGGCTCTACTTTTGTCTTGTCTTTTATTTTTGTGGTAATGTCCAATATATTAAACGAATTACAAAACCCATCCGCTAGGATACCCAATAGCGAGATGATTGACATCAAAAAGGTAAAGGAAGAAATCTTTTTGATAAAGAAGAACTTTGATCAATACCACAATAAAGCTTCTGTAGTTAAAACAGCTAGAGAATTCTTTATCGGAACGATTGATAAATATGACTGCAAAGACAGTCATTTAAAGGGACATAGGAATCCCAATCAAGTTGTAGAACAATATCATTTAAAGCATAAAAACTTTGATGTTGCTCTAACCATTAAAACTTATACACCTGCATCTGTTATCAGTGCTGATGTCATGAATGTTAAAAGCATTCAGCAACTCAATCAGTTCATTGAAAAAGCAAAACCTTATTTCGGTCAAGAGTTTATGATTTATATCAGGAACTTTTGCCATAGCCTTATTACTTCAGCAGTAGACCATAAGTTTGACTGTTATACTGAAGAAGGTGAATTTTCATTTAGGTTTAGCGTACCTACTGCTAAACTCAATGTTGAGCTACTATTACTCAATTGACAACATACTCCCACTAGCCATTAGGCTAGTGGGAGCTATGCTGCTTATTTATTTTTTATGCTTCGTAAATAGGCATACCAGAAGTACCTAGGAGGACATCACCTGCTGGTGTTCTTTGAATCCACTCAATGAATAGAGTATCGTTGATAGTAAGACCGCTAGCAATAGTCAATAAGTCATTCCAAGCAGATACTGGGAATTCATAGCGAGCACTACCTACCACAATAGCAAAGAAGTTAGGCGTAGGTGCCTTGATTTCTCGCTTATTGTCGTATAGAGGTTTGGTATTGAAATACAGACGCTCTAACCACTCGTTAAGAGAAGTAGCACCTGTTCTTAAATTAATACGTGTAGCAGTAGCTGATAAGAGAGTTACTCTAGCAGCAATGTCTACACCATACGGATTAACTTGTGTAGGATCAAATTTAATGGTCCAGTTAGTAGTTCTAGCAGTACCAGGCTCTTTAAGCAATACATCCACATTCTGAATATAGATATATGAGCTAAAGGACGGAGATACATCTCTTAGATTGACTCTAACACTCAGAGGCTGTGTAACACCTAAGGTAGTGCCATTAAAGGACTGAGATGGTGAATTGTAAGAAATGAACGGAGTTACATCAAAAGATATATCTCTATCCAGATTATACATAAACCAACGCAGAGAATATCCTGTTACTTCATCTACCCATTCAGGATAACAGAACAGCTTAACAGAGAAAGCACCTACTTGGTTGGTAGTCACTAGTTTATAGGGAGCTACAACAAACTTACCATCACCAGATACAGCACCATAAGCTGTTTCATTAGAATCTAGCGTATAAGATAAGACCAAATTAACTTGCTGACCTACTACGGTAGCTACATATCTTTCTAAACCTAAGATCTTAAACTTAGAATTATCTACAGGCATCTCTAGTTTAGTGCCATCAGAGTAATGGACTACACCTGTCATATTAAACGCTTGTAGCGGAATATTGATAGGATACTCTAGGGTATTAGAATCAGTTTGTGACAGGAATGGTGACTTCAGAGAAATATGGGAAACATATTTCTGAGAAACATTGACACTCCTGATGAAAGAGGTATTTTCTACCAATAGTTGTTGTTTAGAGACAACATGTCCTTCATCATCATAAATAACTGCTGTAACAACTTCGTTGTCTGGTAGTTGTTGGTTGGTATAAGCTACCGACACTGTCTTGATAGAGTAGTTCGTATGTGAATCTATGGCTACTAACTCTAGTGGAATATTCTGAGTTAAGAATGTACCATTTTGATCATATAAGAACGCAATGACTTCACCAGCTGTAGATAAAGTAGAGCCTCTGAAGATCTTACAGTAACTAGCCATTGTACCAGCTACTCTTAGACGTGTGTCTACAGCCAACACATGAGGCGTTACAGAAGTATCTAGATAGATACGGTAAGTATCGGCTTGTGTGCCAGGTCCTACACCTACGAGTCTGTCAGTAATAGAAATATTACCGGATGATCCAGGCCTGGTAATAGGCAGCAGCGTAGGTATTAGTGTAACTTCATCTATTGCTGAAACAATATAAGTAATGAAATCTTCTGTATCTTCTACGTAATCGCCTATCTTAGGAACATACCTTTTGTAGCCTACCGTACCGTCATAAATTTCTTTAAGATTCCACCAGCACCATCTGGCTGTTGGATCATATACTGGAACTATGCCGTCGGTTCCAGTAATACCTGCTGTTGATATTGGCATTTTATTTCCCGAATTAAGCTATTATGAGAAATGGTGATAGCGATACCAGTCCTCTGGTATAAGTTCTATTGATCAAATCAATAAACCGATACGTATTAAGAGGAACACCTAATACCACGCTATACGCATGTGGATGAATGATCACATAACGATCATCTACTGCTTGTTCTTCCTGAGTAGGATCAAACTTAAGCAGATATTCATATTGTTTACAGATTCTAAGTGCTTCAGCTTTATTGTGGATTTTATCCTCAATAATCAATACTGAGTTGACTAAATCGTGCAATATCTTAGCTATAAAAGGAGAATAGATAGGGTATCTATTTTCAATAGCTGTAGGAGCAGGTCTGGGAGGCTGAGGTATTTTCTTAGATAAATAATCCGATACGATATTATCAATCTCTACAGACTTATTCCTAAGTGTATAAGTATCATCTACAGCAATGCCTCTTAGAGGAACAACAATGTCCTTAATCTGATAAGGTTTACCATTTAGAGGATCTAATGTTGATACACCAGAGTGAAATTCAGAAAAAACTAAATCATCTCTGGTCTTTAAATCACCATCCATTGTAATTCTAAGCACCTTATCATCTCTGATGTTGTATCTGTAGTTATTTGATAAAACACCATGCTCCACAAAACCTACATCATTGATTTCATTGAGCTGTAGCTCTTTAGTACAAAAACCAGTAAACCTGACATGAACATCCTGAGCTTCATTCAAAGGATCAATAAGGTATTCTTTATTATTGATAATGATTTCAGGAAACTGTAGTACATAGTCGAGATTTCTGATCAGAGACTTACCATTAAGAAACACATCTATTTCTCCCATAGGCACTTGCATGACCCAGTTCGATATAGTGTTATTTCTATTTTGTAAATGATTGAGCGTTAGTTTTAATTGACCGCCTTCAAAAGATACTTGAGTATCATAAGCTAGAAAATGGGAATTAAATCTAACCATTGGATAATTGGTAGGATTTTCATCTAACCAATGAATTCTACCATTATCTAAAGAATACTTGCCTTCAGCTTCAGTAATATCAATGAAGTTATTATCAGGAGAGCCAGCTACTCTTTTGCACTGATATACTCTAAAGTCATATTCTCTCACATAAGGTGTTGATGTAAAGCCGTATGTCTCATTGAGAATATTTCCACCTTTACCACCAATGAATTCAACCAAGGCAGCATCTTGGCTAGCGCACATGTATCTAGTGCCGTGTGAGTGAAAGTGCCATCCAATCATCTTACCATTGGTGTCATACTCGTAAGCTGTACATCCCTTTTGCAACACATATGGAACATTAGCTGCTTTTAAGCCTGAAAAGATGTAAGTTTCACTAGGTGTATTACCAGAGATAAAACTAATACCATTATACCCGTAACCGTCTTGCACCATTGTTCTGGTAATACTGTTAGAGGTAGAACGCATGATTCTGGTATAGTCTGAATTCTCTAGAACCTCAGCTCTCCAGTTAGATACAGTCGAGTCAATACCTAACATAGCTTTGGCTATGTCTTCATCTTGCATTCTATACAGTTCATGAATTCTATTATTCTCGTAAATCAAAGACCTTTGATAGCCTGATTTACGGATATGTAGTCTTAAATAAATCTGATCAGATGTAATAACTTCACCAGCTTGAGCTAAAGACTGAAGTTTAGACATATATCTAACCACATATTGAACTACAGCAGAGTAGTCTCTATGGGTTAAATTCCTAAAAGAATCTGCATTGTTCTTATGATAGAATAATCCTGAGTGTCTATCAGAGCCTTCATCTTTTAATACAAAGACATCGATATCGTCTTGATAATCAATAGTTCCATTATCCTCACCAGCATAATGGAGCATGTATTTTCTTTTAGCGTCTAAGATAGATTCAAAGGTTAAAAGATCGGATACTAAGAAATCAACAACTTTATAAATAGATGAATCATAAACAAATTCAGCTGTATCACCAACAGCAACATTAACCAGATCAATCTTATCGACTTTTAGTCCATTTACAAAAGCATAAGTCTGACCTTCTAGTGCTGTGTAGTCATCATAATCTGATTGTAAATCCAATATGTCTTGGGTAGAAGTTATTTTTGTACCTTTGACAAATATAAAGTCATCTGTATTATGAGCTCTTTCAGTGACGAAATATTCATTAGAATAAAGTCTTAAATAAATATTATCTTCGTTAAACCTAAAAGGTATATTGTCGTTTCTTTTGATAGCTACCAATAGGTTTCTATTTTGAGTATAGCAATAAAAAGATTCAAAGCGAGGTAGCTGAACACCATCTACATTGTAAATATCACAAACAAGCTTTTGGATATTGCAAGCTGACTCAAAACTCATCCATTCACCAACCTTAGGATAAAGTCCTAAAATGAGAGGATGGATCTGACCTATTTGAAATAAATGCCAAGTAGAGTTTTGGTCTGGTAAAGCCATATAGTTCCAAAGAACCTTAAATTGTTTCTTGGCTCCACCGTATGGTGTTATCTTAGCTAACTCAAATATAGCTTGAGTATCTTGATCAGGTGTGCACCAAACATTTTTTAGTGCGTGATCTCGTAAAAAATCATAGGCCACAGCTTATCAGTCCTCGTTAATTAGTGATACCAAAGATCTGACAAAATCGTTTTCTCCCTTAGAACCTAGGTATCTGTAGGCTATTTTAGAGATAACAGTATTTTTGTAAGACTTCTCAGTAAATGCAGCATATACCAAAGCTATCCAGGTAGGAGGATGCTCCAGAGCAACGGCGATCATCTCTCTAGCATTAGTACCAAACCAACTGGCAATTAGCAAGTTAACCAAAATACCTTCTTCGAAAGCTTGTAGTCTGTTGTTCTCAGTAATTTCTTTAACTTGAGCACAAAAGTCTTTAATACCAGTCATAGGAGCTATTTTAGAAAAGACTTCTTCTACCAATATAGCTGGAAATCTTAAAGACTTCATGGTTGAGGCTGTTAGTCTATTAACCTCACCACTATCGAGTTCCTCTCTAGGAATAAATAAAGAATAGTAGTAATAGCAAGCTATAATAGCAATAATGGCTTGATCTCTAGCAGATAGTCCAAAGCGTTTAGAGACAGATTCAGATATCCAATGAGCAAATACTGCCATAGGTACAAATGAAATCTCTCTTAGAGTTAAAGGATTTTTATCAATCCAAATAAGATTGGTAGCCATTCTAAGCTTGGCTAGAGATAGCTCCATCCTGTTTCTGATCCTAAGAGCTTCATCTGTGATATCTTGATTCATCGCATTTTTATTATAAATGGCGAACGGTCTAATATCTATACATAAAGCTTTTTCATCCCTTTCAGCCAAATCTACTAAAATAGGATGATTGAAAAAAGGTATCTGAGCTTCTGAATCAGTCTGACCTGCTACAAACCAAGGAATGGTTTTATAATCATTTTCTTGAATAAGACCATAAGTGTGGTGAAAAGCTCCATCTCTGATAGCAGATTCTTGGATAGCTTTGATCACTTTATGCATCTGAAAAGACTTACCTACGGTAGTATCGTACGCTGTGCGGTAGAACATTAGTATTTCTCTTTTCTTAAAATTACAAAAAATATTTACAGTTTTAATGATATTTAATGGCTGAATTCTTATTCTATGTTATCTTATAAGACTTCAAAGGTGACACTTTTATTATTCATGTCTTAAAAGTAAACTGTAAATTTATATAGAGAGTTATTTGCTCTTATTAACAATATCTAGTGATATAAGCAAAAACTAATCACATAATTTTGTTAAATCTATTCGAATACTAGTTTTCTAGGGATTTGAGTCAAGATAATAAGGCAAGCAAATAATTGCTCTGATATGGATGACTCAGATCCTGGACTTCATTTCTTTTATTGCAAGGAAATAACATGACCGCGACTACAATCGTTAATGCGGCTCCGATGATTATTCAAAGAGGTACTCAGGATCTGAGTACGCGGCAAGTATCACGAGAGCCTGAAGCGATCCCTACTCACCTACCTAAAGCTTATATCTATGCCCAAAAGGGTCTGACTACTCCTCAGCTGGTGGTCGGTGGTTCTCTGGTTTCTATGTATGGTGCTGATACTTTTGACGAACGTCTTCAGTATGCAAACCATGCGACTGTGATGGTTAATATCATCAACGCTGAAGGCAATGCTCAAATGGTAGAACGTATTGTACCTGCGGATGCAAATCCCGCAGCCAATATGCTGCTATCTCTGGATATCCTGCCTACCAAGGTAATTGATTATCAGCGTAACTCGGACGGCAGTATTGCTACTGACGTTAATGGTGATCCTATTCCTCTGTTAGATGGAAATGATGATCCTATTGAGATAGACGGCTACAAGATGAAGTGGGTAGTTTCTAACTACTCCGACCAAACCGGTGAAGACAACTTTGGTCTAATGACCGTTGTAGCTGGTGATCAAAGTGATGGTGGCACTCAATCTCAACGCTATCCTATCCTACAGTTTAAAGCCAGCTCTCAAGGCGCTTGGGGTAATAACGTAGGTTTCCGTATGTGGGCTCCTACCAAGCAAACTGGTTTTGGTATCTCAGATCGTCTGCTGGCTGAAGAGAAGGTTTATCCTTATCGCGTCTCTGTGATTACTCGCACTAATGAATTCACGACTCCTAAGGTTGTCGAAAACCTCTATGGCGAGCAATCTGTTGAAGTTGCTCTAAAGAGTGGCGTTATTGATCCTGCTACTGATAAGGAGCTGTTCATTGGTGAGCACTTCCTGTCTTACTACCAGAACTTTACGGATGTGAACTATCCTCCTCTGGTTGGTGATATCGGTGAGATCTACGTTTACGAAAACAATATTGCTACTGTTCAAGCGATGCTGTATGCTGCTGAATGGGATTATATTGAAGCTAGCTCTACACCTGGTGATATCCAAGAAGACTTCACAGGTGCTGATGATGAAGAGTATCTTTACAACATCGTCTCTGGTGTAGCCAGCTCTGGCTATCCTTACCATACTCTGGCGTGGGACACTACTGCTGGCGCTGTGGCTATGGGTGTGAGTACCAACATATTCCTCAATGGTGGCTCTGATGGTACCATGAACGATACTGACTTTGCTGCTTCTGTATCTGAGCGTGTTGCTGAATATAATAATGTTAACAGCGAGTTGCTTGATATTGCTCAGAATGTGGAATCTGTGATCTATGACTCTGGCTTCCCGCTAGAGACTAAGTACGATCTACTGAACTTCATCGCTATCCGTAAAGACACTTTCGTCAACCTAGGTACACACACGGTTGGTGAACGTCAGATGACCGCCAGTGAAGAAAACGCTACTGCTATTGCTTTACGTACTCGCGCACAGCTGTTCCCAGAATCTGATTACTTCGGCACGCCTGTTTGCCGAGCTATGATCATGGGTCGCAGTGGTGTACTGCGTAGTCGTCAGTACAAGCAGCGTGTTCCTGCTACCTTTGAGATTGCTCAAAAGTCAGCTCGCTACATGGGTGCTGGTAATGGTCGCTGGAAGAATGGTTTTAACTTTGATGGTGGTCCTGGTCACATCGTTGAATCTCTAAAGGACATCAACGTGGTTTATACACCTGCTGCTGCACGTAACCGTGATTGGGATGCAGGTCTGAACTGGATTATCCGTTATGACCGCTCTAGCCTGTGCATTCCTAGTCTACAGACTGTTTACAGCAATGATACTTCAGTGCTGAATAACTATCTGACTGCTATGGCTATTTGTGAGATCAATAAGGTAACGGATCGTGCATGGCGTTACTTCACAGGTGTCTCTAACCTGACCAACGCACAGTTGGCTGAGCGTGTAGATAACTTCATCTTAGAGCGTCTGAATGGTCGCTTTGATGGTCGGTTCATCTTTGACTCTGTCACTTCGTTCACTCAAGCTGACCTTGAGCGCGGTTACAGCTGGACTACCGCTGTTAAGATCTGGGCAGCGAATATGAAGACTGTAATGACCACGTACGTTCAATCTTACCGTCTGGACGACTACGAGGCAACCGCTTAATTAATGACTAGGGACTACGGTCCCTGGTCTAATGATTAATTTTCTCAAGGATATAACAATCATGGCTACACGCGTCACCGAAGCACTGCTAGAAGGTCGTGCATTTTCTCGTGGCACCACACAACCTATGCTGGACCCCTCATATGGTGGTCAGATGGGTTACTCTCCTGATCTGAGAGAATGGGTGTCTAACGCCAATTACGTTCGTCGTAACGTATTTGGTCTACTGCTAGAAGCTCCTAAGGCTTTTAGTCGTCTAACTGATAAGAACCCTGATATCTGGGTACGCGCTTTGCGAGCTCTCGTAGAGCTGCATCCCCGCAGTATCGAGGGTCTGAACGCAGGTCTGACTGTTGAGACCGCTGAAACCCCTGTGGGTGGTGGTGGTGAGCAACAAGAAGAATTCGTTAACGTTACTCGTGCTCGCTCTACGCCTACTTTTACGTGGGATGAGAAGTACGGTATGCCTATCCAGACGTTCCTCTATAACTGGATTACTTACGCACTGATGGATCCTGAATCTAAGGTGGCTAACGTAGGTACTCTAGCGAGCGGTTGGCCTGACGATATGCTACCGGACCAGTACGCAATGACGATGATCTTCATTGAACCTGATCCTACACACCGTAAGGTTGTTAAGAGTTGGCTATGCACCAATATGTTCCCTAAGGGTACTGGTGATATCATTGGATCGCGTGATCTGACTTCTGCTTTGAATCTGCAACAGATCAATGTGGAATTCACCGCTCTGACTCAGTTTGGTCTGGGTGTTAACCAGCTGGCTCAACGTCTGTTGGATCAAATTAACATCACCAATGCTAACCCCTACTTCCGTCCTGCTTTCGCTCAAGAAATCAGTGCAGACGTGGCTGCTGCTACCGCTACCGGCTACGAAGCAAAGGTGGAAGACCTGGGCAATACTGCTATTTCTGCTTAAATAGTAGACATATCCTATACTCTAGAGTATTATCTCTAGAGTATAGGACTTATGTCGTTATATTTAAAAAAGTATATTAAATAAATATAATATTGATATTACATATTTTTGTAAATAAGGAAAATTACAATGATATTATTCTTAGATGATTGGAAGAAGTATCCGTCAGCTATTATTAATCTAGAGACAACTAATGATAGCTGGATTAAGATTGTTAGTATCTATAAAGAGATGGGAATTAAAAACCATGCTTTTCCACTGGCTTTGGTAGATAGATCTTTGGTAGGTATAGATCCTTTTGATCCTGAGATTAGTTTAGAAAACCAAATTAGAGTAGCAGCTGAATGTAAAATCAATCCATGGTTTTACTTTAGAGAAATAGCTAGAGTAGGTGGTAGCGATGATGTTGTGGCAAATAAGTTCCAAGCCAATAGAGGTAACGTTTCTTTATTTTGGTCTTTTTTTAACCACATTACCTATATGCTTATTCAAATTCGTCAAACAGGTAAATCGTTTTCTACAGATACCTTAATGACTTATTTGTTAAATATTCGCTGTGTCAATACTCAAATTAACTTATTGACAAAAGACGATACCCTCAGAAGTGAGAACTTAAACAGACTAAGAGATATTGCTGATGAATTACCTTTTTATTTAAAACAAAGAGGAAAAGGTGATATTAGCAATACTGAAGAATTATCAATTAAGTCTTTAGGTAATAAGTACCGTGGTCATTTACCGCAGAAATCTCCTAAAATGGCTTTGAACGTAGGTCGTGGTTTAACTTCACCTATCTTCCAAATTGATGAAGCACCATTCCAGCCTAATATCGAAATATCGATGCCTGCTGCTTTGGCAGGCGGCACTGCTGCTAGAGATAGAGCAGAAAAAAATGGAGACCCATGGGGCACTATTGTCACCACAACAGCTGGTAAACGAGACGATAGAGACGGTAAGTATATTTATAACTGGATGCTAGAGGCTGCTGAATGGACTGAAAGGTTTCTAGATTGTAAAGATAGAAATGAACTAGAAGAGATGGTTAGAAGACATTCTCGCTCTGGTACTCTACGGATTAATGGTACGTTTAATCATTTACAGTTAGGTAAAGATGATAAGTGGCTTAAAAAGGCTCTTGAGGATGCTGGTGCTACGGGTGAGGCTGCTGATAGAGACTTTTTCAATATTTGGACAGCAGGCACGCAACTGTCTCCACTATCGACTGATGTGTTAGAGATGATCAGAAAGAGCTATATTGCACCACTGTACAACAGTATTTCTAAAATAGGTGGATACATCACCAGATGGTATATTCCTGAAAATCAGATAGAAACCATCATGAGAACTAGAAAGACTATAGCAACACTAGATACCAGTGACGCCAGTGGTGGTGATGATATTTCTCTGATTATTGAAGATGTAGAATCTGGCGAAGTATTAGCAGCAGGTACATTTAATGAAACTAATCTTATTAAGTTTGCACAATGGTTGGCATTTGAGTGGATTGTTAAGTATGAAAACTTAACAATGATTATTGAGCGCAGATCCTCAGGTGTGGCTATACTCGATTATTTGCTCTATATTTTACCTAATGAAAATATAGATCCCTTTAAAAGATTATTTAATACCATTGTTCAAAACGCTGGTGAGGATCCACAAAGATACAATGAAATCTGTCAACCTCTATTTAGAAGAAGTTCAGATATTTATGAAAAATATAAAAAGAGTTTTGGCTTTGCTACTAGTGGCTCTGGTATGACTAGTAGAACAGAACTATATTCTTCCATATTAAGAGGTATGGCTAACAACGTTGGTGACAGAATTAGAGACTTAACCACAATTAACCAGATTACTGGTCTAGTTATTAGAAATGGTAGAGTTGATCACCAAGAAGGTGAGCACGACGATATGGTTGTTGCACGTCTTCTTGGTTATTGGTTCCTTACAATGGGTAAAAACTTACACCATTATGGTATTAATAGTAAACTTATTTACACACACCTTAATACCAATAATAATGTTAAGCTCAATCCTTACGAAGAATATCAAATGGCTCAACAGCAATCTATTCGTTTACAAATGGATCAATTACTAAATGAATTAAAAACTGTAAAAGATGAGTTTATTGCTGCTAAAATAGAAAAACAAATCAGAGCTTTAAATAATAATATTATCTTACAGGAAAATGAAAAGTTTTCTGTAGATGAGCTCATTAATTCCATTAGAGATAGTAAAAGAGATAGAGTAGTTAGAAACTATTTTAACAGAAGCTCAGACGCATACACTCAAATGTCTGGTATAGCAGCTCCTGTAGATCCTACTAGAATATTCTTTTAACTAAGCATCATAGCTCCAGGTAGGGATTACCCTACCTGGAGCGTATGTCGTTTAATTTAAGCAGTATCCAAATCAGCATTGAGCAAATCAATGTAGGCTTCAATAAAAAACTCTCGCCTGCTACTTTCTTTCATGAAAATAGGAAAGAGTTTAGGAAAAAAGACTACTTTCTTTAAACTGTCTTTGAGTTTATCGGTAGCTAAATCATTATTAGCTGAATATAGCTGATAAACAGAAAACTCATAATTAGGTACTAGTTTATGATGATTAACAATCAAATAGTTTTTCTTCTTACAATAAAAGTGAATTTCAACACCTTTAACAGTCCTAGCTACCATAGTAGATAAATCTGAATCTGTGTAAGTAACTTCTTTGACTGAATGATTTTTATAAGTACCGAATAAAAAGTAATAAACAATAGATAAGAATCTAATAATTATTGCCATATTCTTACCTAGAATAATAGTTCATTGTCATAGCTCGTATGACAATATACAAAAGAAGTCCAGTCTTTAAACTGGCAATCATATTTTCATTTTTAGTAGAAGTAGCTTTTCTAACGATATTTTGAGCAAAGTCTCTAATCCTCAAGAGATTGACATCTGTTGATTTAGAGGACATATAGATACCTTTGAGTCTAGCTATTAAACTAGCAATATCTGTTGATTCTTTATAAACTGTTCTGCTATTGCTAAGATAAGCAAAAGCATGTGTTAAAGTCTCTTCTACTAAAATATCTACTTCCTTAGAAGATAGATATTTAGAATTAACGGAACACCAAGACAGAGTCTCTAAAAATAACTTAGGGCTCATGGTGTGCATAATTTTGACAACCACATCCACCAAGTCTTGTTTGATAAAAGAGTTTTTATCAATAATGACAGAATTAAGGTAAGTAATGTATTTGGATAGATTTCTAGTAGAATCCTTTAAAGATTCCTCTCCATCAAAATCCATGACTGAAGACGTTGATTTAATTCTACCGCCCAAAGCTTTGACTTTCATCAACTCTCCCGTGATATTCTTGATCATATCACGAATTCTGCCTTGAGCATCATTGATCATGTAAATAATCGCATTATCATCGGTAAAGTACTTAAACGTATTACCATGCAATTGATCGTCTGCAATCAAGTCTTTAACTCTGGCTTCTAGCGTAGCATACCAAGATCCATAACGCTTTATAGCATACTTCTTAGACAGTTGAGCATAAGTAGCTTCTGCTAAAGACTTTTCTACTGGATACCTATAATACCTAAACAAAAGCGAAGTCACAAACTTATAATAAAGAATCAAACCACAATCGATCATGGCTTTTTCTTTTTGCTTTTGATTTAGGTAAGGTGAATTCCTAAACGAGTGTATTAACCACATGCAAATATGGTTAAAGATAGATGTCGATACATGAAACTTTGGATTGATGATAGGTATCTTTAAAAGCTCTTCTTCTAAATATACATCATCAGCTTCTAGTATGTCTGTAAACCACCTGTCCTCATCTTGGGAGGTAAACCTGACAATATGTACACCTGTCAGGTTACCACCGAAGAAAGCTAAATGATCTTCATTCTTATTGACAAAACTCGTTTGAAAGTCGTGAATCTTTTTTGCTAATTTTTCATCAAACTTTAAGTGTGATAAGTTATTATCAAACAAAGCTTTGATTGCACCAGCCCCACGACTCATTATTATTCCCCTTTAGAGCGCTTTTTAAGCCATTGTACGAGGTTTTCAAACCCAATGACTACTGGGATACCCCTGACCTCAAAATAACTCTCTGTGGCTCTAGAAAACTTATCAGAGATATTGTACGCATTGATCTTAGAGACATTGCTAAAATCAATATATTCCATAATCGGGCCGACTTGTCCATCAGCACCTAGCTCAGGTCCTACAAAGACTATAAACTCTTTACCAGCATTTTTAACTCTTTCATGAGAAGCTTCAATGACTTCTATTTCAGAATCAATTACGCTATCTTTGCCCATTACAGAATAAATGACTGCTTTAGGTGACTGTACGATATCCATATTGGCAGGCACTATTCTTAAGCCTGAGATATCTATCGTATCATCATTTTCTTTATTTTCAATAGCTGCTAGCTGAGTCGCTAGTATAGAGTCAATAGCAGCAGACTCAAAAGCTTTAGATAAACTATTGAACTCATCGTCTTCAATAGGCTTTTTAGCAAAATACACATTCAAAGCCTGTGTATATATATTGGACAAAGGTCCATCCATGACAATAGTGTCTTTAACACCTTGTCCTTCATCATAAGTAAATTCAATCTGGTCATCGCTAGAATTAGCTACTGCTGCATTAGATCCTGCTGATCCAGAGCAAGTAGCACATTCTTCTAAACCAATACCGAGCAGTTTCATGGTTTGGTTATCCTTACTTAGTAAAATATAGTGTCCAGTATATCTACCAAACACTATGTTAAGAATTTTGTTGATAGCTATTATAATTAGTGAATAATACCATCACAAATAATTTCAGCTAAAATACTTTTAACCACATATTACCAAAGCGATATCATTTCAAGCATGATTAAATTCACTTGTATTTCTAAAGGAAGAAATTTATGTGGTTGATTATCAAGCAAACTGAACTAGATAGTGAGATCTTTACAATTCTAAGATCTGATATTGCTGATAAGTATATCAAAATCCTAATCAGAGACTTACAAGCTAATCCTAAACTCAAGTTTGATAACAAACCTATTGGTGTAGGAAAATTCGTAGCACTAAAAGTCAATAACTCGGCAGATGATCTCATAACACAATGCTCTGACCTAGATCATAATTCTAACGCCGTAATAGAATTTACTGAACAAATAATCAAACGTATTCATAACGAAACTATAGCTAAAGATCTCACATCCTCTCTTATCTCTAAACTCAAAGCTAAAGCCTAATTATGTTCAGTATTGCTTACAAAATCCAAGAATATGGTGAAGTCGTCTTTTGTGACAATAGTGACAATATTGTTGTTCTTATCCTAACTCAACTTGAACACTATCTCAAAGGAGAGTATTTTAACCCTCCTATCAAACCTATCAAGCAATTTCATATCGGTTGGAGTAAAACCAATACAATCGATATTGTCTTTCAATTCAATACCGACCTCATTGAATCACCTGCTAAGTTAATCCCAGCCATTAAACAACAGCTAGAGCTTTATCACAAAACACCAGTATCTGACGCGCAACCTTACACATATCCTGGAACAGATAAAGTTAGTCCATCAGCTTTTACTTTTTCATTCCCAATTAGAGTAAATACCTCTAATTGTTCAGACTAATTAAGAATTAAACTGTCATACTCTCCTACTACCTCAACAAGGTAGTAGGAGTAATCTATTCTTTTGTTTTTTGATTTAAACTAGATTTAAGAGCTTTAAATGATAAACCTATACCTATTCATCAATTGTAATAGTTTTAGTCTTTATAATCCTTCTAATCGATTTTAAAATAGGTTTTATGAGTTCAGTAGACTAAATTCTTAGATTCTTTAATAATATCTATTAGCCTAACCTACCTACTAGTCTTTACCAGTAGAGTTTTACTAATCTCTTTATTTTTTCATCTAGATCTTCTTTTAATCTCTTAATCTGTTTTAGCATCATAATAGCTAGGTAGTACATACTACCTAGCTTTATACTCTATTTTATTAATCAAGAATAGTATTGATAGTTAATATATTTTTTTCCGTCTATAGTAGGGGCTGCGCCCCTACGACAGCGCTATTAATGCGTTCTTATTAGTTATTCAGTTTATATACAATGTTTATTGGCATTATAGATATACAGATATAACTTAGCTTCGCACAACCATAGGGTAGGTAGGACAACTGGGGAAAAAGTTTTTGACAACATGGTCGAGATGTAAGCCCAGTCAGATCCTACACTCACTAACTTTTTCCATAACATATATAGTTAATAAAATAATTACTTACTATCTAACAATAACTCCTACTCTTACTCCTGTTATAGACTCTTCTCTCAAACCTATCTTTACAATAACTCTTATTACAGGACTTAATCTCATTAGGTAACCATTGAAGATTACCAATATTGTCACATCCTCCACAAGCTAGAGGTATGACATGATCAATAGCAAATCCAGGACAGCTAACAGAGTGCTTACCTGTACTAGGGCAGGGATAGAGTTTAACAAAGTCTCTTAACACTTTAGTATCTCTTAATATCCTACCTCTATCATCTCTTTGGATATTGTTACATATCCTAGGATCTATTATATCTTGAGCTTCTGTAGATATTGGTAATAACAGTAATATCAATAGCAAATACTTCATAGTCACTTTCACTAACATATACTCCAGGTAGCTTATCACTACCTGGAGCTATGATGGTTTTAGATAATATATTCTTTTTCAACTAACTCTTCAAAAGAGATATGGAATTCATTATTAGGATCTAGATTAGAGATATGAATATCTTCTACTCCTATAGCTTCATTGGCTATAGCTCCAGACTCCTCAATCACAAAGGGAGACTCTATTCCCATAATACTGGATACCTGAGATTGAGACCACTTTAGAATATCTACAGTCCTGGTAGATAGATTAGGTTTAGATCCAGTATCTAGCATAGCGATATAAACATAAGGCTGAGTCGTCTGACCTAATCTATTAATTCTAGATATAGCTTGCTGCAATACATAATCCCTAAAGGGTGTATTAATCAGTATCATAGTGTCTGCCATAACCAAAGGTACAGCAGTAGATAAACTAGGATACGTAGCTATTAGAGGATTGATATTCTTATCCTTTTCAAAGCTAGAGATAATGCTAGGCAATTTAGCATTGGTCTTAGCATAGACTACAGCAGGTTGTAATTCTAGTTTAGTTGTAATCTCTTTAGCTTTTTCTACGACTTCTACATAGCTAGTAAATACGACTGTCTTTTTAGTAGTAGATTCTATTATTTTGATATAGTCAATATTCTCAGCAACAGCTTTAGCACATTCCATACGTTTTTTACCTAGTATTCTGCCTAGGCATTCACCTTGTACTTTTAAGTGCATGTATTTAACGACAGATTTACTGGCATCAAACTTGGCTCTGGTTTCTTTATCTAGTGTAGGATTGATGTATTGCTTTTCAAACTTATTACAATAAGCTGTATCTTGGATATCGTATTGAATACCAGGGTTCTTATTGAAAAACTTTACTAAGTCTAGGTATCTTTTGAATTCTCTTTCTTCAGTTGTAGACCTAATAGTCTTTTCATAGACCTTTAAAGCATCGTAATAGTCTGTTTCAAAGGCTTTGTAGTTAGACTTGTAGTATTTGATACGCTCTTCAATAAAAGCTACCATATCAGCTTTTACAGCGTCTAAGGTGTATTGATCAGAATCTTTAGCTTGTACTAAGATATTCTCCATAATAGGAGGATCTAGATTTAAAGCTTTCTTTTCTACTTTATGAGTAACGATATTGAGTCTATTAGATAGAATATCTAAAGCTTTCTTAGCATCTTTACCATAAAGCTTTTTATACTTCTCTATTAAAGAATTATTGAAGTTCTTATCAATAGTCCTAAATAGAGGAATAGTCTCAGATCCCATAGCCTTAATAGGTGTACCACTCATCCAGAGAATATGCTCAGACTTAGTAGCGTCTGTTAGGTCAATAAAGTACCTGGTGCGTTGAGAAGTGATTTCATTGAGGTTATGGCATTCATCTAGGATAATACCTATCTTCTTATTAGGTAGCTTTTTAGCTAGCTCTAGAGCTTTGTATAAAGCCTCGTAGTGGAAAATTAGGTATTTCTGATTACCATAGGGACTACCAGAGCTAGATACCCAGCAAGTCTCAGGCTTTTTGAATTCACCCTTATCCGGACTAGCAATTGTTTTATACCAGACATCCCATACAGCGTTATTGGGACATATAACAAAAACAGTGTCTACCTCTAGCATTTCCATCAAAGCAACAGCAGTTAGAGTCTTTCCCCCACCAGCAGCAGCTGCAAGCAAATATCCTTTTAGATCGTATTTAGGTACAATCTGATCATATTTAGCGAAGAAATCATTTTGATGAGGTAGTGGAGTCTTCCAGAACTTATTTAACTTAGAGTAGTTTAAGATAGGATTGTGTTCCTGATCTATATTAGACAGAAACGTACTTTCCTTTAAAGCATCAATGATGGATTGAGCAGTCTTCTTACTAGTACCTAGTCTTTTCTTAGAGTTAATAATAGTCTCTAGAGTATATAGTAAGTCTATAGCAAAGAAAGTAGGTATACTAAAGGAGTGTCTCGTTATCTTGTTGAACATGAAGTTCGAGATACGGTTAGTTCTCCAGATATTATTAATATCGTTTTGGATAAAGTAACCAGGCACACCAGATACAATAATCTCATCAAGTGTTTGCTCAGCCTTTATATTACCAAATAGTCTACGTACAGCGGAAAACATTTAATTACCTCATACCACCAATATTGAGCTTTAGAAATCTCTCAAAAGTTTCTCTATCATTCATGAATGCTACCTTGGTCCACTTTTCTGTTAGGAAAGTACGGTATAATTCATTAGCGTCAGAATAGCCTTCTATGATCTGTCTGACCACACCTATTTCTTGACCACCATAGAGCTGACCTTTATCTAGTGTTACTATGTATTCATTATAGATATAAGCTTTTACAGCCAATACACACATATCACAAAAGACAGGTATGCTCCTGAGCTGTAAATGAGATAAAGCCTCGTCATTACTTAAAATACATCTTAAGTAACCAAAACCTATAGGAGGAGCTGTATCTCTTACCATAATGGTATTTTCACCAATAAGTTGTACCTTAGCTGTACTTACTGGTGGTATAGGCATATGGCTATTCATCATAGCTTGACCTAATTGTAGGGAAGGTGTGACGCTACAAACATCATAGCCAGTATTACCAGCAATAGCTAAAGCAGCAGCTGAAGTAATATAACTCACTGCAATAGCTGCTGTAATGGTTCTGTTTTGTGTTCTTTCTTTAGGGATATAATACACTGTAGTGTATGTATTGGTCATCTCCTGAGGAACACCACTTAAGTCAATAAATACTTCATCCCCACCTACTAAGTCACAATCGACCATGACTCTGGCTCTAATGACTTTATTGGTGATTTGCTCTTCTAAAGATACTGGAGTATTTCTCCAGCTATGTGTTGTGTTATGAAAGACTAGATTCAGCACTTCTCTAGGGATACTGTACCTAATCTCATCAATAGCCTTTTTAATGGGATTCATGGTTCTAAATGCTAATTAAAAAACTATCAGTCATACATTATAGCTCTGACTACATGGAGTCAAAGACTAACTTTTAACTAATTTGAGGACAATAATGTTGCGTTTTATTCTTCTTTCACTCATGTCATTTCTGATGGCTATTCCTGCAATCGCTAGGGATAAAGACCCTATTGCTGAAATGATTGCTGTTATTCATGAAAAACAAGCTGTGGCTGAGTGGATTATTCAAAGAACAAGAAATAAAGTCGATTATAATTACGCTATCGGTATTGTCGATACTGTTTATGACAAAGCCTATAAACAAGGCGTAGATCCCCTAGTCGTTATTGGGATGATTTCTAAGGAATCTATGTTCAGACCTAAAGCTAAGTCTGGATATGGAGCTGTTGGCTTGATGCAAGTCGTTCCTAGGTTTCACCAAGACAAGATCAAAAAGCGCAATATTTACAATAAGGAAGTTAATATTGAGGTAGGTGTCAAAGTGCTCTTTGATTGTCTTAAGAATAGAAAAACAGTCAAAGGAGCACTGAATTGCTATTCTGGTGGCGCCAGAGGCTATGCTGAATACGTGCAAGCCAGGCATAAAGAAATTAAGCAGGCCATTATTTTGAATCTGTTTAACAACAATCAAAAGATCAATGTGGATTATGCTTACCACAAACCTCTTAGAGAGCCTAGGACTACAAGTCCCCTGTATGCTGGGATTTAAATACGTAAGCTACTAATTTATAGGTAGCTAATAAATCAAAGCTATCTTTGACTCCATGAAAAGATATTCCAAGGTTATGATTGTGGACGCTGGCTATTACATTGATAGGATAGAGCCTATTGTAGTAGACCTAGCTCACTCTCACTATAGACTCCAACAAGAGTTTAAATTGCTCAATGCTTTAGACTATAAAGACAGAATCATAGCCAACTGCATGATCAAGTCTGTAGCTGAAGTATTTTGTCTACCAGTTATATATCCCAGACACAACATCATTAAAAACGATATTTCTGAATTTGATCAGTATTTCTACAATAAAGTCAAAACACTATCTGATTTCTTGGTTTTTCAACATGTAGATCGTCAAAGCTTATCTATGTTCAATGGAGACGAAGTGCTTTGTATATTGCACAATAGAGAGCTAATCCTTTTAAACCACAATGAGTCAATTCACCAGTCTGTCTGATATCTTAGTTGCCAATAGTCACATCATCCTGTCTTTAGGAGAAGTAGCTAGTTTCATAGAGAGAAAATATGCTAAGGTAATAAAACCTTATGCCAAAGGTATTTATAAGATCGGTGAGAGATATCCGTCTGTGGTCAGCGATGTAACTTATTTTGTTAAGGATACGCAAGATCATAATAAAGTTGAACAATTAACAGATATATCCAGTTTAACGGATACTAGTTATATTGTTGATGAAAATAACTCTGTCGTTATAGATAATTTCTATATTAAGAACAGAGACTCAGCTTTATCTATGTCTCCATCTTTACCTATTCATGGGTATGAAATAGCCAAACAAGCTATTGCTCACTACATAGGAAAAAGAAATCCCTATACAAGAGATGCTAGTACAGCTTTAAACCATATTAGCAAACTCCTGATAGATGGCATCGACCATCAAGATGCTATTACCTTTATTCTAGACGAATGTGTATTTACGCCTGTGTATATGCAGATCGATAGTTTTATAGGTAAAGATATCTATCATGTGTATTTTTATAAAACAGTTAGTATTTGCGATTTGGTCATTGAAAAAACCATTGACTGGAGAGCATACCAATGGCACTTAAACCAACAAGATCAAGACAGTGAGCATCATTATCCTTGAACTTGAAAATTGTAGATCCAGATTTGAGAGCATAGTGAGGTCTTTAATTCAAGCAAAGGGTCTACAGTTTTCTGTAATTGATACATCTAAGATAGATTTAATTTACAATGAGATAGCACAACTGCTTACTAACAATATCTTAGAATCAATTAAAAATAAGAGTCTTAGCTACACGATGCTAGACTCTGCCACAGCCAGTATTGACATTACATCTGTTGTCGATAGATTTAACTACCATTTGTTTAGTGAGTATTCGATAGATATCTCATTTGACTCTTTGTATCAGATGGTGTCAAATATTGAGATGTCTGTGATAAATGATATTGTTTATCATTTACCCAATATCGATAATAATGATTTAGAGATCGTATCTCACCACTTTGAGCCTATTAACAACTTAGTAATTGAATACAATAATGTTGTTACTGCTTGACTATAATGAACTCAGATACAATTTCATGGCCTGTAAGCCTTTGTCAGACCATGTTGAGTTATCTGAGTTCATTGATATCCTACTTAAAAATAGTCCAGATCAAAGCGATAGGTATTTAAAAGCCAATCTTTGGCAAGCCATAGAGTCATCGACTGCATTTAGCAGCGATGATTTTATTATGTCTGTCAATGACGACTATTTAACAGCTATCGATGTATTGATAGAGACTTATGGTGATTTTCTTTTTAACTTCATTAAGCAAAAGTCTGGAATTGATATCTTTGAAAAAAATATTAAAGGTATTCAATTCAATAGCGATAGCTTGATTATTCAACTATGACAAATGAATTACCTTATCAATATATCGTCGTCAATATTGATAAGTCTTATTCTAAACTCAAGAACTATCTAGAAGTATCTTGGCTACCCACTATTGATATAGAAGCGCTGCTCTCTATTATCTTTACTGTTTTTAGCAGAGTCTCTGAAGTAGAAACAACAACAGACAGAACTATTCAGGAACTACTGCTAGAAACCTTTGAATTCAAAGACAGCACTTTAGTCACTAACGTAGCATTTTCTCAATATATGACTAAAGTGCTGCAAGATGTTGTGCAAGATATTTATGATGAACTCCTGCATCAAGGATTCTTAATTTACGAAACATTTCCTTATGAATACCGACGCTCGCTACCAGACGGAAGCGTGGTGCTCGCCAAGATTGTTGATACTGGATCTACAGTATGATCATATATTGGTAGAGACTCTTCTAAATACCATAAATCCAGACGTTAAGCAAGAAGATATTCTTCTGACTATCTTTGCTGAACTATTATCTAAAAACAAAGACAAAATAGTAGATACTTATGCTTTTGCTGAATTTGTGGTAGCAATATGTGTAGATTCTCTAGAAATGATGGAGACTTATAAAGAAGAAGTCTTTATTCTACAAACGATCTTTGCCAATTGTGTTGAAGCTGTTGAGGACACTATATTCCCTTTTAATTTAACGGACTACCAAATGTTTGTAGACTGGGATATTGGTCAGATCATGTTAATTCATCCTGAAGCAATAGATCAAATTCAAGAATGTTTTAATAATGCAAGCTACCAACCCATTGTTTCAGCCCAATAAACTACCTTTGTCTGAAATTGTTATTATTGAATCCTACGATATCTTTGAGTTATTCAATGCTTTAGAGTTTGAAGTATCTTGGAACTCACAACAAGAAATACTCAGACAAGCTTTTAAAGTGCTGGATGATCCTCAGCTAAAGTTAGGTACTCCTATTACAACAATAACAATGTCAGCTGGTATTGTTACTCGTTATTTGGTAGAGGAGTTTTCTATCAATCAAATGGTAGTGCTTAATGATCTGTTTAGGAAAATAATTTTAACGATCTACTTCAGATGTTATGAAAACAAATTGTTTGTAGGATCAAATTATCCAACAGTACCAGCTTTTCCTTATTTCCTAGAGAATATAGATTTAGCTGGTTGTGTTCTTAGGTTGGATAGAACATATTTTTAGGTTTGACATAAATGCTATCCATCAATTCCTATTATTCCTTTAATACCAAGGTACCAGGTATTTTAGGAGAATCATTTAATAATTTAAAATTGGTATCTGTTATGACGTATGAGTTAGCTTCTAACTACATCAACGTTGTTTCAATGCATGCCAATATTTATCCAGCTTTACCGCAAGGTATTCCAGATAATCCTGAGAGTTATACTTATTATCTATTCAAAACAGAATCCAACACCAACGTGGTTTTGGCTGATGTGTGGATTGATGATAATACTATTACAGAAAAAGGCTCTCAATCGATGGTCGTTGAGATTCCTAGAGTAACCAACTCTGATATTGTCAGACTCAATACTGTTTTGAGAACAATGGGATTTAACTACACTTCTCGTGTGGTGTAATAATTTATTACTGTATATATTCTATGTGAAGTAATCACGAATAACAAAGATGTATCTAAATAACTAGGCTGGAGTAGTGAATAACACTCTGATCTGGTTATTGGATGTATCTTTATGCGGTTATTTCCGTCGTTGTTGTGTTGTGAAGAGTCGAACCCTGTGAGTAATAGCGCTTACAGCCATAAATCTCCTTGTGCTTGATGCTTACAAGGCTGTAATTGATTGCTATTTACTCACAGGGCTAGACCTAAAAGGTTTCGTAGTGTTGAAGTCGCTGAACCCACATACCTTAGAGCGAGCCCTACTCGGACTCTATTAATACTTCAACACGTTTTAGGGAGTGAGCAAAGCCGAGGGCGTCGGTTTCAAAGAAAAGTAAATGTTTGACAAAACTCTTTTTCTTTCCTTTTTCAGGTTTTGTCAAATGGTTCGGGCCATTGGTTGTGGAAGTCAGTGAAGTGATGGTGCTTTTCTTGTTGTTCACGAAACGAAACTAGGTATGTGGTGTTCTATACAAGCTGGTAGCTATTTCTGTCCAATTGGACAGAAATAGCTACTATGCTGCTAATTTTATTTTTTCACCATTATGTTGTGTTAATAGGTAGAATTTAAAAAAGTAATGCAAAACCCATTTATTCTCCCAGCAGAGCAATATAAAAGAACAATTGATCCTTTAGGAGACTATTTGAATCAAACAGCACATTACCTGAATATTTCTACAGGTAAAGCTTTTGATGAATGCAAAGAGTTTGTTAAAAAGAAACTCAAAGACGGCACTTTTCAAATAAAGATTCCACAAGTACAATACATGGAACGTCAAGAAAATGGCGACCGTGTATTGCTCAGAGGATCTTTATTAGGCTATATTCAGCAAACTGTTAAAAATGGTGATGTGATAGCTCCGTCTTTTACAACATATAAACATGCTGATAAATATGAATCTTTACTAGCTAGCTTCATTGATGGTAACGTAGCCGGTAGATCTAAAGCTAAAAAAGAAGAGTTTGCTGCTAAAGCTGCTGGTAAAAAAGACTTAGCACAATATAAAAACCTAGAGCAAACAGGCAGAAAGCTATCCAATAATGCTATTTCTGGTGCTCACGTATCAACCAGTACGCCATTGGTCAATAAAACAGCTCATTCGTCTTTGACCAGTACATGTAGGGCAACATCTGGATACGGTAATGCCAATAACGAAAAACTCATGACTGGCAATAGACATTACTGGAATCCTAATGTTACTTTAAACAATATAGTTTCTATCGTTACCCATACAGACTATGAGCTCTTACAATCTGTCGTAACAAAATACAATATCCATCTTCCTACTGTGGAGGATACGATGGATTGTATTCAGTATTCTTCAGATATATATTGGAAAAATGAAGTAGCTATGAACCATATTTATGAACTCGTAGCAAAACTCACTCCACTACAAAGAGCTGCTTTTGTTTATACAGGCGATCTTTATCATTTAAGAAAACACAACGATCAGCTCTTAAGAGTATTCTTATCTCAGTTATCATCTAAGCACTACGAGATTGATGTAGAAGATACTTTTGATTTTGTTAAGAACTCTAGAGAAGATTATCTTAATTTAGCTCATCAGATATGTTCTGATGAAATGAGATCCAAAGGTAAAGATTATGTTGCTTTAAAAGGTACTACCAATTTAAAGACACTAGCTGCTACTACCAGAAATATTGATTCAGTATTAACCAATTATGCTGATTTAATTAAAGCTATAATGGTTACTGAGAATATGCCTGCATCAGTAGCATATTTTCCTGAATCTGTCAGACGAGCTGCTCTGATGTCAGATACAGACTCTACTATCTTTACTGTAGAGGAGTGGGTACAATGGTATTGTGGTGATATTGGTTTTAAGCAAGAACATATGTCAATAGCAGCAAGCTGTATCTTTTTAGCAGCTCAAGCTATCACACATATTCTGGCTATGATGTCAGCTAACTTTAACGTACAGAAAAAACGTCTTTATCAAATTGCGATGAAGAACGAATTCAAGTTTGATGTATTTGTACCAACCAATGTAGCCAAACATTATTTTGCCAGTATATCTTGCCAGGAAGGCAATATCTTAGCTGAATCTGATGTAGAAATCAAAGGTGTTCACTTAAAGAACTCTAATTCTCCAAAATTCATTACGAGCAAAGCTTCAAAGATGATGGAAGAGATTATGAATACTATTATGGATACAGGTAAGATATCTATTCTTAAGTATCTGAAAGAGATTGCTGATATTGAAAGAACTGTTTTTGATTCTATTAAAAATGGTAAACTGGAGTTCTTTAGATTAGGAGAAATCAAGCAGCCTCAAGCTTATGTCAGAAAACCTGAGGAATCTCCATATGTTTACAATATGCTTTGGGAACAAGTCTTTGCTCCTAAATATGGTCCAGCTCCTGCATTACCCTATCAAACATTAAGAGTAGCTACTACGATTGATAATCCTACAAAGACCAAGAAGTGGTTAGAGAGTATGGAAGATAGAGAATTAGCTGAACGTATGAGAAACTGGTTAGGTGGATTAGGTAAAGTCAATTTACCGAGTTTAATGCTACCGGCAGAGATTACAACAACTAATGGTATTCCTAAAGAGATTTTAGATATTATTGATACTAGAAAGATTGTGTATAATTTATGCAAGATTTTCTATTTGATATTAGAGACATTAGGTTTTTATATTTGTAATGATAATATTACTCGACTAGTATCTGACCAATATTGATGACATATGTAGCTATAGGAGCAATAAGCTCCTATAGCTACTATGACGCAATTGTACTGAGAATCTCTTGTATTAAGAGCTTATTTTGTAATTGTGATCTAGAAGATAGAATCATATCCAAAGCTCTATCATTTTCATACAGCTTGAAATACCTCATGATCATATTGTTGTTTGTCTTATCTAGCCTATTACCATGATCTTTAGCTATTTTAACTAAAAAGTCTAAAGCTGTTAATCTAGCGACTACGTTAGTCCAAATAGATTGTTTGGTAGGAGCGTTATCTGGTAAAACTAAAGCTTTAGCAAAATCTCCAGCAGACGGTACTGGAAATCCTTGTAATATAGCTGAATACTTTCTATCAGAGCCTTTATAGTAAGCGATAATGTTAGAATAGATATCGTCTATTCTAGAGCTATAATCTGTTATATGAAATACATGCTTTTTATAACTCAAACCCATAGGTGAGTTATTTAAGAGATTATAAGCTCTGTTGAATAAAGCAATGTCCAAATGAGAATCTAACATATTAGGCAATACATACATGTGTATAAATTGCGCTACTGATTTAGGAGACTCTCCTTTTTCTAATACCTTTAGCTCTTCAAATAAAAAAGATCTAAACTGAACTGCTAATAAAGCAATATTAAGACCTATAACAGCTGTGCCTGATTCATTACCAATATATTTACCATTAGGCAATAATAGACTTAAATCTGATTTAGGATGGTATATGACTTTAACAGCTGAGAGAGTTTTCCAATTCTTTTGAGCTTCATATACATCAAAATAATCATCCATAGCCACAATAATCTCATCAATATCTCCACCATAAAAGATATCTCTGAATATATTGCCTCTATAAATAGGAGAGGATATTTTTAGACCCATAGCCAAATGAAAGGCTTTGGCATCTATAATGTCTGCAAATCGTTCTAGGTTATAATTAAAAGGAACACCTAAGTTATTCAGTAGCCTAATGAGTAAATGATTAGACTTTACTGCAAAGGGTCTATCGTAGAAATAGTTCTTTACTTGTTCTAGATTTCTTTTTAAACCATTTTCTACGTAAGGCCATCCAGCTGGACTTAGTGCTCCTTGAGTATAACCAATAGGAGAGTTAAATAATTCAATCATAATTAGTTATTTATGTATAACATAGAATAATCGCTTTATATAAAAGCTAAAAGTAAAAATTTATTTTATATTGCCTATGATATAGATAAAGATCTACGCTTCAATCTTACTCATTAGTGGGTAAGAGCGTAGAACTTATATCACGGACCTTTGATTTTGTAATGTTAATAAAAACTGTGTTTCAAAAAATCACAGTCACTTATTATATTACTGAATCGAAAGCAATCGATTCATCAAAGCTTTGATAAACGCAATATTGTAATAAAGGAAACATAGCATGGCTATTCATGACGGCACTTCACAACAAGCCGCACAACCTCAAGCAGCTACCCAAGCCGCATTTGATGCTCCTCTAGCAGCTACTGCAGCTGCACCTCAATCGCAAGCACAACAACAAAAAATGAACCAAACTTTCTCCTTTCACTCCAACAGCGGTATCTTCGGCACGCCTATCGGTCGCACACCTGGCACGGAAGTGCTGGTGAGCCTGCAAGAAAAGCTCACCGAAATCTACAAGCAAGCCAAGGACAGTTCTTTTGAGTTTGCGCTCTTTCCTCTGGACAAGAACAACGAACAACAGCTGTATTTCTCAGCTCTGGTTGTTCTGGGTTTTGTACGTGGCGATCGCAAGAACGCTGCCTACCACACCCTGATTCTGGAAGCTTCCAACGACGATCCAGGCTCTATCCATCAGCAAGTCCAAAACGACATGATCGAAGTGATTCGTGTTGCTTCGGATGCTTCGGATAACGAACTCAACAAGATCGCTGTGGAAAAGCTGACTCAAGCTTTCCCTGGCGTGCAGCTGTTTAACGCTGACTCTATGGTTGTTCCTCGAAAGTTCAACCTGGAAGACAAGACAGCGGTGCACAATTTGGCACTGAACGCTGCTATGGCCAGTACCACGGAGCTGCGCAAGCGCACTCCTGGTTATAGCGATCTGAATATGGCTGGCTTTGCTCGTGACTCTAGCCTGGTGGTAACACCTCGCTTTGAAACCAGCACTGTCAAGAACATTGATGAGCTGCCTCGTCGTCAAGACGTCAAGATCGTGTTTGGCTCTCAACAAGTCAAGCAACAAAACAACCAGTCTCTGAATTCAGGTGATCGTTCTGCTGCTCTGGCAGAGATCTCTGGCTATATTGACCTGCTGTGGGCTCCGGTTAATCCCGTGGCTCAATACGGTATGATGCCTGTGCCTGGCTATCAGATGCCTGCTCAAAAGTATGCAGCTAACCTGATCATTACCAACTTCTTCAGCCCTCGCCTGTCGACTCTGGCCGGTGTTCTGCTGGCTCTGACCACCGTCAAGGCTTTCTCCGATCAGAACAACTGGTACGGTGCTTTCCGATCCAACGGCGTGCGTAGCAATATGCGCGATATTGGTTATCTGAACATCGAAGCCAATCTGGGTGGTGACCCGAACCAGCCTGGCTCTCCTGTGGAAATCTCTATGGATTCCTACGGTGCGGCAGATCTGTATCGTTATCTGAACCAGCTGATCCGTCCGGGTCTGGCTATTTCGATTGACGTGCCTGAGTCTGGTCCTGAGTCCTGGCTGCTCTCAGTTCTGAGCGTAGCTGCCTCTGGCAGTGAGCACTCTGGTGATGCACAGCGCATGATCTTCAACGCTGCTCAAACGCTAACCAACGGTAACTTTGCGAATTTCTTCCCGCAAGGTGCATCCATGTTCGACAACGTTGGTAACCCTGTACATCTTGGTTACTACGAGTCCGACAAGGATACCTACCGTGATATCCGTGATATCGACTACGTGGCTGTCGCTGCTCTGAGTCGTGATCTGGATAGCATCAAGCGCTGGTCTGATACCTGGACGGCTACGTCTGTTCCTCTGGGCAAGCGCATGGATACCCGTCAGCGCTTCATCCGTGATCTGACTGGTGGTAAGGCTGTGTTTACTGGTAAGGCTAACCGCGTTACCTTTAGCGCTGCTTTCATCGATGCTCTGGTCAAGGGCTGCGCGGCTGTGGGTGTTACGCCTCGTCTGGACGCCAATGGTCTGGGTAATGTGGTGGTGGATCGCGGCACCGCGTCCTTCATCGATCAAGCTCTGGTGGGTCCTGCACCTACTAACTTCTTCAGCTCCGGTATTGTGGGTGGCTATACCAATAGCTATGCTCCCAACAACTTCCGTACCTGGTAAGTCAATAAAGCTCTCGTAGCTAACTAATAGTAATTCCCAGGAGTGTAAAAGCTCCTGGGAATTATGTCCTCTTTTCTTTTATTTGATTAATTATGATTGAAATAGAACAAAAATACTTAGACGCTATCAATCAAGACACTAAATCTGAATTTACATTACAAACAGCCGTAAAGTTGTTTGTAAGACTAATGTCTTTAGAAAATTCACACTATGTTGTTCCTGTAGCTAGAATAAATACTCAACTAAAACTAAGTAATGAAGAAATAGCTTATGTTTTGGAAGTATCTGAGAAAGTAGAAGAACACAATTTGTTTGCTTACTATATAGCCAATGAATTTGAATTTGATAATCCTGGTATTATAGAAAAATTAATTATCAATACTTTTAAACATAAAGAAGATAATAAACAAATAAAGAGCTTTTTACAATTTATCTTTACTTTGTTTTGCTTAGGTATTTATCAGATTCCTGGTAAGGATATAGATGCTGTATTTAAAGAATATAAGATTTGGATCCTAAGACAACTCGGTATGACTGAAGAAGTATCGCCTAAGATTATCTTACCTAACTGAAATAATTACAGCAACATATAATCCATATAGAGCCTAATCCTGGGCTCTGAAATAAGGAAAAAAGGATAAAAGAAGTGGCTGTATCTGAAGAGTTAGTTAATTTCAACCAGCTATTTAATCAGCTAAAGCAACCTCCCTTGATTATCAACGATATTGTTGAGACATCAGCAGAGGAAAAAGATACACTGAAGAATCTGATATTTACTAAGTATGATTCTGATGTGATGAAAAACGTACCTAGCTGTGACTGTGGTAGTATCACAGGTGAATACAATATCGGTGTTCTATGTAAAAACTGTGATACCGAAGTTGTATCAGCTGTAGATAAAGAGCTAGAGCCTATTCTTTGGGTAAGAGCGCCTAAGAATATTCATGCATTAATTAATCCTACTGTTTGGACTCAGTTATCTCTGAGATTCAAGAAGAGTAATTTTGATACTATTCGCTGGATTTGTGATACAACTTATAGAGTAGGACCTAATGATGGAGCTATTGTAGCTGAGCTGCAAGAAGCTGGTATTACCAGAGGTTACAATAACTTTATTGAAAACTTTTACGATATCATCAATCGCTTATTTGAGATGAGGAGTTTTTCCTCTAAATCAAGAGTGACTTATGATCTACTACCACAATTGCTGGTAGAAAATAAAGATTCAATATTCTCTCAATATCTACCACTGGTTAACAGAACCATGCTAGTAATTGAGTCTACGACTGTTGGTACATATGTCGATCCATTTGTACCTACTGCTATTGATGCTATTTTAACAGTAGCATCAATTGATGTGGATGAATCTAGGTTTTCTATTAGGACAAAGGAAAACAGAGTTGCTAAGTTCCTATCTGGAATCAGTAGTTATTACTATAACTTTGCGAAAAACAATCTAGGTAGAAAGTCAGGCACCTATAGGCAACACGTTTATGGATCACGATCTCACTTCTCATTTAGAGCGGTGGTGTCGTCTTTAACGGACGCTCACCAGTATGATGAGATTCATATTCCGTGGGGTATCGGAATTACTATATTTCGATATCACATCATCAATAAACTCATTCGACGAGGATATACCGTCAATCAAGCGATATATCTGATTAATGCACACGCAAAGGTATTTCATCCACTCATTAACGAGATCTTTAAAGAACTCATTGATGAATCACCTCGTAAAGGTGTCGATGTAACTATTAATCGAAATCCCTCTTTGGTACGTGGATCTATTCAAAGAGTGAGGATTACTAAAGTCAAAGAAGATACCTCAATCAATACTGTTTCATTCAGCATTTTGATTGTAGGTCCCATGAACGCTAAAGATTGGTGTTCTAAAAGCTCCTTAATTGCTGGGAACTCCTGTAAAGGACAATCAGCAGCTGATCCTAGATACATATCTAGGCGAGTTCAACGACTAGTCGAAAGACGTACAGCCAAGCGGCTGGAAACAGGAGCCAGTCTCTGAATAAGAGATGGAAGATATAGTCTGAACATCTGTGGTAACACAGAGCTGGATTCACTATCCGGGTAATGCGTAGCGAACATTGCTGAACATATTTGGATTTTGACGGTGGAAGCATTGCCGTCTCGAAAGCTTTTGAATTGCTGGGAACTCTCACACCGAGACAATCAGCAGCCAAGATCTTATTTGCTTACCGGTAAATAGGATAAGGTTCAACGACTATCCCGAAAGGGAGTACAGCCAAGCGGCTGGAAGCGGAAGCCACCAAACCAGGTGAAGATATAGTCTGAACATCTATGGTGACATAGAGCGAAGCAGGTAATGCTGCGGGTTAGGAAATAGCGAGCCTAGCTGAACAATACGGATGCCCTTAATTTCACTTTGACTTTAGATAACGATTTGTCTGAAGAGCTCAAGCATCTTGATCCACATAAGAGCTGTTTTGAACTCGATGAACCTAGAACCATCTCTGGCAATCTCTCGATTCCCAAGACAGTTGTAGGCACAATTAGTAATTGGTTACATTTTGAAGAACCTGATAACACACCCACGGACTTTATGAAGTCTATTGCAATAGGTTAATTAGCATGAGAGTAGTCTCTGGCGGTACTGCTGCCTGGAATGCGATAGCATACGGACAGCAAAACCCTCTTAATCTTGGGTATTTTAAAAGTCAACTAGAGAACATTGGACAAAACCTGAATGAACAAGCCAAAATCTTTTATCAGGATGTCCAAAGTCTTTACGATAAGTTCAACAGCTCTGAGGCAATGCGCTTGATGCGCTCAGCCATGAAGTCTGCTGCATCACTGTTTAATGATAATATCATTAGACCACTGACATCAACAGATGAGCTACAAAACGCATCTATACAAATGCAAAGATGGGTAATGGCTAATCCCGTTATTCGTCAGATGTACCACAATCAGGAATGTGACGGGTATTCTGATACATATGTGGATATGGAGCCTGGCAAAATAGGTGAAGCTCATTACGACTATCGCAGGGTGATGGACGGCATTGTGGTGTGTGATGAGGATCAAGAGTCCTTTACACAGTACTTTGAAGATCTGCATGAAGGTGATAGAGATTTGATTCTCAGTGAGCAAAGCGATATTTTGACAACATGGTCTTTCATGGAAGCTATGGTCAAAGCACTCAAAGATGATCCAACGTCTCAATATGGTGGTCAGCTTTAATTAACAGCATAGATGGATTGGAGCTCACCAGGCTCCAATCCATCTTATGTAATGTATAATTTTCTTTGAACACAATGAATAAAATCCCTGTTCCTACTATGTCTAGCGATGGTTGGGTCTTCGAATCCCTACATATGGCTGACTACTTAATGAGTGATTTCTTTTTATCAGAATATAGTCAAACTGCACTATATCCTAATACAATCACTTCTTTGCCATACATTATTGAAGCCAATAAAGAGTCTCCTGAGCGTATAGCTGAGAAGATGCAAGATGGTTTAGAAGTTTACTTTAGCAGATATTTTAATAACGTCATTGTACAAGCCAGTTATAGAGATGATCCTGCATCAGGCTCTAAAGCTATCGTAGATGTTTTTATTGAATACGTAGATTCTGAAGGCAAAACACATTCTTTTGCTAAAGGAGCAGAAATCATTGATGGTAAGTTTAACAAAATTGTTGAAATCAATAACTATTTAGGTGAATAAATATGTTCCAACCTGAAGGTCCAATGACTGAGGATATGCTAAACGGTATTATTAACAGTCATGCCCAATTGCCAGAAACTATCTTTGTTAGAGATTTTCTACCTATATTTGCTGGTAAAGTCCCATTAGAAAAAGTAAAAGACTTTGTTCAAGTATGGATATCTATTTCTGGCTCTCCTACAGCAGCAGTTGATATTATTGATAGAAAAGGCAATACTTTATTTACTGTACCTGGTTTATTTGATACCAATTTTATTGATCCATCTAAAAAAGATGGTTCTATGAATTTTGCTGAGATTGTTAGTTTTGCTAAACTACATAACGCTATTAGTCCAGAACTAGAAAAAAGAGTATTTGTAGAAAATGTACAAAAGAAACTAGACGTGATTCAAAAGAAATCACCTAGTTTTATCAAGAACGTACAAATATGGCAGGATATTTTCCAGCGTTACGGAATTACTGATGAAAAGGAAGAAAAAACTACTGTATCTAATTCTACAGTAAAACAAACCAGTAATGTAACGGATGACGATTTCGAATGATTTCGTAAATATTGCTGTTATATCTGATATTCATTTAGGTCATAAAAACACCAAGACATTATCTATCATTAAAAATCTAGAAGATTTAATCTTTAAGGACCACTCTAATAAAGATTTAGATATTCTATTTTTAGCTGGAGATGTATTTGATGGATTACTAGAGCTAAATGATGAAGATATAACGTATATTGATTTTTTTATTGAAGCACTGCTTAGGTATTGTTATAAGAATGAAATAGCTTTAAGAATACTAGAGGGTACTCCCAGTCACGACTGGACTCAATCTATTCGTTTTATAACAATAGCTCAAATGCTAGAGTTAAAAGACTTAGATATTAAATACATTGATAATATTCATATTGAAATCAACGAAAAATTCAATATGAGTATTTTATATGTACCTGATGAAATACAGCCTACTACAGATAAGACTTTAAAATTAGTCAAACAAGCTATCTACGATGCAGGTTTAGATCAGGTAGATATTGCTATTATGCATGGACAGTTTGAGTATCAGCTGCCAGCAGGTATTAAAAATATTCCTAGACACTCTAGTGAGGAATATTTAAAGATAGTCAAAAAGCTAATAGCTATAGGGCATGTGCACACGCATTCTTATTTAGATAGAATTGTAGCACAAGGATCTTTTGATCGTTTAAAACACGGTGAAGAAGAACCTAAAGGCTATATTAAAGCTAAAATATATAAAGATAGCTTCACTTTTGATTTTATAGAGAACAAAAACGCACAGATCTATAAGACAATAGAAATTAGTGACTTATCTTTAGAAGACACATTTAGGTATTTGGATGAAGTTACCAATACATATCCTAATTCTTTCATTAGATTAAAAGCTACTTATAATCACCCTATATTCGCTAATATGGGTGAAGTAGTGGCAAAATATCCTGGTATTACGTTTAGCAGATTGATCAAGGACAAGTCCGCTAATATAGATGAGCAGTATTCTGATCTAGAAATAGACACATCTGAATATACGCCAATTACTTTAACAAAAGATAATATTCCTGACTTATTGAAACCTAAACTAATAATTAGGTTTGATAATAATGAGAGATTATTAAACAAGAGCTTAAACTTATTAGAGGAATGTCTATAAATGTTTAGCATTATATCAGGCAGAGCTACCTCTGCCTTTCCTATTAGTGTTGGAACATCGCTGGCTTTTGAGTCAGCGATTGTTTCTAACCAACCCTCTATAGATCCTGATCGTGTTATACCACAAAAGATCAATTTGAACGACTATGATGAAATCTGGATTAATATATCAACTTTATTTAGAAACTTAGTAGGCTCACTCACCAAGGATGACTCGCAAAGAGTTCATCCTGGTGAGTTGGCTGTTGGGTTGATGAATGAAATAGATATTATCAAAGAAATTGTCAAAGCTGATACATTAGATAAAGTAAAGGTGGTTTTCTACGTTTGTGACCATAGAGACTTAACCAAATCAAAATATCCATACGCTTTATTTAGAGTAGATTCTACGCCAAAGCAGTTGTTGTACCGCTCTAATCACGATAAAGCGATTGCTGAGGTATTAAAGCAAAGATCTGTAGTGGATTCTATTAGAGTCTTTAATGGCTCTGAGATTACGTCTCCTAATTATAGAAACATTATTATCATTACACACATTGCTTTAGATCTGTGTAGTCAAAAGAATTTCAATAGATTTGATCTATTAGAATCTCATACAGGTGTATTGAAAAAACCTCATCAATTCAATACCAAATACTTAGATGGTAAGAAGTATCCAATGCTACCCTTTAATAAAGGATTATTACAAATCTTTGGAGATTCTGAGCATTTTAGACCTTACCCTATTAAAACTAGGGAAAATGTATTAGCTGTTGCTGAAAAATACAAATGGACACCAGCTACGACCAGAGATAAAATAAAGTATTCCATATCTAATATACCAGCAGCTTATGATAGGGAAATTTTACTGGGCTTAGTATAGCTGCTATTTGCTAAATTTACGTAGTATATCAATAATTTGTAAAACGCCTAATCTTTTAATCTTTGTTTAAATCCGACTTTCACTAGGAACTATCATGGCTGACTTCCAAGCGCAACCCAGAAAAAAAATCGCACTGGACAACTCTAAGCTTTCACTGCGTGCACCTAGCACAGCAGAAGGCAAGACCGCATCTTTGATCTGGATGCTTTATAAGAATAATCCCCGTATTGTTGTTTGGACTCGTGATCCTCAAGATGAGACTGAGCGTAATAAGGGTGGTAAGATTCAAGCTGAGCTGAATTTGCCTATTATGTTCAGTATCCTTGAGAATCTGAACTTTGCTATTACTGCTGAGCCTGGCTGGCGAGCAAAGCTAGAAAACAAAAACTATACTTTCTTTGGTGGTAAGAAGTCTGACCAACCACAAGTCCTTACTGAAATTTGGGTAGGTAAAGATAAAGAAGGTTTTGTTTATATTTCTGTTACAGCACCTAACCGTCCGATTATTAAGTTCCGTATCCAGCCTGATGATTTCCATTGCTGGTACGACGCTGATGGTCAAAAGACTGATCCTGCACGCCTGTCTGCTATTTACGTTAAAGGCTATGTAGATATTCTCAAAAGTATTTACAGCCATCTAGCTATTACTGAATTCGTAGACATAGCTGCTGAGATGCGTGAAAAAGACAATAAGCGCCAAGGCGGTGGTGGTTGGAACAACAACCGTGGTGGTAATCAAGGTGGCGGTGGATACCAAAAGTCCAATGATTCCGGCTTTGGTGGTGGTGATGATCTACCCTTTTAATTAAATAATAAGATATGTCAGAGGTGAGTAGGCTAATGCCTACCATCTCTGGCTATCCACTCTAATTGCATTAGTGATGCAAAGATTTTTAGAAATATATCATAATGGTGAGGTTAGTTTCGTTAGGTCTGTAAACAAGGAAACGCAGTGAGAATAGAATTACTGGCAGACGGTATTTCAAAACCCAAAGTCCATATCTCTCATGGAGATGAGATTTTGGTTTGGGATGTGAGTATATTCGATAAGTCCAACTTTGCTGGACCCTTCGATATGTATCACTATAACAATCAGTTTTTGGCTAAGAAAACTGCTGAGGAGCAGCAACAGATATTCAATATTTTCAAGAGCATCAGAATTGCTTTTGATGAAATCAATGAATGGAAGCAACTATCAAAGACTTTACAGCCTTTGATTCATGATCTGTTTACTTATCACGAAATCAACACTGTTAAGAAATGGATCTTGTACCATTCAGATATTCAGTTTCCAACAGATTTGAAAGCTGAATATATTCAAAGCAATGACAAAACTGGCTCTCGTGAGCAAACTTACATTATCTCAGACTATCAAAAGCTGATTGCTCTGACGTTCTGTTTAAGACTCATGATTCCTATTTGGGGTGAGTTTATTGCTCAGACCAGACGAGACACAGGCACTAGCTTTAAGGAGTATTATGCTTTCTTGCTGTTAGCCAAAACAGACTTGTTTGCATCAGAAGCTATGGAAAAGTTAACTACCTATGTTAGCTACTCTATGCCTGATGAGAGATCTAATGCTACGGTGCTAGGCGGTATCAGCTCTGAAGACTATCCTTTATGGATCTTGTCTTTGGTAGTGATTCGCTGTATTTGTACCAAAGATATATCTGGTCATCAGCCAGATTTCTCACTTATCCCTTATATTTACAATCATGTAAAAGAAAGAGTAAAAAGATCAGACACATCTTTTGATGGTTTGGTCAAAGAAAAACGCATCAATGAAAATAGCTCTGACTCAGATGGTAGAACGTCTGGATTAGAAGAATACAAGATTCGACAAGAAAACACCCCTGGTGATGTGGTCTTGGTCAATCATGCTATGCAGGATATTTTAGCAGCCACACTAAAAATTTATCCTGATATCGACCTTAACCTGTTTCACAACGCCATTGAAACAGCTAAAGCATTAGAAACAAGGAAAATCGAAGATCCACAGATTACTCTGGTTAAATGGATTTTCAAACCATATATCTCTACTAGAGGTATCGATATGCTCAGCAAACCAACCATGGTTTGTGCTTTGGGAGCTACTCAAGCGATTCTTTGGCATAGACAGCACTATGTCCTATCTGCTTTATCGACAGCTATTGTAGCCAACGATGCAGACTATGGTGTTAGCTCCATTGAATCCAGAGCACGTATTCCTAAGCAGTATATCGAGGAAATTCAAAAATACTACCCTTACACACAACGCACTCCCATTCGCCAAAGAAACGCAAAACCAACCAATTTGTGTTTACAAGCTATTGACAACATATGTGATGAATTCAGCTCTTATAACTGGATTGTCAGTATGGACAGAGAATTTTTAAAATATGTAACAGGCTCAGACGCTAACAGAACTCTAGTTATTCCTCACGATATCAGGATCAGAGTCGCTCAACTGGTCTTAGATTTAGTTAACCGAGTGAACATTTAAAGATTAAAGCAATGATTCCTTTCGATACCTCGAACTCTCTGAGTGATTCTGCGCATTTTCACAGACTCAGTGATTTTCGTGTGGAGAGTTTGCTGATTCAAAATACAGGGACGTTTAATCAACAGTTCCTAAGACCTTATGTGACGAATTCGCATTTGAATAATAATGAGCTAACCACTATTGCGACCAGCATTATGGATAAAGTCCATCAAGGCAATATTGATGGACTGACTATTGCTGGTGTAGGTAATTCATTTTTGACCAGGTCTTCAGAGCCAGATGCCAGTGTCTTGATTCCTAATGGTTGGGATGTTCCTAGAGCACAATTCATCATGAAAATCGTGATGACAAACTCTTTGGGACTATCCAATCCTTGTTTTGTGACAGGATATACAGACCACGCTGGCATTAATCCTGCTACAGGCACTATTGATCCTCGTATGATCTTTATTGTCAACAGCATTACGCAGGCCAGGACTGTACAAATGAGGTCACCTGTAGGTGTTTCTCAAATGATCTCTCCGATTGGTACTCAGCAAATCATGGTGGATTTTTCTAACTCCAACATGCAGCCGACTTTTAACCACCAATACCAATACATGATGAAGCCTGACGATATCTTCAGGACCATCAATAACTCACCCATGTATCGCAATGCTGATGATCCTACCGATCATAACTTTGTCAACGATACGACTATCAGGCTGGATGCCAGAGGAAAGTCTGGTTCTAAGCGGATCAATAATCCCAATAACTATATTGCTGATGTCGTTAACTCGTGGGTAAATTCACCAGCCGATGAAGGCAGTACTCCTATTCAAAATGCTTTAAAGTATTACCGAAATGTCAATACTTTTGAGAAAACAGATATTTGGAAGAATGAATTCTTCCAAGTCATCAACAGCAGAAGAACAGGATACTCCACATTTGGCAATAGCTTTACTTTCAAGGAACTATCTGATATTGACCCTAGTGTAATGAATGTCATTACGTTTGTGGACACACATTCTCACGAATTGCACCACACAGGTCAAACCATGCATTGGGGTGGGACAGATCTCAATACTGTTGCTGCTTCTATGCTAGCTAGTAGCGTGCCAGCACTGATGACTGAGCAGATGATTGCACAAATCGTCTTTAAGTCAACCAACAACACTATCCATGGTCAGCCACAAACTGATATCATTGCTGGTGGTGGTTTTGACTCCAGTGTAGATATGCGACAAAACTATGAGAATTTCAAGCGTTTGTTTGAAATCATGGTCTTAAATGACATTACTTTCAATAACCAGATGGCTTACTTTCTGGAGATGAGGGTAGATATTTCTGGAGAATCTTGGATCAAAATCAAAATTGATAATGAACCTCTGATTGATTACGTTACACCAACTTTCTGTGATTCACTATTCTCACCTGTCATTACCACTCGAAAGACAAACCTGTTTCAAGTAACCAACGATATCGAATCCTTGATAGGATATGTAGATATGGCAAAGGAAGAGTCTAAATCTCATTACGGCAGCGCTGCCATTTAACAAATGACACTCATTGAACTTTATACATCCATGCTAGCGGCTGCTGGCTTAACCGTAGACGATAACGGCTACGTTTCTGTCAATAACTCTTTATTCACAGGATCCAATAAAAATGAACCTGTTCTCGTAGACGGTAAGCGCTTAGTATTACCTACGCGAGAGCAATTGACAGATCCTGATCGAGAATCCAAGATTATCTTTCATCCATTGAGTGAAAATATCTTAAGAGGTGAATCGATTGTGGTGGCTAAGCTGCGCAGCATGTACGGTATTAGACTGAACTTTGCTGTAGCTGCTATTGTCTCTGGTCTGCTGGATCTGTGTGCCTCAGTAAATAAACATAAGCTACTCACACCAGATCAATCAGCGGTTCTTTCTGTAGCACCAAACTGCGATGAAACGACTGTTCGTGTATTTGCCAGTTTGATCAATAAAGTATTTGCTGATGAAAGTACATTCGTAAAACTGTATCTGCGCAGATCTGGCACTATCAAAGGTGTTAAATATTCCAGAGCAGGTATTATCAGCTTTCCGTTCTTTGAAGCGCTACAAGAAGCCAAAGATACTCTTTTTGGTGTAAAGCTGCGTAAAAAGGACAAGGAAGCCTTACTGGCTATCTTTGAGTTTATTCTACCAAAAATAGGAGAAGCTGAAAGTTATAACCAAGGATCTGATTCAACAATAGCTCCGTTTACGGACGCTTTGATGAAAGCATTCATGGGAGTAGCAGGTAAACTCAATGATATCATCGATTTGTACAAAGACAAAATCGATGAGCTAGAAAAGCTCACCTTCGATGCTGATTGGGTAGATGCTTTCGAAGATCTGTCTGTAATGACATCTGAAATCCGTAGAGTACCTGCTCAAGCCGGTAATGAAGGAGAAGGAAAGAAAACAGACAGTATCCAGCAAGCTACTACACCCGTTACTAACTTGCAATACACACCACCGACAAACACTGCTCAATCTACTGCTTTGGCTCCCAATCCCGTAGCAGTACCTCAATATCAACCACAGTATACACAAATGCCTGTGACTAATATTCCTCAAACTACTACAGCTCCTGTGCAAACTAAGACCTCTGAAGGCAAAGTTAAGCTGGGTGATTTGATGAGCAAAACTGTCGCTATGCCTGCTGGTCCTATTCCTCCATCATTGATGGGAGAGATGAATCCTCAACTGGCTCAACAAATGGCTTATCAGCAGCAAATGCAGCAGATGGCCATGATGCAGCAAGGTATGGTGCCTGGGATGCACCCAGGCTATCAAATGCCAATGGGTTACCCACAACAGATGCCTATGGGTTATCCTCAGCAAATGATGAACCAGCCTGGTATGCCTCGCTCAGCAGGCTCTGTCATGCCTAATAATCCAGTAGGTATGCCAAACCAAATGGGTTATCCCATGCAGCCTGGTATGATGCCTATGGGGTATCGACCTTTCTAACGACATAAGTGCTACTAGGGACGAAAAGTCCCTAGTAGCCAATGTCTTAGGTTTTGTTTTTGGTTCTGTAAGCAGATAAGATTCTTTCTATCTCATTACCACCAGGTATTAATATATTCATCATCTCATGAGTATATTCTAAAGGCGATGACATATTGTTCATTCGCATAACGATATAATGATGATCTGCTCTGACATTCATAGCGGTTAGCAGTCCAAAGAAATCTCCTTCGTATTTATAAGCCAAACCCATATTAACAGGCACTGATTGAGTGCTAGGTAGATTCTTTAAATACGTCATATGATCTTCTAATACGATCCTGAACTTAGAATCATAATAGAACTTTATACCAGGATTTAGTAATAGTTCGTCAATTTTCATTGTTAAATCAAAACTCTTTAGTTACATATTATCTTACTGAGTTGGTTTTTAAATGTTTGAATAAAGGAAAGCAAACATGAATATTCCTAGTCAGCTGCGTAGAGATCTATTATCTACTCTGGGTCTTAATCCATTTGTAGGCCATAACTCGTCTCCTCGCGCTCAAATGGATGCATCTCACCTAGGACAAAAGCTGGTCATAGCTAATCCTAGCCGTAAACGTATTAAGACAGGAATGGAGTATGAATTCGGAAAATACACATTCAGTGTCAAAACCGATACTGATATCAATATTATCAAAACTATTCCCAGGTATCGACAAACTCTGGACAAAGATTCAATCAAGGACAACCCTGAGACGTTAGTTATCTACGAGGAAAAAAACTCTAACCGTATTGGAGTACTGAATCTCAAGAAGTATTGCTCTTATCACCAACACTTTGGCTTTGAATACAAAGAAAAAGATACGGTAGCTAAACTGTATCGTGGTGCAGATATTCCTAAAGATACTATCCTGTTAGACTCTCCTGCTGTCACTGATGATGGTGACTATATGTATGGCAGAGAGCTTAATATAGCTTACATGTCTCATCCTTCAGTATCTGAAGATGGGATTATGATCTGTGAGGATGTATTACCGTTCTTTAGATTCAAGACTTATGAAACCCGTGTCGTAGAGTGGGGAAATAAAAAGTTTCCTCTGAATCTATACGGTACTCATGAGGAATACAAAGCATTTCCTGATATTGGTGAGTATGTAAGAGACGATAATCTACTGATGGTAACCAGAACGTATGAAGACAATCTCGCTCCTGTTGAGATGAGTATTTATGACGTGATGATTCCTGACTTCATTGGAGATAAATGTGTTTATGCCAATGGTAAAGGTGGAAAGGTTATTGATATCAAGGTTTATACCTCTGATGCTACCTTGTTTGAAAACCATTCAAATATGGATACTCAGGTACAGAAATATTTGCATGCTACCAAGAAGTTTCACCAAACCGTAGTACAGGAGTGGGAAAGGTTAAAGAAAGAAAGAGGTGCTAGTCTACAACTGACTCCTCGCTTTCAAAGACAAATCGTAGAATCTTTAGCTTATATTGACTACGAATCTCCCTTTAGTAGAGGTAATGATGGTAAATCTAACCCTAGGATTACCAAGGAATACAGGAAGTCTCCTATCGATCACTACCGAGTAGAATTTGTGATTGAGTACGAGACAGAACCGGCCGATGGTTACAAATACACCGATCAACACGGAGGAAAAGGTGTAATTGTCCATATCGGTAAGCCTGAAGAATTTCCAGTAGATGCTGATGGAAACAGAGCAGATATCGTAATGGATGGTTATGCTACTGTTAACCGAATGAATACAGGTCGGATTTATGAGCAATATTTGAACGCTGCTTCTAGAGATGTAACAAAAAGAATACGTTCAATGATCGGTGTTGGAGAACACGACCCACATACTCAAGTCCATATTGAGAATCTATTCCATACAGATCAGATAAAATTTGATCAAACTTATCGATATTTGATGGGATATTACGAGATTGTATCTCCACAAATGTTTAGATGGTTTGGGCAAGAAGCTGGTGTCGAGGAAAAGATCAATCACTTAGCTGCTGTGGTTTATGATGGTATCTATTTGTATTGCCCACCTGAGACGACAGTAGATTATGCTACTGTCGTTAAGGAGTTAGAAAAACACTACAAACCAACTTATGGTCCAGTAACTTATAAAGGTTATTCTGGAAGAACAGTAACCACTAAAGAACCTGTCAGAATTGGTAGCGTCTACATGATGTTATTAGAAAAGACTGGTGATGATTGGGCTGCTGTATCTTCAGGAAAACTTCAACACTTTGGTATTTTGTCTCAAATTACCAGGAGTGATAAATATTCTAGTCCTACTAGAAACCAACCTGTGAGAGCTTGGGGTGAGTCTGAAGGTCGCATTATTGCTAGCTATGCTGGTGAAAAAGCGATTGCTGAGTTGATGGATAGGAATAACAATCCTCATACACACAAGCAAATTGTCTCATCTATTCTCTCAGCTGATAAACCTACCAATATTGACCATGTTGTGGATAGGAGCAAATTGCACTATGGTGGCTCTAAACCACTGATTATTGCAAAACACGTATTGGAATGTGCTGGAATTCGATTTGTTTACCATAAGACCTGATTGTGAAAATACTAGCAAAGACTCTTAATCAATATACAACAGACCAGTTATGGGATAATCTAAGAGGTAACTTTACGTTGGTATTTGATGATGGAGAAATCCAAACCAATGCCAAGATGACTATATACTCCCACTATGCGTGGGAGTTTCACCGCAGGTATAGTCAAGTACCTTTGCTGGTAAGCCATCACGTACAGTCTATCTTAAAAGGATCTACTCTAGGAGCTAAAACCCATATTAGCTTATTAGAGAGGATTCTTTGGGATACCTTTGATAAATATCCCAATGCTAATAAAGTACAGTTTGTGGATGAATTGGCTAAACTAGCTTATTTCATTACAAACCAATACTACTATAACGAATTAACATATAGAACAGAACCTTATGTTAATTCGTTGGATATCGTTGACTTTATTGAAGTCATGGACAATAAAGACGTAAAGTCTGTCTTGTCTTCAGTAGAGGCTACAGAATACGGTATTTCACAAGCTTATAATGCTATTAGTTATGCATTAAAGAAAGAGCCTACATTAGCTAATAATCCCTTGTCAAAAGGGATGAGATCAAAGTTGGTTAAAGAAGGACAAGTATTACAATGTTTAGGTCCTAGAGGTAAAGTCACAGATATTGACTCTAACTATTTTAACAAACCTATTATGGTTGGTTATGTAGGAGGATTTAAGAACCTATATGACTCCATGATTGAGTCTAGATCAGCAGCTAAAGCTCTTTACTTTTCTAAGAAAGAATTGCAAGACGCTGAATATTTCTCAAGAAAGCTGCAACTGCTTTGTCAAACAGTTAAGAACTTACATCACGGAGATTGTGGTAGTAAGAACTATTTGAGCTGGCATGTTAAGCCTCCTATCATTGAAAATGGTGAAATAGTATCTGGTGGGGACCTACAGTACCTGATAGGCAAATACTATTTAGATACTGAAACCAATAAACTAAAGATTATTACTAAGGATGATAAACATCTAGAAGATAAAACCATTAAAATCAGATCTGTAGTAGCAGGCTGTAATCATCCAGATCCATATGGAATATGCTCTGTATGTTTTGGACAAATGGCTGATGTGATTCCTGAGAGAACCAATATTGGTCAATACACCTCTACCACACTGACACAAAAGTCTTCACAATCAATTCTATCGACTAAGCACCATGATGGCTCTAGCTCTTCTGAATCTATTCAACTAACGCCTGAAGAAAAGAAGTTCTTTAAGACAGCTTCAGATGGAGTTAGTTATCTCCTATCTGAAAATCTTAAAGGAAAGAAAGTCAAAGTCATTATAGCTAGTCATGAAGCTCAAGGTTTAACGGATATTACTTTCGTAGATGATGTCCATAAACTAGCTATGACTCGGGTATCTGAAATTACAGATATGGGCTTTGTAGTAGAACACAGGGATATTGAAAAGACAGATTATTTCACCGTTAGTCGTGGAAAGCGATACGCTAGTCTGACATACGCAGCCCTTGACTATATCCGTAAACACGGATGGACAGTTGATGATAAACGAAATTTTATCATTGATTTAGGTCAATGGAACTTCTCTGAAAAGTTCTTATCTATTCCAGCCAGACATTTCAATATGTCTGATGTGACGCAATCCATTGCTCAAATGCTGGAATCTAATATGAAGGAGATCAAAAATGCTGAGGAGATGAAAGATCCTGAAGCTATACTCGTTGAGTTATTTGATCTGGTAACGAAACACCTGAGCATCAATATCTGTGTACTAGAAGTCACCTTACTAGGCGCTATGGTGATCAGTAACTCAGGTAGAGACTTTCGTATTCCTAAGGCTTACACCACCAGAGAGATGGGAGCTAGTAAACAAACTATTCCTAATCGCTCTATGGGCGCAGCTATGGCGTACGAGTATCATGTTAATACGATCTTCGATCCTGCTAGCTTCTTTAAGGCCAACAGACCAGATCATCAGTTTGATGTAATGCTCTGTCCTCAAGAAGTTTTACAAGGAACACAACGCTAATTAAATAGAGACTACGGCATAAACTCCGTAGTCTCTATATCTAAGGAGCTATGATGCTAAACCCTTTAGATATAGAGACTACAACAAATAAGGTTGTACAATGAATGAGTATTTGATGACGATTACCAAAGGTAGTCATTTCTTTAAAATAAATAATTTTGATGAACGTATTAAAGGAATTATCTTTAAATTCCTACATAAAAACATTAGATATGGGTTAGAAAAGATTCCAGGTAGCAATAGATACAGGAAAGTCGCTACAGGTATATTTGCTGCAGCTACTAAAGATCGCAGTGAAATCCGTATCCATATTAACCAATGGGACGACTTTATTCGTCACTTAGGTTTAGAGTTTGTAGATCTTAAAAGAGTATTGATTCAAGAGCTAGAGCCTTATGAGCCACTACCTTTAGGAACTATTCTTAAAGATGAATGGATAGATGCTGAAAGAGATAACCAAAAACCTGTAATTGAGTATTTAGATGATGAAACTAATACTCAACGTAAGTTTATAGGTATGGCAACAGGCTTCGGAAAAGGCATGACTTGTATGGTGGGAGCATCCCATTATGGAAAACGTCTTGCTCTTGTGTTAAGACCTATGTTTATCCATAAGTGGATTGAAGATTTACAAAAGTATCTAAAGATCACACCTGAAGAGATTATGGTCATTCAGGGTAACGCTCATTTAAAGATGCTTTTAGAGCAACAAAGACAAGGACTGCTATCAGATATCAAAGCTTTTATATTCAGTAATAAAACCTTACAAATGTGGTTTAAAGAATATACTGAATATAAAGAAGATATCAGAGATATGGGTTATGGAATTACTCCTGAAGAGTTATTTCCATTTTTAAAAATAGGTCTTAGGATTATTGATGAAGTCCATATGGATTTTCACCTTAACTTTAAGATAGATCTATTTACACATGTACCTAAAGCTATTTCGTTATCTGCGACATTAGAGAACAATGATCCGTTCCTAATGCAGATGTATGATATTGCGTACCCTATTAGAGATAGATATAAGTCTCCTCCTCCAGATAAGTACTCTGTAGCCAGATGTGTCCTGTACCATATAAAGGGGGCTCCTTATGTCAAAATTAAAACAACTGAGTATGGAGCTAAAAACTATTCTCATAACGCCTTTGAGGACTTTATATTCAAAAATGAAAACAGACTAGACAATTACTTAAGACTCATTAAGTATTCTGTTGATGTTGGTTTCATGAATGATTATAAACCAGGTGAAAAGCTGGTCATATTTGCTTTTAAGAAAGAGATGTGTACTAGAATAGTAGAGTATCTATTAGAATGGTATCCTCGTCTTGATATACGCAGGTATGTCTCTGAAGATCCTCCTGAGAATATGTACGAGCCTGTCATACGGGTAACTACGTTAGGTTCTGGCTCTACTGCTCACGATATAGCTAGATTGAAAACAGCTATTATGACAGTTAACGTCGAGAGCTTACAAGCTAATGTACAGGCTTTTGGACGCTTGAGAAAGATACCTGATTTACAAACCAGGTTCTACTACTTTATCTGTGCCGATGTAGATAAACACATGAGATACCATAAAGCCAAAATGGAACTTTTATCCAATAGAGCTACTAATTTTAATATTATTCACGCACCTTTTGCAGTCTAGTTATTAAAATATCATGATTATTCCTGAATCAAGAATACAGCGCATAGCTTCGAAGATAGCAATCGCCATGATAGCTACGGCTGCTGGCTTACTATTATTCTTTGTTGTTCTTTACATTTTTGTTTCGCCTGTGACTATCATATTTCCTGCTTTTATACCAATTTATGAATTCGTATTAGCTTATAGTTTCTTTGGTGCTTTTGTAATATCTATCTCAAGTTTGATTCCATTAACAGTTTCTATAGCTGCATGTAAAGGCACAGTATAACTACGAATATCAATATAAAGAAATACATACAAAAATCAACTAATTTTGATTTAGCAATTCAGATAAATAATGAAGACAATTAAATATCTCCTGATTACCGCTTTTGTTTGTTTTATTGGAGCTTGTTATTTAATGACAACTAACATATCTCCAATTCTCTCAGTAGCTGTTGGAGTATTGGCTATGTGTTTTGTAGGCACAGCTTGCCATATATACGAGCAAAACATATCAACCAGATATCACAGTACCAGTCATTCCGTTAATAAACACGGAATGGTTGAAGGCTTTAGATAAAACGACATACATAGCTCCCACTAGCCATTAGGCTAGTGGGAGCTATGCTGTTTATTTATTTTTTTGTAGCTGAATTGATTTGATTTGTAATTTCTTGAGCTTTCTTAGCTTCCTTATGTAGTATATTTTCTATTTTCTCAAAGATAATAGTAATATACTCTCTAGGATATGCTAAGAATTCATGGAGTTTTAAACCCGTGTGTTTAAATACTTCTTTTTCAAAATAGTGATCTATTGTAAAATATAAATCACTACTCTTACAAATATCTTCTGCCTCGTGCAGAGCTACCGCTGCCAATGGTCTGGATTTGTCTCCAGAGCTCACTCCACTTAAATGATCATAAATACCAAAGTAGGTTTCATAAATATCAGTTAAAGCTATTTTAATATCAATATAACTGGTTTTAGGTAATTTCTCAGCTAACCTAGATATCTCTTCACTGATATTAATAAACTCTTTGGTAATTCCAGCATCAGTTTTTATAGACTGAATACCAAATTCATGATCATTTATATGTTTTTTTAGCGGTTTGTTATCTTGATGACGCGCTGCACGAGAGGGATAAAAAAAGTATTGTAAACATCAATTGGAATAATGTTTACAAATTTAGGTAGAGTATTACCAGCTTCATCTTGAGGTTTACCACAAGACGGACAATCGTAGCTAGGCACACCAATTAAGCTGATGACAGTATCATCAATATAGTCACGAATCTTTTTGATGAATTCTTCACGCACATAATCATCAGAAGACAAAGAACCGATAATAGCTTCAATGGTTTCTTTCTTCTTAACTGTGTTGGTATCTATCTCGACTTCTTCTACCCAATGAGAGTATTGCTGTAAAGCTGAAGCTTTAGCGCTATTGAGAATATGTCTATTTCTCTCATTGATATTGGTAGACTCACTAAAGCTGGCAGTAATTGTTTCAACAATACTATTAATCCAGCTAGTGCCTTCATTAATCCATTCTAGTGCAGTAGGTACTTTGAGTTTAAATGAGATTTCACTCTCATCCTTTTTGATCTTAACCAGACGAGGTTGGTTATTGAGCAGCTCTTTACGATATCTAATAACGTCTTCTTCAGTTACAGAGCTGGCTGATCGATTGAGCATCAAAGATTTTTGCCAAGCATTTAAAGGCACTTTATTGATCCATAAAAGCTTGGATAGATTAATAAGTTCAGTAGCAATATGGTTGCATTCGCCAGGATTATGCACACAAGCTCTAGAATATTTAAATCCATTAGGCCAAATAGCGCAAGCTATACCCCAAATTAAGATAGGCACATCATGAGAATAGATAAACTCACGGATGTCTTTATTGGTTTTGATGCTATAACTGTGAATATTGTTTAAAGCAAAATCTAATAGACGATTGACAAAGAAAACAACTTGGTTACTGAAAGCCAAACCATAAGTAGCTCTGCCTAATTCTATCTTGTCTTGTGTAATTTGTCTATGTAGCTCTAGAATTTCATTTTCACTAGGAGCTTTTAGTGTAACCCAAAAACCTGAGTGAAATAAAGGAATCTGAACATAACCGCCTAGACCAAAAGCTGCTTTGACCATCATCAAAGCTTTTTCACCTTCAATTTCTTGATTAGAAACTGACTTTAGTCTAGAAGGACGAATACCTAGTTTATCACCATTGACTTCCAGATGTTGAACAAAGTCAGCATCTGGATCAGATAGCGGTTTGGTAAATTGAGAATCATAACTAGCAGTTTGTGCACCATGAGAAACGGTTTGTGCCCATTCTACAGTATCGTCTTCGTTATTGAGGACCTTACCTTCTAGTCTAGGAGGAATATTGTCATTGTAGTCAGATGGACCAATAACTGTTTCTAGTAATTCATGTTTAGATTCATCTACGCTAGAGAAGATTTGTTCTTCTTGAGCAAACTTCTTGGTTTTAATAGGTAGGTCTAAAGGTTTAGACTCATTAACAGGTTGTTCTACAGGCGTAGATTCTTTAGATTCATATTGAATCTCATCTACTGGATCTGGAATAATGTCTTTATTTTCTTCACTCATTGGTTTGGCTTTCAACAGTTATTTCTATAGCTTGTTCGGGTTGCTCTATAATAACTGCGTCAGATACAACATTAGGATCAGTAATACTTTCTTTGTTTTGTTCAGCCTGCACAATCTCTTGCACTTTAGCAACAGCTTGATCGTAGTGCTGTGTAATGGTTTGGACATTAGGCAGGATAACGCCTTCGAACTTTACCTTAAAAGAATTATAAGCTTCAATAAAGGTAAGAGATTGGATAAAGTCATCGTCATCTACAGCTTTGCCAGACCTGTGTTTATGACCAGCAGCAATTTCTTCTAGCTCTTGATTCATTTGAGCAATATCTGCTTGCATACACCGAATCAAATCAGCTGTTAGCTTAGGATTTTCCATGAAGTTACCTATCTTCTCTACTGAGAATAAATAAAGTATTTGTGCAGGTACTTCTTGGAGCATTGCTTTATTAGCACGATAAACATCCATGAGATCATCCCATGGATTAGCTTCTCTTTTAAATTGTTCTAATTCTTTTTTGGCTTCGTCTCTAGCAAGACGGGCAGCAGATTTTTTCGTCATTGAGGTTGTCCTGAGCTTAAATCATTTGAATAAATAAAAATAAGACTATTTATAATTAGTTGTAAATGGTCCTACACAATAAAAACAGGCTATATTTTTTTACTCTATTTACTGGGATAATTCATAATGCGTGAAGAATTGGCAATGTTTGTCAACGATAATTATCCACCTGTTAAAGTAATTGAATTTAACAGAGCTTTTGAGATATTTGACGACTACGGAATTGAAGACTATGATACGCCTTTCATGGATATGTTAGGTGTATTTGATAATTCAGACTATTCTAGCTTTATTTCAGAATTTGAATCTAAGATATCTAATACCTTATTGTCTATCATAAAAGACCACGGCATTACTTTAGTAGAAGATATCCGTATTGATCAAATTAACAATATTGCTCAAGCTTTACTAGATATCCAATATTACGAAGATAAAGACTCTATTGCTAGAATACTAGAGACTCACTACGATGATGATCATGAAAAACTAGCTGAGTTATTAAATTTAGCAGTACCTGGCGATATCCAGTCTACTGCTATTTTGATTGAAGAGATGAATGATAATCTTTTTAATAAGCTAGAACTCTATATATCTGATGCAACAACAGATTCATCTGAAGCTATAGAGTCGTCTGATTCTGACAAACTGATTATAGCTAACTTAAAGAACTACAGAAGCTTTATTAATAGAGATGAAAAACTAATTGTCTTTAAAGTTATTGAAATGGGCTTTACTGTAGGTCTAGATTTTGATGTCTACGGCAGATATCTTAAGAGATATGTTCAAGATTTCTCAGATATCAGAAAAGCAGCTGAAGAATACTTTGCAACATTATTGGCTGCAAAACAAAGCCATAACTCTCCACTTAATTACTATAGAAAAATTAGCTCTGAATATATTGATGATTTAGAGATAATCTCTAAAATGGATGTAGAGCTATCTAAAATCTATAATGAGTTTGATAAATTCAAAACCAAAATGATTGAATTATCAGCTAATGTTAAAGAGTATTACTATTATGGGCCTACAGCTACTGGTGTGCCTGCTGGTCAATATGAGGGTAAAGCCTCAGGCTATGATGTGGTATTTAGATACAACGGTCAAGACTATGTGATCTCTAGCAACGAAAGAGGTGTTAAGGGTAAGGATATAGCTTGTACTGTCAAAAAGCATCCATCAGGCTACTTTACTGTGGAGTTCAATCGTGCATAAGTTAGAATACTTTATAAAAGCTATTAAAGCAAAGGCTTTTATTAAAAACCATTGGGTATTTACTTGTTTTTCTATTACGCATGAAAATGCTGATGATTACAAAAAAGATCCTTATCCTTACAGGCTAATACAAACACCTACTGGTTTTTTGTTTATTGATCCTGAAAACAATAACGACTTAACACCAATAGAAGGTATTGTCAAAGGCTCTCCTGCTTTTACATTTCAAGACAGAATAGAGTTAAAAGCAAAAGATATTGATAATTTAGATACCGATATCGTATCTACGACAGGTAATGTCTTATTTAACGTTATTTGTTTGGTCAATGCTTTTGGAGATAAAGTCAAGTATATCAACAAAAGAATTACATCTATCAGATCTATAGAGGACATGATTGCTTCTAGAATTGAAGATACGCCTGAGGAGGGAGCTGTCAGAGATCCTAAGTACATTTATGTAGATGAATATATTAAATTCGTAGATTCAGTATTTCATCTGACTAACTTTTCACAGTTGTGTGTATGGGGAGCTACGGAGAAAGTGATTACTCCTCCCCCAGGTATTGCTGAATTCAAAGCCAAGGTAATTGAAAAGTACAAGGATTCTTTAACAGATTCTACTACTTTGGCTAGAATAGATAAAGAGCTCATTGAGTTTGATGCTAAATATCTAGAAGGTGATCCAGGACTAAACTTCTTACTTTCTAGTAAATCTAGAAATATTGTTCGTAAGAAAAAGTACTTGTTCTACGGTGCTGAACCTGGTTTGACTGATTCTGTTAAGCTCCAACCTGTATTAAACAGTCTAGATGAAGGCTGGGATCTTAAAGCTTTCCCACAGCTCAACGATGCTTTGAGAGCAGGTTCATTTAACCGTGGTGCACAAACTGAATTAGGTGGTGTGTCTGTTAAATGGCTATTAAGAGCATCGTCAAACATTGTTGTAGCTAGTAAAGACTGTGGAACAACAATGGGTGAAGATATTCTAATTACACCTGAAAACCACAAAACTCTAATAGATTTTAGTATTGTGACTAAAGATGGTCCTAAGCTAATTGAATCAGAAGAAGAATCAGGCACCTATATTGGTAAAGTTGTTCGTATGAGAACACCTATGTATTGCAATATGGAATTAACTGATTATTGTGAGGTTTGTGTGGGTAAGAAACTAGGCAGAAACCCCACAGGTCTATCTTTGACGATTTCAGAGTATGGTTCAGCTTTCCTTGGGATCTTCATGTCTGCTGCTCACGCTAAGCAACTACAGCTACAAAAAGCAGATTTGAAAAAGATTATCTCTTAAGTAAATATTTACATTAGGAAAAAATTAATATGGCTCGTAAACGCAAAGGAAAGACGAACATGTCTGAACAAAATCAACCTGGTCAAGAAGATCAAAATCAAAAATCTACTCAAGAGCAAGAAACTCAACCTGTGGTAGACGAAGTAACTTTAGAAGAAGATATTGTAAAAGATCCTACATCTTTTATTCCTCCAGAAGTTATCCAAACTCCTGCTGCTCAAGAAGTTAAGTTGGGTTCTGTTGTACAAAACACCAATGCTCCTTTAGGTAAATCTGTAACTCCAGCTGCTGCTAAGAAGATTTTAGCACAGCCTAGTAAATCTGTAGCTCCTACTCTATCAGCTTGGGATCAACGTCTAGAAAATCTCCTGACCAATGGTTCTGTTTTTCAGCAATCTATGGTAGGGGTGCTAAAGCGCTATAATGACGAAATGCATCCTAATAAGCCTGTTGATATTGCTACTGCACGCACTCAGCAAAGAGCACTGTACAATATCATCGTTAAGGTAATGGATACCGATGAGAACTTCCAAGATAACTGGAGGACTGTCATTGGTTTCTTTAGGGAATACAAAAAGTCTACTTATGGTGATAAGTATGTTAATCGGTTTATGGATCTTTTGAATAACTTCCGTGGTGAAGAAAGACAAGTATTTCAAAACCTATTAGCATTGCTTTCTATTACTGCTGGTCTAAATAACCACAAACAAGTTAGTAAGTACTATATGTTGGATAAAGGACTAGTTCCTCCTTTGAAACCAGCTTCTATTCAAAGAGTGATTAACTACTACGCTTAAAAAGCAACATAATGGCAGACAGGGATAATACCCTGTCTGCTTATGTTATTGTTTACGATTGGAAAAAATTATGCAAATCCTCAAATATGGTTCTAGAGGTGAAGAAGTCAGGTTACTACAAAGAGCTTTGAATCAAATCTTACACAAATCTATTAAACCTGACGGTGATTTTGGTAAACTCACCGAAGAGCTACTTAGAGCTTATCAGAAAAAAGAAGGTTTAACTGTAGACGGCGTTTATGGTCAACAATGCTTTAATAAGCTAGATCCTTTTATTTCCTACAAGTATTTACGGATCTCAGATATTGATAAGGCTGCTAATGTAGCCAGACTACCTTCCAATATCCTCAAAGCTTTCAGAGTAGTAGAAGCTAAGGGTGATGGTTTCTTGCCTGATGGCAGAGTCGTTATTCTGTTTGAAAGACATAAGTTCTATCAATACTTGTCTTCTGCCAGAGGAAAAGCTTTTGCTGATGCTACAGTTAAAAAGCATCCTTCTATTTGTAATCCTGCCAGAGGTGGTTATCTAGGTAATGAAAAAGAATACATTAGGATAGAAAGAGCAGCAGCTATTGACCGCAATTGCGCTTTAATGTCAGCTAGCTACGGTTTATTCCAAATTATGGGTTTTAACCATAAGGCAGCAGGCTATAACGATGTTACTAATTATGTCAAAGCCATGGAGGCAAATGAACATAATCATTTGGATGCCGTAATAAGCTTTATTAAAAAGAATAGAAACTTACATAACGCTATATTGGCTAAAGACTTTAAAAATATTGCTTATTATTACAATGGTTCAGCCTATGCTGAACATGGATACGACAAAAGGTTAAGAGATGCAGCAAGACAGTTTAGTTGATACCAAATCTTTAAAAGAAGTATTAACCATCATTACTATCAGTAAGTCTTTAATAAAAAGAAATGACTTATACGGCTTACCATATATTTGTCATTTAGCTGAATACACTACCCAAAGATCTTGGTATAAGGCTTATAAAAATGCTGTCAATAAAGTAAAAACCAAATACTTCTTACTTATTGATGATAATGATAGTTTACCTGAACAATTAGCTGTACCAGACGATGAATTCGGTATGGTCTATGGTGATTATTGGGTAAAAGAATTTAAGCGTGAATTCACCCGTCCTATACCTTTGTGGCATAAGCCAAATACTGATCATTCGCCTATACTGCTTAATAGACCTATTTTAAATACAGAAAAGACTAAAGCTATTCTATCTGTATTTAATGGGGATAACGTTATTAACTCAGCCGTAATCTATCATTTAGTAAATAGATTATTTAAGGCCCAGTACAATAGTAAGCTTAAGATTGTTTGGAATAAAGACAAAACTGATAGCTTTTATAAATACAGTAGAGAACTAATTAATAATACTTCTTCATTTATAAAGTCTGACATATCTCCTATTTTAAAAGCTTTCAAAGCTAAAAAAGAAGAGGATAGACTAAATAGATTAACGCCTATTTCTGAGCTATCAGATAAACTAACGGTTGTAACACTATCTAAAGAACCCTTTACTAGAGACGATATAGGTGATCTACAATACGTTAACTACAATAGCACTTTTGATAGTCTCTCAGGCTTTTTCCTAGCTATTAAGGCAGCAACACGTATGGTAAATACTCCATATCTTGTATTTGTGGATGTGGACGATAAGATAGAAGACAGGTTAACTCTACCAAATGATGACGTTGGTTTGGTTTACGGTGACTTTTATTTAAGTGTAAATGATGTCGTCAAGCGTATTTATACAGGTGAATTTTCTGAAGAAGTATTTGCCACTAAGCCATGGATGCTGCATAAACCTGTTCTAAATACAGCTAAATTCAGATCTGTAGTAGAAAAGATGCCGTTAGAAAATCTAGATATCCAATCTGTTCTTTACTACTTTGTAGCTAAGATATATGGCGCTCAATACAACGAAGATCTAAAGTTAGTCTGGAAGAAAAAGATTAGAGTTAATCCTGAGGCCAGACAAAAAAGACGCGAGCGTAACAATAGAAGAATAGATATCGATAGTTATCGTAGACAAAACTCTAAACAAAACTCTAAAGAGCTGCCTGATAGTGATGAGCCGCTTCACTCAAAAGCTTTCAAAGTTAAGGATAAGTCCCTTACTTTCATTAAAGAAAACCAAGAAGCACTAATTAGATCTATTACTGGACAGCCAGCAAATCCTATAGAAATTACGTATGTTTAAGCTATGTCTAATACAGATCTGAGTTTTAATAGAGATCGCTTAATAGGTATCTTTCTTAGGGTAAATAATCTATCTTCCAGTATATTGATTTCTGAGTTTGATGATCATTTTTACTTCGAAGATCCACTAGGGCTAGAAGTAGATCCCATTATCTCCTTCTATAAGAAGACACCTAATAAGTCCAGATTAGAAAAGAATACCAAGATATATGTTAGAACAAAACCTAGTTCCCCTTATTTTGGTAGGAAAAGAGTTAAGTACAACAGAATATCTGTAGCAGATATGCCTGAGATCATTATCAATATTGAAGATGAGACGACTACTCATGAACTCATTGATAAAATCAATGCTAAGTACAGACTGTATTTAACAACCCACGATATACAAGATACTCCTGTATCAGGTTCTGGTGATACATTAATAGATCTCGTATTTAAGCCTACTTCCTTGATCTTTAATGATCAGATTCTTATTAATTTAACAATTGATGGTGGTGACACATCTACAGTGTATGGTCCCCAAGACTATGTAGGTGGCTCAAACGCCTCAGACTAAAGGACTATTTATGGCAGATCCATATAACGCTAAAGATGTAATCCTAGAATACATCAGGAATAATGAAGGCTTAGACGTATATCTCGACGATGTTGAGTTCTCTAACCCTGTTAAATCCCCTACCTCACCGATTCCCCTTAGAAACACATCCGTTACCATTACACCCACTACCATCAGTGGTTTTTATGGTAAAAAGATATTTCATTACAATAGAATCCATATTTCTGAGTTAGGTACTATTACAGTAGAAAAAGGCTCTGCTACCAACCATGAGCAGCTCCTACCTGCGATTAACCTAAAATACGGTCTATACTTAGTGCCAGATGATATCATTAACCAATCTATATCTCCTATGCTCACAGGTGAAATAGAAGTAGATTTGGTAATTAATCCTAATTCTTTAACCTGGTACGATGGTCCTATTATAGAGACTTCAGAATAAAATCAACATACGACTCCTGTACTGGTATTAGCCAGTACAGGAGCTATGATGCTGAATTATTGAATATAAACTATATTTCTATTTTACTCGATTTAAACCATTTAAACTACTTACCCTACCCTACCCCTTATCTTCCTCATTTAATCGTCTCTACGAGCCTATAATCGCTTCCTAGATCCATCCCCTCATCCCACACCTTTCAACCTAGCTTCGCCCTCTATTAAAAGGTTTAACGTCTAGCGACGATATTAAAACTATGTTAGTAGTTTTAATGGAGGAGCAGTTAAACCAATAGATATCAAAACTTTAGTTTTGTCTATCTCAATAGTTTATTTATTATTAGTAATAAGTATATTTATCGTCATAAATCCAGGTAGTTTCTTACTACCTGGATATGTTATTGGTTGATTTATTTAATAGTAATATAATTAGTGGTACGTAGTTAAATTCTTATTTGTAATTTTTATATTTATTTTTAATATTACGTACCACGTCATTAGCTCTTATTATTAATGGGGGGCTTCGCCCCCCTTAGCGTAAGCTAATAGAGTTAATATTACTACTAATAACTAGTGTTATTAGTCTATATAAACTATTAGGTAGAATCTGAAGTTATGGAGTAACTGAAGATTATACTTATGTCTATATACTGGAGCATAGCGGAAGTATATCACTTATTCCTAAGATCTAGTACTGCCTAGTGCACAGGCCAAAAGTTTTTGTAATAAAACAAGACTAGACCCTGTGAGCTTCCAGCCTTAATAACTTCTGACATAACATATAAGGATAATAAAATAATTAATTACTTAAACTATTCTTAGACCTATATTACTAAAAGGAGTTAATTCTAAGAATTAACTAAACCTTTATCAATAAGCTCAGGAGTTAAAGTAATGCAATCCAATACAGAAGTAGCTCCAGTAGGATCTATTGTACGTATGACTAGTCAGTATCCAGATGAAAGGAATTATATCTGGGTAAAGCAAGTTAATGGTTATTGGATAGATGAAGCTGTTTAAAACATAAATAGATACTCCCAGTAGGTATTAGCCTACTGGGAGCTATGCTTGTCTAAATAAAATAGTTTCAGCCTTATATTACTAGGGTGATAACAATCTTTAGGTAAATCAACCAATCAGTGAAATAAAGGAAGAAGTATCATGAGTGTTCGCATCATCTTCAATTCGTACAACATCGAGTCTATGCTGGCTACGTGTGTGCTGATCAACCGTTTGAAAAAGACCATACCAGGCGTACAAATTGAAACCATTGGTCACACAGCTGGTATGGCCATGAAAAACAAAGAAGTCGATATTACTTTCTGTATTGGCACCAATATGTCCAATATGGAGCTAGTAGAAGAGATCAGTTTGACCAATAGCTTCTTTCTGATCGTTAGTAAGAATGGTTCTAAGTACTTGGAACTCTTGGGTGATAAGGGACAAGTCTTTTCTTCTGACTACATGTGGGGAGAAGCTATTGAAGAGCACGATAAGCAATTCTCGCCTTCTTTGTCTAAATTGACCTATCAGGTATTGAGGCGCTATTTCACCATCGCAGATGAAGTCCAAGAAGAAGTGGAAGACAATCCCAATTGTGCCCAATACTTTAAATCTCACCCAAAATCTCCTGAGCTCAGGATGATGAATGCGGTGGAGAAGTTTTGCTGGATGCAAAACCCTTCCATTGTGGATATCTACAATGTCCACAATCACTTGGATAAGATCCATGAAGGAGCTTTTAACGGTACTGGCTGTGAATACAATATGTTGGAAAGGGATTCTGATCTGACCAGTAACACACCTCGTATCACGGTAGTGCGCAATATCATCAAGAAAGCTCTAGCAGGTCACGTCTATGGCAAGCAAAACAATAGCTACGTAGTGCAAACCATCAACTGCTCTGAGGAGTACCTCTACGATATCGTCAGACTGGTATCATATGCTTACGAGTCTGTGATTGTCTACAATGACTTCAAACATTACAGACAGTGGTGGGTGTATGCTAAAAATCCTGAGCTGATGGAAAAGATTGCTAACACCATTCCTTTTCATGAAAAGCATTACGATGGCAAGATGATCTATCTGATCTCTGATATGCCTAGACTTCAGGATAAGTAATTAAATACTTAACAGCATAATTCTTTTGATACTCTCAGACCTATCTGTGTCTGAGAGCTTTCCTTTATTTTTTTTTTTTTTGGATAAATATCGTGGTATTCTCAGATTACGCTGAAAAGATAATGGCTACTGGTCCTAAAGATCCTACAGCCTATCTGCAAATGAATAAAATCCTAGCTAAGACTTTGGCTGACGGTATCGTTGAATATATCAAATCAAAAGAAAATGGTGCTAGTATCAGTACCAAAAACATAAAACTGTCTGTCGTAGAAGTCAAGAGTCCTAATGCAGAAAGCTCCGCTATGTATTCAGGTATCAATTATAGGCGTTTAAAGAACTATATTGAGTTTTATAATACACAGCTCAATAAAGCCGTACGTATTGTAATTTCTACCACAGGTGAGAGAAGCTTTCTAATTGGTTATTACAATAACTATAAGAAAACTGCATCTAATAATCACTTCTCAAAAGAAACTATAGCTGTTAATGAGTTTTATGCTCCTATTGCTCTACTAAATACCACAGACTTGATTGGTCAGACAGCTAACTTCTTGATGGGTTCTGAGTCTTCACCATTTGTGAATAAAGAGCCTAACGCTATACAAACTGAGCTGCATTGATGGACGAGCGTTTCTATGCTGGTATAGGCTCTAGAAAGACCCCTGAATGGGTTTTGGCTAAGATGACCTATATAGCTAATAAATTAGCTTTAGCAGGCTATACACTCAATTCTGGTGGAGCTGATGGTGCTGATACTGCATTTGAGCTAGGAGCCGGTAGTAAAAAGCAAATCTTTATTCCTTGGAATGGATACAATGATAAGAACCTCATTTATCCTATTCATAAAGAGTGTTATGAAATAGCTGCTGAGTTTCATCCTGCCTGGGATAGACTCTCAGGTGGTGCTAGAGCTTTAATGGCTAGAAACGTACTACAAGTACTGGGTAAGGATCTTGATGAGCCTGTGGACTTTGTGGTGTGTTGGACGCCTGACGCAGTATACAGACGCAAAGACAGAACAGTTGCAACAGGTGGTACAGGTTTAGCTATATCTGTGGCTGACACCAATGGTATTCCTATATTTAACCTAGCTGATGATTTTCATCGTGAATTCGTATTAGATTTCATAGAGCGATTATGAATATCTCTCTGTCTGATAAAAGATTAAAAGATTTGGTCACTATAGTGACTATGTCCAAAGAACCCTTTACTAGAGATGATGTTGGTGAATGTAGATATGTAAACCATGTATCTACTTTTATTACAGGTATTGACGAAATTGTTCAGAGATATATAGCGCTAGATACCGTAAAGACACCTTATGTGTTCTATTGTGATTACGATGATCCTATACCTGAGAATTTTACAATAGTTGACGCTGGTATGATTTATGGTGATTTTAATATATTGACCAATGGCGTTAATAATCCAATTAAATTAAAACCATTTGATCAACTCAATTATAAACAAAAGATCCGTTATATTCATAATCCTTTTTATAATACCGCTCAGTTAAAAAAATTAATGGAAATTACTATTGGACATATTAGGTTGCATAGTTGCTTTGATTTGATGTTTCAAAGAGTAATTCCATTTTTAATGGGTTATACTTACAATAGTTATTATGATCCTAGCTTTAAAGCTTATTGGGATAAGAAAGATACAGGTAGACATTTGGAACTAAAGATTTATCCATCTTTACATACTTGGTTGCCTCAATTCAAAGATAAAATAAAGAACGCGTGTTTAAACTAATATTTAGTTATTGAAAAAGAAATGATTACCGATACCGATCTTCAAAAACGACTAATTTATCTATTAGAGCTAAGTAATATAGATCTCTTTAACACTGTAGCTTGTAAGCTCTATGATAATCCCGTTTGCTGTAAAACACACTTTAAACAAAAGTTAATTATAATCCGAGATGCTGGTGGTGACAAAGCAGTTGTGGAGAATTCTGAAGTCAAAGCTTTTGTCAATAAAGATCATCTGGTGACGAACTTCATTAATAGTGATTTTATTAGCGAGCTGTTTAGTATCCATAATGAAGACATTATTAAAATCAAAGGCTCAGATGTAGCTAGACATCTGACTTATGGTATTTCTACAGAAGAAGGTGTGTTTATTTCTAACCTAGAGATAATACTTACCTATCTTAAGTCGTTTGTTATTTTAGGCTATACGGCTATAGCTGAGCCATTAATTGACTTGATTCAAGAGCTGAAATTAAATTACAAATCTCAGTGTATTGTTTATAGACCTGTTTTTACAAATCCTACCAACCATCAAACTTATCAAGCTATCAATAAAGCTATTCGCACTATTTTGGTTGATGACAATAACGCAGGTTATATTGTTAATCTCATTTTAGAAGCATATATCTTTAATAACCCAAGCTATAAAGGTAAAGTGGATTGGCTGGTTGAACAAGCAAACTATATTTCCTATCTTGCTTCTAAGTATTCTCATTATCGATTCCTACAGATTCATCACTCTACACAAAAGGCTGTAGATATCAATCCTGAGCTACATGCGGTATTTCAATTTGATAAATCTGTTACAGATATAAAGCTAGTTAAGTGGTATACGACAGAATTCGTAGAATACCATGCTGCTAGGGCTGTTTCTTCTGAAAAACACTCTATTCGTGATATAGGTAGGTTTGAGAGAACTACTATTGGTAAGATTATCAATGAATGTCAGGAATTGGCAATAGATTCTCCTGATCATCCTAAATTTGAAGAATTTATGAATACTGTTTATAGTCTGATAGACGATCGTTTATCTCTTAAACAGAAGTATCACAACTAAAGTTAAGAGATCAAATCGTATGGTTCTAGGGAGTCTCTAAGGAGACTCCCTATATTCCCTTGAAATTCTAAAACAGGTATTTTAGAGGTCTTAAAACAATGCTAAAGACGATTATTAAGCGTGGTGGGTACACCGAGCCTTATACCCCTAGTAAGATCAATAATTGGGGTGAGTGGGCTGCTCAAAAGCTAGGAGATCGAGTTGATTGGTCTTCCGTAGTTATGGATGCAGTCAAGCAATTCGGTGAAACTGCTGATTCTCAGGCTCTACAGCGAGAACTCATCAACCAATGCCTGTACCGCAAAGACTGGCCTCATAACCTCATGGCAGGGCGCCTGTATGCTGCTACCCTTAGAAAAGAGCTGTATGATGAATTTATTCCATCTATTAAGGCTCTAGTCAGAAAACTAGAAAAACTAGGACTCATGAAACATCTGGATTATTCAGATGAAGATTTCGCTATTGCTGAAGGCATTATCGATCATGATCGTGATTTCGATATGTCTCATATGCAAATCCAGCAGATTCGTAAAAAGTACGCTATTCAAAATAGAAATACTAAGCAGGAATACGAAACACCACAATTCACATATATGCGCATGGCTTTACATCTGTCAGAAGATGAGCCTAAAGATGTGCGTATGGAGCATGTAAAGAATTTCTACAATCATTTTTCCTTTAACCGTATTAATGCGCCGTCTCCTAACTACATTAATCTAGGTACTAATCATAGAGGCTTTGCTTCTTGTAACCTATATACTACTTCAGACACAGCAGACTCTTTAGCAGTAGGTGATCACATTGCTTATAAGATGACCGTAATGTCAGCTGGTATTGGTGGTTTTATTAATACACGCTCAATTGGTGATCCTATTCGTGGTGGCGCTATTGTTCACCAAGGTAAGATGCCTTACTTCAAAGCTGTTGCTGGTGCAGTAACTGCTAATATTCAAGCCGGTCGCGGCGGTGCGTGTACGCAATACTATTCAGCCTATGATCCTGAAGCTCAAGATATTGCTGTAGCACAAAATCCTCGCACACCTGCTGGTCGTCAGCAACGAGATATTCATTTCGCTTTCCAATTTAATAGACTCTTACTTAAGAAGATAAACAAGAAAGAGAAAGTCTTTAAATTTACCGTATATTCAGCTCCAGACCTCATGGACGCTATGTTCTCAGCAGATCAAGATCTTTTTGAGCAACTCTACGAAAAGTATGAAAATGATCCTACTTTTCAAAAAGACTATGTGGATGCTGAAGAATTGATCGGAACACTACTACAACAGTCTTTTGAAGTCTCTACCCATTACTGGATAAATATTGGTGAAGTAAATAGACATACGTCATATAAAGAAACTATTTACTCATCCAACTTATGTATGGAAGTCTGTCAACCTACTAAAGCGTATGAAGACATTAGAGACCTTTATCTTGAAGAAGACCATGGGCGTGGTGAAGTATCTTTATGTTCATTAGCAGGTATTGTAGAAACCAATATCAAGTCTGACGAAGAATATGAAGATGCGGCGTACTATGCACTAAAAATGATTGATAAGTGTATTCATATTAGCGAATACACTTTGCCTCACGTAGGTTTTACAGCTAAAAAACGTCTTAACGCTGGTATTGGCTTACTAGGTGTTGCATACTCTCTGGCTAAAAAGGGTATTCGCTATTCTTCAGACGAAGGTCTTATAGAACACCACAAGATCGCAGAACGTCATGCTTATTGGTGTATCCGTGCTTCTCTTCGATTAGGTAAAGAACTAGGTAATGCTCCTTGGATTCATAAGACCAAATGGCCTGAAGGTTGGCTGCCTATTGATACCTATAAAAAGACGCTAGATAAAGTCATTGGTTTTGATATTCCTAATCAATACGACTGGGAAACTCTAAGATCTGAGATTATTGCTAATAAAGGTATTCGTAATTCGTCAGTTGTGGCCTTAATGCCTACAGAAAGTTCTAGTAAAGCCAGCGGTATTCCGAATTGTATTTATCCTGTGCGTGAACTCTCCTTGAAAAAGTCTGACCAGTCTAATGTCTTAGATTGGGTAGCTCCAGATTCAGATATTATTGGCGAGCACTATGAATTAGCTTGGAATATTCCTAGTAAACGTATGATTACAATTTACGGTATTTATCAGAAGTTTACTGACCAAGCTATTTCAGCAGATCTTTGGAAAGATAGATCAAAGAATCCATCCTTATCTAAGAAAGAAATCATTGAGGAATTCCTACACGCTGGTATGGTAGGTATGAAAACTCGCTATTATCAAAATATCAAGACCAGTAAACAACAAAATAAGCAAGAAGAACAACCTTTAGCTGATTCTTTCGTAGAAGAAATCCTAGATGATGATTCTCGTGGCTGTGCTGGTGGCGCCTGTACTCTTTAACTTGAAAAAGATATGTTAGATAAAAATATTTTCAATACTGAAAAAACAGATTATGAAAAACCGAGTTTATTTCTAGGTCAGGAAATGGGTCTACTGGATACTGTTAATAGACATTATCCTAAACTCTTTGACAATTATAAACTCATGAAATCTCTAGATTGGGATGAACTTGAGTTTGATTTTGATACCTGTAAAGTAGATTTTAAGACCTGCGATCGTAATACTTACGACATGATGATCAGAACTCTAGCTTGGCAGTGGGAGGCTGATTCTGTAGCTTCGAGATCTATTACGCCTATCGTTGCACCTTTTTGCTCTAGCAGTGATTTATGGGTAGCTCAACTGCGTATTTCAGACAACGAATCAATTCACGGTTATTGTTATTCTGAAATTATTCGAAATAGCTTTGATAATCCGACAGAAGTACTCTCAGATATTCTAGCTGTAAAGCCGTCACTAGAGCGATTAAGTACGATCAGTAAAGTCTTTGCTGATGCTTATCAGACATCACATAAGTTAGCTCTAGGATTGGTTCCTAAGAATCAAGATACTTACGATAAGGTATTCTTACTTTATTGTGCACTCTTGTGTCTAGAGCGTATTCAATTCATGTCTAGTTTTGCAGTAACGTTCGCTATTGCAAATACTGGTCTATTTAATCAAATTGGTAAAGCTGTTCAGAAGATCTGTCAAGATGAATTTGAAGTACATGCTGAATTTGATAAGATTATTCTAGATTATGAAATGCAAAATGAAATGGGTCTAATGGCTTTCAATCGCAATCGTGATCTGATTAAGAAAATGATTGATGAAACTGTTGAGACTGAATTCAATTGGAATAAGTATCTATTCTCAGAAGGTCGTGAATTAACTGGTGTGACTATGGCAGGCTTGAATAACCAAGTCTTGTGGTCAGCTGGTGACGTTTATGATTTCTTTAGGATTAAGTCAGATTACGATATTCCTAAGAAGATGCCTTTAGGCTATATGACAGAATGGATGAATATCAACGCTATTCAGGCTGCTCCTCAAGAAGAAAGATTTGGTGCATACATGCTGGGTCAAGTAGAAAATGATACGCTGGATGTAACGGATTATGGATTTAACTTTGAATGAGGTTTAATATCCAGTATGAAGGATGGGGTCTAATTAGACTGTGTGAAGGCTGGGATGATTAACTAAGCAGCATAGCTCCAGGTAGGGTAATCCCTACCTGGAGCGTATGTTGCAAATTGGATTCAAAATAATCTCAACCATATATTGTAACAATGAATAGGAAACATTGATGTTTCTTAATAATCCATGAAAGGTTCGCTATGCTTTTTGTCAATAGCTTTTCTTTGAACATGCTCCAAGAAGTGCCAGCGGAGCTGTATATAGAGCAAATCTCCCTGGAAGAAGCCAGGGAGATTATCGCAGAAGAACTGGAAGCACTACCGCTGTCTGGCTTCAAGTCAGCGATCGGCCATGCCGATACGGCTGTTATCCTGAGCGACATGCTCGGGATTCACATTCCCTTCAACCGGGAATCTGTCACTATCCATCCGGGTGGTGAAATTCTAGTGGCTCAGTATTCGGGTCCCAGGCTGAACGAGGGGACCACGGTCTTACCTGAGGGAGCATCCATCAAGTGGATGCTTATCAGCGTAAGCTGAGCTGAGAATTACCCAAACTACTAGGGTTTGTATAGTAGAGTTAAACTAGAAAAGGAATGATTAAGAAAGAAGTTGAAACCACCAACAAAGCTGGTATTATACTGGCGGTTGGTAAAGTCAACTATGTGTTGCAATTCGGTAAGTTCTTCACTCCGGAACAAAGCCGTGGCGACATTGTGAAGTTTAGCAATGTCCTGCGGTCTTTGCCTATTGGTACGCTGGTCCACACAGCTAACGGTGTATTTGTCACATTGCGTGACGAACGCTGGCAAAAGCTGGAAGGGACTTACAGCGCAGTAGAGTGAAGAACTCTACCAACATCGCTCGATCTAGAGCCTTTGCCTTGGATGTTGGCATAGCCTATACGACTATGAGATAAAGGGATTAATGAAAATAAAGAACACTTAATGTTTCTCCCACTACCTTAGTATTGGTAGTGGGAGAGGTGCAGGTGTTTTTTTTTTTTGAATATTAAGCTTCATTTACAGATAATCCACCAGCTACTTCTAGACGAGGTAGCTTGGTATATCCATTTTGAGGCAATGGATAATCTCTAGGCCAGTAATATCCAAATACTCTATTAGGATCAAATTTAGCTATGTTAACCATGTTGGATTGGTTTCCACCTAAAACAACTAACTCATTTCTAGCTGTAACTCCTAATACAAAACCTACGTGACCTCCACCTTTTCTCTCAAAGACGACTACACAGCCAGGTACTGGAGTTGATAGTCTGGTGCCCCAGCCATTACCCCATTCTTTAGCTCTCATCCATAGTTTTGGAATTTTCAATCCAACAGCATCAAAACACCACGCTATTAGCAGGCCGCACCAAGGAGTTTCATCATCAGACCACCACGCTTTTAGTTTATGTAACCACATGACAAGAGTGGGGTTATGTTTAGGACCAGGTACTTCTTTCAAACCAATATACTTATAACCTTCTTGTATCCACGGATACATCAGAGCTGGAGTATTCATAAAAGTCTCTTACAAAAAATAATAAACCTACATTATTACAATGTAATATAAGGAGCTTCATATGTCTGAAGAATATCCAGTCAAAGAAGTTTGTAAATCTATAGAAAAAGGTTTATGACCTTTTCCTACTAACCAACTATATCCACAATTGAAGGAATCTGAAATTTACTTTCAATTTAAACAAAAACTAGAAGCAAAGAAAGCTAACTTAGAAGCTAAGAAGAAAGTCTTTTTAGCTAATCGAAATAAACTCAATAAAGCCAAGAGAGTTAAGAAATGACTATTTTTGAAGATAACTTTAAAATAGAGTCTAAGCCTTATGGTACTGGAGTGGTTCATAAGAACTATCCTAAATTAGTTCTAGGTACTCCTAAGCTATATGTAGAAGATTATGAAAGTAATGTCAGAATAGTCCTAATGGATACAGGGCTACTTTACTATAGGTACTTGACTTATGATAAGAATTCTCCCTATGGTTATAGTCCTTTACATGAAAAGTATATTCCTTCAGGAGTAGGTAAAAAGAAGTATGAGGAATTTGAGTCTCTCATTAAGTACGAGATTTTAATCCATACAGCCAATCTCAGAGGAGGCTATTTACATGAATACGGTACTTTAATTTATAAAAAGGGTGTTGAATTGCTAATTAAACAATTCAATGAAAAGCAAAAAGCTACTTACTTATCTACTTACGATATTGATAACGGTAAGACTTTCAATGCTTTTAATAGAGATATTCAATTCTTAGAAGAGTTTGGACTAGACGGACAATACATGTAGCTTGAATAAATATTATAGCAAGTTATTCAGAGCTCACTGAATAATACTACTATATATTTTAAAGGTTACTTATGAGTGTAAAGAAAACTCTATTTGGCTTTTTCAAGCTAAATGATGAAGGCATTAAGTTCAAGCTATATCGTTCTGAGATTACTTTTCCTGAAAAGACAGAACTAGAAAAGTTTCCTGATGAGAGCATTATTGAAATTGGTTCTAATGCTTACGATGCTTTTGTGGACGGTTTTGTAGACATTATCGCTAATAATGAACTCATGCCTGTGGATGAGCTATCTGATGAAGTCTTTAACAATCTAGATAATCTATTTACTACTACCTACGAACTAGTAAAAGAAGGTGGTCAGTATTATGGTAAGGAAGCTACTGTTTTACTACAGTTGGTGCAGGAGGACAAAGGTCCTTTAGCGGGTGTTCCTACTATGAGGACAAAGGTACGTATTGGTAAATACCGTCCTGCTCCTGGTAATGTAATTGTGCGTTTAGAGGATGAACAAGCAGATGAACCCAGTGGTCCTCCTGACGCAATGTCTTCATCTATGTGGACAATTAGTGCTGATGACGGATTATCGATTAATCTAACGATTAATGAATTTCCTGAAGGTGGATATCCTGCTACCAGTTTAATTGTTAGAGCTTACCTCACAGGCGAGACTACTGTAGTTAGTGAGCACACCTATTCTGTTGGCGATATTGAGCTTGGTTCTAGTTTCAATGTGAATAATGATTTAGAACTTGATGCTGGTCAAGAGTTTGACATTGTGCTAACGTTAGCTAATGTTGACGGTCAAAGCGATCCTTCAGACATTAAGTCGATTACTCCTTTTAATTAACCGCCATATACTCCAGGTAGTTTATCACTACCTGGAGCTATGTTGATAAAATATTTTTATATCTAATTTCTTAGAGCATCTAGGAGATTGTATAATGAAACAATATGTATTAGGCTTTGCCTTATATCAAACAAAGATTCTTTTGATACTTAAAGCCAGACCTGAATTTCAAAAGGGCTTTCTAAATGGTGTTGGTGGTTCTATTGAAGTTGGTGAAACGCCTGAAAAAGCTATGGCTCGTGAATTCAAAGAAGAAACCAACATCTTCATTAGTCAGTCGAGTTGGAATTCATTAGGTTTGTTATTAGATCCACATATCGATATATTACCTGATGTATATTGTTTTTATGCTTTCTTGAGAAAATATGAATATATCCAACTGTGTGATTATATAAATTCTGGTACTACTTTCTCAGAAGGTGAACCATTAATTTTTCTTGATATCTATAAGAATCTAGAAAAGTTTCACAATACAAATAAGTTAATGTACAATATCTTTGATATTGTGATTGATATGGTTGACAGACTTTACCCAAGATATCAAAAAATTGTTACAGACCATCAACCAATCAAGAGACTCAGATCAATTGAAGGAAACTGATGCAATATGTTTTAATGTTAGTATTGGGATTTACCACGCCTACTGGTGGATTTAATACTCAAAAATTTGAAGTAGCTGGCTTTAAATCAGAATCTCAATGTCAATCTGAGATAGCTAGATTAAGAGTAAATAACTTTAAGCAAGACAACGGTGTGACAATTATTTTCTCACATTGTCTAAAAAAGTAATTATTCAAATAGGAGACTGTAATGATTAATATTAGCAAGGAAACTATAAATAATATTATTTACTTTCTTATTTGTTGTGTTATCGTTTATGGTTTTCTATATATCTGTATTAGTCTTTTACAAATAGTTTCTATATTTTTAAGCTCTTATCCAATATGAATCCCTACGAATATGCTCGTCATTTAGCTTCCAAAGTCGTTATGACTGGAGCTGATAAACAAAAAAGAATTGATATCTGTAATGCTTGTGATCAGCGTAAAGTAGAAGCTTTTACAGGTACAGTTCTTTGTAACAAATGCGGATGTGTTATTTCTTGGAAAACATCCTTAGTAGATCAATCTTGTCCATTAGGAAAATGGTAGAGAAATTACATATATTTAATTGGAGAAGGTATGATGGATACGAAGTATCTTCTAAGGGAGATTCTAGGTTTTCAGCTCTGAATGCTAGATTTCCTATCGAGTATCTAGGTGGTAGAACAATAGAGCAGATCTATCAGTGTTGCGTGAAGCAGTTTAATCCAGGTGGAACAAACTGGAAAGATTATAAAGGTAAACCACCTTTAGATCCAGTTGTTGATCTTTGGAAAGAGTATCTGAGTCTTTGGAGATTGTGGTCTCATCTAAACATTGATCTCATGAGAGAGCTTTATGCAAATGCGTCATATGGTGGACAGCATTATCTTTCAGATATGTTTGCCAATACTTCAATTAGTCAAGCTAGAGCTTTAGCTAGTTGTCTTAATGAGCTTCTTTCATTTAAAGGTCCTAATCCAGACGTAATAACTGCTTTAGAATCTGTTACATATAAACAACTAATTTACCCTATTGGTAAATTAAAGGAATTTTAATGAATCCTCATCCTTTTATCCATATTTTGAGTTTATTTGTTCTGAAACACTTTGTAGTAGATTTTTTACTACAAAACAAATTTCAATTGAATAATAAGGGAGACTATTTGCACTTTGGAGGCATTTTACATTCCTTACTGCACGGTATAGCTACAGCAGCAATTGTTTACTACATGACTTATAAAGTCTTTATATTTGCTTTTGATTTGGCTGTTGTATTAGGTTTTATCGATTATGTAATCCACTATCACATTGATTGGGCTAAAGTAAATATCAATAAGAAATTTAACTTTCATCCAGGAACATCTGAGTTTTGGGTATTGCTTGGATTAGATCAATTATTACATTACTTTACATATATCCTGATTATATTGTTGGTATTTAGTGGACACTATGATTGGATGGTAGAAATCTCCACTATCGTAATTTATTTAATTGGACTGTCTTTGTTCTTAAGCGTTATTGATTTAATGGCATGCAAGACTGATGATTACTACCGTAATAAGAAGTCGTCTATCTCGGAGAATAAAATATGAGCGATAAAGATAGCGATCATATTTTAGATAAAGCCAGTGTTGCTGCGGCTAAAATTAATCAAACTAATATTCAAAGGAAGATTGAGTATTATCAAGCTGCCAACAAGTTATGGTATTGGAGAGTAAGAGCTGCCTCGAACGGTAAGGTTACTCAAACGGGAGCTGAAGGATACGTCAGTAAAGGAAATGTTTTAAGAGCTATTGCTAAAGAATCTAGCTTCTGGAATAAAAACTATTACTCGAACCCTATGCAAACCAAGTAATGATTAAGACTGTTAAGGGAAATCTGCTTTCAGTCACTGAGGGTATTATTTTACATGGTGTAAACTGTCAGGGTGTTATGGGTTCTGGTATAGCCTTACAAATCAGAAACAAATACCCTGTTGTTTACCATAATTACACTTCTCTTTTTAATAAACTCAAAGAACAAAAGATTGATAAAGCTACACTGTTAGGCTCTATTCAAGAAGTAATAATAAATAAAGATCTTTCTATTATTAATTGTTTTACTCAACTTTATTATGGTAGAGATCCTAAGGTGCGCTATATTGATTATGTAGCATTAGAAAGATGTTTAGAATTGGTGATACAGCTTTTTAATACTAAAAAGCTGACCAATTCTGACTTCAAGCCTTTAATTGCTTTTCCTAGAATAGGTGCAGGGTTAGCTAATGGTGATTGGTCTGTTATTGAAAACATTATAGAGAAAACGCTTGGAAAATATTCTCATGCTGTATCTCTAGAGCTATACGACATAAAGCAGTAGGTAGATAGGATGTCTCCTATCTACCTACTATGACACCATTTTAATTAAAAATATTTCAATAACATATTGTAGACATGGGAATTAATAGTGATTCCCATAAAAAAGGAAGTGTTCTACCATGTCTGAAAACAATCAACAACTCCAAGAAATGTTCTTCGAAGTGCAGCGTATGTTGCGCTATTTGCGCAATGTGCGTATCCAGGTGACCCAAATGGGTCTGAACAACACCAAAAACAAGACAGCTCGTATCAAGGTGTTGGAAGAGCAGCTGTCGACACTGCTCCAGCAAAACCCCAGGAATAACATCCTTATCGATGACGTTCTCGAAGAACTCGGTGAGTTGATCGTGATCAAGAGCGAGTATCACAAGATCGCTCAGGAACAAAACGTTATTTAAACGGTTTTAGATAGTAGTACAGATTAATCTGTACTACTATTAATGTTATTCGTTGAAATAAGGAAATCTACCATGTCTAACCAAATAAAGTTCCACACCCATCACTTCCCTGTCGGCACTCTCTTTCGTTTGAAGGAGAGCGTCTGTTTCGCACTTGTAGGTGAAGACCTGGATGAAGTCTTTGAGGTCAAAGACATTGTTCGCAACGGTGAACAGAGCTTTTGCATCAGAACGACCACAGCTGACGAAAGCTTTGCATTCAAAGGCTCGGATATGCTCAAGAGTTACAACATCGTGCACGTTCGAGAAATCGTAAAGCGTGGTGATGGCGATATCGTTATCTGTCAGCAATACCATGATCATATCGATCAGATGATCGAACATACTTTCGATAGTCTCGATTGCTTTCGTCGAGCAGCTCTGAATGCTGCGTCTATCAAGATTAAGAAAACAGACATCTGTTTTACTGATGGCTACGAAATTTCTACTCTGGCTTGGCTTTACAGCCAGCTGGACGATAGTTGCATGACTATGTGTGATAGGAAGGTTTTGCAATTGTTCTACAAGTCTGCTCTTTCTTACAAAAGAGTTCAGGTTCGTGGATACGGCAATATTTACATCGTCAACAAAAAGCGTTTCAAGAAGTGGGTGATGCAGAATCGTAACCGTTTCTTAACTTCTGTGTCAAAAGCTCAGAAGGAAAGCGATGATGTGATGAACGAAGCTTTGGAGAGAGCCTTCGACAGCTATATCGACGACAAGTATCCTGAGACTGTCGACAAATCTCAAGATAGCTGCTATGTTGATGATTACGATAGCTATGTGGATCATGATGACTATCGGAGCAAGCAATTTCGTCAGCTTCTCACGGACTCTGAACAAGCACCAACTGACGATGGATTGATCAATAAGATCGATAACAATTAATCAACCTGAAATAGGTGAGCTTGTGTTCACCTATTTCTTTTTAGGATAAAATTATGATGGAACTCAACAACTGGTATACCCACATGCAAAGTGTGTCTAGTGTGCTGGATGATCCATTCAAGGCACCACAACAAGTCCAGCCAGCTATTGGTATCTCAGGCACCGTAACTGGTCATCCGGATTTCGAAGATGGTGATGAAATCATAACGTCCAAAATTATCGATGTTTACGAACATGATGGAGATGTCTATGTGCGGACTTTCTCTGGAAGTCTGTACAAACTCTTGGAGCCTAAGGCTTCTTACGAACAATACGTGCTGAACGCTAAGCAGCGTTTGGTCGATACCTTCAAAAACGCTAAGTGTAAGGTAAGTCATGACTCATGATAATACTGCACCATTGACAGCACTTCAGTGGTTGATCAATATGCATAAAGTGTGTCGCTTTATGTCTATCGAAAATACCAAGGATAAGCTCGCTCCTGCAACCAACGGTGAGCTCAGGCGCTGGATTACCCAAGGTGCACTTGAAGTCAATTTCGAGAAGATCGCTATCAACGATCCTTGGCCACCAGTCATCAAATCTGTGGTTTTGTTTCCGAAAAGCCAAAAGCGTCGTTGTACGCTATTCTTCGATAACGATATCACACTCATCCAAGTGAAGGAAACCGCATGATTTCAAAATTACTTAATATTCTTTTTCCTAAAACGATGCTCTCTGTCTTCAATGATGGTGTGAGAGAAGGAGAAGCAAACATCGTTGATAAGATCACAGTTGAGCGAGAGCTTGCTACCAAACAAAATCGGGTATTCGAGATCGAAGATCTGATGTATAAGCCTGTTATTGTAATCAGTAACGAGTGGGAAGATATGGGTTTGGGAATTGTCTGTGGTATTGAGTATATCACAAAAGCACAAAATCCTGTACCTGTTGTTCATTTTTTCGACACAGATGAAAAACTGATCTGTCTTTCCAAGATTGTTCCTTTCAGCTACGATTTATTCGTAATTCTGGAGCAACTTACCCCTTATCAACGCTGGGCCATTCTGACAGGTGATTGGCATTATATGGACAAGAGTGCTCCTGAAAATGCCAAGGAACTCAAGTCATTTGAGTATTATAAGAAGATTATCTACGAAGCCATAGTCATAAGCTGACAACATTGCTCCCAGTGCCTGATAGGCACTGGGAGAATTTCTTAATTCTTTTTTCTTTTGAATAAAATGTGGATGAACGAGACACCTGACTTTTCTATAGTAGAAAAAGATTACGATTGGTTAAAATCTTACTGTATTGATCAATACAGTAAGATAATTACACCTACATCGGTTTACTGGGAAAGATATGCTCTGACTTGCTATGATGAGTTTGAGATGACTTACCATATCTATTCCATTATCTTGAATAATGAAGATATAGGTTACGCCATAGTACCTAAGTACATGCCTGAAGTACTTAAGAGCTTATTTATCACACCTAGATTTAGGCGACAAGGTATTGGCAGTAAAGTAACCAATATGCTGAAAATAGAAAAACTCTCTTGCATAGCTGATAACCAAAATGCTTTGAGAGTTTATCAAAGACTCGGTTTTCAGACTGTTATTACTAAAGATCCAAATCAAGGATCTTTAATGTTGGAGAGAAAGTTATGTCCTTAATGTGTATGTTGGGTTTTCACAAATACGATAATGGATTTGTGAAATTTACTGAACCTTTAAAAGCCGGTAGGTTTGATGAAGTATCACACAAAGTACAATATGTGCAAAATTGTGTTATGTGTGGTAAAACAAAAACAACAGATACTTATATCTTTACTGAAGAGGATTTCAATCTAATTCCTAGAAAAGAAATAAGTATTGCTATAAATACTAGAATTAAAAACCTAATAAAAGACGGGTTTAGTAATAAAGAGATAGTTGAAGAAACAGGTGTTTCATTAGCTACTGTAAAGCGTAGACGAAAAGAATTTCAATAACATAAATGATTTGTTTTTCTATTTTGAAATAATAAATTCTATCTATACTACCTACCTGAGTATTTAGCTCAGGTAGGTAGTATGTTATTGAAATATTTACAGATTATGATAATCTAATGTTTAATACATACATCTTAAATCATGACTCAGCTTTATTCTTTTACAGCAGAATTACAAAAGGTTTGGGATGATTTCGTGGCTACTCGTCCTGATGCTATCAAAAAACTCTGTGAAAGATTAAAACCCAATCATCTTTATAAGTATAAGAAAACAAATCAATTGGTGGTCATTAATTCTTTTACTGAGGAAGATGACGGTAGAATAACCATTACAGTAACAATACCTAGATCTCTTAATGGTAGAATATTTCCTACTAAATCAGTATTTGGCGTAGATCCTGATGATTTGGTAGACGCAGTTATTCCAGAAGGTATTGTTTGTAGAAATGTAGATGATTTTGAAGATTTGATTTATGGATAATAATAGATTTAGGATATTAACACGAAAATACACTTGGTTACTTCAAAGAACACAAAGTGATTTCGAATCAATACTCTCACTTACATCTAAAGAAGTTCCAATCTACTATTACAATAAAGTAGGTAAAGCATTTAATCAATTACCTCAAACAGAACCAATAGGCGTAGCTGATTCACTGGATATTTCTTATTCAGATAGTTATCCAGATCCAGATTATTTTAATACAGGTATTTATGCCAATATTAAGTTTTTTGAATCTGATGACGTAAAAAAGAAATTATTGAATAATGAATTTGGCTCAATGTTAAATTCAGTCACAATATCGTCTCCAATTAATTCTTTTTCTAAAGAGAAGATTCTCTACGTTGTGTTTGGTCCAAAAGAGTTGTTTAGAGGTTAAGATATGAAATGTGTTCATTGCTGCTATGGTTTGGATAAAGGACCACTGTTTAGGATCAATCATAAAGGTGAGTCAGGCATTTGGACACATTCCCAATGCCAGCAACAAACTATTGATCCTGAAGTCCAGACTATAGTTGATATTATTGAAGCAGACAAACAAATAAAACATTAAAATGTTAGTACATTTACAAGAATTTTATACCAGGTATTCTGAATTCACTTCTTCAAACCAAATGCTTGGAGCAGTAGTAGCTGGTCTAGCTGTTACTGCGTTTGGTTTTATCTTTAAGTCTATTCCTAATAAAATCTGGAACGCTTTTAAGAAAGTGGCTGTAGCTTCTGTGGAATTTAATTCACAAGCCAGCTGGAGAGACGCCATTGGGTGCGATAAGTTAGCTCTATGGGCTAATAAAAACAAAACTATTTTTTCTTCTAAATCTTGTATTCCTGTATTTGACTCAGATACTGAACAGTTTGGTATTGGAATTGGTATTGGTAAAAATCTTGTTAGAGACGGATTTAACTTTTATATCGTAGATATGAAGCTAGAAAAAGCTCAGCAAACGATGAAAGTTAATTACAATATCACTGTTTCTACCCTTTGGTATAAAAAGAAATCTTTAGAAACCTTACTTAACTTTATTTTCAACACCAAAAGAAAAAAAGGTTTATCTATTTACGAATACGACGATGAGCAAGAATGGATTGAGAAAACGATTCCTGAGAGAAAACTCAGTACGGTTGTAACTACCGACAATGTAGGGCAACAAATTCTTTCAGCATGTAAAAGCTTTGTTGAAAATAAAGATTGGTATACCAAAGCAGCTATTTCTCATAAATTAGGAATTATGCTCTATGGCTCTCCTGGTACAGGTAAAACCAGTTTGATCAAGGCTTTAGCGTCTGAACTCAATAGGGATCTGTATATCCTCAATCTACCTACTGCTTTTGATAAATCTTTTGTAAAAGCTGTACGTAATCTAAAGGCTGGATGTATTTTGTCTTTAGAGGATATTGATTGTGTGGATGGTACGCATTCCAGAGAAGAAGAAAAGTACAGTAGAAGAGCTGGGTTTAATCTAGCTACCATTCTTAACGTCTTAGATGGATTGATTCCCTTAAATGACGTCATTGTGATTATGTCTACCAACCATATCCAAAAGATTGATCCAGCACTGCTTAGGAAAGGTAGATCTGATTTGATGATAGAGGTTAAACCTCTAGACAGCAAAGCTGTTAATCAATACTCTCAGATTGTTTACAATAAAGATGTTGAATTTAATGGTGAAATAAAGGGATGTGATCTACAAGCTATTGTTTTAGAACATATGACTGATTACGATGGTTTTTCTAATGCTTTAAAGGCTATAGAGAAATCATAACCTTTTTGGGTGGCTTAGCAGTAAATGCTCAAAGTACTTTCACCAACTATTTTAACCAGAGGTTATGGATAGGGCAAGCGGTAGTAAGTGCGACAGTTTCACATCCATTCTAACCATATCGCTGGTTAGGCTGTTAAGTCACCCAAATTCATACTCCCAGCAGGTATTAACCTGCTGGGAGCCTATGTTCTATTTTTATTTTAGTTAAAATCACATGAGTTGAGTGTTATTTGTTTAAAGGAAGATATATGGCAATCCGAATTACTGTAGATGGCGATGATCACGATCTTAATGTTGCAATAAGTGCTTTAATACATAGTAAGCTATCAGGTCTCAATATTCATCCTAAAATAGATGAGGACATTAAACAAGAGGTGTTAGACACTACAGTGTTTATGGCTGTAACCAAGATTGAAAATCATCTTAAGTTATCTGAGATCGATATAGTGATTCATGAAGGCAATATCTCAAAGACTTTGCAAGAGTTTGGTCCTTTAGCTTAAAGTTGAATCAAAATAATCTTAAATATACATAATAGAATTGAGTTAAGGGTAAATAATACCACTAACTTAAATTCCTTGAGCTACCAGTAGCTCTAGTTCAACTCTATAGGAAACCATTATGAAAAAGACTTTGATCTCCTTGGCTGCCCTGACGGCTTTCGCAATCGGCTCCGCTCACGCTACCGGCTACGGCAATCAATCTGTCAGCTCCTCCATCGCCAACAGCGGTGGTGTGCACAACAGCATTTCCACCAGCGCTGCTGTCAAGGGTGTTGGTTCGTCGTTCTCCAGCGCTACCAGCGAAGCTGGCTCCAAGGCCTGGGGTACCACCCAAACCACGACCGTCAACTGTGGTAATTGTGGTGAAGTCTCCGGCACCGTCAAGATCACCGGTGGTACTGAGACCTACACCCAAGGTACGGCTTTCAATGTCTCCAATGGCAAGCACGCCACTGGCTCGGCCAGTGCTCAGGGTAATGCCTGGGCTGACGTGAATGCCAACGCCAAGTACACTGGTCCTGGCCAAAACACCAACGTCTATGGTCACAGCGGTGACGAGTCCAACTTCAAGGTCAATGCCTCGAAGAATACGGGTGGTTTCGCTTCTGCTGGCACTGACGGTAGCTTTGAAGTCATTGGCAATGTGGGCTCCAAGGTCTGCACGGGTGGTTCTGCCTGTGGTGGCAAGGTAACCACCAAAGAAGTGTGGGGTTCGGTGACGGATACCAAGACCTCCAACAGCTACGCCAATACCGGCTCCATGACGGTGGATGGAAAACTGCTGAACCAATCCGTGGTTAATGCCAGCGCCAACCAGAATGTCAACGCTGGCGGTAACTTCTACGATCCGCAGTAATTTCACCGCATTAACAAAACGCTCGAAATGAAAAAGGTTCTTTTTGTCGCGGGCTGTTTGTTTGGTATGTCTGCTATGGCAGGTGAGGCAGCTCCAGCTCCTACGCCTGTCAAGCCGGGCACCAGTGTCCAAAACGACACCAAACAACAGCAAGGTCAACATCAGTCTTCGGACTCTACCGCTATGGCCGTAGGTGGTGGTGGTGGCCAAGGGGGAGCTGCGATCAATGCTGGTAATAACCAGTACGTGGTCTTTAACTCTCCTGAGGAACAAACCTCTCACACCAACGTGCATTATTCTGGTTCCCAAAAGATCCATAATGTGCCCAGCGTTGGTGGTCCTCCTCTGATTTCATCCAACGACACCTGCATGGGTTCTACGTCAGGCAGTGTTAACGTGGCTGGCTTTGGTGGCAGTTATGGCACGACCTGGACAGATGAAAACTGCGTGATGCTCAAGAATTCCCGTGAAATGTGGAATATGGGTTTTCGCGCAGCAGCACTGGCTCGTATGTGTATGGACAGGATGAACCGTGAAGCTTTCGAGCTGACGGACCTGGAATGCCCTCAAGCCAAGAAGGAGCGTGAAACCAGTCAAGCACGTACTGCTGTCAATGCAAACGTCGAAGAACCTGGTCTGACGGACCCCATTGCTCGTCGTCGTTTGGGTTACAAGCCCTTGCAATAACATGAAGAAAATTGCTGCCATTATGTTGGTAGCAGCTGGTGTTGGTGCTCAGGCTCAGGATGGAAGACTCACAGTTGAGAACTCTATCCTGGGCTCAGGCGTTAACAACGTAGGTAATTCATTGGCAGTTGAGGTTCATCATGGTGTATTTCATGTGCTTCAATATATGCCAGGGTTTCCTACAGCTGCTACGCTGTGGCCTACTGTGATCAAACACAACTGCAATATCCCTAACAAGGATTGTGAGCTGTTTGATTACAAGCCCAGCTATGGCAGGGCAGAGTATCTCTTTTTCCGACCCTTTGAAGAAAAAGAGCCACCTGTTCCTGTCGTTAACTGCTGTGAAAAAGATCGCAATCCTATTGTGATCTACAAAGAAGTACCTGTTAAGCCCATCAAGCAATAATGGTTACTATCTTCCTATCGTCAGCTGTGCTGTGTATAGGGAATATTTGCTCACCAGTCCTGGTAGGAAAGGATACCCCTACAGGGCAATTCGTTCTATATCAGAGATTGGTGAGTGATCCTCTTTATGCTGGCTCTGTGCTTCAGTTTAAAGAAACTGAGGATTATGTCTTTGCTATTCATCGTATTTGGAGAGGAAAGCCTGAGCAGCAAAGAGATAAAAGAATAAAATCTAACTCAGCAGCTAAGAGATTTATCACGTCTGGATGCATTAATGTAGAGGATAAACTATATGAGCAACTCTTGGAGTGCTGCCAGAACAAAACTATTCGTATTGTTCGTTAGCATTGTTTTGGTAGGATGTGCTACAAACGAAACAGTTAAAGTACAACAAAAACCATATGTTTCACCTCAATGTGAGAATTCAGCCAAATATGCTAGATCCATAGGTGTACTTAAAGCAGCAGGTATTCCAGTTGATGAGCTGGATCAATACATGACCAATCCTGTTGTCACTAATATTCCTATGAGGGATATCCAGAACTTTGCTATGTTCTTCAAAGGAAATCCTAATGAATTGTACGATACTGTGGCAAAGCTGTGTATGCACAGTGGTTGGACAGCATTGGGTCCACAATTGCGAGGCAATACTCCGGCGACAATTGGTGGATTAAGACTTACTCATCAACTCAAATCAATTCCAACAGTTTCTAAATAAACATAAGCTCTAGCACCTGTTATGGTGCTAGAGTATGTTCTGTATTTTTTTTTTTGTATTATGGCAAATGTTAGACCAGTTAAAATAGTAGATATAGGTGAAGGTCAAGCAGAATTTCATGAATTTGGTGATGGTGATTTACTTGAAATAATAGAAAACATTATACATAAAACATCGTCGAATAAGGCAATAAGCCAGTATGTTGAAATTGATGATGTGCTAAGATGGAATATTGCGCTAGCTACTCAAGACGCTGGTGCATACGCAATCCATAGACATAATTCATCGGGAACTTATATTGATAGTCCATTTGCAATTGATTTAACTAATGGAGATCTTTGGCATAAGGGTGATAAACTCATTGATATGGGGGTAAATGCTAACGGCTTTTATGCAAGATTTGCTAATGGTATCCAGATTTGTGGAAGAACTGGTTTTTCAATAAGTTCGTCAGGTAACCAGTGGTGGACTTACCCGGCAGCTTTTGCTTATGCTATCGATCATGGTGGGTTTGCAATTTCTCCGTGGGGTCATAGTGGAGGCAGAGGTTTTGTATCAAACGGTGGTTCAGGCACTTCTGTTGCGGTGTCATATGTTAACGGCAGTGGATCACTAGTATCTGGCATGGTTAGTATGTTAGCTTTTGGAACATGGAAGAGCTAAATGAAATTACGTTTGATTCCCCAAAGAAGTGATAGCAAACTTAATGTTAGTGTTCTGCTAGAAACAAATACCATCTATATTAACGACAAGTATTACGATTTAACTCCTCTATTAGAAAACGTTCGCGTACATTTCGATATGGCTTCTGCTTATTATGAAGATGAGCAAATTGTGGTAGAGCTGCCTATGCCATATAAACAAAACACTTCTATTGATGTCATGCAAATACATGAAATCATAGTAGAAGAAGACGGCATAGTTAGTATACCTGAGCAAACATACGAAGCGCCAGAATCCGTTACTGAAGGCATTATTGAGTGGCCTGAAATTGTATCTATAGAGAAAAGACGTGAAACTAAATGGAGAGAAGTAGAAGCATATAGAAATAACCTAATGCAAAAAGGTGGGTTTCCTATACTCGATAATAGTTATTGGTTACATTCTGATTTATTATCTAGATTTCAGCAATTAGGATTAATTGAATTAGGTAAGAAAGCTCTAGCAGCCGGTGTATTACCTGACCAAAATATTCCAAATGCTCCTGCTTGGCGTACTATGTCGGGAGAATATGTTCCACTAACACCACAATTAACAGAATCTTTAGTAGGAGCTTTTCTTTTACAAGAAGCTTCTATATTTGCTGTAGGTGATTATTGGAGAAACCAGATTAATATATCTGATAATCCAGAATCTATTGATTTAACTTCTGAAACATTTATCAATAGCTGGCCAGCCACTTACCAAAATAGTTAATTGTTTTAATAATTAGGAACTTTAATTGTGTGGTGTAGACGTACACCGGTATCAATTAATCCTTCGAAGGTATTTTTAATGAGAAATATGAAGTCAAATGTACAGCTAGTAGCTCTAGCTGTATCTGCTTTTGTTATGGCTGGCTGTTCAGCCACTAGCTACAATAAAGGTGTAGACGCTAATGTAACTGGTAATACCCAGTATATGGATCTACAAAAACAACAGCTAAACGCTATTCAGCAATGCTATATGTTTTCCAAAGACACTGCGCACTGCTCTATTTTAGCTGCTGGCACTAATGCTACTCAGATCCTAGGTGGCAGACCTACTCCTATTCGTATTGCTAAGTCTCCTGGTGAAATCTTTGAGACTGTAGCTACTAAGGGTCTACAAGCTGCTGTAATGCTCTACGGTATTGATGCGGTATCTAAGACATTACAAGCTGCTAACGCTGAAGCTGGTAAAACGCTCGTTGTTCAGCCTGAAGTTGTGAGACCAGAAGTCGTAAATCCAGTTATCGTACATGCCCCTGCGGGCGCTGCTGTAGCACCTTAATTAAGTCGTCATAGCTCCAGGTAGGACTAGTCCTACCTGGAGCGTATGTCGTTAATAAATAATTTCTGATGGATTAAAATTTTCTAAATATCTACCAACACCTTTTGTTACTCTTATTAGATGGCGTATCTAGATACATTGCCCATATTCTTTAATCCATTAATTTATGATCATAAAATTCTGTGGTTTAAATACAAAATAGGAATTAGATTATGAAATTATCACAAAGACTCAGACGAGGGGATGGGGGTAACACTAGTAATAGTGAGACAGATCCGTTTTATAATGATACTATAGTTATATTCAATTTTAATGATCCTGATGATACAACTAATTATTTAAATGAAGCCAATAACCCAATAACTCCTAGTGTGAATTCTGGTTGTTCAGTACAAAACAAATATCTAACAAATACACCAAACAATAATCGTTTAGGATTTCCCAGTAGTGAGCATTTTAATAGAGCTATTTCTTATACTTACGAGGCTTACGTAGAATTTTTTGATAATCCTGGTAAGGTAGACGATTTTTGTACATATAGCTCAGATAACGCTAGAACACTATATCGTAATGACAGTAACTGGCTTGAAAATAGTTATTCTCAAGATAAAGTAACTATTAATAAAAACATACTTTATCATTATGCGGTCAGTAATGATCTTATTGGTGGTCGTTATAGGATTTTTAGAGACGGCGTAGTTGTTATAGATAGAGGTGCTACTGGTACTAATCAAAATTCAAACTTTGCAATATTAGGTAATAGTAGTTACAATTGGATCTATGGACCATATTGTAGAATTAAAGCTTTTAGATACACCAAAGCAACTAGGTATACCTCTAACTTTACTCCTCCTACATTACCTTTTCCTAATAAGTAAACATATACTCCTAGGTGGATTAATCCACCTAGGAGTATATGACTATATTATCTTAATCCAAAATATTTCAAACTGATATTATTTCTATGGCATTAAGTATAGGGAATTATCTAAGAGTCTGAAAAACTCCTGGATAATATAGGGATTTTTTATTTTTGATCTCTATTATTTGTACTAGAAAGCAAATAAATGATCTATGGTACCATTACTCCATTTAGAGATCTAGTTGATAAAATAAAAGAACATAAAACTTAATCTTCTTTTGAAGATTAAGAGTTAATTCTAATTATTTTCAATAATATATCCTGTAATTGAGACTACAGTAGAAATATTGTAGTTTACTCTAAAACATCCGGCCGTAACTCAGCGGATAGTAGTAATCCCCTTCTAAGGGATAAGTCGGGGGTTCGAATCCCTCCGGCCGGACCATAAATCTTTAATAGTTTTCTTAATAGTGCCCGGATGGTGAAATTGGTAGACACAACGGACTTAAAATCCGTCGGCCTTAACGGGTCGTACCGGTTCGATTCCGGTTCTGGGCACCATTAAGAAAATTACAACAAAATACTTCCAGTGAGATTAGGATAGTAGGTCATAGGTCGACAATAGTTGATACTGGCTTAGAACTGAAGCTAGATGGTGTAGTCGTTCGATTCAGCCACTGGAAACTAATTCATAAAGAATATAAAATGAAAAATTGGTAAGATTAATGGGTGTGTGGCCGAATGGTTAGGCAGCGGCCTCATAAGCCGTGAGGGAAACCTCTAAGTAGGATCGTGACCTATCGCACCCACCATAATAAAATATATGAAAAAGAAAAGATATTTAAATGGATATACACTAGTTTATAGACCAGATCACCCTAAAGCCATGATAGGTGGAAATTGGGATGGATATATTTACGAACATATATTAGTTGGTGAAGAAATCAACGGCCTTCCATTAAAAGAAGGTGAAGTAGTTCACCATCTGGATAAGAATAGAGCTAATAATTCACCAGACAATCTATTGGTGTTGTCTGGACCGATGCACGCAAAACTACATACATGGTTAGACAAAAACACAATAACACCAACACCAGAGTACGCAGAACGTATAAAACTTGGCTGTGTTAGATGTAAAGTTTGTGAAAAGCCAATAGATCCATCAATGATTTATTGTTCACCTGAATGTTTTACGGATGACCATAAAAGATATGATCATCCAAATAAAGAACAACTAGAAAAATTAATCTGGTCTAAACCGACTACAGAAGTAGCTTCTGAATTGGGTGTTTCTGATAAAGCCATTGAAAAACTTTGTAAAAAGTTAGATGTTGATAAGCCACCCAGAGGCTACTGGAATAAAGTAAAAGCTGGTCTAATTTGTCCATTATAATAAATATTTGACGTAACATTGCTCACCAGTAGAGGAATTGGTAAACTCACCAGACTGTTAATCTGGCGCGAAAGCACTGTTGGTTCGAAGCCAACCTGGTGAGCAATGTTACGTTTTTATAAGTCTTCTCTAAAGTAACTGAAAATGAATCCATTTGAACTAATGATTTTCTCTAGTCCATTTTACCTATGGGGTTTTATGGTTGTGAAAGTGTATTTAGATTATGCTAATATAGTTAGCACAATGCAGAGAAGTCATTATTATGCAATATGGGGCATGATTGGATTACCTACAATTATGCTCTTTATGTGTTTAGTTATGGTTTCTGTAGGTATATACAGACAAAAACGAAGCAATCGTTGAAGCTCACAAACTGGCTGATTCGATTGAGAATTTGGAATACGGTGTATCAATTATTGATGCATCTCTTAGGCATCCTTTTAAACTATGTGGACACTGAAGTATTGTTAGGTCTTTACATAGTTTAGCCGGATTAGCTCAGCGGTAGCAGCACTCGCCTTGTAAGCGATAGGTCATTCGTTCGATTCGAATATCCGGCACCATGTTTAAGCTACCAGTAAGTATGATTCTTTGTTATTATTAACTTAGCTAAAAAGCGGCTAAGTCATTACAGACTAATTACCTGTAATAGAAAGTTGAAGCTATCCACATTGGAAGCCTCTCACGATCGACAAAGGACCAGAAAATACTGGTAGCACCTTTTTGACAACAGTAAAGTTCAGATTAACCCATTTATTTAAACGGGCCTGGAGCTTGCAGGAGGTGGAATACTTGCATACCTTTACTTGTTGTCGAACTAATCCATGACGGGCGTTGTGGTAAAAAAGGCCTTTAGTTTCGAAAGATCTAAAGTTGGTATTCATATTTTGGATACTTCCTAACACCTGGTTTCTATTAGTATCTGGGGGCTAATTCCATTAAAGGAAGAAGAGCATAAAGGGACACCTGTGATAAAATCCTGCTTTTTAGCGTGATGACTGTCTGGTGAAGCGAAGTTAGTTTATTCTAGGTAGTAAACTATGCAATCTCCTCTCGCCACTACGAGAGGAAGCCTTTAAGTGCTTTCTAACGAGAGTATTTAAAGGCATTCATTCTTCCATTAACTGCGTCGAGCATGCTCGATGATCTGCTGTTTGGTTGAGTGAATGTCATTATTATTAATTCCAAAAATCAAACTGAATGTAAAAAGTTTTGTTTGAGCTAACTTTGTCGTAAGTGGTGGCGCGGATTGGACAAAGCAGTACTAAGTCCTACTGGAAGCTAATTCAGAACTAAACATTAGAATCAATGCCTTATCTGTGTTTCTGGAATTAGTCGTGTGACTTTGGTGTCAGGTAGCCATACATTGGACTACCTGTTCATTGTAGAGAATTAAAAAGAAAATAAAGATATATCATTAAAATGAATACCTGTAAATTTTTTAATGATAGGTTGTGAACAAAATGCGTAAAGTTATCGTTGTGAACAAAATGCGTGAAGTTATCTGGGATGAATTACAAAGATATAAAGATTCTAAAGATGATTGTCGAGCAGCACTACATGATGCTTTAGTAGATGTATTGGAGATTCAGTCTCCATCTGATGAACAAATTAAAAGACTATACGATAACATTCCAATGATTATCGTTTACAATGGTGCTGCTTGTGGATTTGGTGACACTTGTGTTCGTGAAGATCTCCATGAGTTTATTCGTCACAATTTAGAACAAGTTAAAGACCTTATGAAATGACTTTCTAAGAATTTTACTAACAAAAATAAGCCACATGATCGAAAGGTCATGTGTGTCATTACAAACTGGCGGTAGCAGGGGCCCCTGCTTAAGCTGGGACAGATCTCGTACATTGACCTTATCTGACAGTTTGGTTGATGTAAGTCGGAGATCTGTTTGTGATGATGTCCAAAAGTGATTACCTATGAAAAGAGCACTGAACAAGTCTGATGTGTTCCTGTCCTCATATGGACTAGTGGGTTTAAATGCGTCACTGCTAATAGCTGGCTTGTCACCAGCTAGAATGCGAGAAGGAACACCTAACGTAACGACCTTATTTTCAGTCATGCTATGGTGAGCGAGAAGGATCACCTAGCGTAAAGACTTTATTTTCAGTCGTACTATGGTGAAAATCGAGCTGTATATGGTGTATTTGAATACTCCATATATTGACCTCATCCCAGACTAGTCTGGGATGAGAGCTTATAAGTGCTTTCTAACGAGAGTATTTATAAGCAGTCATTCGAATCATTAACTCGGAGTAGGAACTAATCATTCCGACTCTTGAGCTGTTTGATTTGAGTGATTGTTAAAAGAGCACCACCGTAAAAATACACGAGTAGTTTAGAAAGCGACTGGAGTCAGATCCTGTGCGTACTCAGTGAAAATCTGATTGAAGAACAAAGAGATAAAGATTTAGAAGCTAGAGCAGAAAAAATCTGTAGTTTCGGTTGTGGTATTTATGGAATCTGTTATTGCAAAGCAGTTAATAGACCAGAGCTTTGTGAAAACCCTAAGTATTCAGATCATCTAGAAAACAAATAAAAAAATAACATAAATAGAGAGTGTGATGATTCACACTCTCTATTTATGTTATTTTTTTATTCTTATTCTTATTATTATTATTATTATTATTAAATTGAATGAACAATACAAAAAGGATAAATAAAAATGAATATAGTTGAAACATTTAAAAAATTTAAACGGTATCGATGGTGTTTTTTATGAACTAAAAAATAATGAAGAAGTATTGTGTACAGTTCATTATAGGTTTAGTAGCACAGATTATGTTATTTTAGATAGCTAATAAACTATTGTTAGAGTATAGCGAATCCAAAAATAATGTATGAGTAATATTCTTATTTATCGGATAGAACATACAGAAACCAAACTAGGTCCTTTTCAACATGGAAAACAAGAAGTAATAAATAAAGGTGTTAGTGGATCAAATAAAGCTTACAGTGATTTAGATTACGAAACAGAAGTTAAAAGACTTCTAAAAAGAGATAAAGGATTAGTTAAGTTTGGCTTCAATAGTTGGAATAATTGTAGAAAAGCAATAATTGATCTTAAAAAATTTAAAACTTATGGTTTCCAAGTTAATGTTTATAAAGTTTTACCAGAATACATAAGTAATGATGGTCAGGTTTTATATATACAAAATACGTTTGTGAAAAATAAAATATGAAAGATAAAATTCTAGACATCATTGTAGAAACAGTCCATATATTTAATGGTAAATTAGTTATTAATAAACCTCTAGATAAACAATCTGATATTGATTCTTTAGACTGTTCTGAAATTGAATTAGAAATATAGAAAAAGATCTAGAATCGATTTAAACTAAAACTATTAATTTAAACTGTGTTGAAAAATGACCAACCAAATCGAACTTAACTTACTTCCTAATACCACCATCAAGATTAATCAGTTCGTTGTTAACTTACCTCCTAATACCACCATCAAGATTAATCAGTTCGTTGTAATGATTGATAAAGATGGTTCTTTGTTAGCTTTTAATAGCCAAGACGTTAAACTAGAAGATGGCGATATTAACACAGGCGTTAAGTTTAGTGCTCCTGCTTTTAAAATAGCTAGTGGAGAAATTACAGATAGTGCTGACATACAAGCAAGAGTTGCATAATCTTCATCATAAAATGCTTGCACAGTGTCCATCACCTCACCTTCACGGATATTTTCAACACGCTTACAATACGCCTACTATGGGTATTTCGCCTCTTGTTATAGTGGCGAATATTAGAAAAATAGATTAACGACATATTAGGAGTAGGGATTAATCCCTACTCCTAATGATCAAATAATGAAAGAAAAATTAAAATGACTTCATTATAGTAAGTACTTCATTCAAAGAACCTACAATAAGCTTAACTTGAAATGATGGAGTATTTCCTAATATTTTAACATCACCAGAGCTTACAACTGAAAACTTACTACAAGAATTAGAATTAGGTAAAACTCCTTCATCTAGTTTAAACTTTAGTAAATGATATTCTGATATTTCTTTGGACTTAACAGGACTAGTTCTAATAACACCCATAGCCTTTAGTCCAAATTCATCAGCAAAAACAATAGGTAGATTCTTAGGATAGTTTTGAGCTTCTAGTGTGGATCCGTCAGGATATCCATCTGTGGGAGAATTTAAAGACTTCCAATCAGTAACTTCAATAAGTGCTTTGTTCTTATTCAAGTAATAAGTTTTATTAAAGTTAGCTGTAAGATATCCTGTCAGTACTTCAATATTGAATCTTTCTTTAGCACTAGGACTATTGATAGATACATCCCAAGTAATGATATTGCCATCAACAGTAATTTTTTTACTAATCCTAGTATCCGTAGGTACACTAATACCTGGATGAGTTCCTTTAGGACAATAGTTTAATCCATCAGGAGCTACTCCCCACGAAGCTGCTCTAACAGTTGTGCTAGCTGTATTTCCATTGATATGGTCTACTGTAATACCTTCTAAAATAGAATCAGATCCTTTATAGGAGCCTGCTTCAGTAGGATTAAAACATTCTCCATATCCATCTATTTGTAAAGCAGTCTGAAATAATCTACCATGATCATGAGAATTTACCCACTCTTGACCATGTACGACAATAGAGTCCACTACACCTGCGTATCTTGATTTATTTAATCTAACTTGCACAATACTGTTACCAATAGATACTGTGTCATCTTTTGGTTTGCTCTTAGATTTTGATTTAGTAGCTATAACTCCAATAATAACAATAACTACTATAGCAATGATTGCGTATTCCATAATAGGTCCTTTTTAAAGTATTCAAGTCATATGAGTGGTGTTTATTGGAAATAAAAATATTTCAAACACTTAATATGATAGTGAGTACAACAATAAATGCTTTTTATCCATCAGTAAAAGGAAACTGTTGTGTCTGCTGATAACGGTATTTACATCCTCAAAACAAAACGTACTCGGGTTTGTGAAGAATTCGAAAGACTGGGTGTTAAGGGAAAGTGTTGGGGTGAACACAAAGACCATTTTGTTTATCGAGTAGCGGAAATACATGCTATCGATAATTTCGATTATTATAAAAATAATCAGATTTACAATCTGGGAATCTATATGCGTGATGCGTGGGGTGATTCTCCAGTCTTCACAGATGTAGATGCAGCTCAACGTTATGCTCAGAAAATGAGTCAAGATATTGATTTTCTTGAATATGGGATTTCCCTTATTGATGCGTCTGAATTCATCTTTTACGGCGATATGTAATAAGTTTCGACTGGTTGCGTCTTGCGCTCACCACTCTCACTCTTAGTTAAACTACGGCTTTTGAATGCTGTGCGGTAGCGACAGAGGAGCAGAGCTACATCCCTGAAGTCATAGCACGATATCGCTCGTGCGATTGAGACGCAACCAGTCACCTATCAAAATGAAAAACATTTACAAATCTAGCATTTCTTGGTACATAAGGTAATGTTGCCTTAAATCCAGGAGTATCAAGTGTCTGATCGTTTTCCTCACGCTTTCGAAGTCTTGCGTTCCGTGAACATCGAAAGTATCGAAGTGGTTACTCTGACCAAACTCATTCGTAGTAAGTACAATATGAGTTTGACTGATTCCTTGAATATGGCTCGCCTGGTGAAGGAAGCCTATCGTTTGGGCGTCATTCGCGGTCAGGTGGTGAATATCAATCAGTCCTAATTGCAGTGGGTCCTGCAATAGGTGGGTAGGGTCAGCCAGTAGTGCGTCCCTATCAGTAATTCCGATTAACAAACAGTTGTCTGAAATGACAATATGTTAGCGTTGTTTAACCCAACAAGCTGGATGCGTCACCAGCAACCAGACCCTCCTCAACCTAGGAGTTAGTAAGACAAACCTCTATAAAGCTTGATTGTTCACCCGCAAGGTGGTCGACTAGCATGAGTTAGGTCAAACATGGTTAAGCCACATATCCCACGCTAGGCATCCAGAGGGTGTAAGTGGTCTAGGAGAAAGCCTTTGTTTGTCGGACCAACAATGGTGTACTTGGATTTATATTGAATGTCCGTAGATTCCTACCTCTTAAGAGGTGAGCGGGAGAGTGTCAAACTCGTTGAACGTTTAGTGTATCTATCTTGTAGTGCGTGCAAAGCAGCGCTGGGCTAATTACTGGGTCACTTTTAGATTTAAGGCAAGCCATTGCCTACAGTAGTAAATGGAAGTAACAGTCGACGGTTGCCTGTTAAACATTCAAAACTGATGGGGTGGTGCCTGGATGAGATGAGTGTTTAATGGAGAAACGTTGATAAATTAAAACATATACCCAACAGTCCTACTATGGGACTGTTGGGTATTATGTCATATTTTCTTTGTTTAAAGGAGTACTATTTCTTTTTTTTTTTATACTGCTGTAAATTAAATCAATAATATATTATCCTAGTGAGTACAACTAAAATCTAACCAAACATGACAGATACCAGAATTACAGATATAGAGCCAGTAGCATTTCCATTCCAGAGATTTTCAAAGAATTGGATAGGTTTTCTACCAGGATATAATCATTACGTTTATTCTGATGATTGTCACCTAATGTCGTTACAAAGGACCAGTACTGATAAGAATGGAATTAAAAGGAGACTTCAATCTAGACTGATCAAGTGGAAAGACCACAAATTAGCTACTAATGCTGATACAACTTTAATAGATGGTGTTATTTATAGCAAAGCTAAACTGTATGACCATATGGTTAAGGTTGGACATATAAAACCAGCTGAGTTTATTGGCGATAATGGATTTCCGTGTAAATATAAAGATAAAATAATCGTCGGTAAGTTATATCCAGATCGTAGAAATTCACCCTATCTAACTCAGTGCGGTAACTTGATTTCATCTCTAGGTATCTTGCATTCTGATTTGACTTGGCACCATAAACAATACTCAACCTATTACGACAAATCACGTCAAGTTAGAAAAGTAGCTTTTTATATTGGGGACTTGCAAAAGATTATCAGTAAAACTAAATTGGTTACTTTGGCTAGAAAACGTTCTCAATTAGATCTAGAATTGTGAAACCTAATAAAATCCACTATTTCAGGAAACCTCCCACTGAGAGCATTATTGCTTTCTCAGGCGGAGTAGATTCCATGGTGTTGTTGCATTCTTATATCAAAAGAGGAAACACAGCAGCTTTACTACATGTAGATCACAATACAGATTGGTGTAAACAGGAATTAGAATTTGCTCAATACACTAGCAATAAGTACGGATTAGTTCTTATTAAGAAAAGAATCCCTGAGTTTGACGGCAGTACCAGTTTGGAGCATTTTTGGTCTAAACACAGAAACGCTGTTTATCATGCTCTTAGAAAACCTATTCTAACAGGACATAATCTAGACGATGCTGTAGAGTGGTACATTATGTCCACTATGCAAGGCACGGCTAAGCTGTTGAATTATAGTAATCAGAACGTATTTCGTCCAATGATCACTACCAAGAAAGAACATATCTACTTGTACGCTGATCATTATAAAATCCCTTATTTAACTGATCCTACTAATTTGGATGATAGGTTTAACTTAAGGAATAATGTCAGAGCTAACCTGATTCCTCAAATAGAACTCGTATTTCCAGGCATCTACACTACTGTACGTAGGTTGATTACTGAGAAAGAAGCTAAGTTAGATACCAGCAATAGAGTTTAAAATGAATTCATTCTATAAAAGAATTATATTCATTATAGCGCCGTTTGTATACGGTGTTGGATACATACACGGATATATACAAACATATCTCAGCCATTATAGGGATAAGAAATGATTAATATGTTCGATAAGTTTCTTAATCATGATAGTGTTTTATACATTCTGTTTTACCACCTGATGGATTAAATATGGGTAGTCTTAGCAAAGTTTTTACGCTTGAAAACAACATCAGAGCTTTCAACAAACCTAAGATAGGTGATTGTTGGACTGAGATGTTTTGTCCTTACTATTTAGTATTGGATGTTTATGATGAAGTGATATTAGTGCTACCCTATCAGCATTGCTCTGATGGTTATAGAAAAATAGATACTGAAAAGTATCTGATCTATTCCCAACTAGACGTAAGGACCAAAGTTCTATATAGTAGCGATTATCGTAAAGACGTTAATGGTGAGATTAAGCCTAATGAACCTGTCTTTTGTGCTGATGTTTTAAATACTGAAAAACACGTTAAGCTAGCTAACGATCTTAGAAATGAAATTTACGATAGTGTAAAGCTAAGGGAAGATATTGATTACAGAATAAAGCTTAAGCGAGAACAATTACAGTATTGTGAGCCTGAAGATATTTATCGAACAGCTAAAGCACTACATTACTTCTGTGATAACGGCGCAGTGTTCGGCGTGAGAGTTCCAATATCACATTCTCTGGTTAAAGATACCACTGTGTTTGTTCCAATTATTAACGTAATAAATATTACGCGCAACGCATTGGATACTCAGCGTGATGGCGTTACGTTTTTAGAAAACGATATTGAAAAGTTCCTAGCCCACAAAGAGTTTGAACACTACATTAATTCCAATTGCCTAATCTTGCAGGATAATGGATAAGAAATCAGTAGATAAACCACCTAACGCTTTTACTACTAAACCCAATATCGACAGTTGGGTGAAGCAGCAAATCAATAACAATATTAGGAAAAAGGGTGGTAACGGTAACAGAGAAAAACACGGTGGTAAATTCCATCTCTTTACTGGTCCTAATAGTTTTCTAGGTTCTAACAAGTATCGATAATGGCTACTAAGAAATCAACTCCTATTGTTTCTAATGCTTTTACATCTAAGCCAGATATATCTGCTTGGACTAAAAAACAAAGAATCAATCATGGTTTAAAGCAAAACGGTACTAAAGCCGCTGAAACTTTTTGTAAAAATCATAAATACGTTATTTCACCTAGTAAAGGAATTCAGTTATGAGCAACGAAGTTGATATCAAACCTGAATTGTCTGATGAAGCTAAGCAGCAATTCTATAAAGAAATAGCTCATCAGTATCTGGATCCTATTTTTAAGGAACATCTGATTGAGCTAGAGCGAGATACTGCTGCACAAAAAATTCTGAGATTAGTGACTGCGTTGGTTGGGGATGCAGCTATGTTCAGTAGAAGTTCGGACTTTTATAAAGATATCGTCAGGAAATGCGGTGAATCTATTGGCGAGCAAGCTTACATCTGTGATGATGGATCTAAATCTGATTGTGTTTTAGCTTTGAAGGTACCGGAATTGGTGGCTGAGTTAGTTAACAAAGCCTAGACTTTGGATAAATTAGAGTTTTTAATTAAAGGATTAAAAAACTCAAAACTCTTAAATGTTTTAACTGAAACGAATACCTTAACATGTCTACTACTAAAATTGAAAATACTCCTCAATACAAGAAGCTCAAAGTAACTTCTGGTGTTATCGTTACCAATCCTGGTACTGTTGTTCAAGGAGAAGTAATCGCTATCGGTGATGATAACGTGGTTGTTCGTCAGTCTGACGCTCAATTGGTTGTTGTCGGTATTGCGGCAAAACATCTTAGTGCTTTCAAGACCAAGGATCAAGTTATCTTTTCTGAACACGGTATTCTAACTGAACACAAGCGCCTGGAAGAACCTAAGGTAAAAACCGAGACACCTAAGAAGTCTGGCTCTATCCGCATGCGTGAAAACGTTTAATTAATTAACATAGGAGCAGCTAGAGGTTAATCCCTCTAGCTGCTATGATGCAAATGAGTTTGGTTCTATTTTACAGAGATTGTTTTACAGGCGATACCAAGATCATTAATACTCATGACGGTGAGCATGAGCTTTATCACGACAGGCATAAAGTTTATTTGTCTGAAGACAAACGCTTTGCTGGCATGGCTTGTGGTATGGTTCCTAATTTAGCACAATGGAAAGAAATTAGAGACATTATCGATCTTTATAAACTAGGACTACAAGACAAAACAGATAAAGTAGAAAAACAAATAAACCTAGATAAAACTATTAAAGTACTAGACGAAATAGTGTCTAGTACTTGGTCAAGCTCTTCAATGGCTTTTGTATTAGGACCTTTATTCATAGGTTATAGCTATACGCCTACAAATAAAGGTAAAATAGAAGCTCTTAATCCAAATATACCAATTGTTCATGGTAGTGGTAAATTTGCTGCTACTGTATTGATCAATAGCAAAAAACAATTGTCTCAAAAAGAGTTCTTTAAGATCGTGAGTTATTCAGATCCTGATGTATCTGCTGAATATGAATACGTAGAACTCAAAGACGTTATTGATAGCTATTGGTACAAAGGTTAAATATGGCTGGCAATTTGGTAGTTATTAAAGATAACGTGATTTGTTTTTCTAGATATTTTAGAAAAACAAATCATCTTCCTAACGATATTTCATTATTACATATGACAGATATCGTTGATGCAAGATTTTGTATTCCTCTTAAAGAAACAGGATTTCATGGATTAATGCATACCAAAATAGACCCTAATATAAAGAAAAATAAAGAAATTAAAGACGTACTTAGTGGTCCGCAAATGGTTACGATTCACGAAAATACAGCTACTGAACACTGCGTTAATATTGAACTAGTGAGTTATCCAATTCTTACTTATGATGGATCTATTTACTGTAGGTCTGATATCATGCCTTTAGAGTCTGCTGCTACAGCAGCTAGTTTTGTGTATGAAAATGTTCTCACTATTTATACTGAAGCTATTAAAGCCTGTGGTTTGAATCTATTTCCATTTTACATAGGTGATATTGCGAGTATTACAAAAGGTATGGAAAAACTACAAACTTTTGAAAATCTCGCTGTTAAAGCTAGAGATGATAAAATGCTTAGTGAGAAAACAAGAACAAAAATTATTGATACTACAGTAAATGAATTTAAAAGTGCTGTCAATAATATCGAAAAGTTTTTAGGATTAATTTTAATAGATTCTAAATAAAAACATCTCAACCATATATTACTATTGTGTAATAACACCAAAATAAGCTTCTTTAAAACAGGAAACTACTATGGCTGCACAAATTCTAGCAGGTAGTAAGGGTATCTATAAACCCTTAAATGCTTCAAACGAACTGATGGGTGATTGTAGTTTTATCACAACACAAGACACATGTTCAAGTTTGGACTATGTTATCGGTCGTTTCAAGGACGGGATTATTGAAGAGAGAATTCAAAAATCTCAAATCACCTGGACAGATCTCAAAACAGAAGACTTTCAAGGACCTTAAAATGTCAAAGCCTACACTCAGTATTTCTAAGAGTGAGATCGATCAATTCTACCGTATTTACCAATCTGGTAAAGGAGCCTTCATTCAAGACTTCAAGTACAAAGATCTCAGAATGGGCCAAGCCTTTCATCAGCATTTCAAGCTGGAGAAAATCACCGGTGACGATAAGTTCTGGTGTGATAAGCTTTATGAAGCTGATGGTGACAAAGCTAAGAAGATGATCGAGCAAATTACGGACTATCAACAATGAAACAACGACGCCGTAAGCATATCGTCCTTAAAAGGATGAAAAAGTTCTGTAAGTTCTTTTGGAGATGGAGCGAGCTCAAAAGACAAGACCGTGAACGACGAGCAGGTATTCTTCATGATATCCTAAAAGACCATGATGGATTTCGTCGTGGTCTTGAGAGAACTCAGCTATGATTATATCTATTGAACAAAAGAATAAGTTTCTCGAAACAATTGATTATGAGTTCATCCTGAGCAACATGCTTGGGGTGGAGTCTTTCAAGACTTTCAAAGAAGCTGACAAACACATCATCAGGATCAAAGGAAGTTCTGATGATCTCATGGCTTTTGCTGATTTGGTTGAAGAGCAGTTTGGTGACGCAAAAGGTTGCTTTAAGTTCTGTACAGCCATTCGTGAAAAGATTGCGACATCAACAAAAATGCAATAAATACAAACAATAAAAATAAACTGGATTGATCTTTAAGAGAAACTAAGTATTTCCATCAACTCTTAAGGAGAAAGTCATGTTCGTTCGCGTTGAAGTCTTCAAGGATGGTCAATCTCAGGCAACTGAGCGCTTTGATCTCTCGGTGGGAAATCTGACAGCTTACGCAGTACTTGTTTTGCTGCGTGGTTGTTTGTCTCGCTGTGGTCTCTTGAAGTAAAACCTTGAGTCGACTGGAGTAAATCCAGTCGACTCAGATCTCACTCTTATTGATTAACTTTAAATCTTTGCCGAGACACCAGGTGATTCTTTAGGAGTGAGTTCTGAGTCGTGGTAGGCTCCCTTTGTCTGTAGCGTATCGCGCGGTACCTACAGACTTTAAACCGTTATCAGCAGACGACTTCAGGCCGGCTCCCTCCTCAGGGTTTCTTCCTTAGCCTTTGCTTTGAGTTACATTTCTCTATTTCGGTTGTTCGAGTAGAGTCCTGGTAACGGTTTTTTTTTTTTTGATATAAATAAAATGACCATCCCAACCATAATTGATTTTTACAATAAACTAGACATTAGTCCTATTATTGGTTTATTAATAATGATTGTTTTCATTATTCTATTAGGAATATTTATCTTGTTTAACTTACTAGATAATGAGCCTTTGGATGTGAATTCAGTACTTGATGAATAATTTTAATTGATTCTATAATCGACACTATTTCAATTACTTATTATTAGAATGGTTAAAATATTAATAGGAGTTAATTATGCTTTCATTTATTAAACAGAATCCATACTTTATAATAATAACTATAACTGCCATTTTTCTTTTAGTTATTCTTTATTTGACTCTTAGTTTGACAGACTATAAATCTAAGATTAAGAATCTAACAGAAGATAATAACAAACTAAGACGCATTCTTAATAAGACTTGTGATGTATCTGTAGTTGAATACAATATCTGCAAGCTCGACAAGATTATTATTTCGACTTACGGTACTGTAAGATTGGTGCCACCACATCCAAGTACTAAATTATCACTTGAACAAAGAATTGAATTTGTTAAAAGGTTTCCGGAATACGAACATCTCCTTCGACCTTATAAGAAAGTTGCACAATGAAAATATTGGTAGCTGGTGGATTAGGCTTTATTGGTTATTATTTATCCAAAAGATTATTGGACGAAGGTCATACCGTCATTTGTTTAGATAATGCCTATAACGGTAAAATCAATAAGCTCAATAAGAGTTTATTCAATTACTTCAATTTCACTTATATTCACGCAGATATTTGTAAACCTATTGCTGGATTTACAGTAGATCAAATTTATAACCTAGCTTGTCCTGCCAGTCCAAATCACTATAATCGTGATCCAGTACAAACAATGAAAATCAATACGATAGGTGTAATTAATCTATTGGATTTTGCTATTAAGTCAAAAGCTAGGTATTTACAGGTTAGTACGTCTGATGTATATTCTAAAATACACGATACTTCTTATCTGTTAGAATCTTCAGATGTTAGTCACATAAATGCTGGTTATAGAAGAACTTATGGTCCAGCTAAATTAACAGCTGAGAGCATTGTTGACGCTTATGTAGCGTCTAAATTTACACAAGCCAGTACTGTTATTGTAAGATTGTTTAGCACGTATGGATACTTTCCATTCAGTATGCAAAACGATGAAAGACTGATACCGACTTGGATTACAAAAGCTTTAAATCATGAAGATCTGATTGTTTATGGTGGTGATCAAATAAGATCTTATCTGTACGTGGAAGACGCAGTTGATGCTTTGACTCTACTAATGAACGATGATTATAAAAATATTCCACCAACAAATATAAGCTCTAATGAAACTATTTCATTGATTGATTTATCTAAAAAGATAATTGCTTTATCTGATTCAGCCTCAGATATTAGGAAATGTCCTGAATTGTCTGGAGATAAGGTTAATGTAATTTCAGATACCAACTATGCTCGGAGTAAGTATGGTTGGGAAGCTAAGACTACGCTAGATGAAGGTTTAGCCAAAACCATTGAGCTATTCAAAAAGAACTTGTAATGCTTGCAAAAGGCTATATAGTACTAGCGTCAATCCTAAGCCTGCTGATGATTAATTGATATAAACTCCAGATAGAGCAATGCCTTATCTGGATAATGAAAGGTTTTTATGTCTGATTCTACTTGTGTACCAAAAGGATATAAGTTAGTTACTGAGGTATCGCCAAAATATCCAAACAATATTGGATGGGTGTTTCTAGATAGAAAACCTACCAATAGACCTTGGTGGAAGTTCTGGCTACCAAGATACCTATATCAGTATTCTTATTTAGTAAAAATCGATGACTCTTGAAGAACTGTCTAAGAAATTAGGTTTTAATACAGAAGCTATGATCAGACCTAAAACACCGCAAGATATCTTAGCTTGTTTAAAAGAAGTTCAAGCTGAAGCTAAGAACATTAATGAACTACTGAAGAAAGCGTTTGATGACAAATCCGATTGATCTATTTAATAGTGATTTTATCCGTGGGGAAAACATAGTAACATTTGATCCAATAGATTGTAATTTTACTCAATTTATAACACATGACGATTATGTTCTCATCACTAAAAACATCGCCACCAATCATGAAAATTGTGATGAAACTGATTTTAAGTTAAAGATTATTTTTGTCATTGATCCTAACTATTGTAATTTCTTAAATCAACATAATAAAATTGTTGGTAGAATTAAACTAAAAGATTCAAATCTAGAAATATGGGAATTTGTATCCAGTATTTCTGATCTAAAACTAGAGCTTAAGTCTAAATACCCTTACGATGGCGAAAGAGAAGTAATTCGATATCTAATAGAAAATAACCTAATAGACATTTACGTTAATTTTGGTGGTGAGATAAAATGAATAATGAAGTTACTGAAGAAAAAGTCATTGAGGAGCTAAGGAAAGAATTCAATGATTTACTTGAAAAAGCAAAAAACCTTAATTTGGTAGTTGATATTGATACAGTTTTCCATAAACCTTTGGCTATGGGTAACTACAGTAAAGAAGTAAAGATTAGACTGGCTACTAGAAATAAACGATATTTAAACGAGCAACAACTTGATAAATGCATTACGCGCTATGTTACTGGTGTTTATAGCAACAGTGATTATACGTTTATATTAAGCAGCTATAATGATGCTGGTGATTATCTTATTGGTTATGACAGTCATAAAGGATTGATTAAATCAATTAGTAATGGTGAATTAGGTATTATTAATAGCGAACAATATCGATATTTCCACAGAAGAATTAAAGAACTCACCAATAACGAAGAAAAGGAATTATCGTGAGTATCCTATCAATAGCCAATCAAGCTATTGATAGAGGAGCTTATACGGCTGTAAAACCTATATCAACTAGTTTGATACCAGAAGACGTTAATCCAAAAACTAGTGTAGAGTCAGCTATAGGGATATTGTTCTCCTATATTCCTACTGAGGTAATAGCTTTATATGTTGCGGTATTAGCGGCTTTGGTTCCTGATCCTCAAATGCAAGCTCAATGGATTACATTTTACGTATTCTTAGGATTAACACCTATTGTGGTTTGGCTAGTTTATGCTGCTAAGGTTAAGCAAACTACTGGTAAAATACCATGGGCTCCAAACGAGTTACCTTTGTGGGAGATGTTTGCATCTACTTTAGCCTTTGTAGCTTGGGCATTTGCCTTACCTAATTCACCTTTTAGTGTATTTACCAATTGGTATTCTTCAGCTATTGCTGGTGTAGTTATATTGGTAACATCCACTATTCTTGGTTTAGTTTCGCCATTTTTTACTAAAGTTAATTAAGAGACATCACATGGATAAAAGGCAGAAAGGGAAGCTGCTTTCCGATATTACTTGTGCTCATTCATGGGGAGCACTAAAAGCAAAAACAATTTGGTTAAATTCCAAGTTTGTTAAGAACTATCCATCTGAAGAACAAAGAAAGACAAGATACAGAAATCCTGTTTATAGAGCTGCTTATGTCGTCAATCACGACAGAGCTTTGATAAAACTCCAGGCTAATCATGTGGTTTAACTTTAATAAGGTATTCTCATGATCAAGGCTTTTATTATTTCTGTAGTTGTCGTAGCTGTTTACGATATTTTCAAGACCAATAACCCTGATAAGCTCTTCCATCAAGTCGTGATCGAAAAAGTAAAGAGTTTGTTTAAGAAATAAATTATCATACGCTCCAGGTAGGATAAACCTACCTGGAGCTATGTCGTCTAAATTGTAAAATTTAAAAACTAACTAAATAGAATAGAAATAGGATACCACCATGAAAACTCTTATTATCTCTCACGCTAATTGCGTGGACGGATTTGTATCAGCTTATCTGATGAATATTGTTTATCCAAATAATGAGATCGTTTTTGCTAAATATCAAGAATCTTTAGATTATGACACTATTTTCAAAGAAAAGTGGGAAAGAATCTGTATTGTAGATTTTAATCTAGATCAAAATGATATTGATAAGTTACTAGAACAAACAGATAATATCGAGCAAGTTGATCACCACGATACCGCTATCAAGATCTGGGGTGATGGAGATTCTGCTTCTTTTTATCTAGGCGGAAAGATTGTTAAGCGCTGTATGTGTGGGGATTATTGTGCGGCTAAGCTGATTTGGGATAAGTATTTCAAAGCTCCTTACAACAATCATCCTACTGCTGTCCAAGATCCTTTCTTTATACCTGATTATGTTGAAGAGCTAGGTAATTACGATTATGCTAATTTACGCACACTCGTCAATTACGTAGACGACTATGATCGCTGGGTGCTAGAGTTTCCAGTTGTCTTTGAAATCAATGAGATTATTAGACAAATACTGGAACAAAAAGATACTGCGTTATTTGATAAGTTTAATACACTTAAAGTATTTGTATCAGAAATTAACCGCTATTTACATCAACCCTATAATTACGATGAGATAGAAGATCTATATAGAGGCGAACTTAATTTACAAAATCTCATCTATAATGCTATTAAAATAGTTAAAGACAGAGACGCCGCTGTTAATCATTTAACTAATAACCCACAGATCTTTAATTTTCAAGGATATGAAGTTCCTTTTATTTCTTGTCAATCTAATTTAGTTAACTATGTGGGTAATGCTCTAGCGGACCAATATCCTTTTGTCTTTATGTACGACATTATTCCCACAAAGCAAAAGGTAAAGATTTCTCTGAGATCAAAGAAGTTTGGTCCTGTTAATGTAGCTGAGCTAGCTCAAATCTATGGTGGTGGAGGACATCCCTCAGCTGCCGGTTTTAATATTGATCTAAATACATTTAACACAATCATTCAAAATGGGGTTGATGACAAAACTCAATAACAAAATAGATTCCTGGATGAGACTTATTCAGGATAAGATTACTTTGTATCTCCTGAAGAAAAGAAACTTTGAAAAGGAAATACCTTTTCTAAAGGAGATATATAGGACTCAAAATTCAGTTGAATATAATCTAAACTATATTGGTGATATACGGAAATACAGCAAATGTGTTTCTGAAGAAGATATAGATTTCATCGATAACACGTACGACCATATACGTATTAGAGTTTTAAATTCAATTCAAGATGAAATTAAATCAATACTTAGCCTTAACGATATTGGAAAATATCCTTTAGATAAAGACTTTAATACCAGAAGAACACTGAAGATCTACTTTGGTCATATTTATACCGTTATCATAAATATCAATATAATGCAATTAGCTCATCAGTGGGTAGTTTATAGAGCTGCTGTTGATGGAATTGTAGATGTCGATAAGTTTATTCATGATCATTCTTTAAGAGATGCTGTGCAGTCTCAAAAGACAAAACTAGAATGCTATCGACAAAATATACTATTTTAATGCCATGGAGACTCTGACCTCTGCGAGAAGTTACCTGATCGTAAGTCTATTCGGTGAAGTGGAAATACATAATCGTAAGGTTAGGACCTAGAAATAGGAAGAATTCAATGTCTAATCAACTAAAACTCATCAACGCAATCAATAAGTCTGTCTTTAACGCTGTCATGACCAGTATTATTGACAGTGGGTACAGACCACATATTGTGGCTGTGACAGAATACATCGATGGTTTACCTCAGGAATACTATAAAGAAAAGACGATTACGCTCAATATTCATCCTGAGGCTATAGGTAGTTGGTCTGAAGATGAGTTGAATGTTCATATTCAAATGAGATTTAACCAAATTCCTAGAAAGGTTACAGTACCGTACGCTGCTGTGATTGCGATGCTGGTTAAAGACGGTAGAGAACTCATTCAGCATTATAATCTTAATACCCACGAATTCAGGGATACTGAGATTATTAAGCAACTCCAAGAACAGCTCACAGGTAAAGTATTTGAGCCAGTAGATACTAAGTACGACCAAATGACAGAACCTGTAGCTGCTGAGTCAGCCTCTAATGTTATTCAATTCAAACCTAGAGCAAAATGAAAAAGTATTCTGATCGATTGCTTGCTTTGCTGTTTCTAGCAAAGCATAGCTATACCTTGACTGATAGAGATGATGATCTCAAAAAGATGATCGCTGAGTCTCTTAAAGATATCTTCCATCCTAAAATGGATGATAGTGACATCTACAGTCATGTATTAGAGGCTGTACTGGAAGCCAGAGAAGAGCCTAAATTTCAGATTAGTCCTAATTCATTATCTAGCTTTATTAAGCAGCTGAGCTTTGGTATAATCAGACAAAGTTACTTTAGGCGATCTATTTCGTCTTTAGAACAACAATATACAAATACTGATTTGTTTAATTATCAACTAAGAGTTTTGATGGATATGTTGATGCTATCTAACATCAGCTGGTGTAAGGAATACGAACAATATGTTTTTAATAAGATAAAAGAGATCTAATGGTGTTACGACTAGTTACTAACAACGAACCGTCTACAGAGTCGAAAAATAAATACATTAAGCATAAATACCAAAAGATATCTTTTTTGATCATCTTGCTGTGTATTGTTGTAGGTAGTTTTGTTTATTCTTCAATCCTTACAAGCAATTTATTTCTATCTATTTTAATTGCTGTTATTTCAGCAATAGGATTTTCCTCATTAGCACTACCTGCTTTTATTCTGTATAACGTAATGTTTACTGAAAACTATCAACAACCATGCGATCCTCACTGAAATCTCAGCGCGATGTAGCTACTTTAGTCTCTAAGGTAAGACTATATCCTACTGATGTATCCAATTATGCTTTTATCTCAGACGTTATAAAGGTACCTATCTTTAGCTTTACTCACTCAGGTGAGAAAGATACCAAAGAAATACTAGAGTATTCTAAGAAATTCATCAACGAGTATTGTGATGCCATATCTGATCTCATTCATGGATTAGATACAGATTATATTGTTCGTGATACTTTGTACAAAGGTGAAATTGAAACTGAGTATTTGAGTATTATTGTTGATGTCATTAACAGAACAGGTAAATACCAACCTCAACACGAGTTAGCACTCCAGCTGAGTCACTACAATAGTTCTTTTTGTGTTCATCTTAAAGCTGCTTTGATAAAACAAGAAGATTATCTTATTCCTACTGTGGTAGCTTTGCTTAACTTTGAAGCTAATAACAAATTTGATAATAAACTCAATAAAGCTTTAGAGCTTGATATAGTTAAACTCGTTTGATTTTCACAAAGAGGAAGATATGACTGATGTTGTTAAAGAAACTGTGGATAACATTGATTTCTGTTTAGCTAACTTTACTTGCGATCAAGACATCAGTATCTTACCACAGGTGCTGGAAGAAGTAGGTGTCGGTGAGTACTTTAAGCTCCTGTGTAGGGAACTAGAAATTGATCCTGATAAATTAAAAGATTCAGGAAACTCACAGTTTTTAGAAGATTGTACGTTTACAGCACTGCTTTATGAAGGCGGTCATCATAATAAAGTCCGTAGAACAGATATGAAAGTCATGCTGATCTATGGTCTTTTTAGAAACAACAAGATCTTGTTTGACAGCATTCATAGCCAGATTGATGCTCATAAGCAGCTTAATGAGGAACAACTCAGTCTTTATCGCAGTAGCAACAACAAAGTCGTCTTTAAAACAACAGCTGATTGGCATTGTGTTATTAATGACGCTAACGATATGTTCTTTTATTACAAGGACTGGAATTGTTTAGAAATCCAGCAACGTATAAAAGATCAAAGATATAAGATGAGTGGATACGAGGATTCTCTAAATATTTCTTCAGTATTTACAAAACTCCACGCTACCAGCTGGAAAACCAGATGGGGTAAAATGAAATCTTTTAAGCGTAACTTTCCTGCTATCGTTAATGCAAACAGGATTAAGTGGCTTAAAACAGTAGAATAAATCTACTAATGCTTTGCGTGTTCAACAACTGAGACATATAGAACTCCAGAATAAACTAAGGAAATACCCCTAGTTTATTCTGGATTTATGACTGTGTTTCTTTTTTGCAATGAAATCGATAAATCTTTTATTTACCAAATCCACTAACAATGTGATTGGTAGAGAAAATGAAATGCTTTGGTATTTGTCTAAAGAAGATACTGAATTCAGGGATAAAACCAAAAATCAAATCGTTTTAATGGGAATGAGGACATGGGAGACTATTCCTACTGTTCAAAAACCCTTTAGTGACAGGGTTAACATTATCGTCACTAGAGACAAGTCTTTTACGTATTACGATGATAATGTAAACGTTGTCTATGATTTAGAGTGGTATCTGAATGAGTATAAAAATTCAGATACAGATAAACAGTTGTGGATAATAGGTGGTGGACAGATATTAAGTCAATCTGTCAAATATGCTGATAATATTGAGGTAATCGAGATAGATACTATGGTGACTGGAGAAATTAAGGCACCTAAAATAGATGGAAGAAGTTTTAGGTTGCATAATTCTACAGAAATGAAAACAGATAGTTTTTCTGGTATCGATTACTTTAAGTCCTATTACCAACGTATATCCGCGTCATGGCTAGAAACAAATTAGATTTAGAAGAAGATAGTTTTCAAAATAAGATTAAAAAGAAAATAAGGAAGATAAAAGAAAAGTCTTTCTTATCGAAAAGACGTGAACATACCTTCAGTGAATCTGTGTTAGATGAATTCCCTCAAAGACAAGACGATAGTTATTATCGCAGTAATGATTATTAAATTTAATTTCAGCGTTATATTATTTAGACAGTATAACTATCTAATGGAGTAATAATGGTTACCAAATCTTTCATCCCTAAAAAGGGTATGTATTTTACGATCAAACACTATCATAGGAAGATACAGACCCAACAAGCCAGAATGGGTGAAAATGGTACTGGTATTCAATCTACTTGGTTATTTGCTTATCCAGATAGTGTTGTCTATTATTGCTTGGTGTCGGGTAAATCTATTATCAAAGCACAAGCTGTTTTTAACTTTGATAAAAACGCACCTGTCTTTAATGAAGTAGGTCCTGAATACATTAATGTAGATTCTGTTGTTTTTGGACAAATTGATCCTGAAATCATGGCAGATATATCAGATCACACTACTGCATTTGAAACCCTGATGATCGCAGATACAGCACCTGTTCAAAGCGATATTATTTATATCCCTACGAAAGACGATCCTTTTGATGAAAAGATCAATCCTGATGGACAGTCTCTTTTCAACACCTTGATGACGAAAATCAAAACACTTAAGAAATAAATCATGTCTAATTTATCCGATTATATTGATGCGTTGCGATTAGTGGTACAAGCTGCTGAACTGCAAAAACAAACAGATGCTGAAGAACTACTGGAATCTATACTGGATGAAGTCAATACTGCGTTAGATGGAGCTCCTACTCTTGGTAAGGTAGCTATTGATACCGAGAACTTTTCTTTGGTATCAGCAACCATTTTTGCTACTGGCTATCACCTGAATGTCACTCTAAAGCCTAAATCAGAGATTACCAAGAAACTGATCAGACTGGTTACGTTTGATAAAGTTTACACTATTAACGGTGAAAAATACAAATTCTCTGTGAAAACAGCTGCTAACGATGTGGTTACATCCGTTACTATTACTCAAGACTCCAGTTGGACTTAATTTAACTAACATACGCTCCAGGTAGTTTAACACTACCTGGAGTTATGCTGTCAAAATATCGCTAGATTCAAAATAATCTCAATCACTTATTATTAGCACAGACATGGGTGTCTTTGAAAAAGATATTGAAATTAGTAATGAATTGAAATCTTTTCAAGGACATCTACCATAATGCGTAAACAAATTCAATTAACAAAAGAACAACTATACTTCCAGCCTTCTATAGAGTTTGGTTTACCTGTAGTGTTTATGGTGATTAACCAGCAAGTAGGTTATAGAGTAGTTTTTTATCTACCAGCAGATAAATCAAATTTAAAGATTAAACACCAAGAATATTACAATCTAATCAACAATAGTCAAACTAATCCAATAGGTTTACCTATTGATTGGGTGTTTGACTTTAGATTAGATCCAGATAGTGGCTTTTGTAAGCTAACACTAACAGATACAGATGGAACTCAAATCCCTTATATTGGATTTATCCGAGTAAGAGATTTGATAGATGAAATTATTTTTATCATGGGTATAGAATAATTATGAACACAGTTGCTAAAGCATCAGCTTCTGATCCTATCACGACTTTAATCAAAATCAAAAATAATGAATACGCTATTGGATATTGGTTAAACGAAAGAGATAAGGATACAGCTCTGTATCCATATCCAATTGCCAATAGCGCTAATGACGAGCAAGTACTTAAGATGCTGGATGTGATCAATAAGATCAAAGCCAAAGCAACTATCAGGTACTATAAAGGTATTTCCATGTGCAGGTGTTGTGGTTGTTTTAATCATTCTGGTGAATACCTCTACAATTACAAGCGTGGTGGATCAACTGCAAAATACATTGTTGTGCCTAAAGGTCTAGAACATTATATCAAAGCGCATAGGGTCTTAGTACCACCTTTGCTGCAAATCAACTTTTAAATAGGAAGAAAATCATGGAAGCTGAACAAATGACTTTTGAGAAAAACATCTTTGATGATGTCAACAACCACATCGGTAAGGAACCATCAACGATTCACGAAGTAATTGTTTTGCTTTCATGCATTAACAGAAACAATCCTAACGAAGTGTTCTTCGATAAGACGATTACTCTGTATTTTTATCGAGAATCTATGTATATTGGTGGACAAGACAAAACAGCATACTACGAGCATCCCAGTATTAATTACTGGGTCAGGAGTAGAGCGCTAAATTATTTCACTTATCTGCGTTATGACACCAAGCCAGATGATGTGTTAGAATTCATTGATAAAACAAAGAACAAGTCTTGGTGTTTTGACTCTGTAGTGCTGAACACTACAGAGCTCTCTTGGAATGAATATATTAATAAACTTCATGAATCTCATAGCTTATCACCTCATTCATCTTGAAGTAGACTCCAGAATTCCTCTTAAAATTATAAGAGAACTTTTTAAAAGTGCTGGAATTAGTGAGAATTTCGACATCTATCATTTAATCACAAGTGGTGGCGATTGGACGACTGTTTTCGATTATCCAGTAGAATGGAATAAAGAGCAGTGTGTTGAATTCATGAAGAAAATGACACCTAAACTCCACCGATTAAATCAAATGTTCTCTGAAAAGGGAATGCGTGACTTAGCTACTAAAATTGCAACAACATAAGTAGTTAGGAGGACCTAGTAGGTCCTCCTAACTATGATGGAAAATTAAATCATGGATCTCAACGACATCCCTTTCATTGACCCTCACCCGTTTGTCAAACCTTTGGAGCCTGGAGAATATTACGCTGCACAACGTAATGGTCCAGCAGTCATCGCCAAGTGTTTGAAACACTGTGTTGATGATGGTTATGTTCTTCCTGAAAGAGACAGCGTTCTTGGTGTTACCTATCCTTATAACACTAGTGAATGCAGAAGGATTTCTAAAGAGACTTACGATCAGTATCATGAGAAAGTCAATACTGAACACAAAGTCTGGTTGGAGCAATTTTGGAGGAAAACAGTATGAATGTTAAATTACATCCCGCTGTTAAGAATGACGTTACGATCAATGGTGGTGTACTCCAGCTGGCCATCAACGTTCTTGAGAGAGCTGGTAAACAAGAAATTGTGGATGAGCTTAAACTATCAGCAAAGAGAATAGAATCAAGCGAACGTTATGCTTCGTTTGTTGCTATAGATTTTACAGATAAAGTACCTCTTTATGTTGTTGAGGATCTTATCCAAAATCAACTAGCGTGGGAAAAAAATTCTTTTTCTGCTATGAGGCTTGTGTTTTCTGATAATTCGACAGCCACATATATTGACGCACCAACTGATCTCACCAAAGAACAAGCTGAAGAACAACTTCAGACACTCGACTTTTATGTCAGGCAGCTCAACGAGTACTTCGAAAATCACCGCTTTGATGTAACAGAAATTCTTGGTCTTTAACCAATTGTAACTTATAGGGTATTAAAATGAATCTCAATATTAATCTCGACACGACTTCGATTATGAAGGATATCGAAGCTCACGCCAAAGTTACTGCAAAACATCAGTTGCTCGAACAAATCGATAACGCATTCGCTGAAATAAGAACAGTTCGCATTGGGACTGGTTGGACTACCGAAACTGGTTTCATGTATGATAAGATCAAGAAACTTGTTCAGTCGTACTTGGAATCGGACAAGATGAATAACTATATCGAAGGCTTTATCGAAAACAAATTCCAAGCTATCTTGGAAGAAGAACTCGAAAAAGCTATGCGATTGGCAGCTGAGCACAAAGCTCGCCAATATATCTTCAATCACGAGAAAATCAAAAATCCTCGTGAGATGATTAATCCACCGCAAAGACCTTCTCTTTAAAGTAGTGAATAAAAAAAAAAAGGGAGCTGATATGCGATTAGTGCAATTAGAAGTCAACAGGAGAAGTACTGGAATGGAAAATCAATTAACTAATGTCGTGGTTGAGTACACAAAGAGGATTTTGTTTGGTTTGGTCACGATTGAATTTATCGTTATCGATCGAAGACCAGACTTCAAACAATACGAATATCTTCGTAAGTTTCTCAATGTGACTTCTGTTTATGTGGTTGGTTTCAAAGTGTTTGAAACTGAAGTGCTTTCAAATCAGATTGGTAGCGCCAATATAGGCTTCTGTTTGGAAAAAGATCCAATCAATGTGACGCAGAAATATATTGAACAACCATATAAACAAGCTTATAGTGAACAAAATTGGACACCATGAACATAGTCAAAACAAAGTTCAATCCACAAATTCCTCTTTCTTTGAAAGACTGAAATGAAAACTTTTACTGAAACCAAAATCGTTCTCATGTATCCTGAGAAACCGACCGAACCTTACTACGACAACTCTTACATGTTTGTTGATCTGGATGGTCCTTCGGGTGGTTATCCTACGCGTGCTGTAGCTAGCAACGCTTACGACTTTGCTGATACAAGTGCAGCAATGAAATACAAAGCTTCTTTCCCAAAAGAAAACTTTATCATAGTGAGGATGCAAACTACTCACACCATCACTCCCCTGTAATTCATTTCAACCATTCTCTAATATGGTTGAATAAATAATGGTAATTTCACCAAAGCAAGAGTTATTTATTCAGCCTTCTTTAAACATCTTTTTAGAAGGTAAACACCATGATCAATTTCTCTCACTTCGAGATTCAAGACGCTATCGAACAATACGGCATCAAGAATGTCCGTGTTTTCATTCCTGCTTCTCCTGTTGACTTCTCCTTCTTCGTAATGACGGGTGTTCCTATGACGCTTCAGTCTGACAGCGACGAAAAGGTCTGGGCTGAATACAAAATTGAAGAATGTGATCCTCATCACAAAATCAAACTGACGCCTTCCGAGAAGTACGAAATCACCATCACCAGCTACGGGCAAGAAACTGGGAAAACCAATGTCTTCTCGACCGAACGTTACTATGTGTCAGATCTGAACCAAATCATTCGTAGTGGATACGCTCGCGTCTACGTCGAAACAGAAGACGGTCTGCAACTGATCTATGGTGTCTATGAGGACGTTCTGAATAAGGACGAACTCAAGGTATTGGAATGGATCAAGAATTTCTTCAATCTTCAATCTGTGCAATCTTTTGCTTAATAAAAAATGATCCTGTATTCTGTAACTGGGGTAATTCCTTACGACAAAATTAAGTCTAACAAACTTGATAAAATTCAGGATATCATTCTTGAGCGGTTGAAGAAGAACCATCCTGATTGTTCTGAATTACAAAACCCATATGTAGCTGAAGACATCGTCATTACTTTTGAAAATAACGGTGTCTATTATCAACTTGATATCGAGGCATGAACCTGTTTGAAAATCTCATCCTGGAACAAAAGATACTCCAACCAGTAATTATTCATGAGTTGTTGGACGTACGCTGATAAGAAGATCAGAGTTCTGTGGGAAAACGGAAAACAATCAATCTTCGAACCCAGTCACTTTGAAATCATCAAGGACTAAACATCATGACAACTGAAGCTAAAATCAACGGACCTTTTGGTGCCTATCCACGACATTCCACTGGTGCTGTTCTCAATGCTTTGTGTTCTGCTGGCGTTCCTCTGGTGATAGTGGAGCAACTGACCATTGACGTTGGTCGTGTAATGGATGGTTCCAAAGGATTCGCCCGTTACAAATGGTTCGATGGAATTGAACAACCGTTGTTCTATTTCCAGAACGATGTCTATGGTCGCCAACTGGCGACTTGGGGTGAAGACAAGAAACTTCGCCCCAAGTTCCATCTGTCCCTTCATCATCACGGTAGCGCATCACTGGTGATCTACAAGCAACGTGAGAAAGACCTCTTCACAGAAGAGCTCTACGATTTTATCAAAGAGTTCATTTCTGCGAATGTTTCTCATGTAACTGAGAATTCTTCCGACTGGGAAAAGAAAAACCATCAGATGTACAACATTCGTCAGAATGCTGGTGCATTCTTTCAGGGTGGATACAACTCCTTTGATGAAGGGTTCATCTACATTGAGTTCTGGAAACCCGAAGGTGCTCAAGCATTCGTAGATTACGTGAACAATAACTTCGTGTACAAGGTTATGCAATTTACTGAAGATCAGATTCGTGAAAAAGCAGTTCAGATGTTTGGCGTGTTTTCTGCTGCCATGAACGAACAAGAAGACACTTATTGTGTTAATTTTGATTATCTCAATCAACGCCATAAGAAATCATGGCTTAAGCTTGCTGAAAATGAGTTGAAAAATGTCAAACAAAATTCTTCCTGAAGACATCGGTGTGAACAATCTTGTTGATGGGAAAGTTCAAAACTATCACAAAGACAAGATTCCTACACCACCATCACAGTACTTCAAACATTGCCGACATTTCTGGATTGCTCAACTGGACGGTGATAAAAGAATCATGTCTCCTCGTATCCTGGAATGGAATCCAGTGAATAAGATGTGGTATGTTTCTGGTACAATTGCAACAATTGCTGACCCAGTTCAACATCTACATGGTTATATCATCGTCTCTGTTGTGGAGGTACCTGATATACCTTTTGAAGCAGCTGTTTAACTATGAGCACTATGAACAAAACCTCATTTTTTAAACCTGATGAAACATTAGGAGCGGCTATTGACTTTTCAAAACCAGGTCCTTCGGATACAGTTGTTGAAATCCGAAAAAAGAAAATGTTAACGATTACTCCATCTATTGTTCAGTCAGTTGATGGAGAACCTATTCCGCCTGGCTGGAAAGCCAAGACAGCAGGTCATCACTGGCTTGAGAAGTTTGACTGTGATGGTCACAGTGGTGGATTGATAGTGCTGCAATGGAATCCTGTTGCTCGGCGCTGGAGCATATCTGGTAACGTAGGGGCTGGAAACTATGTTGAAACCAAAAATTGGAAATACGTGGCTTATTGCCCAATGCCTGGAGAAGATGAATGAATCCTGAATACTGTCGTCGTTGGGTTTCTCAGCCAACATTCAAACAACCACGTTATATTCGACTAGAGCCGAAAAAACCTTTCGGTATCCAAAATGTCAAGCGACATAAATGAAATCAAAGATTAGACGTATCCTAGGTTTTACCTGGGAGATCAAAAACAAATACCGTGACTCCAAAGGGTCACTAAGGAGTCCAAGATGAGTCTTCAATCGAATGGTGCCACCACCACAGCTGCTGTCACCCTCAATGCTGACAGATTCACTCGTGCTCAAACATATAGTGGTTTGACACATTCTGTTAAAGCAAATCATACATACGAGAACTACGTGCTTTCTGCTGGTGCGGGTTTGGAAACCAAAAAGAAAGCCTTCATGGAGCTGATGCAGGATTTCGTTAATTCTCCTGAATTCGAAGTACTGACGTATGAGTTGATGAATGAATTTAATATTCGTATCAACCATGACGTAAATACCAGTCTGTAAAGGAAATTTAATGATCATTATTAATTTCGTCAGATATTCGCATGAACTCGAACGTATGGCGGTCTACCTGTCGGATGAAAAAGCTCTTTGGTTTGTGATATCGATGATAGAAAAAGACGCCAGTGTTCTTAGTTTTTATATCACTATTAGCACTAATAGTGGATTGCATATATCGGATAGCTTGAAAGATGATTTCAACTTATCAGACGCAACATTCACAAAGTTCAATAAAGAAATCAATTATGACGAATACTTGCGATAAACATGGACCATACAGCACGTTCTGTCGTGACTGTGATCTAGATATTCTTGAGCTGGAAGAACAACTCAAGAATATCAGAGATTTCTCAAAAGAAATCCACGAGCTTGACCACTACGACTTCATCGAAAAATATGGTGAAGTTTTTGCTGAGGGCTTGAACATACCTGCTATCAAAGACATCAACGACGATGCCCAAGCATATGGCGATAAGTGCTACGGTTACGAAGAACGGTGGAACGACGCAGGTATTCCATTCCCGATTGGTGCGATGATCTACCTTGTTGGTAGACATTATCCTTTCAGCCAGACTGTTCGTGAAACGTCTGCTGGTTGGGTGGATCCTGGTGACTGGGTGGTCCATACTTGGCAAGATGCTCTCCAAACCAGAAATGGTGGCATTTACAACGCCATTATGGCTGTCTACGTTAAGTATCGTCAAGATACTAAAACAGCATAAGCTCTATCAGTATTATGAGGACAACGGTTCTCAAACGCCTTCTATCAGGAATTGAAATGACACGAGATTTTGTGATTAAGTTTTTCGATTATGGTGCAATCATTTTGTTTATCAATCTGATTGTCTGGGTGATCACAGGTTATGGATTTTGGGATTTGTTTCCTGATTTTCATAACAGTTACCCTAGGAAAACAACAATGATTATGATTCATTTGTTCTTCTTCATGGGGATTCTTCTTTCCAGAATCAGAGGTTACACTTAAATAAAACCAACATACTCAGAGTAGGGGGTCCCCTACTCTGAGTATTATGATATTTTTTTTTTTCATTTAATTACAGTGATATATTATTATAATGGTATCATATTCAGGAAAATAGACTGTGCAATTTGGAACATTATTTATTATTATCAGCACTGTACTAGCGTTCGTAATGGAACTTTATTTTCTTGTTATTTCATCACCAAAAGAATGGATTGGATTTAATTTGTTATTTACATTTCCAATTGTTTTTGTTTTAAGTTTAGCCATCATCTGTAATATCAGTTCAATCATTTTTGATCACAAGCGATAACGTGTTTAAAATATATCTTTTAAGAACGCTTGAACTCAAAAACTTTAAGGCAACATCATGAATATATCGTATCTTATTTTAACTGTGATTACTGGCTCAGTAGCTTTACTTTACTGGATTATTTCACAACAGCTCATTAGTAAGCTTAAATATAGAATATTTAGTTTAGAAGAAGAGTTACATAAATGTAAAATTCAATTAGACGAAGTACAGTCCGATAAAGTACTCGAACTAAATAACGTCTATAAAGAAAGAAATATTCTAGTAGCTTTACTAGCGCAATTGTTTCCATCTGGTATTAAAAAGACAGAGATTGAAGGATGGAGCCCTGAATGGCATAACTGTGTTTATATTGAGTTGCCTGATGGCTCTCAATGTAGCTGGCATTATCATGATGAGGATTCTTATTTGTTTGAGAATCTACCTATTTATAGCAGCGAATGGGATGGACACACAACTGAAAACAAATACTTCAATATTGAAGAGCTGATTGCTTCAGGTTCTCTTAAGAAACTGTTAAGTTATAAACAATTGCAAGACTGCGAATCAACACTAGATCACTATAAAGAACAAGGTATTTATTCTAATTCTACTGAATTATGGTCAAAGACAACTATTAAGTTAAATTTAAAATTTAAATAATGACTAAATTGGTTTGGCTAATAGTTTTATACTATACGCTTTATCCTGAGGTAGAACCATCCGTTATCTTAGAGCCTTTTGATACATTTGAAGAATGCAAAACAGAGGTTTTGAGACTGGTTAAAAACAAGCACCAATTTGTTACTGCAAAGTGTGTCCCTCACCAAATACAAATAGATATTGAGAAAATCAATATCAATGATCTAGTGTTATACAAAGAAACGTAATGATTGATCATTTATTTTGGGTTTCTGTAGCTATTTATAAAAGCTGCATTACTATTCCTGGTGGTATTTATATAGCAGATAAAGAAGTTTGTCACTACGACAAGATTGCATCTCCTTTTGTATATAAAGAGATGCAAGCTTGTGATGATATGGCTAAGAGAGTATTTAGAAGAATTAGTAAAGAAAATACTTCAGAAAACAAGATAGTAAGCATTTCGTGTTTTCCTAAAGTGATAAGTGAAGAAGAGAAAATTATCACACTACCAAAACCTAATAATGGTAAATAAAAATGAAAGTGATTGAAGTAAATATTTTTCTAGCTATATATAACTTTATCTTGAATATTTTTTTGGTGATTATGCTTATTTATGTAGGTGTAAAGAAACTACAAGAAAAGTTAAAAGATAAAAAAGAACAAAAAGAATGTGAAAATCAAACTGAAGCTAAGAAACTAGAGTATGAGAAGACTCTGCCAGACTTTCAAGACCCAAGAGTACAGATTCTGTACAATAATCTAATTAGTAATGACGAGCTCTTTAATCCACCAGCAGGAAACCATTGGGAGGGCTGGGTATCTAGGATTACAGTTAGAGAACTCACCGATAAAGGCTATTTAAAGAAATAGAACTACGGTATCGAAGAAACGAAGTTTTAAGATTTGAATATGATGCATTTCTTCTCTGGTGATGTGGAGCTTTTAAATTGAGCAAAATGAATTCTGTAAAAGGCTTAGCTAATCTTAAAGCCTTAATTGAGTCTAGTCCTACCAAGATAGAAGGACTGGGTGGTTATAAGGTTATTTCTAAACCGACAGACTGTAAGTGCGTAATGTGTTTAGCTACTGATATAGAGCTTAGAGAAAGATCTCTAGACGCTAAACACTTAAAACATTACCAGCATATTCCTCAGAGATATCTGTATTGTACTGATTGTTCTTCTGAATGGGTAAGTGAAGATCTCGTTGATTGGAATAAGCAGGAATACGATAAAGTAGTAGGATTACAAGTATGAGAGATGTAGTTGGTGCCATTATTAGCTTTTTTATATTACTGACTTGGTTATTTGGTGTAGTAATAGCTAAAGGTTTTTGGTCTACTTTCTTCGCAGCTATTATACCTTTTTACGCTTGGTATTTAGTTGTAGAACATTTTGCTAAGTATTTTGGTGTAATATGAAAGTTTACTATATTCGCTTCAAAGCTAAATTTGAAGAAGATCACCTTTATGAATCAGGACTCTTAAGTCACCCATTCTTAAAAGAGTTAAATTCTAGATCAAAAGAACTATTTCTCAAACAAACGAATATTAAGTCCCCACTTATATTTAAGTCTCATATCTCTACAGTTATAGAGTCTATTAATCAGCTAAATGAAGTTATTAAAAGCCATCCTATAATCGCTAAAAATACATTCTTGTTAGGTGAATATTCTGTACAAGAGATTCCGCAAGGACTAGATTATTTGTTGAATAAGAAAGTAATTAATGGTAATGATGTTCTTAGGATGTGTATTTATATAAAGCAACAGATTCGTGATATCTATAAATCTAAGAACGATTCTCTTGATTTAGAAATAAATATACTTAATCGAATGTTTAAAGATTCGGATGAATCTGAAGACTAAATAAAAATATTTCAAGCATATATTGTATTTATGACTCTAGAAGAATTTGCTAAAGCCAGCTAAAGCACTATTCAAACTTTTTACACAAACTAGCGAAACTGTCTAATAAATAGTTTTGCTTTAAACATTTGAAGTATGTATTTTACAAAGGGTGTCTGATCTCTGATCTGAAACCAGACTATATTCCTGGTACAGTTACTAAGGACTTCAAAGAAGCTTTGAAGTGGAAAGAACGCATTGAGTCTTCAAAGAGTAAAGGTGCAGCTCGTAATGTTCGTCATGGGAAAGCTATTATTATTGAAATCAATTTCGATGGTGAGATACTCTCTCATGGCGAATTCCAAAAAGCAGGTGTATCTGAACATAGCAGAAACAATTGCTGGACATCTCAACATAAAACCAAAGCTCAGATCAATGAAGTAGTTAACTACCGTGTTCTGACTAATGAAGAAATCAACAATCTTTTCAAACTGTAAAAGGAAATTCAAAATGCTTACCCCTACCTTCGGTCTTGACTCCAATCCCATCATTGACAATTTTGTTTCTGCTTTCAATGCAAACAAAGAGAAAATGGTGGAGAAATTTGCTGCACAGATTCTTCATAAAGTGGCTCTGTATACTGAGTCACTCAATGATCAAATGGTGTTCTCCAAATCAACCAATGGTACCGAACGAGATTTGGTACAGTCTTGTATTGACATCCCGATGGATGATTTGGACGTTCCTGAATATCTGTATTTTGAAGTGCAGACTCTCTTCAACCGACCTTTCTCTGCGCTGGATGGAAAATACCGCGTCTTTGTGACTCCGTATTTTGCGATGAAAAAGATCACGATCACCATGGGAGAAGTTTGATCATGAGTCCATTTCACCGTCAACTGATGATCAAGCGTGCAAACCTTCTAAAGAGACTTGCACGCCAGGTAAAGCCTGTTGGAAAACACTGGGATCGTCAACAACGAAAAGAAATTATCAAGTTTTACGTTGAAAACGCGATGTCCCCATTGCAGGCCAGTTATCAAATCCTGAACATGGACGTAACTAAACTCAACAAGCTATATTTCTTCATCACGATGGATGAAACATGTAAGGTTTGTCCTTCTGGTTTATTCCACAATGAGAAAATGAGAATGGTAGCATTCTGTACCGGTAAAGATCCAGAGCAGCTCAATGTTGCTCTGCAAGAAATGTACAAGGCTTCACCATCATTTAACAATTCATAACCAAGGGGAAATATATGCGCTTAGAAGCTATTGAGTGGTTATGAAATCAACAATCTCTACAGACCATGATTGAAATATACCGCATTGAACACAAAGACACAGGCGTTGGTGTATTTCAAACACCTGATGAATACAACCAAAGTCTTGCAAGTATAGCTTCTACTAAACTTCATACTTTGAAAAGTCCTGGCGATGATGGTTTAGGACTTGCAAATATACCGTGGACTTTTGTCTTTGGTTGTCCTGATATTGTCTCTATGAAGAAGTGGATTCTTCTTGGTGATAATATTCATGAGAATGATGGTATTGTAAAAACTCTTGACGAAAAGGGTTTTAAACTCTTTCATTATCTCATTGATGATGAACAATATATCAGAAAAAGTTGGTCTGGTATTCAACTGGCATTTGATAAAAAATACGCAGTTGAAGAAGGAGTTTGGGATTATTATCCTCTAACTGATCTAATGAAAGAAGCACCAATGGTGTTTTGTTTATAAAAGGAAGTCATATGTCTACCAATTACACAGTTGAAGATATGAAGAATGCATTGGACAAACTTGTTGAATGCATGGAGAAAAAGGGTTTCAAAGATGATAAATACTTTTTCATCAATGAAGTTGTTGAAAAAGATGACAAAGTTCTCGATCAAGAACTCCTTACTATCTACAATGAAATAGTAAACATTGCAGATACTGTTTTGATCACACCCGAAGGTCAAGCTTTCTTTAGTAATCATCGTAAGTTGCAAACGATTTCATCGAATCACTATTCTGTTGTTCGGGGAGAATTCGATAGTTTCGGATGGCTGAGTGGCGTCATCGTAACGCGAAAAGGAAGAATCGTTTACGGTTGATAAATTCTATGGTACAATACCCTTTGTACCATAACTAACAATGATTTAAAAGGAAGATGAAAATGGAAGAAGTTGTAGAACAAATTCAGTTGTTTTCAGATCTGAAGCCTAGTCTTCCTGAAAAACTATCGTATTTGGCTATTTCTGTTTATGCGAAACAATATGTCGCATGGAGATCTGAGGAGATTAGCAAAGACCTTGATAATAAGGGTATTCACAAAGAACTTGACGATATCAATAAGATAGCTGATTTCATCAAAGCGACATATAACAAGACTTTCTCCATCATTGAGATAGTGGCGATTCTCTACCATATGGCTAAGTTCTCACCTGATACTGAGGGCAGAGCCAAAAATGTATTCCTATGTTCTGTGCGATGACATATAGCTAGAGTACTCCCTAATAATGGGAGTACTCTAGCTATGATGTTTTTTTTTTTCATTGATCAATATGCTATGGTTCAATAAAATAAGGATGTTTGCATGAAAGTGGCAATGCGAAGAACAGCACAGTCAGATGCTACCTTCATTGAAAGATTAGCAGTTAAAACAATTAAAGCCAGATTAGCCACACAGTGGCCTCATGCTGGTCTCGTTATTGGAGACAACTTTTATCACGCTTCAGGCAGACACAATTTAGAGAAAACTACACTAACGCCTGCTAGGTGGGATATTATTGATGTGGGTGATGAATCTGATGAATACGCTTTATGGTTATTTAATGATTTATTATCTAAAGGCTCTAAATACGATTGGATAGAGTTATTAGACTTTACACCAATCAGACCTTTCATTAAACTAGCTCATAAAAATGAAACAATTAGTCAATGGCTAAATACCAATGTTTATTGTTATCAATTTGTATTATGGGCTTTAAGAAAAGAAAGACCCATTCAAAGAGCTACTCCTGAATTGATCTATTTTGAAATTATAAAAATTCTCAATAATAAATTGTCAGATAATAGTTTGTTGTTAAAAGAATCTTTGTTAGATTAATTTTTCATGTCAGAGAAATTCCTAAACTCTACCAAATTAAAAGAATGTAAAGATATTCTTTATTTGATTGGATATATCAATTCCAAGGACTTATTCATTAAAAAGCTGCTGTCAGATTTAATAGTAGCTACTAATGTAAATCCCAATAGTGCTAGTTTTTATCTGACACTACAAAAAGGACACTTATCTTCTAAGGTATTTAGACAAAACTTCATTGATATCAATGAAACCATTTTTGATCATATTAACCTAAGAATAGATCAAAGACAGAAATTACAGGATTCATTACTGCTTTGTGTAGATAATGCCAGTAGGTCTTTAACATGTCTTTATGAATTTACTGAGCGTACTACAACTTTGACCTTTATCTCTCAAGTCGTACCAGATACAGATCAAGTCACACTGCACAATAGAAAGAAGATTGTCAATACGTTTTATTTACCTGCTATTTTTGCTCTGTACGATAATGATAAAAACAATATTTTTACAATAGCTGGTAAGAATAGTTTATTTTCAGCTATTCAAAAATACAAGCTTATTGATGTAGATAAGCCTACGCCTGTTCTAGGTTTTTATATTCCTGTTCAAAAATATGACTTTGATAGCAGAGATTTGGTTAAACAAGAAGCTATTAATTTAATCACTCAACTAACCGGCTTTCAATACAAAGATAGTTTTTCTACCAGCAGCAATCAGCGTTATGTTTATGTCATGAAAGATCAAAAGTCTTTCTATATACAAACATCAGAACATATTCCGGCTATTATTCAATAAATACTATAGCTATTTAAAGCTTTGTTTTATAGCTCGTAAAACAAAGTATGGAGTTATAACAATTGGAGTTATCATGAGTAATAAGCGAATGTTTTTAGCCTTTTACAGAATTGAAAATGATGGTGATCAAAGCACACCTTTCTGTATTCTACGCAGAAACAACTTTGAAAACGGTACCAAAGTATCTGCTATCAAAGAAAATGTCAGTAAAGAAGATGAAATTGCTTTGATTACTACAGCTTTAGACGAAGCTGAGTTATTTACTATTGATGAGCTAGATGAAGACCTAGAGACTCATTTAACTAACGCTTTTAACGATGTGTTAGATTTTAAAGATGAAAACACTGATAAAAGAGTAACGTTAAAACTAGGTCTAATTATCAATGAGGCTCTAGGTAAAGTACAGATTCAAGTTACTGTTGGTAAAAATAGAGTTAAATCAGTAACTTTAATTAATGCTGGTGATTTGGTAGATGAGCAAGTTCCTGCTCCAGAACCAGAACCAGAGCCTGAGCCGGAACCGGAACCGGAACCTGAGCCCGAGCCTGAACCTGAGCCCGAGCCTGAACCAGAGCCTGAGCCGGAACCGGAACCGGAACCTGAGCCCGAGCCTGAACCTGAGCCCGAGCCCGAGCCGGAACCTGAGCCGGAACCTGAACCAGAA